GGTGTTAGCACTAGCGCGACTGCATCTTTTAATACTATGGCAAGTAATATAAGAAGTATTACATCTATATCATCACCTAAACTAATTCCGGGGAATATATTGTGGTCTGTGGGTACTACTGATGCATATGGAAATCCAGAATATCCTGCTTATACTCCTCCAATATTTGAGTGGATTCCTAATATGATAATTGTTGGTCATAAAATATTTACTGGATATAATACAATAACAGGACAAGCAAGTACGATAACTAGTAATTATCATTACTATTTTTATAATATAATAACTGGTAGCATTACTGATTTATTTATAAATAGCTACAGCTTTACTGGAACAATTCCAAATGCAGTGAAAAACGGCGATCCTTATTTATTAATTTTTGTTAATCAAACAAATTCTCCAATGAACGATCATAAAGTTATTCGTTTAGAATAGTATTAAAATCAATCCCCTCCAATTAAGGAGGGGATTTCTTTTCATTTAAATTACATACTTAGGTTTATCTTTATTGATATCTTGTAAGAAATCAACTTTATTATCATAAGTTCGAGTAAGATTATATAAGCACAGGTTAAAATCTTTACCGATACTTCTCATAAACTTACCTTCAACGTCCAACAGATATGCAATAGATTTAATACGCTGTTCACATTCTGCATTTGCTTCTTTGGTAAACACCCCGCGAATGCTGACTGTATCTCCATCCAAATAAGTATCACCATTCAAAAATAAATATACGAACAGTGATATAATAGTTTTCACTATTGATCGGACTATACAATCTCATATGTTTATATGAGTCTACCCGTAGTCTCTGAACAGTCTCCATATCAATATTGACTTAGGAGATTTAGCTGCGTCTATAGGACTTGAACCTATGGTTACCCAATCTTACTATACTTTTTGTGGTCTCCAATCAACCCGCGAACGTTGATAATGCCTGCATTCACGCCCACCTTTCGGTCACGTTGTAGCGATAGTAAGCTCTAAGGGTTTCCCGCAATTAAGGTAGATTTTACATGGACAATGGTTTTTGATACGTTCATCCATGGACTGAAAACTTAATATTTTTATAGGAGGTAATTTATAATGGGACGTGCTAACCCAATACCTGTTGTGTATATGCTTATTAACAGAGTAAATAAAAAGATATATATTGGTGAAACATATAATTTTGCTGGAAGAATGTCAAGTTATAAAAGCGTTATGAAAAAACATTCTAAATACATCAATAGACCAATAGATAAAGCTATTGTAGAATATGGATTTGATGCATTTGATATAAAAATCTTAGCATCTAAAGAAACACATCCAGATATCGAAGATGAAATATATCGTTGCCAATTAGAATCAGAATTTATACGAGCATACGATAGTATGAATCCAGATATAGGATATAATTCTTTATTAGATGATATTCATGTTAGACATTATCATCGAAAAAGTATTAAACATAAACCTTTTACGAAACTTATTAAATCTACTCCTATTTTAGTATATGATTATGACGATAATACTGTGATGATGTATTTAGGAAAACGCTCTTTTGGTAGCACAATTGGTAAAGATAGAGCTATTATTGCTAGATGTGCTAAAAATGGAAAATCTACATCTCACTATCAAATATATGAAGTAGATCCAAAATTACGTTTTAAAAACGCTAAAAATATTATTGATAAAAAGCGTAAATATTTAGCAAATGAATTAGTAGCCAAAACGCTTACACGTTATATTGATGGTTTAATAGCTGTTAATAAGTTTTGTGAAAAATGGGAATTACCTACTATAAATATTAAGGAACTTCGTTAATGTGGACTATCTCTTTACCCTGGAGTCTTATACATTCAGGGAACCAGCACTTCGAACTATAGCATACTATCCATAATCCTACAATTAGTCTCTACACTCATCCATATACATTCCTGTATATTTCCAAGCACGGTATTTCCATTTGTCCCTAGTATGACCCAGGGAGTCAGGTTCTCTTAGTCACCGCATTCACCAGTTTGGTATAGATAGGTGGGTGGAAGTCCTATCCCTGGGTTATTCTAGGTGATACCGTTAGCATATAGTATTCATAATACCATATACACCGATAGTTAGTCGTTCACTGGTTTATTCTTACGGGATTACTCGCCGCACGGACCATGACATTTAATACAGTTAAGTCCGCACCCATTTTATCAATCATGGTATTGCTAAACTGTAATGTATCTACAAAAGCATTCATTGGATCTCCTTCACACACAGGGTAGAAAGGATAGAAAGTATTACCAATTAATGCTGGAGTTGTCTTAATGGTAGAAGCAACATTGATTCGTCCAGGCCACTGTCCATTATAGTTATCCAATGGATAACGTGTAATAAACACATGCTTATCTCTTGTAGCTTCTACTGTACATATATACAGAATATCTGTTAAAGTTGCACCACGAGAGATCGTAGTGTTTTCTTTTCCAAAACGTCCCACAAGTACCATCTGATGGGTTTCCCCATTTGTATCCTCTGGTGTAATCATTGGATTAAAACGAGAACCTGGGTCGTTTAAATACAGATTTATAAATTTAGCAATATCAGTTTCATCATATGAGTTCTTAAAAGATGTATACTCAATCTTTCTTGTAGCACGATTCATAACAGGAACCTTACCGCCTTGGATAAAGTTACTATCAAAGAATTGTTTCATCTGGTATACAATAAATGGTAAGAAAGAAGTAATGGTATAAGCTAACGGAATTGTAGCAGAACCAAATTTTACTTGTACTTCTTCATATGAAGATTTCTGTAAAATAGGAGAAGATAATACCAAGCGAGAAGAATAGTTTACATTCTTTGCTTGTAAGCTTCTCTTAAGCATACCAAACTTTGAAGGTTTACCCTTTACCGTTTCTACCATTAGCTTCTCATACAGATCACAGAGAAGTGTCTGTACGCGTGACTGTGTTAAACATGCATAATGTGAGATATCACTATATGTATTCAGTGTTTGTACATATGAGATTACTGAAGAATACATACTATTCAAAGTAGATGAGCTCTTCTTTAAACCACTTCCATCATCAGTCATATTCAGATCACGATAGAATGCTGGAATGACCAACCATTTAGTAATAAATAATTGATCTCGATCCTGTTTAAAGAATTTCTCCAACTCTTTTGTAGTAATTGTCTCTTTATCTCTGACTTTTACTTTACCCCAAATTTCATATAAAAATTCAGGACCAGATCTACCATTTTCAGGATCCTCAATTAATGCACCATCTTTTAAGATATAGGCAGATTGACTGAATAATACCTTACTGAGAGTGCGATCATAACTACTTAGTTTAGTAGCGGCAAGAGGATGCATATAATGCTGGTGGAGATCAATATAGGCAAATCGATTTCGACGCTCTTCTTGAGAAGTACCAAAGATTTCATAGGATAATACGCCATCTCGTGTAGGCATATTACGATCTAAGAAAATTGGATTTGAGACAGCTTGCAATCCGTTTAACCGAATAAACTTCTCAATATCGAGCAAATCAAGTTGTAATCCAGTAGATCCCATTTTATCCTCCTCCTTTCATAAAAATAAAGTCTATTATACTCATGTCGAATATAAAAAGAGAAGCCCGGGAATAGACCCGGGCTCTCATTAATCTAATTCAGACGCATCTGTGATCCCATGATCTGGGTGAACACTTATGATTACATAAGATCCATCAGTCTTTACTTTTACCCGATACATCATCAGACCAATCCGCATTAATTCTTTATTCCAAGCAGCTTTAATTTCTTTAGCCATATTTTTACTTGGAAGCTTGACCACGACTGACTCTTCATCCTTACTTACATACAGAATCTCTTCTCTCTTAAGATTGAATTCCATCAATACAGTATATGCACAGTATTGTATATCACCACTGGTACCAACTGCATTTTTCAGATCTTCTTCTGTAATACTATAAGAGTCATCACAATGAGTTAGTAATCGATTCATAAACTCTGGTCGGGTCATATTCAGCTTATAAGCTTTCATATCCTTACGACCCCCTTCTGGAGTTATTCATCGGTCTCATTCCATTCTTTTGTCCAGTAAACTCGCTCTTCAGGCGTTCTGCTTCTTGCTGCCGTGCGATCTCTTTCATACGAGGCATGAACTCTTCTACTTGTTCAATACAATCTCGCAACGGCATCCAATAAAGATCATTATAAGACCAAAAGTCTTTCATCAATGTGTGTGCATTGTAAATCATATCTTTATAGTCTTTAGCAGCGTCATGAAGAGTCTTGACCCATTTATTGATTATTGGTCGATTGACTTCAGTAAGCGGTTTACCGTGAAATGGAAAAAAAGCAGATTATCCAGATCGTCGTAAGCAATATCAGTAATTACTTCACCGCAGTGCGGGCACTTGATCTTCTTTACACCAAACTTCGGAATAATGATCTGCTTTGCCAGATTTGCAACTTCCTTACTCAAACCATTGAAATCATCATCAGAGAGCAGACCAATTGCAGTGAACCGCTGGAACAGATTAGAAGTAAACACACCAGTGGGCAGAGTGATCTTACGAATAAACGGAAGAATTTCATTCATCTCTTCGATTCGATTATTGACAACAGTATCACCATTGGCAACAATATCACGAAGCTCACGCATATAGGCAGCATACTCAGCATAAGAGGGATGACCAAGCACAACTACAAAACCGCTCTCAGTAGTATATGTAACGTCCTTCGTCATCAGGGAGTTTTCATCGATAGATGTTGCATTATGAATACGCTGAGCCTTTTCTCTCATCTCATCTGCATTCAGAATCAGATCAGTAGATGCAGCCTTAATATGGAAATCCTTACCACACTTATTACAAGTATGAAGCATTTCAACTTCCTTCAGAGTAGCAGCCACATGAGCATAAGCCAGCATCTGATAGTCAGCAAAGTGTAGTACATTCTTCAACTGCATAGGATCAACTGCAGGAGTTGTAGAGACAACATTCTTAATCACCGTGGTCATCTTAGCTAACTGGTAATCCAGAACAGTCGTATTCTGATCAGTCGTCATATACAGCTGATACAGATCAACAGGACCAGTACCAACTTCACCGATCTCAAATCCGGAGTTGATCATGACTGCCTTCACAACACGGAAGTTATCCTTCTTATACTTAGCAACTGCATTCAGGAATGCCTGGTCACCCATAGGATTGGTCTTCTTATATGTAGGACGAGCAGTCTCTGTAATCATAGGTGTACGATCACGAGATACATCAACTATCTCGTTCTCAGAACCCTCATACTCAATTGTAGTCAGATTCTTCACATACTCAGCCATCTCATTTTCAGATGCATCTGCAGCTGGCTTAGTATCAGTATCTTTATCAGATTTCTTCAATGTATCAACAATTGACTCAGTAGGAGCGCTATAAGAAGGAACCATATCATCCTCAGCAACATATCCCTTAATAGGAGTTCTCTCTACCGGTGCAACATGAGCATCATTATCAACCATATCAGGAGTATACTTGGTGGTATCAGATGCGTCTTCTTTATTCACAAACTCTTTCTTCAGTTCAGGATTCTCCTCAAAAGCTTTTTCCCACTTCTGATTACGAGCAGCTTCTCCACTCAAAGCTTCATCTAGCAGACCATTCATATCAGACTGCTGCTGTTGTTCTCTTTGAATACGTTTCTTCTCCTGCTCCACCATCGCTTCATGATCTACATCGATCTTCTGATAGTTACCATCAGACTTCAACTGTGCAGCTTCTTCAGGAGTTAGAACACCAATTCCACCAGTAACACGAGGAGTTGCAGTAGGTGTAGAATTCATTTGTTCATTTACTTGTGTTTTAAAATCTTCTACATTCAGATCCAGACCAGTTGCCTGTCGAATAGCAGCCATCGGATCAGTATTAGGCATACCAGTATTATTGGTAGAAGTATTACCATTTCGAATGATATCGCCAAGATTCTGATTATCCATTGTTATTCCGATTCCTTTCTATATACTATTAAAATTTATTACCGTCTTAAAATTGCACTCAATGCTGTATCATCAGCAGTTACATCTACTTGATAAATATTACCATCCAACAGAAATGCAGCATAAATAAATAAACACTTATTCACATATAGTGCTAAGATATCTGTAGGTTGTAAATCAGTATAGTTTAAAAATTGTTTACGAATTTCAGATTCATATCCAGCATCTCTTGTGCGTTCAATGTATGATTTATGAAGATGCTGCTGAATCGCCAATCCTTTTTCAGGTTCATATGGATCAGATCCAGGAATCATAGCAAATAACATCTGTACAATATTACAGACGTATTCACCACGTCTTCCTTTTACCATATTACCTGCACTATCCGTTCGAAATGTTAAATCGAAAGTTCCAGCCATTTTCTGGACCTCCTTTCCTAACATATAAAGTTATATGATATTATATAAATGTGGCGCTAATCATTTTTTAATGAATATTTGATATACAAACATATAATCACTATATTTTAAGGAGGAGTAACTATGTTCCCATACGATGAAGCTTCTAAACCTAATCAGTTTGTAACAACTGATACATCTACACCTGAGGATAAGTATCCTTGTCAGCAGAAGAAAGTTTGGTACGGTGGAGGTTCAGGTGGAGAGAACCCTACATCTTATGCACCAGGTAGTGGTGGATCTGGTTATAATTGTACAAATAAGGCTGCATATAATAAGCTACTAGAAGCATATAATAAAGCATGTTATACTATCGATGCTCTCACGAAGGAGATTATTAATCTGTATCAAGAGAATGCTGATATTAAACGAGAGATGGGTAAGCTTTATGTTAAAATTGGCAAGACTTATCTTGAATATACAGCTGAAATTAAAAACGATAAAGCAGATCTAGTCTGGAAAGTTAATCAATCGATTGATCGAAGTTTCCTTGATGAAAAAGATGATCCTTCTGAACTTACTAAGCCTGATCCTGACCATTGGTCTGATAGTATAGCAAAGGTTTCTGATACTAAACCCGATATTGATCAGATTATGAAGAATGAATTTCAGAATGTGCTCAATACAGAAAGAGTTAATTTAGATCCAGCTTGTATTGACAACTCTGATTATCCAAAAGCTAATTACGAAGTAACAGCTACAAACTAATAAATATAAGTCCCAGGGGTAATTCCCTGGGGCTTTTTATTTCTTTATATTATATAGTATAGAAGAATAACTTGAACAAAATTATAAGTAACATGGCGGTTAAGGAGGTGAAATTTCTATGGCAAATTGTCCTTATTGTCATAAATATTTCCCAAAGAAAGCTTTAGCTGTGGAGCATATTTATAAACTTCATAGTGCAGAATTACAACAGTCAGGTATGGATGCCCCACAGGCTCTATACTTTTCTACTCATGGTACATTACATGGTAAATGTATGGCTTGTGGTAAACCTACAGAATGGTCTACAAAGCTTGGTAAACCATATAAGATGTGTGGTGATCCAGCTTGTAGACAAAAGCTTCGTGATGCAGCATTAAAGAATCATATTAAAGTATATGGTAAAGCTACATTATTGAATGATATGGAACATCAGAAGGAGATGCAGAAGCATCGTCCTACTGCTGGTAAATATCAGTTCAAAGATGGTGGGTATGTCGATTACTTATCTAAACCGGAGAAAAACTTCCTCCAGTTCTGTGATAAGATTATGGACTTTACCTCTAATATGATTCAGAATTCTCCAGAGACTTTTGTATACTATGATCCTGTTACAAAAACAAATCGTCAGTATGATCCTGACTTCTATCTTCCTGATTATAATCTGATCGTTGAAATCAAAGATGGTGGTAGTCATACAAATACGAATCCTGCTTTTGTAAAAGAAACGAAATATAAGGTTGCTCTGAAAGATGAGGTTATGCGCAATCAAACGAAGTATAACTATATCAAAATCACAGATCAATCTTATGGGCCTTTTGTAGAACTTCTGTATCGTATTATTGATGAAGATTATGATTCGAATGCTAAGCAAATATCTACAAAGAATAAGAAGAAATATGTTATTACAGAAGCAGCCTGTAAAGAAGCCAATGAAACAGATGATCCTATTGTAGATATGGATGAGCCGATGACTGGTAAAGCATATCTGATCGTTGGTCGAAAGGGTGGAGAGGTTGCTTGTGTCGGTCTTTCTGAAACTGAAAAGCTTCAAAGAATTTATTTGAATGATTTTACTTCGATGAATCTCAGAGAGACCAATCCAAATGATCCGGCTTTACAGAATGTAGATATTACTATATTCAAATATGCTGGTGATAAAGAGTTAATGAAGGACTTCTTTGCTACAGTAATCAAGCTTGCTCTATCCAATAGCAAAAATGCTATTTGGGATATCATTCAAATGATGAGTAAGTTTGGTATCTTCTATACTGATAAAGAAGGTATGAAGAATAATGACCATAAGAAGATGGACTTTATTAAAACTAATAAAAAGATGGAAAAGAAAGGAGGAGAAGAATCTTGAGTCTGAATTATATTCCGATGTCTACTCCTGATGTTGCCAGTATTCGTAAAGAGATCCTGGTTAATATTGAAGATCCAATTCAGAATCGTTCATTACTTGATCCAGATGTAGATGGTAATGAAGAGACTGTAAATAATGATGATCGAGGAGAAAGATTAATGGATCCAGATGCACAGGATTATACCGGTGCTGATATTTATCGTGCCAAGATGATGGCTGAGACACACTATATGGATCCAAGTGATTTATATTATAATAATTCACATGATGTAACGAATCTCTCCTCCGGTGATAATAATCCTTCTTTATTTGGTAAGGAAGAGAGTACTGATCAAGAGTCATTGTTAGATACAGATAATGATGACTTCAACTATGTACCCAAAGAGGTATATGGTGCAATCAGTTATCCTTCTGATCATGATGAGTATTATAATGAATCTGCAATGAAAGCTGCAGAACGTAATGCTCTTGATGATTCAGAGTTTGGTTTACCCAGATTGAGAAAGTATCCACTCAATGATAAGAAGCATGTAAAGTTTGCTATTCGTATGTTTGGTCATTGTAAAGATCCCAAAGATCGTGCAGAATTAGCAAAACGAATCTTTGCTAAAGTCAAAGAGTTTGATATGGATGTAAAGATTGGTAAGGGCAATCCTTTATATGAATATGCTCCAAAATCATTACAGGAGAGTTTTGCTACATTGAGTGCAGAGGTTCCTGGTATTGTTTCTGAAGAGCAATTTGATAAGGGTACTGAGAAAGAGAGACAGATTCGAAACCTGCAGATTGCAGCACGTACTGCAAATGTTTTGAACTTTCAACCTGCTCTCGGTAAAGCTATTGCTAATCTGAAAGAATATTCTTTCTTAGAGTATTTCTATCCAGATGTAAAATCTACTGCCTTTTCTATCAGACTGTTAACCTGTCTTGGTGGATTGGCTACCAATGATATGATCTGGAAGTTATATGGTCTCAGACCTCCCCTTTGTGTAGATGATACACAACCATTAACACATCCTAATAAACTTTCTCCTGAGGAGTTTGAAGATAAAGTTATTCCTTGGTTCAGAAAGCAAGCTAACTGGTATCATGAAGGAAAAGCGGAAGATAGTATTCATATTGAATATTGTTTGAGCTTGTATAGTGTACTGGGAATGATCTTATTGAATCCTGAATTCAATATGGATAGTTTGGATGATTATTGGATGGGTGTATTAACTGACTGGCTCAATCATGTACAGACTGAATATGATGAGTTATCAGCTACTGTGAATTCTGCTAGTGAATTTTATCACAGACAATACCTGTATGATCTGTGTTGGAATCCGACAGAGAACCCGATGGATGAAGCAATTGTTACTCGTAATATTATCAACTTTGCTTCTACTATGGTTTCACAAAAGATGAAGGTAGATTTAAATGAAGCTGGTGGAGATCTACTAAATAAAGATAAGTGTAATGCTTATATCATCAATCAACTTGATCCAGAGGTAGTAGATAATATTTATCTTCTTCCTGATAAGATGGAATATCCTATTCTAAATCAAGATAGTATTCGGATGGCTATGGATATGATCCGTGAGGTTGATGAGACTGATCGAGCTAAATATGCTCGGATGTTAAATAAGAAATATAAGGAATTCGGTTGTACTTTCAGTATTAGTATTGATCATCCTTATGCAGAATATGCAGATCAAAATATCATTGATCATATGACTCGAGTTCTTTCTGAGGGTGATACTGTAGTAGATGATCAGGGGACCAGTGATGCTGGTCCTAGTCCTGATCAAGCTCCTTGGTATGTCCGCAGTGATGTAAATGGAAATGTTGGACAGAATTTACTACAGAATAAAGAACTTGGTCCGAATGATAAGAAGAATGTAAATCTTACAATTGATTCTACGGAACCGATTATTAACTAAATAAAATCATGGAGGGAGGAAAACTCCATATGAAAGATAAATATGAGGGTTGTTATATAGATGGTTATAAAGACCACTATGCAGTATTTGCCGATAATGGTGAAAAGTTAGCTGAATATGATACACACAAAGAAGCTAAAGAGGATATCGCTGAGTGGGAAGCAGAAGTAAAGAATGAATCTTATATTCCTGCTGATACTCTTGCTACTGGTTATCGTTTTACAATCCATGAGACTGAACTTCTGGAGAATGCTATTAAGAAGCATGTTGAGCAGAAAGTTGATCAGGGTGTCAACGCTATGTTTGATACTGACTCTGAGGAGTTCAAGAAGGTTGGTAATGAACCATATGATAAGTCTCAATGGTGGGATGATATGAAGCTCACTATGAGAATTAAGAAAACACCATTCCCTCGTAAGAATGGTTATATCAATGGTGACTTCAGACCGAATCAGAAGTGGTTGATGGGAGCTATTGAATGCTGCAAATCAGCACGAGATTGCGAATATCTGTTGAAGGATGCTTATCTGTCAGTCGCACATGATAAGAAACTGATTCAGAATCTGAAATCTGTTCGAGATGGCACTCCCAATAAGTATGTGAATGTCAAGGTTGTTCAGAAGTGGCTGGATAATGGAGTTACTCCCGAGAAGGTCGAAAAGCATATCGAATGGTTTAAGGCTAACTACATCAAGGGACTTCAGGCTAAGAAGAGGGAGTTTAATAACGCTCAGAATGAGACTGCTACTGAAGAACCAATGAATGAGTTAGGTGTATTTACTGCAATAAATATTGGCTTCTGGGGATTTGTTGGAATATGTTGTATTGTTTCTGGAATTCTCGATAAGAAGCATGGTAAAGAAATTAAAGCTAACTTAACTGATGCTGAATTTAAAGCAATTAAAAATGATACCATAACAGTAGCTAAAAACTTAATTGCTGCTCAGAAGTCTTCTCCATTTTATAATAGTATCTATAAGTATAATTGGATTACTCAAGACACCTATAAAGACATGATTAATGCTTTTAATAAAGGTGATTTATGTAGTAGTACTGTAAGATTCTTTGATGCTGAAAATTTTGAAAACTATAAATCGTATTATAAAGAATACGGTGAATGGGGAGACTATAATCCTAATTGGGAAAAATTAGAAAAATCAGTTAATGCCGATATGGTAAAAATTATTGAATCTTTGGGATTTGATATTAAAACTGGTAAAAGTCCTAAATATCCCAATTGTGAAGTAAGAGTTGCTGATGGTGAAGTTGTATATGTATACCCAAAAGCACCTGATGATATTCTCGAACGTGGAAAGAAATCTAAAAAGAAGTTAAATGAAGATCATTCTGAAATTTCTAATGATCCTGAGATGGAGGAACTGATGGCTCTGGCTGGAGTTACTACTGCTGATCTTGATGATTTAGAGAACGATAATGATCTTGATTTGGATGAAGATGATCCTATTGATGCAAATACTCTTCGTGAGATTGATGCAGCTATGGATGAATCTGTGAAATCTGCTATTAATAATATTGAGTTAGCTACGAAGGGTATGGATGTAAACATTGAACAAATCGAGAAGTTTATTCCAGTAGCTAAAAACTTTATGAAATATGTGAAATCTGCTCCAATTGCATATGATGAGAATACTGGAGATGGATTAAAGATTAAAAATGATACAGTTGATTTCATTAATAAATGTCTTAAGTTTGATTATGACAGAGGTTCAGATGATGAGCTTAAGATAATCGGAAGAAACTGGATTAAATATAATCTTGCTACACTCTTTGATAAGCTTTCTTTTAATAATAAGAAAGTATCTCCAGCACAACTTGAACTTTACAAAAAGTGTGTTAAGGGTGGAGAGTTCGATAAGCGTTTGCAGAAATGCTATAATGAGTTAAAAGCTATCCTTAAAGAGCTAAATGATTTTTATGACCAATTAGCGAAAAAGCTTGGTTCAGATTTTGAAAAGACTGTTAACTACAAGATGCTTAATAGCTTTGGTAATGAGTATAATTATTTCTGGGGGCAGTATTGTTTCACTACTGGAGATAAAAATGCAACTATGAAATATGCTGGTCGTACCAGAGTATCTTTCTTTGGTAAGAAAATCCGGGATAGTATTAATGAATCAGTTGATACTAATATTGATATTCTTTTAACTGAATCTGCAGAGTTTTTATTTGACGAATAAAAGTGTAGGTGAATAGCTATGGTAAAAAAGTATCGTTTACGGAACAATACCATAGAGGCTATCCTATATGATGGAACAAACTATGACGAAGTAGCATCGTTCTGTCATGGTAATGCATATAAACCATTTTATATCGATAAGGGAGTCCGGCTATTCACTCTTAATACACGATTTGGTGAAACCCATGTAAAACCAAATCAATATGTACTACGAATTGGGTACCGATTATTCATAGCAGTTGATGCCTCTATTTTCCTGGATCGATATGAAGAAATCACAGAGTGAGGGATAGTAACTATGAAAAGTGTCTGGGTTGGTACAGACTGGCATGTATGGAGTGTTGGACATACTCCTCATCATCCATATCAGTCTGTTAGTAACATCAGACAGTTATCCGATTCTTACGCAAATGACATCCAGGTAGATGACGTATTCATTTACCTGGGTGATCTTTGCGATCCGGCGGTAACTGATCTGAATGAACTAAAACGTCTTGTCCAAAATATACCGGGATATAAGATTCTGGTAAAAGGTAATCATGATACTGAAACTGATTATTTCTATCGAGATATTGGTTTCGATGAAGTATGTGATGTATGTATAATCAATCAGGTTGCATTTTCTCACTTCCCTCTTAAAGTAGAGCCTGATATGATTAATATACATGGTCATCTTCATAATGAAAAGAGATCTGATGTAGATGACGCAAATCATATCAATGCATATCGAGAGGATTATTATAAGCATCCTATTGAGATCAGTGAGTTGATTCAGAATGCATATGATAAATGGTTGAAAGATCGAGTAGTACATGAAGTTGGTGAGATTACTGATGCTAAGACTGGTAAAGCATATGATGCTTCAAGAATTTTATATCTGACTGATATCTTTGAAGAGGATATGTTAAAACCAGTTGATGAGGCTTTTATCGGTAATGATGAAGTCTCTACTACATATCTGATGAGCTTATCTATCGTAGATACTGAAGAGAAACTGTTAAAGTGGATCAGACAGAATCTTCATGTGGGACCGATGGGTAAAGTGAAGACAGATATTGAAATGGCACGATCTCGTAGTGCATCTGATTTCGATATTGCACTCTTTGTAAATCCTCGTTTAAGAAAACTGGGGCATAATCCTCGACTGATGGTCTTCATTGGATATGAGCCAAATAATCCTAAGCCGGGATTCGTTCATATGTTCAATTACTGGGTTGACCTTGATGATAGTGTAACCTGGTTTGAAGCTTCTTGGAGAGGTAATGAGGGGATTCATGAATTTGAAACTGTCGATGATATGAAGACTGAGATTCTTTCTCTGTATCGAGATCGAATTGAGTCTAATAAGTATACTGAGACAATCTTCCGTTCCGTGAATCAGTCCTATCTGAAACCTGGTAGAGATCCACAAGAAATCCTGAAGGATGTCTTTGGTGAAGATGGATTAGTGAATGAATCTGCAGCAAAATCTGAAATTGACAAAGATTTCATTCCTAAGGAAAAAATTAAACTCTCTTCACTTAAGAAGATCAGAATTACTGAAGAGTTAATTAATAAATACAAGAAAGACTATCCAGTTCTAAGACATGTACGTTGCAAAGATACTAAAGAGTATATTTGTGATGGTTATATGTGGATGAACCATGATGATAAGCTTGTATGTTACGTAGGGTCATGTGAATATACAGATGATCATACAAAATGGATTGTATCGTTAGAGATCATACCCGAATTTAAAGGGCATGGATTATCTAAACAGATTCTTGATTTTGCAACGAAGACTATGAATTGTAAGTATCTTTCTGTAAATAAAGATAATAAACTTGCAAAGTCTATATACGATAAATATGGGTTTAAAGTATATACTACAGATGACAATATGTATTATATGACTATAGATCCAAAAGCAAAAATTAATGAATCGTTTGCAATCTGTGGTTTACCTAATTCTATTATCAAAGTTGATGATCAAGATTATGGTGATGATGGATTAGTCAGTAGTATTAATTGGTTCTGTGATATGGTACAACTCGGTAGTCAATTAATTTATATCAAAACAACTAATCGAATTCGTAACCTATGGGCTATCACTGAACAGAACTCATCTCCTCTTGGTGGTAGAGGTGTTGATTATTCATATGTGATTAATCTTGATATGGTTCCCAAGAATATTGATAAGTTTTCTTTAATGAAGTTTGTTTGCTTATTTGATATTCTGGTTACCACTTCTGATCAAAGAACTATTGAAGCAGGTTGTCCAAATGCTTTATGTGCAGCAATTGCATATTGGTATAGTCAGCCATACTATGATCAATTATTTGAACTTCCTGAAGAGTATATGCATCCTTCTAAAGAGGTTCAGAATTGGTTCAATATGATTCAATGTTATCAGAGAACTATCAATAATACTGCTGTGGATCTGTTGGTACGCGATTTATTCTGGAATAAAGAAGTCGATCCTAAGATTCTAATTAGTAGTGCGTTGAAGAATAGTATGATCGCATGTGATGTGAACAATGAATCTGCTATGAGTCAGTATGAGTGCTTACTCAGTTTGAATGAGGTTACATATGATCTCAGTAAGTACACGGATCTAATTGTCCCTGGTACTATGCAAAGTTCCCCATTTAGCGGAAAGAAGATAACAAGCTTTGTAGATGATCTTCTTGATGCAAATATTAAGATCACTCCAGAAACGATCGATAAGATTGCACTAAAGCAGGTTAAATCTGCGCAAGATTTAGTTGATTACTATAATAGTAGACTGGAGTCATTCACTGATTATAGTTCGGGATCTTATCTTGGTTCTGCAGATGTTTTGTGGACTCTTTTATTCAATATGGATAATTTCTCTGTTAATAACTGGGAAAAGTTTATCCCCACGAATTTAACAGAAGTTGAGTTTGCTCAATATATGGATAAAAGATTTGCAGAGCTTGATGAAATCGAAAAGATGTACCAGGATATTATGATCAATAATATTGGTGCGATGAGGTTGTCTGAAGCTATTAGCGATGCTAAATCTGAACTAGATGTTAAAGATAGTAAATTCTGCAAAGTAAGCACTAAGAAAGATGGTACTGTAGTATATGATTATGGTAAAGATCTCGGTAAAGTGTTTATTGGATCAGATGTTTATAATGACGACAATGATAAGTTTAAAACCACAATAAAACCGTCTCGTTTCTTTACTAGAGTTCATAAATATGATTATATTATAGTAGCACATGGTAAGGTTGATGGAAATCCAAATCTTTGGGAAATTGAACATATAACAATAGATAAAAATGCTTGTTATATGGTATCAGAATTATTAGATGATATTGGTACTAATAAAAAGGTTCTCCTTCTTATTTGTAATCCGAAAGGAAGGCAGATTAGTGGTAAGTACAAGAATGTAACGTATAGTACAAACTTTGTATTAGATGAGTTTGCTATCCCTTCTAATATTAATATTCATGATACAATTCAAACTAAGATTTCCATTATTAAAACCAAAATAAAACAGTTACAAAAAATTAATAAACGAATTAATACTGAAGCAGTTAAAAGTACTTCTAATGTTGAATTTGGTTTTATCTCTATCAGAAATACTAATAAGAAGGATCTTTATCCACGGCTTGAATGTATTAAAGAAAACGTAGATTTTCATCACAAGTATACGCATTTTGCTATAAATGATTATATTTATGCATTAGAATCTGCAAAGATTGTATTCAAATGGATAGATAAGATCTACTTTGAAAGTATGTCGGAAACTGGATATTACTGGACTTATCAACATAGTCATTGTCCTATCATAATGACTGCATATGACAATCCAGTAGTTGGCGGAGCAGTATTTTCAACAATTGATGAATGTATATCTGATGCTAGAGACTATCTTGATGATATCCATGGTAGTGGAGAATATACTATTAATGTATATAAAGCCGTTAAAGGTCATCCACTTCCTGGTCAGCGAATTAGAATCGATGAGTCAACATTTATTGATTCTCACGATGTAAGAGAGGGCATGACTATTACTATTCCAGAGGAAATAGATAATCTAAATGAGATTCTAATGGAACCTGAAGATGCTCATTTATTCTTAGCTGATGATGACGCTGGAGAGAAATCTCAGAAGCCATATAAGATCAAGTTCTCTACCGATGATCAAGGTGTAATGGCTGAAGCTGTTTATAATTTTGATAAATATCGTGAGCTATACAACTTTGATGAAGGAAAATATAAAGATTCTTTTAAAGGAGATACTAAATTAACCAGCTTAGTTGAAGATTTACTAGATGCTAATATTAAGGTTTCTCCAGAGAGTATTGATAGAGTAGCCTTATCTAATGTAAAATCAGCTGAGTCGTTAGTAAAGTATTTCTCTGAGAGAATCGAAGATCTTACCGAATCTGATAGTTTCGTTGCATCGGGATTTATCTTTGCTACCTTATTGAATAGCACCAACGGTTCAATGAATCTTGAAAAGTTTTCTGACTTTGTTCCAACTAATTTAAATGAAGATGAATTTTCCAAATATATGGAGAAACGCTTTAATGAACTTAGATTAATTGATTCAATATATCAGGAAATACTTAAGAATAATATTGCAAACTATGCATTAGGTGTATCTCTAAGTAGTGATGACATTCTTAAAGCAAAAACTATTATTGATTCAGATAAAACAATCATTAATACTAATTATGCTATTGATACAGTTAAGTATTCTTATGGTGATGGTTTTGCTACAGTATTTATAAATAAAAATATTTATAATCAATATGGTTCTCTCACACTTAAACCATCTAGGTTATATGGTCGAGCTTCTATGTATGATTATATAATCATTACACATGGTAAGAGCGATCCTTCTTCTGGTAAATGGAAGGTTGAACCTATTACTATAAATAGAAGAACATTCATTGATGCAAAATCTATTGTATCATATCTGGGAAAGAATGCATCAGTACTCTTCCTTATTTGTAATCCTGATGGTAAACTGATTGAGGGATATCCGAAATTAACATATTCTAAAACTAATACTCTTTTTGAGAAAGTTTCTTTTACAAAATCTTATGATATGATTAATAAAACTATTGATCATCTGAATAAGAGAAAGAGACAACTTAAAACCATATATACTATATTTAATAAGTGGTATTATAAGCATCGTCCCATATCTTATCCAAAATATGTGTATCCACAAATTGAATTCACTCGATATAGTGAACTAACCCTTAGAAAAGTTAAGTTTACAGATGTTAATGAATTCTATAGCGTTGGTAATTCTATTTTGAGTACTATTAATAAGTATCGGGATATGCTGACTAAATCCATCTATATCCTACGTCTCTTTATCAAGGTGTACTACAACCTTATTCCAGAGAATGGTTATTATTGGATCGCTGAAAGATTAAATAAGAAGATTCTGATACCAGGAATTTCTACAATAAATCCATTCATTGTTGGTAATGTTAGCACACTGGAAGAATGTTATCAGGAGATATTAGAATTCTATGAGAATGATGATAGTTTGATCGAATATTGGGGTGATATAGCTATCTATAAGAATCATAAGAATTCTGATACAATCTGCACGAATGAATGTACTCATACTACATTCAATAATCTTATCAATGAAGATGCTTATCAACTTCAGGGGATTGATCGTGATCAACAAGATGTTATATCTAAGAAGTATGGTATTCGTGCGGTTGGTCATGAAACTGAAGAAGAGATTAAGTATCGAGAAGAGCGAGAGAAAGCAGAAAGAGAACGCAAAGCAGAATTTAAGAAGAAACAGAAAGATAGACAACTTGCTAAGGCACGAAAAGCTAAAAAGAAGATTGCAAAGAAACGTGAGTTAGAAAAGAAGAGAGAAGAATTCAAATCTAAATTCAATAAGAAGAATGAAGAAGTGGATATTTCTGATATTCCCTATAATGATGGTTCTTGTAACTTCTTTGATAGTACGCCTGGTGTAGCTAATGCTGACTTCGTAAATGAAACTGGATATAAGTTTGAAATGTTGGATAAGGTTAAATTCTTTGATCCAATCAATGAATCTGCCGATGATCGAACTTTGTATCCCGTTTATGTTCTTTGTGTTCATACTGGTACACTTCTTGCAAATGCAATTAAGAAGGCAACTGGTTCTCATTTCTCTCATTGTACGATCAGCTTTGATTCTAGTCTGAAGAATATGTATTCCTTTGGACGTAAGACAAGGTTAACTGAACTGTCTAATGGTTCATTTGTAAAAGAGAGTATACATAATCCTCCTTATACAAATGAAGGTGTTACCTATGCATTATATTGTATTCCTGTAACTAGTAGTCAGCTCGCTGCTATGAAGAAGCGTCTGGAATATTTTGTCAAGAATAAGACAAAGTTCAGATATGACTTTGCTGGATTATTCAAGAACTTCTTTGGTATTGCAGATAATCCGGAGCAGCGTTGGTTCTGTAGTCGCTTTGTTGCAGATATTATTAATGCTGGTACTGAACCTGGACAGAAGCCGATGATTCGTGAACCTTCCTTAATGCGACCTGAAGACTTCTTGTATACAAACTTTGCTTTGTATGTTACAAGCGGTTTAATCAAAGACTATGACCAGATACTCGTAGATAAGGTTACAAAGAAGCTTCTACGAATTGAAAGTATTCGGAGAGCCCAACAGAGGGCAGTTCAGAACACAAATATTCCTGTAACAGAGTCTGCAGTGTTAGATTTAAATCCATATGATCCATTAGGTGAAGCAATTTTTAATTACCAGATGGCTACTATGGATGAATCGGCATATCAGAATTTCAAGAAGTATTTGCATAGCTTTAAGATCAAACTTGATAAGGATGGTAATATTATTATCCATCGTCGAGAAGTTGATCAGCTTGATAAATACTTCAGGGAAGCAAACCAATTACTGAAAGTGAATATGAAGGCTGGAAATGAACAAGGTGTTGTTGATCAATTATGTCGTGTACATTACATGATTAATTTAATCAATAAATACTATTTAATTTCTACAACCAAACAGAACACTACAGTAAAGGCGGACTTGAAGAAGCAATTGATTGATTTGCGGTCTGTAATGATTAATGTGTATCAGCAGTACTTATCTTGGGTAACTGCTCGTAATCCACAATTTAATTTCCAGACTGCTTATGATGCTTCTATTTATTCTGATAAGATTACAGTACCAAAAGAAGTGATTACTTCTATTGGACGAGTTATAATGACCATGTTATAACTTTTTATCTTACACATAAGAAAAGAGAGTCCAGGGAAGATATCCCTGGACTCCCTTCTTTATTCATTTTGTTTTCAAATATATATTATAGTATTAGAAGATCAGAAAGAAATAACTCGAAAGAGTAATTAATTTAAGGAGGAAATCAACATGATCATCGACAACAGCAAGTTTCTGAACAAGAAGGAGGATACTGCAAACATGGATAAGTCCACGATGATTAATCAGACAATCATGAATGAAGAGGGTAAGCCGATCAACCGGTTTACTTATCAGCCCGCTGGATGCCCTGGTGGGCATGTGTTTAAGCAGATGATCACGGATCTGATGGATCGTATCATCAAAGAAAATGGTAAATATACTCTGGCTGAGCTGGGGTATCTGCATATGAATCTGGTCAGTTTCTGCAATGGTCAGGTTCAGGTAAAGGTGTATTTTGCTCCGGAGCTGGCTACCAGTACCGTGGGTAATGCGGTAAATGGGAATGGTCGTATTGTACCTCATCCTGCACTGAATGTATTCAATGGGTATATGTTCGTGGGTGATTTGGATAAGGTTATCTCTTTTGAGACAATGACCATTCCCATGTATGAAATCGAGAGAGACAATCGTGATCAGTTGGCTGTTCGTATCAAGGATGGCAAGAAGAGAGTTCAGGAAGATGCAGAGGTTGTGGTGATGCATTGTAACCTGGCTCTGGTTTTGGCTGCTGCGCATAATGCATCTCTGTGGGATGAAAACTTCAAGGTGGAAGTGGAGACTGTTGGTAAGACCAAGAAGAAGGATGATGACGTTGTTGTCATGATCAATGCTGGTGCTTATCAGGAGTTTCCTGTTCGAGTGAAGTTTGAATATGGGTTTGATACAGAAGTATATAATCCCGATGATGCTATCCCATATTTGGTTAGCCGAGTGAAAAAGTCTCAGGAAGCCAAAGATACCAAAAAGAAGTTGGCCAATAAGGTGACGGAAAAGGCCAAAGATACAGCCAAGGAAACAAAGAAGGTTAAGAATAATTGGTCCAAGATGCGGTAATAAGGAGGTATACAAATGAAACATTCTCGAGAATATCGACCTGGTAAAGTTGTTACCATCCAGTGCGAAAACCCGGAAGAAACTTTCCGGGTTGCAAGTTCTATCCATGAGCAGCTTCGTGGTAATCAGGACTATATCGATAGTGAGATCGTTCTTCATTATAGCGATGCTGCTGACATTGAGCGAGGAGAACCCAATCGAGTCTGGTTGTATATCAGCGCAGATGTTAAAACTATGCCTGATATCACCATGAAGTTGGTAGCAAATACGGAGGGAGAGAAGGAAAATGGTAAATCGGAGAACTAATTGCTATTTCCAACTTCCTCCCTCTATTACTGGTAACAATAAGCAGACTGATGCAAAGATGAGTATCAGTATCAATATTGTTGTACCAAAGTCCATGGAAGGGAGCAAGCTGGATAAAGTCATCAATGAGATGATGGAGGCTTGTGAGAAGATCTTCAGAAAGTGGATCAAAAAGAAGATTGAGAAAACGATGGAGGACTAATCACAATGGATAAACCTTTCTATGATATCAATAAGCGCACAGAACTGACAGGTAAGACTGTTGGTGATCTGATCAAAGTTCTCTCTGGGATGCATCCCAATGCATCTATCTATCTATTTGGAGATGATACTGTATGGGCACATGTTGCAACCAATGGAATGAGCATCATGTTGAATGATACTCCTAGTGATGATCTTTATAAGACCGAGAGTATGGAGTATTATATCTTATGTGATAATAGGTATCCTCTGTCATATGATGGCAAAGCCATTAAGTTCAAAACTGCAGAATCTGCACAGGCTTTCTATGAGACTGCTAAGAGACTTGTCCCTGAACCAGTACCCGATCACTTCTCTTGTGGAGTTGTTACTGCTGCCATTCTTTTCGATGACGGTGGGTATATGAGGGATGGTGGAAGTGTGGAGTTGAGAGATCTCACCAAGGAACAGCTGGATAGTATGGCAGAAGGGTTCTATGATGAGTATATGAAAATTCTGAGATCTCTGAGTCATGAGTAAATATTATCAAATATTTATTCATAAGATTACTCCAGATAACCACTATATCTGGATGGTCAAAAATAAAGATCATATGATTGTCTTTAAAGATGATGATGAAGTTGATTTTTATGACAGACTTAAAAAGTTGGCATTTAACCTGTATGAAAAAGCCAAACAAGAAGATCCCAAGATTACTCATGTAGAGATTAAAAGTTTCAAAGATTACTATCTTGATCAATTACTAAAAGATGGACATAAAGTTGTAATAGGTCATCCTTATATCGATGATGATAATATACCACAGGTGTATATGACAGATTGTAACAATAATCCAGTTCTTTTAAGAAAAGATCCAGATACTGGTGAAACGTATAAAATCTATGACATGGTAATCGAGAATCCATTTGAAAAGGATTTGAATTAATTATGACGGAAGATCAAAAAACATTGGAGGATTGATCATGGTTTACACTAAAGAAAATTATAATAACAACACACTTAAATGGACGAAGGATGAAAAGCCGTGTGTTGTATGTGGTAAAAATACACATGCATTAGACTACTGTTTTGAATCCCATATTTGTTCCACTGAATGTATGAAGAAATATACCGATGAAATCAATAAGACTTGTAATAAGTCCGAAAGTCCTGAGGTGAACGATGTGGGCATGAAATGGTATATTTTCAATAAGAACGATGAGCCTTTGACATGGGATGACAAGGCTATCTATTTCCCGAGCTTGTTGAGTGCTAATGCATTCATTGAAGCTACCAAAAGATATGTCCCTGAACCCGAAGAGGATTATTACACGAATGCTGTTGCTCGTGAAGTGATCCTGTACTACGATGGTGGTTATATCAGCGTTGATGATATTACATCTGCACAGTTCGATGAAGAATCTCCTGGTTTCTATGATGAGTATCTGAGAATTCTGAAGAATTATGAGAACGGTTAAATCACCAGAAGATTGTGCAGATTGTCTATGTAAAGTTTGTGCAAAGAATACAGTGAATGATTCATACAATCCATCAGCACCATATAAAGAGTGTGGATGTGATAATTGTGATATCGGTAATCAAGTTATCGAAACAACTGATGACTGTAAAGGATTTGCACTTGGTTGTGATGATTGTCTTGAAACTGATTGTGATAGACAATCCTGCAAAATGATAGAAAGGAGTTAACTTGAATATGGCAAAAGTTCATATGAATAAGAAAAAGGACTCTGCTGATTTCTCTTATGAAATTCATAAAGAGTTCGGTTTTCTGAATGATAAGCACAATAAGATCGTAGCCAAGATTTCTTGGAACGATAAAGATCCCAAGTATGATATCCGTGCCTGCTATGAGAAGGATGGAGAGATCAAGCTCGGTAAGGGTATCAGCCTCAGCAGAGATGAAATAGTGGAGCTTCGTGATATTCTGGATGATGTCCTGGAAGAGGATGATGATTCGGAAGATGACGATGATGAAGAGGATGATAAATCACCCCCTATTCCACCAAAGAAGAAACCAGTAGATTTCAGTGAAATCTTTGGTCAAGCTGAAGGTATCGTCGAAAAACGAGAAGCTGGGTTTACAACCAAAGATGGCTTTATTCTTCTGAAGAGAAGACCAGGCGTAAAGATATGAACTTTCAGGTTTATTAATAATACGATAACATAACTGTACAGTACACGATAGAAGGAGAAATGTAGAGTATGGATGTGTTGCGTATTTTATTTCCTATTCTGATGGTTATTGGTGCACTTGGTAGTCTGGTTGTAAACGTAATACAGAAAGGCGACTGGCCCACAAGTTTACAGTGGTTTGGTGCTATGATGTTGTATACGGCATTAACATTTCGTAATATCCGATAAAGAAATGGGAGGGGCTTCGGCTCCTCCCAATTTTCTTTTTTTTTTCTCTTTTATTCTTTATAGGCCGGGATTTCTAGTTTTTGGCAGATAAAGTCCAAAAGTGTATTTTGCTCTAAACTACCCTCTGAAGGGGTTTTAGAAAGGAAAGTGGTGAAAATGGCCGTTCTAAAACAGAGATTACATCGAAGGAATGCGGAGGGCAGTTATGATGTCATCCGTTTAGAGACCACAGCCGATGCTGTTATCATGTCAGAAACAGATAATACAACGGTTACTGAAAAGCTTAAAACCTTTGCTACAAAGGATCCATATATTGAAGTTATCTTGAAAGCTGATAGCTGGACCGAAGCAACTGATAGTGGAAATCAGGTTGTATATAAACAGAATGTTACCATTCCTGGTACTACTGCTAAGAGTAAGATTGATCCTACATTGAACACGGTTGCTTATGGTACATTCCTGGATGCTGGTAGCAGCTTCTTACAGTTCCTGAATGTAGATGGTGCTATTCATGCTGAATGTATGGATGCTGTTCCTGAAACTGATGTAACAGTTTTAGTTACTGTTTCGGAGGTGAAGTAAAATGGGAACTATCATAGGTAATGGTGTTACTATTCGTGGTGGTAACAGTCGTGTTAATAAAGGTGCACAACTGAATATTGACTATGGTGCTACTCCTCCGAGTGATACGAGTAAACTTTGGATACCCAATAATGGTAAAGAGCCGAATAAGATTGAGATCAATGATAAGTTTATGGCTTTCGGTGATGAAGTCATTGATTCGACTTATAGTAATAATATGCCAAGTAAACGGCATAGTACAACTGCTATTGCTATAGGCACAAAAATTTATATTATCGGTGGAGTAGAATATGATAATTCTTCTACGATCAAAAATAGATATCATGATATATTAATTTTTGATACAATTTCTAATACCTTTTCTAATCCTAATATAAATTTAAATTATTATGCAAATAGTGTTCCATATAATATATGTGCAGCAGCATATGGTACAAAAATTTATATATTTGGATGGGGCTATAGTAATAATAGTTTTAATAAAATACAAGAATATGATACTATAACAAATACAGTAACAGTTAAATCTGCTACATGTAATCCAAATGCTAATGGGTCTACTGCAATAACATATAAAGATCATATTTATATATTCGGTGGGCTTGGAGGTAGTTCTACTAGTTATTATGATACTATATGGAGATATGATCCAATTAATGATATTTTTAAACAAATATCTTCTCCATCACCAAAACTAGTAGCATATTCTGTAAAATCCGGATTACTTGTAGCAAATAATAAAATCTATATTGTAGGAACTAGTTCATACTCAAGTTTAACTATGGATGGTAATACAACTATTCAAGAATATGATGTAGCCGCTAATACATGTGTAAAATCAACAACTACATTACAAAGAGCATATGGTAGTTTTGGGTCAGCCGCTGTTGGTAATAAATTATATTTATTCGGTGGGCAGTACTATAGCAACCAGTATGGAAGTATTGGTGTTAATACAATTCAGGTATTTGATGCTGATACTATGACTACAAAAGTTTTAGACAGTGTATTACCAGTAGATAAATTATGTAATTTGTCATGTGCATCTGTTGGTGACTACATATATTTATTTGGAGGCCAGCCTACGCTAAATGGCCAAAATAATAAGGCTTCTGTATCTTCAGTTTACCGCTTCAATGTTCAGACTTTACTTGAAGCTGATACTATGAAGATGTTTACTGATATGTATTCGAGAGATCATGTTTTGATCAATAGTGATAAAGTTAAACTTTATTCTACAATTAAGAATGCATATATTGGTAATAGAGAAGGTTATGCTAAACTTGTTCCAGTTTATGTATACGATCCAAAGACCAGTAAATGGAAAACTATTGAAGGTGTTGACTATACTGGTTAATAAATTATATGGAGAGAATGATTCACTCTGCTCCAAGATTTAAAGTGGGGTAGTGCATCCAGCACTACCCTATTTATTTTAATATAAGGAGGTCCATTTCATATGGCTATCATATATGGTAATGCTATATCAATTGGATATGCTACCTCTGGCTCATCTGTTGGTGGTACATATTCAATTTGGTTAACAATTCCTGCAGTAGCTGCATCTACCACTTTTACTGCAGTAAAAGATGGTGTATCTATAGAAAGCAAATATATTAGTTCTATTAAAGCCGCAAAGATTACACTTCCTGCAGATAATCCTGAAGGTGATTGGACCATTACTGGTACAGTTGGTGGTAAGACTGCTAGTAAAACTATTACTATTAAGAGTGGTACAGTTGACTACTTTGTTGACTTCCGCAATGACTTTATCCCATTGGTTGGTGACTTGGCAGTCGGTAACCTGGTTACTTTCGACAATAAAGAATGGCGAGTGGTTCACCAGAAAGGTACCCATTGGTACTTAGCTGCAGAAGAAATTTATAGTATAACAGCTTTTAGTACTGGAAGCTTATCATATAAAAACTCTACACTTGCGAATGTTGCCGCTACTTATGAGAGTGAGCAGTTAAGTGATACTGCTAAGGAATATTGTATAGATGTAACAGTTGAGAATGTTACAGCAAAAGTGTTTGTTCCAAATTATAATTGGGTTAATGGTGGATTTGAGTATTATAATAGTAATACAAATCGTATTTGTAATTATAATGGCTCCGGTAGAGCTTGGTGGATGTCAGATAGATATGGGACATCTGATGGTATTCGTTATGTTTATGCAACTGGTGAAACAACCGGAAGTTCTACTCCAACATTGGGAAATGGCTTCCGTCCACATATCTGCTTAAATATTAATAACTCTGGTCTTGACTTTACTTATACTGGTGATTATAGAATTCGATTTGAAGATGGTGTTATTGAATTATTGAGTTCTGGTGAGTTTAAATCATTAGATGATAATAACGTTGATATTTTCTGTGTAGGCGGAGGCGGAGGCGGAGGAAATCGCTCTAGCACTTCTGGATCTTCCGGTGGAGGCGGAGGATATACTGCTACACGTCTTAATAATAAAATTACAGCAAATGCAAGAATTGAAGTCACAATTGGTAATGGTGGAGCTAATGGTTCTACTGGATCTAATGGAGAAAATACAAGTTTCGGTGATATTCTTTCAGCCAATGGTGGTAAGGGCGGAAGAACTAATACTACTACTGCTGATGGTGGCTCTGCTGGTGGTGAAGGCGGTACATATACTGGCGGCAAGGGCGGCTCTGATGGTGCAAGTACTTCTGCCGGATCTGGTCAAGGCACTACTACCCGTGAATTTGGTGAACCTTCTGGTAAGTTATATGCAGGTGGTGGAGGTGGAGGATGCAACTCCACTAATATTGCCGATTATGATGTAAATGGTGGTGCAGGTTCTGGTGGAAAAGGTGGAGGAGGTAATGGAGGAAACTATAAATATCCAGCAGGTGCAGGAAAGACCAATACCGGTGGCGGTGGAGGCGGTGGTCAAGGTACTAATTCGGCAACACATTCTTCTGGTGGTAAAGGTGGTTCCGGTATAGTATGTGTACGAAAATCAAAACCGTCATCTACTACCATTCCTCTGACTGGCAATCTTGCTGTTGGTAATACTGTAACATTTGATGATAAGAGTTTCTTAGTAGTTCATAATACTGGTACTAAGTGGTATTTAGCTAGTAGTACAATTATCGAAAACTGTACATCTACAGTATTAACTACTAAATGCACAGAATATCTTTCTAATTTCTCTAGTACTGCTCAAAATTATATGGTAGCTCAAACTATAGATAGCTATACTGGAAAGGTATTTTTACCTTCAAGAGCACAATTAAATAGTGGGTTCGCTTATTATAAAAATAATGCTAATCGCATTTGTAGATATAATGGCGAAGCTTCTTATTGGTGGGCTCTTACTTCATCTTCGTCTGGGTATAATGATTCAGTCAATAGCGATGGCGCTATTAGTAGTAATCATTATAGTGTAACCTTAGGATTTAGACCTCACATTTGTATTGATACTTCTCTTAGCGGGGAGACTGCAACATTAGCTGGTACTTGGTTGTTAAATGATACATTGTATCCTACTGAGGCTAAACTCATTGAGAAGATAGATGTAACACATGCTGGCTCCAAATATACAAGTATAATTATTGATCCAATTTCAAACAAATGTGTAACGTTGGCCATTGGTGCTGGTGGAAAAACATTATATTACTTTGATACTAAGAACTGGAATGGTTCTGACCACACTCTTATATTCTCTGAAGGTGCAACTTGTTCTAATGAGTTCTTCACGTGGTTAAAAGCCAATGCTACTAAACAGAGCTAACAAAAAGATTTCCCCTCCCAAATTGGGAGGGGATTTTCTTATCCATAAGTAAAATTGCCTTCAGTGTTAGCATTACCAAAGAATCGTTGTCTTACAGTATCATACATACCAACTTCACCAGAAGGATTAATACAAGGAACCATATTAGAATATTCTACAATGTCAGTTGCTGGATTATATTCTTGAACAGTAATATCTTTAGGACAATATGATAAATTAAATAGATAAATTTTAGATGGTATAGATTCAGGCATGCCAGATATCAATCCTCTACCAAAATAGAAAGGGCTAGAATCATTACCGAGTCTCTTAGTTTCTAAACTATTACCAGTACTTGTATTACCTATATAATTTTGCATATTACAATAATAGTTTCCTCCACCGTATCCTATATTTGACATAAGTTTATAATCAATAATTGTATCACTTAATGTTGATATAGATGTATTGATTACATATGAACTTGTCGCAACTGGATATAAACACAATGTAAATCGGTTACTATCATTTTTATCACATTTAGGTGTAAAACTATTAGCAGATCCGGTATATTTTTTATAACAATAAATTTTAAATACAGTATTACCAAATATGTTAAAAGCATTTGAAAGATATGATATATCTGGTATAGTATCTGCATTTGGTATAGAAAATATATACCTTAATGAAAAATGTTGATACCAATTTGTTGTAGTTATTAATGAACGTATTAATTGGTTAGATATTTCACTATTAATATAAGCTTTACCATCTGTTAATATATAATTAACCTGAGTATATCCTTCAGGAAGAGATTGAGTTGGTACTGGATCATTAATCTTCCTGATATTATTACTCATAGTAGTAAAACTATCAGATGCAGCGGTTGGTACTCCCTTGTCAGTTACCGCTGCGGCAATTAAACTTTTGCCATTACTGACAGAGGATTTTAAACTTGATATTTCAGTATTAAGAGTATCTATACTAGATTGACTTGCTAATTCGATTGTAGAATTATTAAGTCTCAGAAAACCCTTATTTAGGCCAGTACAGAGCTGGCCGTGCTTCAGAAATCACGGCAAGAGAAGAACCCTCCCTACTTCTAGGGAGGGTAATATTTTATTTTTAACCAGCTTTATTTTCAGGATACTTTTCATCCAACAGATCACAAAGTTCACTATACTGAGTTTCAGTAAGTCTTTTCTTAGCATAAAACATATCGAGACGTTCTTGTGCTTCTTCTCGATTTGTATAGAAATGATGATTAATTAAAATCTTCATAGATTTATACATAGTTTACTCCTCCCCTAATTCAGCAATATCTTCTTGATATACTGATTCAACTGTTTCAGCAAGAGTTTGTTCAAGTTCTGCTGCATCATCAAGAGCTTTCTGCTCAGCAGATTTAACCTCTTTATTATCTCGATAAAATTTATTTTTATCAGAATTATATTGATCACCTACTGCAACAGGAATTGATCCAAGGCATTTACAATTTGGAAACTCAGGAGCATTCTCATCTGCCATCCAAATAATATTAGTGACAATATTATTCTCATCCAATAAAGCATAATTTTGTACTAAATTATGATTTTCAACTGCATACATTAAAATATTACCCCTTTCTTATTTTAATTAACGCGCATTTCTGATACATATTATGCCTGATCCACCTTCTGCTCCATGAGCATTAGATCCATCGTTTTGCGATTCTACATATCCAGCACCTCCACCACCACCAGTATTAGCAATACCAGCAAATGGCCCAGTATTATCCACATGACTATATCCTTGACCTTTTCCTCCACCTCCATCTCCACCTTTACCGGCATAGGAGTATGTATAGTTATAACCTCCTCCTCCTCCACCACCTGCATATAACTTTCCAGTAGACTCTCCAAACTCTTTGGTGGTGGATCCTTGGCCTTTACCATTTAAATAGTATGTATACGATGCTAGTGCGGTAGATGCTTTCTTTCCATCAGATCCATCACTTCCACCATCACCACCAGATGAATTACTAAAAGCTGGACTTCCTCCACCTGAACCGCCATAACCAGTAATAAAAGTTTTACTATCAGGTCGATCTCCCCACATTGATTTAACGGTTGTAGCACCATTTGCACTATTACCTAGCCCAGATGATAAGCCTCCATCTCCGCCATAATACTCAGCGGTGCTACCATATGCAGTACCTTTAGCACCACCACTTCCTATAACTATATTATATGATGTATTAAGAGATACATTTATTTTCTTTTTTGTCTTAGTATATCCTCCACATCCACCGCGAGGGGATCTATCTGTTTGTGCACCACTTCCACCTCCTGCACCTCCACCTACAGCAAATACATCATATAATCCGCTAGTATTATTACCATGACTTGTTATAGTCAATATACCAGATGTTTTAAATCTGATTATAAAGTTTCCTTCAAGATTACCTTCTGTTTCATAAGCTCCAGTATAAGTAAAAGCAAATGGTTTACTTGCACTCCATACTTTTGTATTATTATAATAAACATTTTGAACAGCTGATCCACCATAGTAAATATTGCTAGGAATGGTATTATTGTATCTTAAAGTCTTTGGCATGTTTTATCTCACCTACTCTTTCTTACGTGAGATACAAGTTCGTACCGTCCCAACTAGCAACAGCAACGATTCGATGGTCGTTAACACTAAGCCAACTATTAGTACAAGTTAATCGAGCATCATAATCAGTCGTAGAGTTAATAGTATGAAAATCAATATATTTGCCCATTTCAAGTGGAATACCATACTCCCCTCGTAATGCAGCTGGAATATCAGTAGGTTTTGCATAATTTCCTGCAGGTTGATATACTCCATTATGATTATGATTAGCAGCAGCGTAACTACCTTTAGGTTGTTTACCAGCTATTGCTATGTCCATACTACTAATCTTATCACTAAGTTTGGTGCTGTCACTTTCACTCATCTTAACTACAGTAGCTATAGTTTCTAAATAAATCGTATCATATGTACCAGAAGAGTTCTTTCTATTCAACCTCTGTTTAAGAATAGCCATTACTTACACTCCTTTCTGATAGGAGTGAACTGGCCTGATTTCAGAAAAACCGGTCTATGAAGAATAAAAGAAAAAGAATACCCCTGGGAATATTCCCAGGGGTAATTCTGCTATTACTTAAACATCAACTTATACGTACGGTTACTATTTGCATCCGTAGCACGTGCTTTATTTAAATCAAATCTCATACGAGTCTTCTTTTTCTTAGGTAAGATCTCTTTATATTCATCACCATTCAGAATCTTACCATTCTTGGTACTAACAGCAACAAACTTCCAATCGCCAGTAGGATCAAGAGGATCACATAACACCTGTACATTATATGTACCTTCCAACTGTACATTGCGTTCCCACGGTGTCAATTTAATCTTATCTTTATTCTCCATCAGCGTCTTGGCAAATTCACCAGCTAATACTTTTTGATCGGCATCACTCATACTGCTTTTCTTCTGACGTTCAATTTTTCCATATGGAGAATCATCATCGTCATCATCATCCAGCATATTACGACTAATACCTCTGACCATTGTCAGGCTTTTCTTTCCGCCGCCATCTTTATCCTTCTTGCCTTTTTTACCTTTCTTCCCACTTCCAGTATCAATATCATCAATACCACCACGGAGAATACGGGCAGCCATATTGGCAACAACCTTACTACTATCAGAACCTTCAGTATCTTTCTTATCCTTCTCTTTCTTATACTCCAGATCAGAGATAACTTTCGCAATACTACCAAGTTCTTTAACAGCGCTAAGCTTTGAGTTCTTTGCGCTGATCATATTACCGATCTGACTGGAACGATACATTGTCTTCGCATTATTGCGACTACTATTCAGATCCGCTTCAATATCAGCAGCAATCTTATCAAACTCAAAAATTGTATCCTGTAGCATACTAACAACAGGAGCAAAACGTTTACCATAGGTAGTATCAAGAGTAGTCATATTTGCTTTACGAGCTTTTGCCTTACTCTTTCGACTATCTTTATAGCCCTCGTTCTCCTCATCGTCATCGTCAATATCATCTTCATCAGTCTGATCATCGAACATATGATCAGCATTATTGAAGACCATATTCAGAAGATTCTCTTTCTTCTTTTTCATTTTCTTCTTAGATTGAGTCTTCTTGCTATCACGATAATCTTCAGTCTTTTGATAAGCAGTAACCTTCTGTTTCTCCTCTTTATATTTCTGAAGCTTTGCTTCCAGAGAAGAAATATCAGCAGTCAGTGCTGCCTTCTTTTGATCAGTATGGGATGCAGTTGGTTTCAGTACAATAAAACCGTCATTATCACGTTCCATATCATTTAAACCGGAAGCATCTCGATAACGCTCTTTACCCATCTCAAGAATATCTAAATCAATATGATTCGGCATATCTATAACACTCTCCTTTCGAGATAATACTATAGGAAGACTATTATAGGTATGTCAAAATCGTGTTTTTGTACATTTTAACCAGCTGTTATTGAACCTTGAGAAGTACCGGTTACAAAAATATTTCTAATAGTATCATATAAACCAGGAGTTCCAGAAGAATTAATACAAGGTACCATATTAGCATAATATGTATTGGTATTTTCCAACTTACAATAAAATCCGTGTATTCTGGCTTTATATGTAGGAGAATAATATTCAGAACCATTCCAATATCCAAATGTTAAATACTGTCCTGACGACATATTAAATGAACTATTACTATTATAGTCATATCTGATATCATTGACACATTTGATAAATGATGAAGTGAATCTATTACCATTAGTGTATTGATTTAATACAAATTTATAATTAAGTATTGTTCCGAATACATAAGGACCAACATCAGTCCAGCCATCTCCTACATATTTTTGACTTATTGTTTGATTACTAGGCATATCATGATAATAAAATAATCCACTAAATTGACTCTGTCCTCCACTATCATATATTACACCTATTAACCCTTGTCTATCTGAACTATTTTTCCCTGATTTTGAATTTATTGAAATAATATAACCCCATTCATATTTAGGACAACTAGTTGTATTATAATCGTCGTAAAAATACATTTTAGGTAATGTATATTGTGTATTTATTACACATCCACCAGAAATCTCTACATATGATCTTTTAGTATAACCTGATGGTAATGTATCATTTTTTAAATGATTATTTGGGTCAGTTTCAATACTTCTTATATTATTAGCCATAGTATTAAAAGATGCAGTCGCGCTAGTGCTAACACCCTTGTCAGTAATCGCACTTGCGACTGCACTCTTTCCATTACTGACAGATGTTTTTAGTTCGTTATATTGAGCTACTGTAGAGTACACTCCATTATGATTATGGTCTGCTGCTGCATAATTACCTTTAGGTTGATATTTATCAGGGTTTATGATACGAGAAGTTCCGTCAGACCCCTTATATAATAGGCTAGTAGAGCCAGTGATCAACTGGCCGGATTTCAGAAATCCCGGCCTATGGAGAATAAAAGAAAAAATCCCCTCCCAATTAAGGGAGGGGGAATATATTGATTATATTATAGATAACAGTTCCATTGATTTATTTATAGATTTTGCACAGTTATACTTCTTATTTTTCTTATCTATATATGGAAATGGATTACTATATTTAGTTCTTTTCTTTAATATAATAAATCCATTTATATCTCTATTTTGTTTAGGGCGTAATTGTATAAAACCATTATTATCTCTTTGTGATGATTTATATGAACTTAATTTCATAGATTCTTTCTTATTAATTTTCTTTAATGCTTTCTGATGTGCATTCTCTCCATTATGTGATGTCGCATATTGACCATAAGCATACCAGGATTGATGCGAATCAAATACTTTAATCATTTCTAATTTACCAGATTCTACTAGTTGTAGTATTTTATCAGTTTTCTTAAGCATTCGATTAATATTCTTTTTCAATAAATGAATATCCACAGCATGTGTACGATTATTATAAGTAAAATGAAATCCCAAATAAACCAATCCTTGTGAAAATGGATGTATATTTGATTTTGGATTTAATTTTAAATTCAGATTCTCCTCAATAAATTTTCTGATCTCTTCTATACAATATTGTAGATATTTCTTATCTTTGTGTATAATATAGAAATTATCCATATATCTCCCATAATATTTTATATGTAGTTTTTCTTTTATAAAATGATCAAGTGAATTCAGATAATAAACTGCTAACCATTGAGATGTTTGAAATCCTATACATACACCTTTATCTGAACCATCATATTCACCTATAGCATATACTTGCTTTCTAATCAGTTCTATACACCGATCATCTATAGGTAATTTCTTAATTTGATTCATACAAATGTCTCTATCTATTTCATAGAAGTAATGATGTATATCACCTGAAAATATCCAACCATCATTACCCCAATCACATTCCGTCGCCGCATATGATCTCATAAAATGACCAATACGATCTAATGCTAACTTCGATCCTTTGCCAGGTTGACTAGCATAATTGTCATATATTAATTTAGGTCCTATGATTGGTTCTAAGATCTTAGTACATGCCACTCGATGGACAATCTTATCCTCAAATTGATTTGCTGTAATATTTCTTTTCTTAGGTTCATATATTATAAAAGAATATAGTTTCTTAATCTTATAAGTATTCTTTAATAATTGATTACAAATTTCGTATGATTTATCAAATATATCAGAATGGAATTCAGCTGTCGCATGCTGACCTTTCTTACCTTTTTCCACATAATATGCACTGCTTAATATATTAGAGAAACGCATAGCATCAGAGAAATCTATAAACTTCTTATCTTTATTCTTTTTCTTTTTATTCTTACTCATAATAAACTCCTAAATAATTTTGAGAAAAGAATTGCCCACCCTGGACCACAGGGTGAGTAGTTCTGAAACAGATAAATTACTCTAAGTTTTAATTGAATAAAACTACAATACATCTATCTGTGCTAAATACATTCACCAAATACCAGGCTGGTAATCGGCTAGGATGAAGTCTCCTTAGTTCTTTCGGACGCATTTCATCTTAACCCACAACGGGTTTCAACTACTCTTTCTACCTAATTAAATGAACTAATCGGACGAAACCCGCCGCTATTGCTAGGATTGTTGTTGTTGATCGTTCCATCAGTGTTCACGTTGTAAACATTGCTACTGTTAGGAGACGAAACTAACAGACTACACCCATTTATTGCAATGTTTACAGCTTCTTTACTAACACATAGAAACCATCCGAATCTCTATAATATGCATCTTTCCAAGAAGCAATATTGTTCAATTTCGTTATCTTATATTGTAGGTACTCATGTTTACGTTTCTTATAGTATTCTTTCTTTGTAGGATATGTATTAAACTTAGCTTTTGTATTAGAATAATATGCTTGTAAACTTTTTGTAAGATCAGCATAAAGTCGTGCATATTCTTCTGGGTTCTTAAGTGTGATAATACTATTCGTGATTATCATCAACGCACCTAAATGTCTGCACTGATCTATAGCATATTCTATCTTCTTAATTTTCTTTTTGATTTCTTTTCTGAACTTAGGTTTCATATTAACTGCTTCTATAATAGCAGTCTCTAATTCAAGTGAAGTATTGTGAAGTTTTTGTACTAAATCATATCGATACCGTTTTGGGAATACATTATCATTATTTGTTATTAAAAATATGTATTTAGTTAAAGCTTCTGCTTTAAATACTACAGCTATAGGATTATTCTTTCTTTTTAATTGTATACTCGATCTTCCCATTATATCCTCCAAAGATAAAAATATATGATAGACGATATACAGATATTATCTACCTATATTATCGTCTATCATATATTAAAAAATAAAATATCTTCAGTTAACAATTATTTCGCTATCTGGCGGTCAATGACTTACGCATTTGCCTTGATAGCTCCATTTTATGTTAACTGAAGAGTTATGCACACATGCGGACGAAACCCGCGGCTATAGCTAGGAGTGAGGTTGTCGATCGCTCCACCAGTGTACACGAGGTAAACATAGCTACTGATAGGAGACGATGTCCACCACCAAGAATTAGCTCCATTTAATTGGCAAATTCTATTGGCGTTAGAATTGTAATAGCTGAATCCTCCATTTACCTGAGCATAAGTTGGTATGAATACTTTATTAGTAACATTCTCTACTGTTACATTATTACAATATTCTAATGCTGTAGCTGATAAGTTTGCACTTTGCCAACTTACACACTTTCCAGCTAGTGTAGAACCCCTATATACATTATTACTACCAAATTGTGTATTTTCAACAATATCGGATAGTGCAAGATACCATTGATTGCCAGTGTTATGCACAACTCTCCATGTCTTATTATCAAAGGTAATAAGATTGCCAACAGCAACATTTCCACTAATAGGAATAAATACGAGTTCTACAAAGTAATCATTAGTATCTTCAGATACATATACCTGCCTACTATCAGTCTTTCTATTGAATGTACCAGTTACAGTCCATGTACCAATATAATCACTTCCCGGTAATTCAATCTTTGCCTTTCCTAATGCTCCAATATAAGAACTATATACTGTAATGCCTCCCTTCGTTGCACTAAAAGTAGTACTATATGCAACGCTTGGGACAGTAACCCATATACTTTTACCTGAACCGGTAGATACTACAATAGAATCAATATTAGATGCCATTACTTCAAAAGTTGCATCTGATGCTGTAGGTATACCTTTACCTGTAATAGAGGTAGCTATCATCCTCTTACCATAAAGAATTAATTCATTAGCATTCATATCGTACTTAGTCAGCTCCCCTTTAGTTACAAAATTTTGCATTTGTGAATTTACATTTGCAAAGCTATTATCCACTGCATCAAATTTAGTCTTCACTGTAGTTTCATCAGTTTCTGATAATGATACAATAGTAGCATCAGTTTTCAGATGAATCTCATCGTATGTCCCAGATTCATTCTTACGGTTAAGTTTCTGTTGTAAAATAGCCATATATAAATACTCCTTCCTTAAATTATTGAAAGGAGTGGATGAATAGGCCCGAACTCAGGCTTTGTGGCACAGAATCCGAGTTCTGGACTTTTGGCAGATAATTGGTTAAATCATTTTCAACCGTCTCACCAGACGGTCTTTTAACGACTTCGGAAGAAGTTTCCAGATGAACGGTATCATATGTTCCACTGGAGTTCTTGCGATTAAGCCGCTGCTTTAACGTTGCCATGTGCATTCACTCCTTTTATAATTTATAGTATTATAAAAACGTTTATGTTATTCTTTTTGAATTAGGGGACTCGTCTCTGAGTCCCCTAATGAGGATCATTTATTAGACGGTCTCAAACCACAGGTCACCAGCTGACTGATTAGTAGGCTGATTACCACCAACCTGAATATCAAGGAGCATGCGTCCATTGCTATACAGACGACCGTTAGAAGCGTAAACAGAACTGTTAGAATACGTCTGGGGATTAGCACCCTGAGAAGCGGCACCAACCAGAAACAGTTTAGCGGTACTATTGGTAGCACCAGCAGTATTCTTAGTATCAGTATTGGTATCAGTAGGAACAATCCACTTACCATCAGCACGCAGGAACTTAGTCTGATCGCCCTTTGCAGGAGCAGGAACCAGACCAGTAGAACCAGCAGCGCTGGCACTGGCAGCACCGAAGTTACCAATAATACCAGTCAGATCACCCTTGGCAGCTGCAGTAGCTGCAGAAATATGACCCAGACTATCAACTGTGATCTTATAGATACCAGCAGCATGAGCAGGATGTGTGGGATGGGTATATCCACTACCAGGAATACCAAGAGCCGTAATATCAGCCTTTTCAACAGCTGCAACAGCAGATACATGACCAGTGGCATCAACGGTAATCTTATACAGACCCGCGGTCTTGGGAGTATAAGCAGGATGCGTATAAACCGTTACATCGGAACCGTTGATCTTGATCTTACCATTGGTAGTAGAAGCAGCAGTAGCAGTAGCATCGGTACGAGCATGGGTAGCCTGGGAATGAGTATAAGCAATTGCGCCACGATCACCACGATATGCAGTAGAAGAAGTTTCGCCAAGAGCCAGAGAAGCAGAGATCTCTACATATGCAGTACCAGACCAACGATAGGTAACATTGGTGTGCAGATCGACATAGATCTTACCGCCTTCACCAGTGATCTTCTTAGAAGCGGTATGGGCAGAATCCTCATAGAAGTCAGCACCACTCTTATAACCTTCAATAACATCATCAACATAAGAAGGCAGCTGAGAAGTAAGAATCTTACCATCAGTACCAAGAGTAGCGACGCCGCTAGCAACACCCAGCTGAGAAGTTTCTATCTTATTCTTCAGAGCAGTGGTCAGTCCACTGACATCAGCGATGGTAGGAACAGCACGAGAAACCTTAATCTTACCATCGGTCTCACTAACAGCAGTAACAAAATTGTTGGCAACAGCAGTATCAGGGGCATCCAATGCACCGATAGCATCTTTGATCTTCTTAGCAACGGAGCCATTAACAGTATCAGCACCATTCAGCGTAGCAATGGCATTCTTGTTCGTAGTGGTCTGAGCAATAGCACCGCTGGCATAAGAATGAACAGCATCACCAGTAACGGGATCTGCACCACCATCAGCAACACTGCCAGCAACCTTAACTACACCATAGGCTTTATCCGTAGCAGCAGGAATGTTAACATCCTTGGAAGCATCAGGAGTCAGTGCCGTACCATTAACCTTGACACCTTCAATTACGTTAGCCTGACCACCGGTAGAAACGATACCATCAACCGTAGACTGCAGCGTGCTAACACTGCTTTCCAGAGCGCTCAGAGAAGATTCAACATTTGCTTTATTGCCAGTAAGCTGAGCACCGGCTTCATCAAAACGCAAGATCATACTGGAACGAGATTCCAGATGATAAGTATCATAGTCTGTACCATTAAAAGACTTAAAACGATATTTAATATAGTTGGCCATTTTAATATTCACTCCTTAACCGTTAAAGTTTAAATAGATACTTATTACTTAATCGGTTCACACCAATAATCACCGGCTTTTTGATCAGTAGGTTGGGTATCAGATTGAACAATCTGGTTACCACCACCTTCCCCTGACATCTTAGACCAGTCTCCCCATTTTGTATCACTTGTACTTACACGAGAATATTCAATACCAGCAGTATCACCATAGGCGATCTGCTGAATGGAATACTTACCATTGGCAACTGCGGACTCACCAGCAATTGCACTATCCTGATTAAGTGTAATTACAAAAACATAATCCTTGGTGATACCTTCCTGTCCCTTCAGCTTAATCGCATCAGTCTTCTTTAATTCAAGAGTCAGACCTTGCTTATAAGAACTAGGAGCAGTATCAGTATCTTTATTAGTGGTATTCGTATGGATACCAACTACCTTTACACCATCTTCAGTGTTGACAATATCGCCAGTGTTCGTAGTAGGATCAGGATTTAAGATTTTATCTTCAACTTCCTTAATGACTGCATACATTTCTTTCACAGTCATTGGAAGATCAGTCAGATCACCGAGCTCTTTAGACATGGCTTCAATCTTAGCAGAAAGAGTTTTAATCGACTCTTCGTCAGTTTCAACTTTGCCAGTTAAAGTTCTCAGCTCTTCGATCAACTGAGTGATTTTCTCCATATTGTCTACTACTTGTTTATAGGTACTTGGATTCATTCCCATGATCAGAAGTCCCTCCTTCCGTTAGTTGTCATTATAGTATTGTTGTGATATTTCGGCTTGACATTACTATATAGCAGTCATCGAAAAACCTGTTTATATCAAGTATATTTACAGGGTAAAGTCATCCTTTTAGTTCCTTTCTTCTGCACCGTACGAAAGCTTGTCTTGCCATTTTTACCTCCTTGTAAAAGTAGAATATAGATGACCTTTCGGTGACTGCTATTCCTCCCATTTTTATCGAAGTATATAAAATAGAAAGGAGGCCATTAAATTATGGCTTATGCTGCTATTCGAGATAAAATTGTGGCTGCTGCAATGAGATGTGTTGGACTTGTTGGTGGTACTGGTACGGGTGATGATGAGTTTATTCGTTACTATAACAGTTTATGCGGTACGAACTTTTCTTTGTCCAGCACTCCTTATTGTGCGATCTTTGTCACATATCACTTGCGTACGAATGATGTTCCTACTTGGGTTTGTCCAAACTTTGCAGGATGTACCACGGTTAACCGTGAGTTCTTGATTCCTACTAAATTTGGTAAGAATCCTTCTAGCTATACACCAAAGCCTGCTGATTTGATTTTCTTTAACTGGAATGGTAAACGCAATGGAACTTTCCATCATGTCGGTTTTGTTGAGAAGGTTGTTGGTAATACGGTTTATACGATAGAGGGCAACTCCACTAATAGCACGGTGCGTCATAAGAGCTATTCTGCTGGTAGTGCATACATTGCTGGTTATGGTGCGCTTCCTTATGAGTCTATTGATACTCTGGATAATCCTTTCCCTGTTCCTACTCTGGTAAAGAATGGTACCACTGGTACCGCTGCATATTGGGCACAGTTTGAACTGAAGCTGATTCAGAAGTATACTATTGCAATTGATGGTGCTTTCGGTCCTGCTTCTGTAAATGCTGCAAAACAGTTCCAGATAGCTAATAAGTTAGACGCTGATGGTGTAATCGGTGCTGCTACAATTAAGGCTCTGCAGGAGTCTCATAAGAAGAAGGTAACTCCTGTTGTTACTCCTACACCTACACCCTCTACTCCTTCTACGCCCAGTACAACGGAAAAGGAAGATCCTACGGAAGAGATGTGTCAGCCCACTAAGATTCGTTTGCTGAAACAGTTCCAAACATGGTTGAATAATAACTATAGGACTGGTTTAGTCGTGGATGGTATTTGGGGTCCTGCTTCTCGCAAGGGTACTATTAAAGCTCTGCAGACTGAACTGAATCGTCAGGTTAATGCCAGATTGAGTGTGGATGGTATTTGGGGTCCAAGAACAAAGGCTGCATGTGATACTTTACATTTTGGATGTAGTGGTAAATTGACGATGCTTGCTCAAGGTTTGCTTACCGCAAATGGCTATGATGTTAGCACGTTGGATGGTGTATTTGGTCCTAATATGATGGCAGCATTGAAGAGATTCCAGGCTGACTTTAGAATTGGTACTATTTTTACTCGTGGTACACTGAATCCCGCTACTTGGGAAAAGCTTGTTAAATTCTAATATCTGATAAACACTAATTATGAGGAGGCCTGAAAGGGTCTCCTCTTTTAGTTCCACATTTAAACGAATATATTTGAGATATATATTATATAGGTGAAGGAAGTATCATGAAAATTTCCTATCATATTTTAAAGGAGGTACCAATATGAAATGGTATGTGTATGGGAAGGATCTGAGATTTTACATGATTTCAGAGTATGGGAAGACGATGAGCGTTCCCAAGACAGAACTGTATGAGTATCAGAAAGCTCATCCGGAGGATACATTCACCTATGTAGGTGAGAGGATGCCTTTGGAGGTACAGCATGTATACTGAGACAAGTCTGCTGGAACTTCTGAAGCAGGAAGAATATTTCATCAATAAGGTTAATTCCTGGAGTTGCTATATTAAACGCAATGAAGAAAAACTTAAGAGTAGTAAAACTGATAAAGATAGATCATGGTATAATGATCTGATTAAGTATACTACTCAATGCAGAGATGATGCAGCTAATAACCTGCAAGGTATCCGCAATCAAATCAGAACATACCTTAAGGAGGTAATCCAGGTATGAGTATCATTAAATGGAACAGGAGAATCATTCAAGTAATGAACTCCTGTAAGTATGAGGAATTTGAGAAGCTTATCAATGAACTTCTCGAACTTCCTAATTACAAGAAATTCTTTACTTCCAAATGGTATATTTGGAATGTAATGAGACCTCGTGACTTCTATAAGATGTGCGCTATGTACATTCAGAAGATCACAGATGGTCAAACGGATCATTTTGATAAAGCTGAAAAGCTTATCAAGATCGTACTTCACACAACAAAGAGTGAACAAATCAAGAAAACCTTCGTATGGAATATTACGAAGAATACACCAATCATTATGTGGGATATGGTTCCCTACATGAGTAAGGAAAAGATCATTGTCATGATGGTCAAGAAAAAATATGTCATTGCTGATGAAATCATTCGGCCTTTCTTTGAGGCTGCAAATTTGATTTCTCAGATTGAGAAGGAGTAACTATGATCGTTTGTGCTGCCGTTCAATGGACCAATTCATATACTGGTTTTAAGATAACTATTGGCTGCATCCGACATGCCGATGGTCTAGCTCAACTCAATGTAATTCGTAATCTTGGACAGGATCTTGGACAGATTGTTAATAAGGAAGATGTTGAACAAGGGTTCTTAGATCACGATGGAAAGTTCTACTCAAGAACAGCCGCATATACTATTGCTAAGTATTGTGGACAATTGTCTGCAACAACACTGGCAAATAAGCATGGTAGTCAAGAACTCTTCTCCGAAGATCTATATTAAGGAGGAACTTTATGGGTCGTAGAGGAAAAGGAGAGCTCACCTATAAGCAGCATGAAGATGCTGTGAAGCGTAAGCTCTATGAACAAAAGAAAGAGATCGAAAGACTCTCTTTGGAAAATGCCACTCTTCGTATTAAGATCAAGGATCAAGATAAGAAAGCCGAGATCTATAATATGATGATCGATGAAGCAATTGTCGATCTGGAGGACTGCATTGGAATCCTTTGTCTTCTGGATGAATCTGGTCTCGCAATCAGAGATTATCTGGAAGGTAAAGGTTTGCTAAAACAATACGTCTACTATGTGGACGAATACAAAAAGGAGGACGCAAAAGATGAGTGATGAGTTTAATTCTTATCTGATCAAGTTGGAGGAGTGTGATGAGCTGAAGAAGCAGATCGAAGCTCTTCACAAAACTATTGCAGAGAAGGATGTAGCGATCAATGAGCTGATCTCTGAGAATTATCAGCTTGAGTTGATCCTTCGTGAAGCAACTCCCAAAGAGTTGGATACTCTTGTCAAGAGAGCTCAGAAGTCTCTTCAGGAGAGGTACGACCAGTTCTGGGCAAAACATCCTGAACTCAGAACAGAAAAGGAGTGATGCCAATTGGGCAAAATTCTGAATAGAGACATTTCCTGGATCAGTTTCAATCAGCGTTGTCTGGATGAGACTGATCGGAAATCTCTTCCTTTGGGTGAGAGAGCAATGTTCTTCGGAATCGTTGCCTCTAACCTGACTGAATTTATGCAGGTTCGTTATCCGATCGAACTTACGTTTGGTTTGGATGATGATGCTTTGGATGAATTCAAAGATGCCATTGCCAACTTCTATCAGAAGATGGTTAAACGTTGGCATAAGTTCAATAAGAACTATCAGTTAGTAGTTCCTGTTGATGAGCTGAAAAAGAACTCTGCCAAGTGGGTAGAGCAGACATTTAAGTCTGAAGTATTCCCTGTGCTTCAGCCTATGAATGTTGATAAGTCCAAGACACTGAATCTGCATCCGGGTACGTATCTATTGGTGCGTACTCGGAAATCTAAGTCTGATTCAGAGAAGTTGCAGTATATTGAAATTCCCAAAGGGATTGATCGGTATATTGCAGTACCTGGAAAGAAGTATTGTGTGTCGATTCTTGATCTGATTCAAGATAACCTGGAATTCATGTTCAAGGATCGCAAAATCATATCTTCTTTCCCATTCACTATTCTCCGATCTGCTCAAGTATTTGATCAGATTGATAGAGAACAGTTGGATGCTTATCAGCAGATTGTTAAGACTTTGAAGGAAAGAGAGCGATCCTGGATCACTACTCTCGAAATTGGCTCTACAGAGAAATCTGACATCAAACTTCTCCGTAACCTACTTCCCTTGCGGTCTGACACAATCATTTTCGCCAGTAAAGAGGTTGGACTGGCAAGTTTGAAGTCTCTTCCTAGTGAAATCTTTTCCGATAAAGATAAATGTCGGAAAATGAAACCCGTTAAGACTTTTCCAAAGTCTTCGATCTTTGAGTATATCAAATCCAAAGATCGTCTTGCATTTCATCCGTATGAATCATATGACCAAACTATGGTCAAGTTCTTGGAAGAAGCTGCTGACGATCCAAACGTGGTATCGATCAAGATCAGTCTGTATCGAGTTGCCAACAACAGTAAGATCGTACAGGCATTGTTGAAAGCAGCCGATAAAGGAAAGTCTGTCACAGTTCTGATTGAACTGAAAGCTCGTTTTGATGAGCATCACAATATCGAGATCTCTACGATTTTGAGAGAGGGTGGTGTTCGTATTGCTTTTACTTCTCCGGATATGAAGACACATGCAAAGCTGTGTTTGATTACTCGTAAAGAGAAGAAGGGTCTTAAGACATATGCTCAAATCGGTACTGGTAACTATAGTGAGTCGAATGCAAAGCAGTATACTGATTATAGTTATTTCACTGCCGATCAGGATATGTGTTTTGACCTGACACGATTCTTTGATCTGATGACTTCTGATCAGGGAGTATTTAAATCTCGTAAGGTGGTTTATGCTCCTTATAATATGAAGGATACAATCAAGGATGAGATTAAGGCAGAAATCAAACGTGCAAAGAATGACAAAGAAGGCTATATCTTCATCAAGTGCAATGGGTTCACTGATGTAGAAATAGCCGAAGCGATTCAAGATGCTGCCAAGGCGGGAGTAAAGATTACGATGCTCGTTCGTGGTGCTTGTGTAATTGAGCCTACGAAGAACATCAAGATCTATTCTCTTGTAGGTAGATTCCTGGAGCATTCTCGAGTGTATCAATTTGGTACTGGAAAGAATGCCCGAATCTATATTGGATCTGCTGATCTGATGGGTCGAAATCTGAACCGCAGACATGAACTTCTGATCCTTGTAGAAAATGAGGAGATTCGTGAGAGATTGATGAAACATCTGAAAATTTATATGAAGGATAATACGAATCTGAGAAAGATTCTTCCTAATTATAAATATGAGATGGTTGATCAGCCTGAAAAGAAAAAGAATCAATTTTCTGCACAGGATTGGTTCATCGAAGAAGCCAAGGAAATGGGGCTGGAGTAATTCCAGCCTCTTCCGACTTTTAAAATATGATATAAGATGAACAGTCTTATATTAAAGACAAGGAGGAAAGCAGAATGCACATTTTATATCATTCTGATATTATCAGTAAAATCTACACCGCTTTTACGACTAAGAGTCAGATGAAAGTGAATTCTGGTGTGGAGACAGCAGAGACACTGGAGTATAACTACTCCGTGCTTGAGGCACTGGCCGTTCATCGTATCGGCCACCTGTTTACCAAGGATGGTACTAGGGAACTGGTTGATACCATTCCCAATCAGGTTTCTGGTACAGTTGGTCAATACTGTGGTGAATGTCATAGTGTTGATATTTCTGAGTTTAAACCTGAAGATCTCACTAATGAAGAGATTCGGAAGGATATTCTGGATCTTTGCGCTAATGGAACATTTGTTCCCTTCATTTCTGTATTCACTCATGATGATCTTAATATGAGTGATAATCTTCTGGTTATCATTTTCGGTATCGGAGAACATCCTGATGAGAATTTTGGAATGTTGTCCATTAACATTCCTGAGTACATCAAGGATGTTGATCTGACAGATCGTAAATCGGCCATCGCCATGTATCCTATGATCTATGATGTTCCTAAGAATATCATTGGTGCATTGGCAGAGGAGCCGAAGATGCATATTCGTCTCTTTACCAGTGCTGAGCTGGAGGAGCGAATCAAGAAAGAAAAGGAGGACAACAATGAAAGTTGTTCTGAAACAGCCGAATAAAAAGCCGATGAGAGCCACTGCATTTTTCGCAGTGGCTTCTCCTGGTCCTATGACAGATCTTGGAGATGTGGCGCTTAACTTAAACTTTGCACATTCCACAAAGGACGCGAAAACATATGATGCCGTAATGGAGCATCTGAAGGCACGCATGCTCCATGAAGAGGCACTTAGAGTAAGTGTCAGCGTCGGCTCTTACTTTGAGGAAACCGAAGGCTCATTGTTCCGTAGGAAACCAGTGGAATGTCTGCCTATGGATGGATATCCTTATATGGTGGATGGTATATCTGCTGGTATCTATATGACCATTGATGAAGTTTGCAAGCTCTTATATGCAGAAGAGATCTTGTCTGAAAAGATGCAGAGTGAACTTCGTTTGGTCATTGTATATGAACAATTGACTGGTTCTGGTGGTAAAAAAGGAATTGAATTCCTAACTGTATCTATTTCAGATATCTATCTGAATAACCAGAGAGATAATCAATTTAACGAGTGTTCAGAAGCTAGCTGCGATTGCTATCGTATCAATAGGGTGAATAAAATCTCCACAAGATATCTAAGCGATCCGGATCATATTCTTTTCATCCCGCTGATGAATACTAGGTATGAGAAAGATTATCTGACAGATGGTTCATATATTGAATCACCTGAAAGAATTGCATATCCTTCTACGATGGAGAGGTTCATTCTTCCATGGGATATTGCAGGATAAAGAATATGGGAGGGGTTATCCCCTCCCTTTTCTTTTTTCTATAAAACATCTATATAAATACTATACCATGAAAGGGGTGAAGTACGGGTGTTCGAAAACATATTAAAAGTCGTTTCAGCAGTAACCCCATTTCTATTACTGGTAATGGGTTGGATGTATACATCAGCAACTCGTAAACGTGACAAACGCGAAGAAGCTAATAAGAAAACTGCCGATGACAAAGAAAAAGAACGTAAAGAGCAAATTGATAATCAAACCCAAAAGATTGATGATCTGATTGTAGATATTTCTGAGCTTAAGAAAGATATGGCTCAGTATCATCAAGTTGACCTCGATACGATCAAGAAAATCAATGCATTGGCAGGAGCGGGTGAAATGACCAGCACAAAGTTATCTGAATTAGCTAGCGTTGTTATGGTTCTTGCTGAAGGTTTACGTGACCAACACTTAGATGGTAATATTACGAAGGCTGTTGAAAAATACCGGAAGTATGAATCTGATACATCTAATGCGATGCTTCACAATGCTTTTACTGATGCTAAATGTGATAGCATTAAGTAAGTAAAATTTTCATGGTAATGTATTATTTCAAGTCTTGTGTCCAAACAAGTTAGTAGCTTCATAAAAAGAAAAGAAGGAATCCCTGGGGTTGTCCCGGGGATCCTTCCTATTATGTATAACGATTATGCCACTTTGAAAGTTAGTAATCCTATATTAACTTGTAATTGACAATTTGGTTCTTGGTAGGAATTTCATGAGCGTTTGATTTTCAAAAATTCATCCGATTAGCATAACTTTCTACTTTTCATTACTATTAAACTGTAATCAGTTTTGTTGCGTTATTTTTTTTGCAACCGTTTTCTCAAAATAGTGGCATAATCGATTGTATTATTATGTTAACTCTGCACAAATAAAATTCATCCATATATTATATATTTGATAGATTATTGGGAGTAATCTATCAAATATTATGAAAAAGGAAGCGTAGAGTTATGGCTATTAAGAAAGGTGACGATGGTTATTTAGTAAACGATATGGGTGAAGTATGGGGATATTGTCGAGTATCCACGACACAACAAAAAACAGATCGACAAGAAATCGCCATGGAGGAGTATGGCGTTCGTTCTACTAAAATATTTATCGATAAACAATCAGGTAAATCTTTTAATCGTCCTGCATATAAGAAGCTAATTCGAATCTTGCGCAAAGGTGATATTATCGTTATCAAATCAATTGATAGACTCGGTCGTAACTATCAAGAGATTATTGATCAGTGGAGAATGATTACACAGGATCTTGGTTGCGGAATTTATGTGATTGATATGCCACTATTAAATACAACTGGAGATCCTGAAGATTTGATTTCTAAATTTATCACCGATATGATGCTGCAGGTATTATCTTTCGTTGCACAGAATGAACGTGAAAATACTATCTCTCGTCAAAGAGAAGGTATAGATGCAGCTAGAAGAAAGCGGATCGTCTCTATTGGTCGGCCAAAGATTCCAATGCCATATGACTTTTGGGAAATCTTTATCATGTGGAAGAAGAAAGAATTCTCTACTGCTGATCTTTTTAGATTCTGTCATGAGGCATATGGTATGTCGAATAGGACATTCTATCGACGTATTAATGAATTAAACCAGCGGTTTGGTGAAATGAATCCAGATCGACTAGAAGATTTGATACTAGATAAAGAATACTTTGATGGTATCACATTTGATAATGAACGACTGGAACAGGGCATCGGGTTCTATAACCAATATGTATTGAATAACCCTGAGAAAGAACGTAATCTGAGAGAACGTCATCGAAAAGAGCGTGAAGAAAAACCAGAACTCTCTAAAGAGGAAGAAGAGGCATTACAAAGAGCAATGCTTTACAAGAGACAGAAGGAATTCAGAGAGCGGTTTAATATGCCTCCTCTATCTATTTATGATCGTACTGATATGCCAACTGAATTGATACGCAGACCTGAACCTAAGAAACCTAAACTATCAAAAAGTGGTAAAAGAATTGGTAGACCACCAAAAGAAACTACTTCTAAGATGTATGTATATGGAGATGGACAATCTTACAATTGTCATACTAAGAATTCGGGTGTTGATCAAGCTGTTGTATTGCTTGATAAAGATCCTCGTATACCAGACATTGATGACAGTAAACTGGACTCTCAGCGTCCAATGAAAACAATCGTAATCATTTAATGTATATGGGAGGGTAGTTATTTACCCTCCCATTTCATCTTTTACATTAATTTTTTGACATTAATATAAATGATCCATGCTATTAGTAGATCATACACATTCTAATAAGAAAGGTGGTTATTTGTTATGGATAGTTTCAATAGCAAGATTACTGTTGCTGCAACTTTGACTGGCAATGGTGCTGAGTACTATCTGGAAATGGGTTCTACAATTGAGTCTATTGTTGTTGCTTATCCGTATGAGCAGAAGACTATTTCCAATGCTACGTTGATTGGTATTGAGCTGAAGCGCCGTGAAGTTTATAACCCCAATAGTCGTATCTACGACAGTGTTCCTTGTAGCGGTTATATCACGGATGGTATTGCCAATCTGTTTGATGCATCCAAGATGCTTGATGTGAATGCAATTGCTGTTAAGTACACCGAGGAGGATGTGGAGAAGGAAGCTCGTATTCCGGTATCTAAGATCGTCTCTATCGGTGGTTCCTTCAAGTCTCCTGATGGTTCTCAGACAATCTCTGTTGACCCGGCTGAAAAGAAGATTGCTGACGTGGTAGCAGAAGCTACTGCAGAGGGAGACGCTCCTGTTACGATCGTATTACCTGCAGCTGAGGTTGAGGAAGAGTTGACAGTTGAGAAGAATGTAACAGTTGCTGGTGTGAATGCCAATGTCGCCCAGAACTTCTATCAGGAGGTGTAATTATGAGTACTGTGTTTACTAAGCCCGTAGTCATCAATGCCCCTGAGAAGGACGTAGTCTTTAATGGTGTTGATTTTACGAAGGATGCCTTAATTAAAATTATGGCTGCTAAGTCTGTTACGATCAAGAATTGTCGTTTCTATGGTTTAACCCCTACCAAGAAGGCTATGGGTGTTACGCTGAATAGCGATAATGTTAAGCTTGTCGTTGAGGGTTGTTTCTTTGGCATCAATAATGATAAGCTGTACAATTTCTTTGAGTTGTATGGTAAGCTGGCTGATGGATCTTCCATCTCTCGTAACTATTTCGTTGGTAAGTGCTGTACTCATAACCAGGTAAATATTTACAATGTTATGGATGACGCTACTATTAATGTAAATAGTAACTATATGGCATCTGTCCGCATTGGTCCTAAGGGTGCACCTCAGAACGTCAAAATCAATGTTAAGAGCAATGAATATAATGTGATTGATACCAGTGATCCTGATTGGGTCAATATGATTATTATTCAGCCGTATAGTGATCAGACTAAGTCATTCAATGGCGTTACTATTATCGTGGATGGAACAAAGACTTCTGTCCCCGATAATAAGCTTGTCTACATTTATGCTGGTGGCAAGGATACCAAGTTTAACTGGCAGACTAACTATCCAGTTCTGTACATGAATGGTAAGCTGGTCGAGGAAATTACCAATGTGGGTGATCCGGTTGAAGGTACTAAGCCTGGTGAGGAAGAGGAGCAGCCTGTTGATCCTACTCCCGATACCAATGGTGAAACTACCGAAGAGTCGAAGACTGAAGAGTCTACTGCAACTGAATAATAAAGATTGGGAGGGCAAATTTGCCCTCCCATATTTTTTATATAATACAAATAATCTTAGCACCTTTTTTGAATCGATCTAACACATAGTTAGCAATATTTATACCTGTAGTTAACTCATATGGAGATTGTGTGTAATGACTTGATACCAAACCTACACCTTTAGGATTATATGGGTCTTCTTTGATATACTTGAAACAATACATCAGTCGATATTGATCTTCCGTTATATCAAATAATAGTTTCTTTTTCTTAAATACATTAAGAGCATAATTTTCTGGTTCAGTATTATCTTCATCATCTTCTTGACCAATAGTTTTTATATCCTCAATAATACTAGGAAGTTTATTTTTCAGATTTATAACAGATAAATCTTCTACACAACTATTCGTGAAAGGTACAACTCTACCGGAAGATAAATGAATGATTGCTCTACTATCAGGATCAGAATCAATATAATTCATTGTTGATTCAGCTAGTGCATTATATTTAAACCCTTCGATACGATTTAAAATGATATTATATTGTGCTCGTTTAAATTGGAGCTGATTTTCTATTGAATCTCCCTCCATAGTAATTAGATTCTTTGCAGGATTTACAAAAGCATATGGAACCAACCATACTTTATCTTTATTACCTTCTTTGTCAGTAGCAACAAAGTCAAGCTCAAGATCAGCATCCTCCATATAGTTAACCATAGACATAAATGCATCCGATGGAATCATCACATCTCTGAGTCTGGTTGTTTCATATGCATAAAAAACTTGAATAGGGATATGCGGAGAGTTCATATATTTACTCCTTTCAGATATAAATAAGGCACGAGGATCTGATGAAAGACCCCCGTGCCTATTTTTAGTTAGAATTCAATGTCTTCCATTTCAGAGTTGTCATCTTCTCCAGGAAGGAACTGTTTTTCTTCATCAGTCAATTCATTCTCGTCATCACTGACGACACCATCACCATTCATATCACCATATTTCTGCTCAACAGTGTTATCCTTATACTCCTGAATCGTCTGCTGAATCTTAGCTTCCAACTCATCAGCAATGGCATCAATACCCGCATTCTTGACATCTTCATCAATCTTAGACCAGTCAAGATTGACCATAGATTTAATACGAGAATAGATAAACTTATTGCGCTTCTGTTCTGCATTGTCTACATTGAATTCAGGAATAATATCAGCAATATTCTCTGCATAAGATTTTGCATTATTCAAGTCTTCAATTGTATTCTGCATTACCAGAGACTTAGGAGCAAAGAACTGTACCTCAATCAAACCTTGATCAATTGCTTCACGAGTTTGATCAGATCCGCAGATTTCCAGGATACGTAAGCACATAGCTTCCCAGTTATCGTGGAGATCCTGTTGTTCATTACGAATTGCATTACAGATCTGTAAAGACTCCATAGAAAGAGTACGTGCAAACTGTAAGTTACCATTCGTTGCATCAATGACAGCAGAGTCAAGACCAAAGGATGATACAATAGCATTTAACAGAGTACGCAGGAAGTCATCATTCATATCGACATCCTGACCAGGAATATAATCAGTTTCTATATATTTTTCTGTTCCATCATCTGTTGGAATTATAATATCAGAAGAAGCATTAAAGGGGTTCAAAATTTGTTCAAATGAACCATGAAGCGTACCAAGGTTATTTTCAGGCATCGTTAATGAAGCCATAGCATTCTGAAGATAACGCTGTACGTTAGGAGAAGCTCCCATATGAACCGTATGAATCTGTCTACCACGACCACGAAGAACCTTGGTCATAATATTATTCATAAGTAATGTAGAGTATAGTTTGGTAAAGAATACGGCATTCGTCAGGATAGAATCATCTGCACGAGAAAGATCAAAAATCTCATCTGCATAGTAGAAAGTAATTCTCTTATTACCCTTATAGATTTCATTGTTCAAAACAAAATCATGCATCAGATCAATATCTTCAATACGATTAATACCAATATTTGGATCAAACGTATTAATGATCTTTTCTGAGAGAGTCTTAGAGATAATCTCTTCTGCAGTCTTTGTGGACTGTTGCAGATTTGTAGCACGAGATTTCAACAGCTGGTCTTTTAATGCTTGTGCAAAGTTAATTACGTTGGTAGTACCGGCATCCATTGTAATATCATTTACTACAAAGTATCCAATTACTCGACCACCAATCTTCAAACAGAAAACCTTTGCCGGATCAAGCCTTTCCAACATACATCGACGAAGCTTCTTCTGTTTCATTCTCTGAACAATCATTGTTAACTTAGAAGTATCTATCACAGCTTCATTCAGAGTACCTTCAGAAGATCTTTTCATTACATTTTGAAGTTTAAACTCAGAATAAGCTTCAGAGAGTAATTCACCATGTGCTTCTTTCATCATATGAGCAATAGGAGACTTCTCAACGATGATATTCATATCTTTAAATAACAGGTTTACAGTACTCTCATCAATAAAGCCATCATCACTATTGCTTTGACGTAATACTGTTCCTTCTGCTGTCATACCATGAGATTCTCGTAGAGACAGAATCTTCATATCAATGGAGCATTCATTGATGGAAGAAGATAGATCAGTATAAGACTGATCTAAGAAATCCATATCAGACATTGTTCGAGTAGATTCATTTAAACCCTTCTGTTTGATCATTTGAAGCATATGATCGAATGTTTCATTATAATCAATAACAAGCATGTATTCATGACCAAGTTTGTATCGATTCATATATACATCACGAAGGGTATTATCAAGCTTCATCTCTTTCTTAATTTGCTCAATATCAGATTGGATAGCAGTTACTGCCGTAGAACCTTTATATTTAATTAAGAAAGTAGCATCATTCTGAATATCAGGAGATAGACATTCATTTACTAAGAACATCAGTACACGATTAATCTGAGGAATCAGAATTGGCATGATTTCATAATCCTTAATAATCGTATAATACTTTTTGTTCTTCATGACCAATGAATCCATCAATGTACCAAACCCTGCTACATCATTGTTATTGGAACCATTGATCATATCAGAGATATTCGTATAGATTTGTGCATCAGTAGAAATATCAGGAAGCTTCGTTCCCTTTACTTTATCATTCTTTGTACCATAACCAAGAAGTGTAGTTTTGGTACTGTTCATTTTAGCATCATTCAGTGTACGAGAAACCGAAGTAATACTCTGTGTGATCTTATCTTTCGCTGCGCGGGGCAGTGAATCGTCCAAACCATTTACAAGAGTGGACAAGAGTTTTTCATTCATATTTTATACACACCCCTTCGTAGTGAGCTTAGTGGTGTTTCTTTTAAATCACCTTGTCATATTATAGGTTTGTTCGGGTAATGGAAATCTAAATATATATTATATTAGTGTATAAAAGGAAGATTATATGAACCAATCTATAATAACATTAGGAGGTTTACTTATATGAAAGGCGTTACAATTCTTAGCTCTGTGGAAATAGTAGCAGAGACTGCTCATGGCTGGAATAATAGATGTACAATATCATTTTGTATTATGACAGCAGGGTTATTATTATTACTCTGTATGCTATGGGTATCAAGTAAATGGCGTGAAGAAGTATTCAATGTGTTTTCTGTAATAGGTGCTGCAATGTTTGTCTTTGGTCTTGTATTCACTCTTCGGTTTTATAAAATAGAAAATCCGATTTCATATAAAATACAATATCAAGTTATAGCAGATGATTCTGTATCACTGAATGAATTTATTGAGAACTATAATATCATTAGTATTGATGGTAAGATTTATACAGTGGAGGAGAAAAATTAAAATGAGTTTGTTTGATCGGTTTAAGACGCCTGCAGATGAAGCTGATGTACGGAATCTTCAAGAAAAGATTCTGGAATTATGTCATTGTGGAGATGACACATATGATATCAAGAAAGCCAAACGACTGGCTATCTTGTCAGCATCATTCTTTCTGGCACTATCCAATGAATTGAATGAAGATACCGCATGTATGATCTCTACGAATTCCAGTTATTCTGAACAGAGTGATCGTATTCGGACGAATAGTGTAATCACTATGTATAATCCAAAAACTGGATATCGGTTTGAACAACTCTTTGACAATATGGAGATGAATTAAAGATGAATGAAGATATTGTATATGGAGGAGCAACGGGATTAATATTACTAAGCCCATTGATTGCTATTATCATTATTAATATCAGCTCTTGGAAAGATAGTCGTAAAAATACGACTAAAATTCCATTGAAGTTTTTTAAGAAGATATATGCAATCAATCCAGATAGTTGGTTTCTGTATTCGTCTACAGTATGTCGATTTTATAGGAAAAAGTATGAAGTAATTCCTTTTGTGACTAATAATAGAGGTCAAAACTGTTATACTGGCAATAATAATATGAAAGATACAGAATACGATCCTGTTACAGATAAGTACTATAAATATATTAAGACTGATATCGAGTTATCTTTTAGTTTTCTGGATTTTATCAAATATCGATTCTGGAGACTGAAAGTTAAACGAGAAAAGAAGAGACGAGAAAAACTGAATAATGATACTGAAACTTTACAATTTCTTCAATCTCTCGCAGAAGAAGATATCAAGACGTACACTGATCGTATTAAAAGAGAAGGTCAGGAACAACTTGATAAACTGTTACGAGAAGCGGAAGAACGTGAGAAGAAGTTCAATAAAGGAGTAGGAAAACATGAGCCTGGAATTGACGAAGGAGTTTCTTCGATCATTACCTAAATTTGTAGAATCCAGTGATGGCCAACAGGCAACTTGTGAATGTTGGGTATGTGGAGGATACAAAGACGGTGGTGGATCAATGAGTATCAAGATTGATCCAGATATTGGAGAACCAATTAAGTTCTGTTGTTTCAGAATGTCATGTGGAGCTAAAGGGTTCCTGAAACCAAAGGACCTAGAAGCGGCTGGCTGTAGAGATGCTGAAACTTTATTAGAACTTGAAAACTACAATAAAACGATCAATCTTAAATCAGATAAAAAGTTTATAGCCAGAAAGAAACGAGACTATGAACTGGTTAATCTGGATACAAATGTAAATCGTCGAAAGCTTGCTTATATCAATAAACGTCTTGGAGTAAATCTCGAACCATATCAACTTCGTGATTTAAAAATCCAATTAAGTTTATATGACTTTCTATCAATTAATAATATCCAACGGCTTGCATTCAATGAAAACTATTGTGATACTCTGAATAGTTATACGATTGGTTTTGTTAGTTTATATTCTGATTATCTAATCCTTCGTGATGTATCTAAAGATCAGAAAACTGGTAAACGATATACACAGTATCGATCTAGCGGAAAACCTGATCCTAATGATACAAAGATATATAGTATTCCAACCACAATAGATATACTGAATCCAAAACCTGCTATTATTAATGTAGCAGAAGGAGCCTTCAGTATATTAGGTGCATATTTACATTGTGGAAAGATCTATAAAGATCGAAAAGATAAACAGAATATACTTTGGCTAGCCAATTGTGGATCTGAGTATAAGAATACAATTCAGCACATTGTAAAACAGTGGGGATTGTTGGATGTCGAATTGCATATATGGTCTGATAGTGAAGTAAAAGTAAGTAAGTATGAAAAACTTGTACGAAATTTAGAATCTCATATGAATCTTGTGCATGTTTATATTCATTATAATACGAAAGCAGAAGATTTTGGTCATGCTGCTGAAGATATTAAGATGGATATAGTCACATTAGTATAAAAAAGATGCTCCCGGGGTTAATCCTCGGGAGTTTTCTTTTTTTTTCTTTTATTCTTCATAGGTCCGGATTTCTGAAGCACGGCCAGCTCTGTACTGGCCTAAATAAGGGTTTCTTGAAACTTAATAATTCTACAATACAATTAGCAAGTCAATCTAGTATAGATACCCTTAATACAGAAGTAAACAATTTAAAATCCTCTGTCAGTAATGGAAAGTCGCTTATAGCTAGTGCGATTACTGACAAGGGAGTTAGCACTGCATCTAATGCGACTTTCCAAACTATGAGTAATAATATAAGAAGTATTCCTACATCTACTACATCAGGTATAAATATCTGGGTATATTCAGAAGGTATGCCTGCTGATGGTACAATTTACGCTACTAAAAATGGATATACTGTTTATGGTTCATATGTATCAGTTTTTGATAGATTTCGTATTTGCTTACCATCTACTTCATTTGAGGGAGTATGGACAATAATTTGTACGTATAGTGGTTATAGTAATAGTAGCACTATTACTATTTCTGGCAATACTACTATAGATTATTTTATATCTATAAAAGTATTACCAGTGCTTAGTGGAACTTGGTATCTAAATGATACATTAAACTATCCATCACAGCGTATAAATGAAACATTTAATGGAACTACTTCAGAAGATTATAATACTATAAAATTACAAACAGTTAGCAATAATGGTATAAGTTTTTATAAAAACGTATATGGTATGAAATTGTATGCAAGTGGTAATCTTATATCTTTTAGCTATAATCAATATGAAGGAGAATCTGTATATAACGGATCGTGGGGCGATGATCAAAAATATAGATGGATTAAATTTAATAATCAATATACAGTAGGTATGGCATTTTATTCATGGTTTATAAATAATGCTGTTCAAAAATCATAATATAAATACCCCACTCCATTTTTAAGGAGTGGGGTTCTTCTCTTGCCGGGTTTTCTGAGTTCCGGCCTATCAGTTCATTCCTGGAAAGGAGCTTATTATGGCTATCTTGAAACAAAGACTTAACCGTAAGAATGATAATGGTACATATGATACCATATATCTTGAAACCATTGCAACAGTAATCAAGATGTCAGATACAGATAATACTTTACTTAGTTCAAAAATTGCTAATATGGATACAGTTATAGCTGGTAAACAACCAGCTGGATCATACGCTGCTGCTTCACATAATCATGATGATAGATATTATACCGAAAGTGAAGTTAATAACTTACTTAACGGTAAGCAAAATGCAGATAGTGCTATTAATACAAGTAATATTGGTAGTCAGAGTGTGAATTATTCTAATAGTGCTGGTTCTGCTATATATGCTGCTAATAGTAATAACTATGGTCAAGTATTACGTAATCAGGGATTATCTTCTTCTGCAGCTACTCCATCAGTTAATGGTGAGATTATCTGGCAGTATAGCTGAGGTGATATAAATGCCGCATAATAGTTTAATTAATGGCGCTTCGCATGGTATAAGTAGTGCACAAACCATAATTAATGGTACTGGATATAAAATTAATTCTGGTAAGACATTGATTAATGGAACTAGTAGGAATATAGCATTTGAAACGCCGAAAAAGTGGTATTGGAATGAAGTATTAGCTGTGCCCGACACAAACCACACATATGATTTTACTGATACGACCGGATTTAAATCATATGATAATAAAGGTACCAGTCGTGGTTTTATACATCTATATTTTAGCAATTCCGCTGCATTACGGGTAAATAGCACTATGGACTATGCATCATATAGTCTTCGATACGGTGCTTATAACTACGGTGATGTATACCCACAAGACCGCGGTTGGCTAAATCAACTTCAACGAAATATTGAGTTTACTATTCTCCCAGATGATGACTGGCTGATTGCATATCTTTGGGCAAATGCCACTCCTATATATAATTGAAAGGGTTGTGTATAAGTATGGCACATAATACATTGATTAATGGTACTAATTATTATATTAAAGGTGGTAATAGTTTAATTAATGGTACCGGTTATAAAGTTAGCGGGGGGGGGGGGGTACTAATTAATGGTACCCGAAAAAATATTACATTTGGAACACCATTAAATAATCTTTCAGTTGGCAGTAGTGTCTACATGAATGTAAATGGGGTAAGAACCGAATTCTTGATTGTGCATAAAGGAATTCCAGATTCAAACGACCAACCTCCCCGTAAAACATATGATACTAGTTGTGATGGAATTTGGTTATTGATGAAATGTGTATATGAAGATAAACCGTATGGTGCTAATAGTAGTAATTATGCAAATAGTGATATGCATAATTATCTTAATACAACATTTATTTCACGATTTGATTTAAGTATACAAAATATAATGAAACAAGTTAAAATTCCATATTATATTTATGATGATACTGGGTTTTACCAAAAACTTCTTGATAATGGAGTTCCTACTAAATTATTTTTATTAGACTCCACAGAATTAAGAATAAGTAATCAATTTACTGCTTTCGGAAATGGTGGATCTACATTAGAGTACTTTCTAACTGCACCATTAGATGAATCTTCTGAATTACGTGTAACAACATATATTAATAATACAAATAAAGCTTCATATTGGACACGTAGTCCAGCTTTAAATAAAAATAATGAAATAAATGCAGTTTATTGGTATGGTGTTGGAGTGAGCGCTAACTATGCTGCTTCTGTTGGTATTAGACCATCTTGTATTATGCCATATTCTGCATTAATTGATTCAAATATGAATATTATTGCATAGGATGTGATATTATATGTCTTCACATAAAACTTTAATCGATGGTACATCCCAAACTCTATCGGGGGGGGTTATTAGTCAACGGAACGAATTATAAGATATCTTCCGGAAATACATTGATAAATGGTACATCCAAGAAAATTGAATTTGGTGCACCTAAAACATGGAGTCTTGGTGATTTTAATATAACTGATGTTAGTGAATTTGATACCGATGGTGACGATGAATTATCATTTAAAGTAAATTTTTATACACCAAATGTAAATGATTATTCACAATTTGGAGTTACTCCTGGTGAGAACAATTTTTCATGGCTAAAAATGTATTATAGAAACTGGACAGATGGTTTTTGTATAACATATGTGATGAAAAGTAAATATGGTGATTATGAGGGTGCATATTGTAATGTATTTAAAGCTGGCGGTGCACACTGGAATGTATTCAATAGCGCTTCTCGTACAATAACATTTTATGAATCACCAACTGGGACTTTATTATCATTATTACAAAAAACATCTACACCTATTTCTTAAAGGAGGAATAAAATAAATGACCACTTTTGTTAAAGTAAATGATACTTTATATCCTGCAACTATTAATGGTAGGATGCAGGACTATGAATGGGATAATCGTGAAACCAAAGAGATTATCATGGAGAATACGTATGACGGTATTAAGGCGCTGTTTGCTGATGGCGTGTCATGGAGCATTGTAATGCCTGAGCAGAAACCTAAAACTGACAGTACGGGCAATGCTCTTAAAGATTCTGATGGTAATATCATCTATGAGACCGTCAATTCTGAGTGGAATAATAGTGAGTTTAATCTTGCTGGTCCTATTACTGATTATCGTGATGGTAGAGTTTCTATCAAGATGGGTAAGACTACTGATCTTGAAGATGCTTATGCAATGATGATTGGAGGTTAATGAATTATGACTGCAAAAGTTAAAGCTATTAGGAATTTATATCGTCATGGACGTATTTCAAAAGAACAGTTAAAAAATTCTGTTCCTTCAGTTATCACCACTGAAGAATATAAAGAAATCACTGGTGAAGAGTATATTAAATAAGATATAAAATTCCCTCTCCTTAATTGGAGAGGGAAGCTTCTTTTTATTTATCTGAAACATAACTATAATTAAGTAATAACCTATGATAGGGGTGAGACTCCATATGGGCATGGTTAAACAGTCAAATAATCAATATCTGACTGAGTACTATGTCGACCTTAAGACGAAAAATAAATCGTTTATTAAGATCGCTGCAGTGCTTTATCAGGAAGGTATTGATAATTTCTTTTTCCTTGGATTAAACAATAAAAAGCTGCAGGGAGTAGATCCCTATGATCCGGATATCACAGATGAAGAGCGCTTCATGATATTCCGGGAATGTGCTGAAAACAGATGGTACTTCTACCGTGAAGTATTTAGAGTCTCTGAATCTGGTGCCTCCACTGAAGTTGGTGGTGGTTCTCCTTTCTTACTGAACCGTGGTAACTTGGCATACTTATGGGCAATGAGTTTAAATATCTCTGCTTATTTAATTATGCCTCGACAGACGGGTAAAACCTGGGCTGCTATTGCTGACTGTGTATGGACGCATCAGTTTGTACGTGGTTCTAACATCTTACATTTTAATAAGAATCAATCTGATGCTAATATGAACGTCCGACGTGTTTCTGATGCTATTAAGATGCTGCCTATGTACATGCAGCATTCTAATATTGATCAACTTGATCCTTCCGAGAAACGTCGAGTAAAGAATAATGAAAAGACGATTCGAAACACAATCAATGCAACGATCGAAGCTATGGCATCTGCTGGTAATGAAGCTAAGGCAGACTCTATGGCCCGTGGTAAAACGGCATCTAAGATTTGGTGGGATGAGTTGGCCTTCATATTCTTCAATGAAGCTATGTATGGTGCATCTACGCCTGCATATGAAAAGGCTCGAGAAATCTCTGAAAAGAACCAGACACCATATGCAATTAGTATTACAACAACGCCTGGTGATCTGGCTACACCACATGGTGCATTTGCCTATAAGATGATGGAGGATTCTATTCCTTTCCAGGAAGAGATGTATACTTGGAAGAGAAAGAAACTCTATGATATTATTTATAATACACCAGATAAGACTGGTTTCGTATTTATTCAATTCTCACACTTACAACTTGGTGAAACGGATGATTGGTATCTGGATCGTGCTAAGAAGATGAATAATCCGATTCGTGCACGACGTGAGTATCTGCTTGAGTGGATCAACTCGAATGGTAACTCCCCGTTTGACCCGGATGATATTGAAGTTATTGGTGATCTGTCTATGCAGCGCCGTGGTACTGCTGAGACTGTTAAGATCAATAAATACTTCAATTTGAATATCTATCAAGAGTATCATGGACGCAAACCAGTATTGATCGGTGTCGACGTTTCTGGTGGCCTTGGTCGAGATAGTACTGCGGTTGTTGTGGTACATCCTGAAACACTGATGCCCCTTGCATTCTTTAAATCTAATATGATTCCTTCTGATCAGTTGAAGAAATTATTGATTACTCTGGTTACAAGAATTTATCCGAATTGTATATTGACAATCGAAAATAACTCTGTTGGTAAACCACTAATTGATCATTTACGAGATACTGCAGTTGGACGAGTATTATATAAGGAACGTAAAAAGAAAGAAATTGACATGGGTGTCAATGCTGCTACCAAGAAGAAGCATAAGGAAGTTTTAGAGTATGGTCATAATACCAATCCGACTTCTCGTGCACAGATGATGGAAATGTTGGAGAATATTGTTCATAACTCTCCTTCTCATGTAGCATTCCCTGAACTCTATGAAGAGATTCGGTATATGGAACTCCGTAATGGACGTATCGACCATGCCGCTTCTACACACGATGACTGCACCATGGCATATCTTGGTATTCTGTGGGTGGTACGTTATGGTACTGGCTTAAAGAATAAGGGTATCTATTGGACTATCACTGATGGTGAAGACGAGGCAGAAGATAGATATGATACTTCTGATTCTTGGAGAAAAGCTCGTCGAATTGTTATTGATCATAAAGAAGAAAATGAAGAAGATCGCCTAATCGACTTCTTATCTTCTGAACAACCATGCGAGACAAGTTCTACACTTGCAGAACGTGAACGAGCAGAATACTATCGAACCTTAGATCAAATCGAGGGTATTGACTTGGATGATGATCCAACATTATCCGCAATCGATAATATTCCTGACTCTACACAACGTCTTATCATGAAGAACTATTACTCTATGCTATCTACAGACATGAACGAAAACTTACTGAACACTTTTGTTGATCCAGAATATGGACAGATGGGTGTTAATGTTGGAAGTAAAGATGACTGGAGTAGCTTGTATAGTTGGTAATATAACATAATTATAGATGCATTCTTTTGCTGGGGAACGGAAGTCTGCGTTAAGTGATGACGGAATGGATTATTGTTTTCCATACGTATTGCTCCTTTAAAGTGAAGAAGGTGGGAGAGGCATAATGCCTCTCCCGTCTTCCTTTCTTTTATAATATACCAGTGCTACCAGCATGGTATAAATCTAACATTAATCCTCTATTCCGATTACACATTATCAAGATGCGCATCAGTTCTCCAAATTCAAATGTATCAATATTGATTAACCCTTTCATGAATGACTGTAATCGTACAAGATTCACATATGTTAATTTAGCGAATGCTGATACAGTAATATTATTTTCTTTACAATATTCTGTAATAGCAGCTCTGATACTTGGTGATTTCGATTCACAGATAGACGTAAAATTCTTATATCTATCATTGAATGAAAGCTGTGGCATAAATTTACTCCTTTCTATATAATATTAGAAACTCGAAAGATACATACCAGAAACAGTGTAATAATGCCAGCTGTTGCAGCAATAATTTTAAAGTCCTTATCTTCCATAATATATACCCACTTATTTAAAAGTTTTGAATATAACCAATATATTGCTCAGTTAAACCTTTGTTTGTTAACTGAATAGCATATATCCATAGATGATCAATATCCGTTTGCTCCAATAGTATATAGAATTCATCTGGATCTGATATACCTTGAAGCATCGATTTATAAATGGGAACTTTAATTCGTTCTCCTCTGATATCGATTTTAAAGAAATATATCTGTGGAGATTTTACTGCAATTTGATACAAATTATAACGACTTGCATCAAAAGCTATTCCTATACCCCCTGCATTGATATATTCCAGCATTCTTTGATATGCATTACAAATGTTTTCTACTATAGGCGACTGACTACTCACCGGATATTCAAGAACAAGAACTTCAGTTCCTATCACTTCATCACAACAAGTAAACAGCATACATAAACGTAATTTATGATCTACTTCTCGCACATGAAGTTCTTCTTTAACATCCTTTGGTTTTGCTTTTACTTTCTTTTTTGCTTCTAACAATCCAGCATGGCCACGAGCATACATAGCTAACAATTCTTTTGGTTCTATGATCAAAGTCATATCATAAAATGGATCATTATACTCTTCTGCTTCTGGTATATATAAAATATAATGTAATCCAATGTCTGAATCATCATCTACAGAATAACAACCCATGATCATTCTATCTCGCATAAGAAATTTTGTATACTTAGACTTAGTTGCTCGACGTAACAACTCTATAAAAGGCTTCAGCTTCATTGATGTTTTATTTCCTCCTTTATAAAGATAGACAGGACTCATTTCGAGTCCTGTCCGTCTTTTTCTTCAACTTTCTTCAAAGCTTCATCCAGAGAAACTCCATCTAACATCTGATCAATAATATCACCACATTCATCAGATAACGGAAGATTAAACCATGCAGAACCAAGAGATAAATAATCTTGTGATAAATAATCTCCTGTAAATTCTGCACCAGGGATATAATATTTTGTATCCTCTTTTCTCTTTACCTGACCCAATGGTAACAAATTTTGATACTTACTAACTTTATGAGGAATAATCAATCTACCAATCTGAGTAGAACGAGACAACGACCTTGTAAATTTTGCCCATGGATATTCTGATGCATAATCCTCATCCATTACTTCATCGAAGACATGCTTACTCGGAATACCATCGATTAATTCTGCGCCATTTGCAAAGTTATTATCTGGATTACCAACCAGACCACCAGGTAATGGAAGTTTACGATTTGGACTATCTTCAAAAATTGCTAAATTCTCATCATATGCATTTGCTGCTTCTACTTTAGCTGCTTCTGAAGTTTCATCCTCTTCTTCACCACTATTACTAGATACGCTATCTTCACCGATACTTGTAATCAAATCATCGACTGAATCAATACCCTCTAATAAAGTCATATCGATATCGTCTTCATCAAGATTCAGTTTATCTAAAGCCATACGAAGAGCTTTCCGTTTACGAGCTTCTTCTACTTTCTCAGCTTCCTCTTCATTTGCATACTCAGTATAATTCACATTGATATTATGACCAGGTACAAATCCTCTTCTCAGATACCCAGCATAATAAATCTGCTTCTGATACTTCGTCTGTTTTACCAGATGATGAAGCGGGCAGTTATGCTGATTCATATCGTATACAAGAGACATCGTATCATTGGTCACAAAATCAATCAGGTATTGACACCAAACATCTCGGATATTATATAATACAAAATTCCAATAATCCAATATTGCAGCATTCGTTACATCAATACCTTTCGGGAAATCCCACTTACCCATACCAAGTTCGATGTTTGCAATATTATCTAACTTATTTGAACCGTATGCTTTACGACCTTTACGAATACCTGCATAATTCTGCATCTGATCGATATATTGCGTCGTAGATGTCATACGAATATAACTATTACGTTCTGCAATATCAATCGGACGATTATCCATATGAAAATCTACATACTGACAATCTCTTGGAAAGAAATCCTTATCAGACATAATCTCAACGGGATCCATCCCAAGATATTCCATACGAGCTTTCATCTTCGGCATATCGTACGGCATATTCCAGAATTCACACAAATCGGGCTTATATCTATTGATTGTATCAAACACGTTCTTCAGAAGATCATTTTCTGTTTTACACATCACAATATGATATTCAGCTTTTGTATGAACCTCTTTCTTCTTACCTTTCTTAATAACAGTTTGCACATCAAAACATTTATGACACTCTGCATAAAAGTCATTTAGTTTACTTACAAACTTCTCTTGTTGAGGATACCGTTTATAATCCTCTAATAAAAACGTAAATACTTGAATACCAAGTTTTGACCATTGACTCTTTTGATCAAAATTAAAAATCAATGTTACTGCATTCACCGGGTCCATATTCATTGCTTGTTCAGATGAATTCAAACCATAAATATCGTTCTCGATATCGGCAAATACTTTATCAATTACTCCACCATGAGATAAGTCATAATGAACACCCAATTGAACCCAATAATAATCTTCAACTGACATATCACCAAATAATGCATACGGCCACTTGAAGATTTCTTTCTTCACTCGAGAATTACCAGTTGTAACTCCATTGTTATACACTTGAATTAACTTCTGACCAACTGGATCTGGAATTACTTTCATTTCATCATATATTCTACGTAATACCAATCGAGCTGGTACCTTTGCGGGATATACATTATCAATTGGATAATATTCTCTTGGTGTTAAAAATGTCTTACGATATTCAGGTTTTACAAAAAATACTTCCATCGGGGGTTCTGTAATCCGATGGACATTTTTCTTACCTGTTTCATCTCTGTATGTGATAAAAAGTTCATTATCTTTATGATCACCATGATGTTTAAATTGATTATATTCCAGTACATTAAATACTGTTGCAATTCCACCTTCTTTAATCGGTAGAATACCATTCATACTCATACCATATTACCTCCACTGTAATACTGTATTATAATGTCTTCAAAAGCGTCATTTTATACATATTTAAAAATCCGATTTTAAAGGGGTATGGAGATATATACTATAAATGTGATAGGAACAAAGAATACCTATCAAAATACATACAAAATCCATCAAATTTACCTAAGATGGGTCAACAAAAGAAGCCCTTAAGTGGGTTAGGCCAATGTGCCGGAAAGGAAAAATTATGAAGTACTCTATCACTATGTCTAAGACCGAGATCAAGAACCTGTTTGATTCTTTCACCGCACTGTCCAAGACTGTGCTGAACAACGTTATCCGTGATATCGACGAGAGCTATGCCGAGATCCTCAAGAGCGGTCTCAGCTTCGGTGACTATGTTGATAAGCTGACCACTTCCGGCGGTGTCTCCAATAAGGATTTCACAATGGAATACATTGCCAGCAAAGATACCGTCACCGTAAATGTGGAGATGAGCATCAAGCTTATACAGAAGGTTTTGTCTTTCTACAATAAGTACATTGCTGATTTCCTGCCGTACATCGTTGCTTTCGCCAAAAAGCACGAGGATGAGCTGCAGGATCTGACCGAGTTCCTTAACTATCGTGCTGAGCGTATGAGCGAGGCGCTGATGGAAATGATCGAAGATTTCGATATGGATGCTCTGGTGGATTCTGCTTGGGGTTGCTTCAAGGAAGCACTGAACCCCACAGACACTGATGATATTCCTTCCAAAGACAGCAGCGCTGATGACACCGATGACTCTTTCGAAGACATCTGCAAGACCACCGATGAGATGCTCGATGATATCGTTGCAAAGGCAATCGAGGCTATCGATGCTGCTTCTGACAAAGAGGCAGAAATGCATCGATTCGGCAGTGCGGTTGTCTGCACGCTTAGTGATATTGATGCAGCCACTGCACTGTATCTCACGAAGCAGATCTTCGGTCGCATCATCGATCACTATGAAGAGCAGGAGAAGCTCTCCAAAGAGGAAGAGCTCGAGAGAAAGTATCACAAGAAGAATACCGAGGAGTAATTAAAAGTTACATCCTCGTGTATAGGGGAGTAGAGATAGTTGTAGGTCTCTACTCCCCTTCCTTTCCAATGATATTTTCTTTTTTTTATAAAAGAAGAACTCCCGAGGATTAACCCCGGGAGTATATAATTACTTCTTAGCTCTGATCTCTTCCTTCTTCTCAGAAACAGCACCAGAAACCTTATGATTCTTCTGAGTCTGAGCATACAGCTTCTTAGCAATGCGCTCAGCCTTATCACCATACTTCTTCTTCATCTCAGTCATGTTATCCTTCTTGATCTTGCAGCCCATCTTATACTTGGTGAACTTACGGTCACCAGCCTTACGGGCCATCTTCAAGGTGATAATAGACTTCAGACGAGCGATCGTGGCAGCCTTACCCATATGGATAACATTGGTCTTCTGGTTCAGCGTAACACTGGTGGACTCGCTCATCGGCAGATAACCCTGGCCTTCCAGATAATCAGCAACGCGAACAAAAGCCTCACGAGTAGCCTCATCCATCAGCTCAGCGGACTCACCCAAAAGCTCATTCTGGATAATAGAGGGCAGACAAGCAGCATAGCACTCCTGCATGAACTGCTCATCGTTCTCGAAATCGAAACCATCGATCTCAGTGGATTCATTGGTGAACACATCATCCTCACGATTTGCAAATGCACGGAGGTCATTCAGGAACTTACTCATAATTCAATAATCCTCCTTATGTTGATTATTCTTTTGAACAGACAAAAATACTTGCGCAAGCATTTTTAGCATTATTCAGTCATCTCTCGGTCCGATAAGTGTCCAGTTTATCAGACTACAATGCTTATATTAATGTTTGGATATTTAATTGTATAAAGAGGCGTTTCTTTTTCCACACTTTTATTAACTTCTATATACATGGAGGTGAGACCTTGGAATGAAAGAGATATTAAAGCATGAGTGGATTTCTCGTATGACAATGGCAATGTGTGCAACGCATCCAGATGTGGAGAAGAGCAAGATTGAAGAAATGGTTGCACAGATATATGCGAAGCGCGTAAAGGATACAGAAGTACAAATTTTTAATAACTATGAAAACACATTGGCTTCAGCAACATTATTAAGTTTAGTGGATTGGTTTAGAAATTCTAAACCATTAATTGCTGAGTCAGGTGTTTATTTTTATCCAAAATCACAGAAGCGTAACGTGAATGTCGAGATTATCAAGGACGATATGCTTGATATTCGTAAGATTCATAAGAAAGAAAAATTTAAAGCAATGCAGGCTGGTGATGAATTCTTAGCAGCGGTTAAGGATCTTCAGCAAGCAAACGATAAGAAGGCTGCAAACTCAGGATATGGAGCAGAAGGTCAGTCATCTTCTTTTTTATATAACATTCATTCAGCAATGAGTGTTACATCCTGTGGTCGTGGCCAGATTAGTACAGCTTGTCAGTGTTTTGAAAACTTATTAGAAGATAATGTATTATTCTTTCATATGACTGAATTTTATAACTGGGTATATAATATCATTCATGAAGAACCAGATTGGAAGTATGATGTATGGGATGTTGTGGGTATTAGTCCAAGTAGACAACAGTTCATAGATCGATATACAAAGAAGTTCGGTCATGAATCGTTATGTAATCCAGAAGAGATTGGTCAGGTATATGATAGTTTAAGTGATGAAATGCGAATCAGAGTATATTATAAAGCGAATATCAGAGAGTTTTTATCTTTGAAGAAACCAGCTTATTTATATTCTGATATAGCATGTGCTGATGTAGAGTTTATCGATCCGAATATTATGCCGGAAGAGATTAAACCGATGATTGATAAGTTAACAGATTGGGTTTTGGAATTTGTAGCTTATAAACATGGTATCTTCCGATATGAAGATCGAACTCGTTATCAGAAGAGAAAATGTACTATTGTTATCGATTAACTTGAAATCTAGTCGATGTAAAATTGGTTAAATTGCGGGAAAGCCCCCATAACCTTGATAGGCTACAACGTAACTGGAAACGGTAAGCGTGAATGCGGTGTATCTTTAAAAGATCAGAAACCATAAAAACAATCAAGTCAGGGGTAACCGAGTGTGCAAGTCACTCAGACGCATCGAAATACCTCAGCGGGTAGTGCCGGTGGTAGACGTTCAGAGACTATAATACCGACTCATATGAGATTGTATAGTCCAATCCCCTAATAAAATATCGGGAATACCGAGGGTAGAAATGACAGATTCAAATTTCCTCCACTATGGGAGCCTTTATAAATATCTGATTGAAAATGTTCTCCAGGGAAAACTCTTCAGAAAGAAATCAGATCGAGAAGCATATAAACTTCGTGTATTGAATGTATTATCGAACTTCAGTACAAAAGCGATTATGGAACGTTTGTGGTTCTATTGTGGGACTGCAAATATTGCTGAAGAAGATAGACAGCATATCAATATGAAGAATGAGTTTTATTATTCTCGAGTTATGGTTACGTTTGCCAAGAAGTCCTATGTTGGGCTGCAGAAACGACAGGAAGAGGTTGTCTTTAAAGAACCAAAGATCGATGTAAAAGGTGTTAACTTCTTTAAGAGTACAGCATCTGAAGATACAAGTAAATTTATCTACGATAAGGTATTGATGGGTGAATTGCTTGATCCTCATGATGAAAAGATTTCTTTGAGAAGAACGTATAAAACAATTAATGATTTCCAGAAACAGATGGGTGATGAAATTCGTTCTGGTAATACTGGATATCTGAAGAGATCTATTCGAGTAAAGACTCCTGATGGATATGCAGATCCAATGCATATTGGTCAATATAAGGCAGTCTTTATTTGGAATTATGTAATGCCTGATAAGGAACGAATTGATTTACCTGCAACTGTCACATTAGTAAAAGTTCAGTTAAGAAATAAACAAGATGCAGCTCCATTGGAAAGATGGCCAGATATCTATAAGAGGATCTGTAAGTTATTCGATGAGAATGATGAAGTGGGAGATACCATTGATCCAGAAACTGGTAAAGTTAAGAAGGGTAAGGGTATCAAAGCGATAGCTATGCCGAGTGAATTAGATGAGGTTCCTGAATGGTTGTTATCTATTATTGATGTAGAGACGTTGGTATCTGACAATATGAAACTGTTTGGCCAGATATTTAAACCATTGGGAATGAGTCCAGGGAAAACAAGTCATAATGGAGCAACAATGACATATTATACGAATATCGTTCGAATTTAAAGGAGGTTATATTATGTTTCAGTATAGCGGTGCAGATTTCAATAAGATTATTGCATTGGAAGAGGCTCTGAAAGAGAGCCTCTCCAAGGATATTACCATCAGTAATCAGAATGGTATTATTGAAGATATTGATACCAGTAAGTGGATGGATGATCCTCTGCCTGTCGTAATTCTGATTAGTGGTGCTGGTGGCAATGGTAAGGATACGTTTATTAACTATGTAAATCAGAGTATGACAGTGTATAATCTGTCTACTATTGATCCGATTAAGGAAGTAGCCTCTACTCTGATCAATCTGACATTTACTAGTGATTATAGTGCTGTGGATAGTAAGAAGGAAATGGATGATAAGAGTGACCGATATCGTGAATTCCTTCATGAACTGAAGATGGCCTGGTCTAAGTTCAATGATGGACCCAATATCAATATGCTCGAGGAAACTCGTCATGTATTGACTATGCATGAAGATGAACGTGAGCGGTATGATGTCATCTTTATCCATGTGCGAGAAGCCAAAGAGATTGCTTGTTTAAAGAAAGATATTGAGCGTCACTTTGGTATTGGTTGTCTGACTATGTGTGTTCAGGGTCTTGTCGATCCTTCTTCTTATGAGAATGAGTGTGATAAGAATGTCAATGAATATGCATATGATCTATATATTACCAATACAGATCTTGAGATTCTGAAGATTCAGGCAATGTTCTTTGCTGCACGACTGGAGAATGTTAATAAAACATTGGGCATTCCTTGTTGTTATGAACATTTCCATGAAAATGATGCAAAGGTTACAACTATTCTTGATGTGCAAACTAACGAAGTTGTCACTGATGATGCGATTCACAAAATTGTCAGTGCTATAAAAACTGCAGCAGATGAGGAGGTACCCAACCTTGCGGGGTTTCATACCGACGTGGATCCTGCTGACCTTGCTTAAGTTAACAACAATACCCGGACAAGTATTATTGATCATTTTATTAATACGACTTTCTTTTTCTTCTTTCCGTGTATTTTTATATGAGAAATACTTCAAGAAGAAACATCATTCGGTATAGTTGTAAAAGAATATTTCATTGACAATATAATATACCGAGAGTAAAACAAGAATAATAACAATAAATAGAAAAGATGATTCCTCTCAGGTTCTCGGACTGAGAGGAAGATTCTTTCTCAAAGAAAGGTTGGTATATATTATGCCTATGAGTAACTATTCCCAGTACAATTCTGGACCCAAGTCTGCTGGTAATTACCCTTCTCGTGGTAATTATAATCGTCCTGCTGGTGGTAATACTACTGCCCAGGGATTTAACCGTAATGCTAATACAGATAGCCAGACTGAAGGAGTTATGATGTCCAATGAGAAGATGGGTAAGTTTTTACGTACTCGTTATTGGAATCGTTTCCTGACGATTGAGATTGGTACGTATCAGCCTGGTACTCCGCTGGATTACAACACAGTGCGTAATGCACAGGTATTCAGGGCAGTGTGTTCTTTCAGTACGATGTTTGCACTTCGTAATATTATGGAAGAAGTTATGGAGTCTCTGAAGCAGACAAATACATTCGAGTCTGTTGCTATCGAAGGTAATCAGAAGAAGGATGTCATTATTGAGATCTCTAATGGTTCCAATATTAATCAGCCTATGGGTCTGTATCTCGTGATCTATAAGAATGTGGATGCTGGTAAGAGAACCAATACTTTTGAGGTTTATCCTTTTACTGCACTGAAAGTGATGCGTGGATATGATCACAATACTGGTGCATCTAAAGATGATATCAAAGCAGTTGGTGAGTTCAAGAAATTCTATACGATTGTAAATGAAGGCTGTAAGGCATTTACTATGGCTCAGGCACATGCTGTGAAGGAAGCCACCAAGATGGATCGTATGGCTGGTATCAATGCTCTGACTGCTATCAGTGCTTCTATGGGTATTGATCAGATGAAGTCTGTTACTGCCGCAACGACTGGTGGTGCTCGTACAACTGGTCAGTCTTCTTATAGTCGTGGTGGCTATAGCAGTGGTAATAATGGCACTGGTCCTAATCCTAATAACTATCGTCGTACTTCCCAGGGTGGTCAGTGGAACCGTAATGGACAGTATGGTAATGCTGGTAGTAATCGTAATTCCTATCAGCAGACCCAGAATAATATGAATAGTGCTTCTTCCTCTTCTCCGAGTGATAATGTAGATGTGACATTGTCTGCAGCAACTCTGCAGCAGGTTACTCTTGACGATTTCACCTAATATAATATGGAAGAATCTAAGAAAGAAATGACACGAGAAGAGATCCAGGCAAGTAGACCTAGTTTGGATCTCTTTCCTCAAATGATGTCAAGTACACGTTTACTGATTATCGATTATGATGTAACACGTGTACATAGCTTTGATATCTTCCGTATGTTATTACTTGATGAAGAATATGCTATTCATGTAGATAAAAGATTCTATCCGATACTAACAGCTAAAGATTATGAAGAACAACTTGCATATTATATCCAACGAGCATATAGCTTAAATCCAATTGATCTATTTACTCATACGAAGGATATGGTTAATATTGTTCAGTTTGAAGAGTTGATTCCAACTCTGTTAAATAACGATATTATCAAAGTAAGTCCAACGGATATTATGGATCAATTCGGTATCTGTTTCAGTAAGAAAACAGTAACTGGGTATTTGTTGCGATATGAAAGTGATACTTTTCCTATACCATGGATTGATAAAGTAAAAGTATTTACATCAAAACAAATTTTGGATATGCGTATGGCAAGTGCTATTATTCAACAATATCAGATCAATGCTGTTATGTGTGCCAGTATTGAATGTGCTATTATTCTTGCTAATCGATTGGACAGTATTCATTACAATGAACCAATCACTTTTATTGTAGGTAGGTATATGTATAATTATTTACCAGAGCATCCTGGTGTTATGCGTATGACAGAAAATATGTACTACTATACAATAGAAAAAAAGTATGAGTATGGTACATTTACACCATTTGCAAATCTTCAGCTCCCCAATAGAAGAAAAGAGGAAACGTCTGATGATCAACATTCAGTCTAATGCAATTCGCGGTGATTATCTTCATGAAATCATGGATAAAACTATGAAAGAGCTTCATGATGATATTGTCACTGTTTTTGGTCCATATGCAAAAGATGCATATTTAACACAGAATGGACTTCCATATTATACACGTGATGGTAAAGAAACTTTACGTCTGACTCGTTTTGATAATGAGCTCTCTATGTATGTATTAAAGATTCTTTATCAAGCCGTTCAGCAGCAAGGTAATAAAGTAGGCGACGGTACCACTTCTCTTGGTGTTCTGTATACAAATATGTATAAGACAATTCGTGAGATGGTAGCCGTTAGTGGCGATACAATCACCCGCAAAGAATGGGAAAAAGTTGCTAAGGATATTTGTACAGAAATTGAAAAATATAAGATTCCTATGACCAAGGAATCTTTACATCAAATGCTGTATACCTGTGTGCAGGATCCAGATTGGGCTGCTACGATTGAATATAATCTGGCTGATGCAATTATGTCTGGTGCATATATTACCGTAGCTAAATCTAATCTTGCAACAGATTTCAACATGACTGTACATAATAGTCCACTCTTCAAAGCGACAAAACAGTTTTCAATTCGACCATTGAAAGATGTTGAAAAAGAGTGTGTAATCTTTCATTGCAATGGTATCCTTGATATTGCACATACTGAAGTCATGCAAGCTATGATGGGGTACGTGGCACAGGATACCACTGGTAAATTTTATCCGAAGACGATTATTATACTCTGTAACGGCCTTAGTGAGGCTTCCAGACGAACACTTAAATCTATGATCACTGATTTAAATACTATGCGAGGTAGTACTCCAGTGGATGAATTTTTTAAGGATTACAACAACATCGCTGTGTTTACATTAGATGATTATCGTGCATATGGTCCAGAAGTATTGGAAGATATCAGCACAATCATTACAGATGAAAAGGGTATTGGTGGACTTGTCAATCAGTTAACCTTTGAAACCCTTATCTGGCAATCTATTGCATCCAATAAGGACATGATTCCTGAATTATGTACTTTTGATTGTGATGTACGTCACTTGGCAAAAATTCAGGATATGTTTACTGAGTCATATCAAGTTGATATTGATGATGTAAAGGGTATTCGTATTCATAAGAAGCTTGGTCCTGTTGCACAGGCTCGATATGATGAATTGCGCAAAGAGATGGATGAAGAGAAATCTGAAATTAAAAAGTTAGAACTCAATAAGCGTCTTCGTACTTCATATGGTCAGTTTATTGAGGTTGAGATTGGTTCTAAGTTAATGAAGGATTCTCAACGCAAATACGAATTAATCCTGGATGCAATCTTGTCCTCCGCTGAAGCAGTAGAAAAAGGTATCTTAACCTGTAACTCTCTTGCACTTGCTGCATATGTAGCACACAACTACTGTGTAACAGCTGCACATGAATGCGACTCCAAGAAGGAGCGTATTGGTTCTATTTTTGAATCAGCTTTCATTAATACTTTAACTGATATGATCTACAATGGACCATTTGATGTAGATTATAATGAACTGCATGATGCAGTAGTAAAGTATATTGCTGATCCAAATTCTCATATTGAGAATTTTAACCTGAAGGGAATTACTGATTTAAATGATATCTTTACACCAGATGAAATTAATGGACCAGATACTCACTATAAAGAGTTTGGTACATATACTTCATCTGATGGAGAGGAAGTTACAACGCAGTATAGTAGCCAGATCATTGAACCAGTTTCTATTATCACTACTATGATTGAAAATAGCACATTGGTATATGAATTGGCAACTGCTCGCACTGTACACCTGGAAGGATTCATTCAGAATTATATCTGAGGCATCTGAACACGAAAGAATTTGAGATATATACTATATTAGTAGAAAGAATGAATGTGTAATTATAAAATTACAATCTTACATACATTCTTATATTATAGATTAAATTCCTTTTGGTATTAATATGCAGTTTATGCCAAGTGCACTTTGCAATAACACTCCTGCTTTCTGCATATTAATATAATAGATTTTTTGTAACCCCAAACAAAGGATCTACATAGGGGTACTGGAGTTTTGAGTTTCCCCTACTCATTCCCCCTTCTCCAGTACCCCTTTCCTTTCCATATCCGGGTGTAGCTCAGAGGCAGAGCGCTTGTCTTGGGCACAAGAGGTCGGGATCTCGAAACTCCCCACTCGGACCATCAGGACATAACCTGTAAAAATGAAGCGCAAACTAATAAAAATACTTAAAAGGAGAAACAGACATGGAGAATAATAACATCAATACCAATAATCATGGCCAAGCATTGGCTGCATTGATTCTGGGTATCGTGGCAGCGGCTTCCTGCTTCTTTGGCATAGGAGCTGTTGTTGGCCTGGTCTGTGGCATCATCGGTATCGTGATGTCCAACAAGGCAAAGGCTGCTGGTAATAATGAAGGTATCAGAAAGGCTGGTTTCATTTGCAGTATTGTTGGTACTGTGATTGCTGGTCTGGCTTTCATTATTGCTATTGCAGCAGTTGGTATTATGGGCATCCTGGTATCCTCATGCTAAACAAACTTTCCAGGATATAGAAATATATCCTGGATATATGGTGGTATGGGGAAATTGGCAACCCGCTATAGTCAAGCTATAGAAATTGTAAGTTCAAATCTTACTACCACCACTATGGGTGCCTTAAGTGGCACGGCAAGCTTGGGGAATAGCAATTAGCCCCGGCCCAAGGTATTAATATTCATGAATGCGCGCCCGCTCATGAGGGCACCTGTCCACAACGATGTAATATTGCTTAAGCTAAGTGGAGGACAGGAATCAGAACATATAAGAGAATTATCTAGAGGATGGGTATCTTGACCCGCTACTTACTCTATGATATTTCGTTCCGATGGAGCAAAACAATATCTGGCTGGATGAGGATTAACGAATTTCCTCGAATGGGTGTCACATGGGCTTATACCATAGTGGGCATCGTGTAGGCTTAGTTCTGATTAAATAATAAATATGAAAGGAGAAAATCATGTTCACAGTAAGATGTGTAAGAACCCATAAACATAAATATGGATTATTATCTAGACCACTGGATAGAAAAGCAAAAGACCAGTTTGAAAGAAACAGAGCGCTAGCAGCTGGTCGTATTACTCAGGAAAAATATGATGAGTATCCTGAGTATTATCACTTCAAGAAAACCTTCGATACCATTGAAGAGTTTATTAAATGGGATAATGATAGTTTCGGTATATATTATCCTTTTCTCGAAAAAGACCTAGGAGACCAATGGGAGACTTTTAGAAATAAGACTCGTCATATTTGGTACAAAGGTCATAAAGGGTTCCGTTACAATGGAACCAACTATAAACGTTACAAGAAAGCTGAGAAGAAAACTAAATCTCCTTATGATGCTTATTTTGTAACGCGATGATAAAGATAAAGGGAGCGGGAGAAATCTCGCTCCCTTTCTTTTCATAAAATATTTTTTGGTGGAGGAAATACCTATGTCAATGAATGATGATATGACTATCTATACTGAAGTCACTATGCTTGGACAAGTCTTTATGGGTGGTTATTACGATGGCTCATCTGATAGTTTTATAATTGCCTATGTGCAATTAAAATCTGCATATGATACAAAAGAGTATATTATGCAAGGTGAACTTGAACAATTTAGTACACCTACTGGTGGTGCATGTATGGATAAAATCATCAATATGTGTAATGATATTTATCAAAACACTCTTTCTCAAAATATGAGAGATCTAAAGCTAAGAGAATACGTAAAAGATAAATATCATATCGAATTCATTCTTATGGTATATCCCGCTGATAAATTTATACCAACTACATCAATACCATTAATAGAAGAAACTCCTAGCAATATCCTTATGCTCCATGTGGCAAATAACAACAGTCAACAGATTTTCAATAAGAGAATTGAGATGTCTGCTAACTATATGGTACTAACTACTCACAATGGTTCTCAATTCGCTGATATAGCAAAGATTAATACAGCAATGCGTCATTGTTGTAAACTGTATGTTGATCTGGATAACTATGATTATGATAAAACAAGTTTTAATTGGGCCAGACTTCAAAATGTCATAAGTGAAGCAAAGAATATTGGATTGCCCATTGAGTATTCTACTACAATGGAGGGAGAGGATCGTTATCTAGTTAAATCTTGGTTTTGTGGATATTTGATTAGTTGCAATGTATGCAAAACGGTAGAGCACATTGAGCAAATCTATTTGACTTATCCAGACAAAAAGATGACAACTCGTATACGAAAAACAATTATCCCTGCAAAATCTTCAACGCTTAATGATACCATTAAATACTATCTTACACAGAAAAGCCCAGCAGTTGATCGAGGTGTCAGAGAAGAGAATGAAATTGAAATCTCTGAGGAAACATATAATACCTTAAAAGCTTGGCAAATTCCGGGTAGTCGTATTATCAATAAGTTGAGAACTAATTTTAAAATAGGTGCAGAGAGTACTGGTGTATACACAATCTCTATTGATCGTTATTACACAGAGCCATATGATAAATGGGAATATGATGTCATGGAGATTGAATATCATGATCCAAGTATGATGACAATTGCCAATTCGCATGATATTGCTGATCTACTTCATAAATGGAATACCAGAATAGATCCGAAAAAGGTTATCGAAGGTATTTCATATGATATCACAGGTATTTCACAGTTCTCTAATAAGAGTTTGGCTTGTGCAGTAACACCTATTATAATCCCTGCTAATACAGTACGTATTATAAATCGTGCTGAAGAAATTAATAAAGAGGAGAATTAAAGTAATGGACTATTTTGAGATGAATGAATATATTCAGGTGCTGCTGAAAGATGGCATTGGAAGTGGTATGTTAGAATTGGCTGAGATTATTAAAAGGGAAGATGAACGTCAAATCAGAAATGTCGAACTGATTGCTTCTGAAAACTATCCTTCTCCTGCTGTTCGTGCTGCTATGGCTTGCAGTTTTACCAGTAAGTATGCGGAAGGTTATCCTGGTAAACGATACTATGGTGGTTGTGGTCCTACTGATGTATTGGAAACCTATTGCCAGCAGCGTTGGCAGAAGGTATTTGATTGCGAAGATACCTATGATGTTAACGTGCAGCCTCATTCTGGTACACAGGCTAATATGGCAGCGATTATGGCAACCTGTAATCCTGGTGATACTATTCTCTCTATGAGTCTGAATGCTGGTGGTCATTTATCTCATGGTTCTAAAGTATCTTTCAGTGGCAAACTGTATAATGTCATTGAATATGGTTTGGATGCAGAGGGGTATATCGACTTATATGATTTCGAACAGCAGCTTCGTAAATATGGTGATAAGATCAAACTCGTCATCATCGGAGCTTCTGCATATAGTCGTCAGATTCCATATATCAAAATGTGCAATCTTGTAAAAGAGCATTCCCCCGAGGGATTTAATATTCCTGTAATGGCTGATATCGCACATGTATCCGGGCTGATTGCAACCAAACGATTGGAGTCTCCCTTTGGTTGTGCAGATATTATTACCATGACTTCTCAAAAGCTGGCACGTGGACCTCGTGGTGGTATTATCTTCACAAAGCCTGAATGGACAAAGAAAGTAAACTCTACGCTATTCCCCGGTATTCAGGGTGGTCCTTTGGAGAATATGATTGCAGCCAAAGCTGTCTGTGCAAATGAAATGCTTACGGGTGAGTATGAAGAATACATCTGTAATGTTCAGAATAATGCAGCTAAGATGGCTGATCGATTTATCCAACTCGGATATCATGTCATCACGAATGGTACTGACAACCATATGTTCTTAGTGGATGTATATTCTACTACTGGTCTTACTGGTAAAGAGGTTCAGGATCTTCTTGATAATGAGGGTATTACACTGAATAAGAATATGATCCCGAATGATACACTTCCTCCCTCTCAGTGTTCTGGTATTCGAATTGGCACACCTGCTATGACCACAAGAAATTGGTGCAGTAGCACTTTTGTTGATATTGCGGATACGATTGATAAAATTATCAAACGTGAAATGGCGGAAAAGAAATCTTTCAAGGAAGATAGCGAGAAGTAATAAAATAGGGGTACCCTTCATTGGGTACCCCTAATTATGTCTCCATTATTTTTTGAAAATGTATCTAACAGATTAATAACAGTACTATTATGTCGTAATAGTACAGTTCTTTTTCATTGTTAGAGGAGGGTAGAGAAGAATGTTGCTGAAAGAATTCATGCTTGATAATGTCTCAGTAGGTAAAGGTTCTATCAAGATTCCTATGAAAGGCTTTATCGAAGAAATGCATGAACGATATGATGAGATGTCCAAGAATAATGTAAAACCTTTTTTACATGCGGTTTATACTGTAACTCCTGGAGATCGTATGATCGTTCATGTAAAAGTTCCCTCTCGTAGTTTAGCTACAAAGTTTTATTATGATGTACTCCTCGAATTGGAACCTCTGAAGAATGCTGTTACTATCAGAGATTGTCATGTAAAGATCTTTAGTGATAGTCCATCGTTTGTATATTCATATGCATATGTATTCTATCATCTGGATCCGAATGGACAAACTGTCGATCCGAAGAAAACCCGGAAAGGACCTGGATTACTTATTAATAAACTGCAGGGAAAGATCCCTGCAGATCGGCTCCTCATACCAGCTGCTGAAAAGAAGCTTGGTGATGAAGTGTTGAAAAACCCTCCTGTTGTACGAAATCCACATAACCTACCCTTATTTGATTCCTCTATCTATCTAGCAATTATTTATCTGGAAGATGTTACTACTCTTCCACAGTTACAAAGACAAGCTAAGAGAATTACGGAGAATCAGTTAATGTCTTCTATTCCTGAGTTTGATAAACTCATGGAGGAGCGCAAGAAGATTGCTAGAAAAGAATCAGATAAAAAGAAACAAGAACGAGCAAAAGTACAAGCGACTTTCAAAGAGCATGAAACTAAGTTACGTCGTTTGAATAATACTCGTAATGTGTTGAAACCAAAAGCCCCGATTAGTGCACGTAAGCCATCTGGAATGAAGAAGCCGCGTTCTACTGGTAAATAACATGCACTAACTTTTGGCGACAACTTTTTATCTATATATTATAGATATGAATTAATTAGGAGGAGTAAGATATCATGGCAAAGAAAATAAAGAACCTTGCCCAGACCCTCTTTGCACAGCAAGATGATATATTAGAAGTATCATCTAAAAAGAAAAATGTATTAACAGGAGATGATAAGAAAAGTTCGATTGAACAGATCGAATTGACCACTAGTGGTAAGTTGCCTCCCAATATTATTGCGAGACGTTTAAAGGAGCGTACTATTCCGCTCGTAGATGATGGCTTTAAGAAGAATGATTTAAGCCCTGAAGCGCTGCAACGTTTCTATGAACGTTGCAGAGTAGGAGAATATATCAAATCAGTAAATGCTGGTAAGTATGTGAAATTCAACTTCGGAGAGATGTTGGATGGATATCGCATGTATACGGATGATAATGGAGAAAATCCAACTATCAGAAAATTGTCTTATGCTGAAATTAGTAAGAAATCGTTCATCAATAATATGAATCTGACCATACGCTACATAAACTATTTCATTGAATATTTTGATGACGATGATGAGCTTATGCAAGCGTATTTTAAGTTTATGATTCAGCTTCATTTGCAATCTATTGATTTACCAGTCAATGAATTCATAGATACGATTTATGCAACATTGGCAAGTAAAACAATGGTACAGAAAGTAATTGCAATGGTGGAATATAATACGGATGAGACATTGATCAAGAAAACGGATCGTCAGTATGATGAATCGATTCAGCTTACTGTAGAGCATTTGAAGGCAATTATGGGTACCAGTATCTTCACCCGCTTCGTGATTCCTATTGCATCTCATTATTATGCAGTTCGAAGAAAAGAAGTAGAAGAAGCTGGTATGACTGATAAGGATTTATACTTCCAGGTATTCCAAACTTTCACTGATTTGTTTGATAAGCATTATGATATTAACCTCTATGAGAAACTGTATCATACTGCAACAACTCGTATCAGTAAAACAGAGAATCGTGAAGTTCTGATGTGGAAACGTCGTGAACGTTTCGGTAAAGGCACAACTAACTTTACCTATACACTGATGCGAGACTATATGAATGATATTGTCCAGAAGGTTGTCTTTAATCAATCGGCAATTATCTTTATTCATGTTTGTTTTGATAAGTCGATTCGTAATGAATTGATTCAGCCAGATAAATATGAAATGTCTGATATGAAGATGGAGCCTTCTGACAGTGTCAATGAATCAATCAGTCGATTTGATCGATGGCAGATGGATCGCACCCAACATTCCGAACGTGATCGATTAAGAGCATATGCATCCATTAAGCATATGATCTGGATGCTCGGTCAAGACGTGGGATTGGATTTCTATCGAGTGCCTGATCCCATGGATGCTAATAAAGTTTCTCCTGACAAAGAAACGCAAGCTGAGTTTGAATTCTATCAGAAGAATATTAAGAAGCCGTTATTTGATACTCAATTGTATCTGATCTCTTTATATTGCAGCAATAGTCTTGGGACATCTGAGGATGTTAAGATGATGGAGTTTGAAGATATTATTAAGATCATTATGATCATGAAGCGCGATTTACGTCGTCGTAACTATAATTATCTTCCCTATTATATTTCCGGAACTATCAAGATTTCTCAGATGCATAAGAAGAACCCCAAAGCTGTTGCAAAAACATTTGAGAATAACCCTCTCTATAAAGATTGGGTCGATCAATTTAAAGATACGATCAATCAGATCAATATGAGTAAGTTCTATGGTGAGCTTAATAATGCATTGTCTTGTCCGATTATTGTGGTAGAATATGATAGTGAAATGAATGGTTTATCTATTCGTCCTACTGATCTATCACTGATCGATGAATGGTGCAGATTCATGTGTGAGCTGTAATTCAAATATAGAGTAGCTGGGGAGAAATATAAATACTCCCCGGCTACTTTAATTTTGAATAAACAGATTACATCTATATACTATAGATGTGAAGTAATCTATGTAATGGAGGAGATTCGATATGGCTAAAGAACCGAGAAAGGAATTAAGCGCTGACTATCTCGGGTATCATGTTGAAAACTTAATCCCTAAGAAAGTAAGAAAGAAGAAGTTTATTCATCCAATCTTTATCTATACTTTGGATGATCTTGATCCTGAGAATATTGAAAAATTGTATCAGGTCGTTAATGTGTATGAACATAGTTTGGAAGATTTTGAGTTTAATGCAAGAAGCATGATCAAGCACTTCCGGAATATGTATGGAAGCGAGATTTCACATATTGGCCTCGGTCAATGTATTCGTTTCCGTGTATATGAAGGACAAGATCCTCTCGATCTTCCATTATTCCAATTCTTTATCAATTATACCATGTTAATTATCCCGATCTTAACAAAGTGTGATATGAAGAATTGGACACCCTGGGTTCCTGAAAAATGGACAGCCTCGGGATGGGACAAGCAGATGAATGTCTATATTGCAAAAGCTCGTGGCAATTGTAATATGAGATATCTCAGTGAACTGATTGAATGGTCGAAGTATCTGACGAATCTTTGGTGTGCAGAAGCTGGAGATAGGTTGGCATTATCCATTTCCAATAATGATTTTCTGGAAGTTGCAAATCGTTCTGAGCATGCTCGAAAGTTGATGGATTGTGACTTTGATATTCCTGAGAATATCGAGCCGAGTGAGCTGGAGCAACTGAAGAAGAAAGAGACTGCAAAGCTTCTGAATATCATGGGCGAGCAGACAGACCTTCCTATTTCCGTATATGCTCGTAATGGATTATTCAATCCTGGACAGGCTGGTGAATTCTTTGTGTTGCAAGGATATAAACCAGATTTGAATGATCATACGATTCCGATGACACACCATACCAATATCATTAAAGGCTTGAAACATCCAGTAGCCTTTATGGTAGATGCATATGGTGGACGAAAAGCAGAAGTATTGAAACTGAACGTATCTGATGCAGGTGCATTTGAGCGTTCTTTAACAATGCTCTTATCTGGTGTTCGTTATGTGGATCCCGATTGGGAATGTGATTCTAAACATTTCCGTATCCGTGACATCGCTGGATTGGATATGCTTGAGAAACTGGAAGGTCGAGTTGCCACTCTGGATCCTGAGTCTGATGAGTATTTTATCATTTCCCCGGATGATACAAATTTAATTGGTAAACGTTTATATATAAAGACTCCAATTACTTGTACACATCCTCGTAGAAATGAAGGCTATATCTGCTCTGCTTGTTATGGAAAACTGATGGCGAATCTTAACCGAGATATTCATATCGGTAGATTGGCTGGATTGAATTCTGCTGATGAGATTGAGCAGAAACTATTGTCGGCAAAGCATGCACTGAATACTAATACGAATGATATCGAGTTTAACGATCTGTTTGATGCCTATTTCACAAAGGCTGCTGGACAGATCCGATTCAATGATGCGATTCTTGAAGCTTCGGCAAATGGAGAAGAGCATATCAATGACCTATATCTTGAGTTCCATCTGACGACTATGAAGAAAGTATTGGACGGTGAAGGTAGACACTTCGACCGTTCTACGTCTGAAATCATTGTATATGATAAGAATGCTGATACTCGTGTATCTATTCATGAGGAGAATGGTGTTCCTATCTGTTTGTCTCCCGATTTCGTATTAAAAGTATTTCTACCTGCAATAGCTCATCATAATCCTGATGAGCCTGTACTCATCAAGTTTACTGATATTATCAATAATGGAATTTCTGATCCTGAGATTCTGTTTGAGTATCAGTATATGAACAATGGTATAGCAAAACCTCTGAATACTATGCAGGATATCCTTAAGGGTACCAGTCGTATTAATGAGTTCACCAATTATGATGATCTTCTGAATACACTGATTCCTTTGTTTGTTGCTGGTGGTATTCATCTTCCTGAATTCCAGCAGGAGTTGCTGGTGTCTCAACTGATATGTGATCCTAAGGGTAGACCGGTTGATTGGAGTCTGGAAAAACCAGAGTATAAGTTTATGACAATCGACGCCGCTATCTTCGCAAACAAATCACCGATCACATCTGTACTGTACCATGAATCCAGTGGACAACTCTCTGGTAAATATGGTACCTATAACAAGTGCGGTACCAGTCAATATGATTGGTTTATCTGCTAAATAAATTTACTGACATGAAGGAGACGAAACTGATGGAACTGAACAAGAAGAAGAATTTCAAGAAGGGTAACAACAAGACCAAGCCCGAACCCGTGTACGATGCTTTCCAGAAGGAAATCGCTGCTGATCTGGAAGTCCAGGCCCGTGTTTATCTGGACAACTATGCAACTACCACTGATCGCCGTGAGCTGGAGAATCAGCTGTTCCAGCTGGGAGCATATCCTCTGATGGCCGGTGAAGATTATCCCAACCTGGCACTGTATACAATGGAGCGTTTCATCCGTACTGACCGTGAGACCCATGACCTGATTCGTGCTACCGCATCTATTGTGGTTATGGATACGGAGACCAATACTCCTGCGTATTTCATCAACTCTTATCTGTCCCTGAAGGGCGGTCGCATCTCTGTGACTCCTATGGGAGATAAGGGACCTGTCGGTCGCAACACCTGGACTCTGAATATCAAGGCAGAGGCTTCTGATGTTGCTGATGTCGTGGAGTCGGAGTCTAGCTCTGCTGAGTAATAGAAAGAACTGGGAGGGGCTTCGGCTCCTCCCTATTCTTTTTCTACATTTTCATTAACGACATTATACAACAGGAGGTGACGTGAATGAACACGCCAATTAATTCTCAAACATTTTCAACGTATAATACTTCTAATAGCTGTTATGCAGTAAATTGTGGAATGCGTGAGAATTGCTCATCTAATGTGTATAATTGTACCAATTTCTTTTGTCAACGAAGATGTACAATCCGATATCCTTATATCGAAGAAACTAAAATTCAATATAGTGATCATACTGAGTTAATCAAATGAGGTGAATATACATGGATTATCAGGAGTCATATCCCAGACTCAAAGACATGCCCCGGGATGAGGATGGGTTTATCCGACTGATACCCAAACATCCCATAGGAAGATCTATCGATATTCAAAATCGATTTATTCATACAGGAACAAAAGAGATTGTCCTACATCATGGACATATCAGTATCTGTAATTACAAAATGGGTGATAATAGAGAGTTTGAAAAATCACTCAGTATTTGGAATAAGATGACCTTCCGATATGAACTTATCGGAGGGTATTATGTTCCTGAATATAAAGAGTTCCGTATCAATCGTGGTTATGATTTGTATCGCCTTAAAAACTTCTTCCCTGATTATCCTATGCGTGTTATGAATGATGCATTTATTGGACAAGAGTCTACAATTGAATTATATGCTCCTCCTCGGAGTGATATTCAACGAGTAGCATTAACTTTCATGACTCGACAGGGTATGTATGGAACTATCAAACAATCACAGCAATTGATTGATATGCAAACCGGGAATGGCAAAGCGATGCCAGATGATACTCCTATCTTAACCCCAGATGGATGGAAGCGTCTTGATTCTTTGAAAGTTGGAGATATTGTATATGGGTATTATGGACAAGAGGTTTCTATCTCTGCTATATACCCACAAGGAATGCAGGATACCTATAGGATTACTTTAGAGGATGGTCGAACTACAAGATGTAATATTGAACATCTTTGGTATGTTTGTGATAATAGTCATAGACTGCCATATGTAGTAACCCTGCAGGAAATTGTTAATAATCCTGATACAGTATACTATATTCCAGTAACAATCCCAACAAACGATGAACGAATCACTAAATGGGTTAAATTAACCAATATTGAAAAATTACCTGAACAGACATCTCAACGCTGCATATTATTAGCTGATGATGATCATCTGTATATTGCTGAAAACTATATCGTCACTCATAACACATATTGTGGAGTAGCGACGACTGCATATTGGAAAAAGAAGGTAATCATCTTTGTTCCATTCAGTAAACTCCTTAATGAATGGAGAGATGCTTTTACCAGCTTTACTTCACTTACTAAAGATGATATTATGATCATTCAGGGATCTGATGCTTGTGATAAAATCTTGGAAGGTAAATGTAAAGATGTACAAGTTTTCATTTGCAGTACAGATACAGTTGCAAGTTATCAAAAGCGATATGGAAATATTCAGACAATTGAGATGCTCAGAGCTACCGGTGCATATATCAAGATCATTGATGAGATCCACAGAGATATCAGAGCGGTATCTATGATTGAAGCACTTAGCAATTTCCATACCAATTACTATATGTCAGCTAGTCCTGGTCGTGCTGAACAAAAAGAAAACTGGATCTTCAAAACATTATTTAAGAATGTCCCTCATTTTGGTGGAGATTTCAATACCAAAGAAGAACGACATATCACGGTAATGATTAAGAAGTTCAGGTGGACACCAACTCCTCAGCAGATCAGAGCTATGGTAAATAATAAGACTGGACTGAATACAAAGTCTTATGAGCGAGAATTGATCAACTCTCCTGAATGGCAAAGGCAAAGTTATAATGATGCGATTATGGTACTTCTTAAATGGGCTAAGGGTATAATGGGTAAGGATAAGCGTCTAATGCTAATGGCACAGTCAATTGAAACTCTCTATTATATCCAGAAGCTTGCAGAAGAAGTATTTCCAGGAGAGACATCTGTGTACTATGGTGGGATGAAGAAAGGTGATAAGGAGGCTGCACTAGAAAAACGAATCATTGTGGCTACTGATAGTAGTCTTGGTACTGGTGCAAATATTCCAAATCTTCAAGTGCTCATATACTGTAGTACCTATAGTAACTGGTTGACAGCACGTCAGATCTCTGGGCGTTTACGTGAACTTAAAGATGGTTCACAAGTAGTATATATCGAACTTCTTAATACTGGCTATATGAAAACAATGAGACAGTTTGATAAGAGAAAATCTGAACTGATCAATAGAAGTAAGACAGGTAAATTATTCTTCGTTGATTAGAGATATATACTATATAAGTGAAACTAATAAGGAGGAATTATACAAATGAGCACATCAACAATTATTACATGCATTATTGTAGGTATCGTATTCTTGGTCGTATGGGCATTGGTAATCACTACCTTTATCCGTATGATTGGTAAAGTGGATGATAATATCATCCGCATGATTTATAAGAGTGAATTTGTACCAGTCCCAACAGTTCCCACAGCAGTTGATGATGATATAGAAACTGATGATGTGGAAGTGGAGGATACTGAAGATGAAATTGAAGACAACGGTGTATCAGGGACATGACCTGGAGTGGAATGTAATCGTATCTCCAAATAAAGATACCCAAAAAGAAGATATAGATGTCTTCAAACGATGGGCACCTCCAGGAGAACAGAGTGCAAAAGTTCTGATCTATTCTCCAAAAATAGCATTGGTACCAAATATGGTCATGAGAAAAGGAATGAGCTTTGCTGAATTTAATCGAGAAAAAGACACTCGAGCATATATGGCAATTCCTATCGATCATATCTATATCTTTATAAATGTGCTTCAGCAAGTGTATAAGGATTTATCTAATCCAAAACTATTTGTTAAAGATACAAATGGTTATACCTATATGGATAAGCAAACTGCAAAAGAATGTAGTCGTAAGGTGAAACTCTTCAGTGGAGATACAGTTATCAGTCCAGCTATATTTGCATTTAATGCTGGAGAAATAATCGGAGTTACTATTGCCTATAAAGGTACTTTGGTAGGTAGTATGACTCATAAAGAAGTTCGGAAATTATGTGAACTCATTAATCATATGGATATCCAAGTTTACAGCCTATTGTTGAATATGGTTGAACAGAATTTGGATATCAGTGATAAACTTGATAGGATGAGTGAAGACATAAGAGATATCCGAAACTTCTTAAGTATGCTCAGCGGCAAAGATATCAATAAATTCTCTGCAATGCAACGAGCATTAGAACAACAACAGCAACAGCAAGCTCCAGTAATAAACCAATTTCAATGGAATAATCTGCCGTTGAATCGACAAGGAGAAATTATATGAGCAGCAAATCAAAGCTTGATTTTGATGCCATCTTTATTGACTCTACAATGTATACGGTGACAGATATGCCTGACTGGGTAGACATTGAAGAGGAAGGACCGGAATTATTCCGGTTAAACATGGCATATAGAATCAATACTGATATGACGAAAGGTATCTTTCCATATCGGGGTGTAATCAAAAAAGGAGAACCTTGGGGTCATCGAAAACCTGGTATTTATCTGAAGCGCGATGAATATAACAGGTGGCATGTAAAGATGATCTATCCTCGTCGGGAGGAAGCGCAATCCTATAAACCCGACAAGGTGAAGAGTATGGTTTCTGCAATTATCGGAAACGATATCGAACCAGATGAGTTTAAGGAACTCACTGTAGATGTTTCTAAGGGAGATAGCTTTATGCCACCCCTGAGAACAAACGATGACTTCCTGAACAAACTCGTCAAGATGGGCATTCGTCTGAAAGATGCACCTTTTGCTCCTTATGGTAAGAGATTAAAAGCTCTTGCTATGAATAAAGCAAGTGGTATCGAGGGTACCAATATGATGAATAATATCAAACGTGGTATTCTCATCAATAAAGCGATGAGTCCCTCTCGAGCGATGGCTTGTACTGATACTTGGGAAATGGAAATGGCTCTTGTTATCAGAGATAAGCCTGGTGCTTCTAACCCAATGTTTGAAGATGGTTCTATGTTGGTGATCTATCCAAATGGTGAACCATATGATATCGATCCTGATAAGTTGATTGATTCTGAAGAATTGATCAATGAGGCAATCCTGGAAACCAATAAAAATTCTAACAATAATGAGGAGGATATGAGCGATGACTGATACGATGAAGGCGCTGCAGAGTTTTATCTCCACCAATTATTTGGTGGTATTGATCGTGGTAATCTGTGCTGTACTGATTACTGTGACTACATTGATTGGCCTTGGTCAATTGATGAATCGTATGCACAAGCTGCATAAGTTGACAACCCGCAATACTGCTCGTATGCAGACTGCTAAGGTGAATGAGAAGATGAGTATGTATAACTCAGTCATGCTCCTTGCTACTGTATATGAGCTTTGTATGAGTAAACCCGAAGAAGCGCAAGTAATTTTGAGTTTTATCCGTACGAATCTTCCTGTGATGGATCTCTCTACTATGAAAGATATGGATCCGTATCGACTGAATGCAATGCTTTCTGTTATCAATGAACCGGATATCGAAAAGATTCATACTATGGTCAATGAGATGATCGATAATCTGGATGGTGTGGCTTCTGATAACTTTAATAAGACCTTTAAGGATTATCGGGAGGCAATGATTGCACTGGTGGAAGATCAGAAGACTGCTATGAAAGTTGAAGGTTCTCATGAGTGGGAAGTTTTTAAAGATACTAAACTGAAGCAGGTACGTGAAGAACTGAAGATGAAGAACCTTACACATCTTTCTGAACGTGCAGCAGATCTGTTTACAAACAAATCTGTTCCTACACTGGTGTAAAAAGGAGGGGCCTTCGGGCCCTTTCTTTTTTACCATATCACATGACATCTCTATGAGGTGAGTATATGTACAGGCTTATCCGTTTTCAAGCAACCAATATTATCGGATTTATGTCAGGACTTGGTAAAAAGAATTTAACAATCGACTTATCCGATATGCAAGATAAAAGTATCTTAGTTGTATGTGGAGATAATGCAAGTGGTAAATCTACATTTTTATCATTAATTCATCCCCTCCACACTCCATCCGATGGTAGGACCAAATTCGTTGTTCCTGGAAAAGAAGGTTCTCTCATCCGGTCTTATAAGGGGGATGACGGATCATTTTTGATCAGTAAGTGTGTTTATATGCCTAAGCCAGATGGGAGTCATCTGGCTAAATGTTATCTCGCTTTACAAAAACATCCAGATGAGGATGCCATTGAATTGAACCCAAATGGTAATGTAACCTCATATAATGCACTACTGATGACGTACTTTGGTATCACAAAAGATTATGTGAACTTCGCTTCTTATAGTGATGCTGTAGCAGGTATTGTCAGTATGACGGATGGTGAACGCAAAGCAAATGTGGCATCATTGATTCCCAATACTGGTCGATTTGAATTGGCTTATAACACGATCAATGATAAGTATAAAGAACTCAGAAATCTGATGCGTAATATCTCTCAGAAGATTATGAGTATCAGAGATGAAGATTCTTTGGATAGTGATTATAAGCGTGTAGCAAAAGCATTAACTGATGCACAAATTGATCGAGATGAAACTTTGAGAAAACTTAGTAAGATCGAGGGTCGCGTCCGTGAATTATCTCATGGTGAGGATATCAAAATTCTGGTAGATAATTATAACCAGATGGTTATGAGTATTGCACAGAATGATAGCCAGATCACACAGATAAAACGTGACTTATATAAGCTCTATGATAAACTAAGTCTTGGTATAGATACTGATAATGATATTTTGTATACTGGAGCAGATCCTGCACCAAGAATGATTTCCAGATTAGAGCGTAAGGTAGCTACTGCAGAATCTAATATCCAATCTGCAAGTTCCCGATTGGATACGTTGAAAAACAGTATTGCAAAAGCAGAGAATGAAATATCTGAATCTGAATCAGTATTATTTAGTATTCAAACACAAGATGCTAAAGAATTAGAAGAAACAAAGATTGGATATGAGATGCAGCTCAAAGAACTTCGTTATACGAAAAATAAAGAGAAGTATGAGCACATGTCATATGATGCTTGTGTGGCATTGATTAAAGCTGTATCCACTATCAACTTCATGATTCAGAGTTTATACGATGAGTATAACAATCTTGTCAGTGAATACTTCGAGCAAATCAATCAAGACCAGAAAGCGTTATCTGATAAATATACGGAAAGTGCTGAATGGTTGGCTATTAAGATTGAGGATGATGAACGTAGCAAGGATATTCTATATCGTCAAATTATCGAAAAAGAACAGTATCGAAAGTTCCAAGACATTTTAACACAGAGACCAGCTGATTGTCATATTGATACTTGTCCATTTATTGCAAATGCTCTTAAGTGGAGTCATATCTCTGCAGAGATTGCTGAACTGAAAGAAGAGTATAGTAAGATCTGTTTGGAGATTGAAACTTCTGAGAAAGATTTCGAAACTTGGAAAGATCGTATGAAGCTTATGGAGAGTGCACAGAATCTGATTACATATCTTCATGAGCATGAGGAGAACTTAAAACTGTATCTCAATATTGATCTTTCCAATATCTATAAGAGTATTGCAAATGGCACTTGGGGTAATCTGTTAGATGTACTAAAGTTGAAACAGTTAGCTGCTATCTTATCTGAAAAAGATTTGTATATCCGTATCACAACCCAACTGATACCAGATATTGATCGAGCACTTGAGATTGCAAAAGTATATGGTTCCAATCGTGAGATGATGAAGAATCATATTGAGCGTCTTATGGAGTCTCGTAATCAATTGGTAGAAGAACGTGATCGGGTTAGTATGAGTCTTATTTCTACTAGCAGCATTCTGGGTATCTATAAGGCTAAGCTGGGTTATTGGAATGAAATTAATAATAACCTGGAAAAGTATAGAGAGATTATTACAAAGAATGCAGAGCTTACAAATAAAGCGACAGCTCAAGAAAAAGAGATTACTTCTATCAGAGATTTAGTATCCAAGTGTAAGGATCTGGATGCGGATTTGATTCGACTGGATAGTATGATCAATGAACTATCTCCTATGAAAAGAGAGATTGAAATTGAGTTGGCTGAACTGTTGAAACTGAAAGCAGAGAAGACTCAAATCGATCAAGACTTCTTGATTGTAGATATCATGAGAAGTTTGGTACAACCTGGTAAGGGCATTCGTAAAGAATTGCTGAATATCTACTTCTATGATATTTATCAGACTGCAAATGAACTTCTGTTGAATACATTTGATGGTACGCTTAGACTTCATGAATTTATCATTACAGATAAAGAGTTTACGATTCCATTTGAGTATGCAGGAGAAGTTGGTAGTGATGTAGCTTTTGCATCCTCTTCACAGAGAGCTACGATTGCAACAGCTATCAGTTTGGCTATTATCAGTAAGTTAATTGATCGATACTCTATTGTAACATTTGATGAAAGTGATCAGACCTTATCTCCCGCTAATAAAGCATTATTTGTAGATATTCTTTCTAAACAGATGTCTTTGATTGGTATTAGTCAAGCTTTTATTATTACGCATAGTGTAGAGTTCTATGAAAGCTTAGAAAATGTAAGCTTTATTGGATTCCCTGGATATAAGCATACTGGACTTAATACGAAAACAAACGATATTCTGGAAGTTTCCTAAAAGAGTTTTCCCCGGCTATCTCTGCCGGGGAACTCATTTTCAAATATATACTATATAAATGATAACTTAAAGGAGGTTATTTATATGGTAAGAAAATATATTTATATGGAGGCTATCAGAGATAAGATCTTTGACCCGATTGTTTTCGACAATCACACTGCAGCAAAAGAATTCATGGTGCAAAAGCTTGCATCAAAACTCAATCCTGAAAATAGCGAGAAAATTAAATTCGCACATAAGACTGGTGCAATTTCCAGCACATCTGTTTTAGTCGAGATGGGATCTACGTATTTTGACCACGATTCTGCATTCTGCATTATCGAGAATACGGAAGATCCCAATATTTATAATCACTGGTTTGCAAAAATCAGCGAGGTGGAAATTTAAAGGAGGTATTTACAAATGAGCGAGCATGTGGATTTTAAGAAGTGCAAATATACCAAGGGATCTATCCTTGGTATGGAGTGTTTGATCTGTGAAGGAGATCGTATCAGAACTGCTCCTATCGGATATACTGTATTCTATATCCGTGAGGATAGTTATGGTAACCCGTATGATCTGGAGAGAATGGAACCCGTAGTAAATTACTGGGGGCATATTCTCGTTAGAACAAATCCTCTGGGTCGTGAAATCAATAATAAGCTTGCAATGGTTGCAGGACCTTTTATTGATATTCATGACTCTATTGACTTCGGTGATGGAAAGGAATATCAGTTCCAGGAGGTCCGAGTGGGAGATCATCCTCCCTATGAGACTGAGATTGTCCTTAGGGAAATTGATGATATGCCTGAGGGTAACTTTGAGATCTATTTTGAAGACCTGACTCCCGAAGCACAGAAGAGATACCTGGAGTTCATGAAGGTCGAATCCGCAAAAGATCTGAATATGGATATGCCTGGAGTATTTCCTATTACAATTATCGAGTATTAAGTCGTGAGCATTGTATCCAAAAGAAAAAGAAAGGTGTAGGTAATTTATATGGCTAAGTCTACTCCTGGAAAGCTCAATATTGTGAACCGTGATAAGTTTACATCATTCAAGCCTTCTCCTTTGTTTGAATATAAGACAAAGAAGAAGATCAATGCTGTTCGACTCGTCATGGTGGATCATGATGCTGAGTATGAAAAACAGAAAAAACGTGGACAACAGATCGACATCTCCAATCCGGAGATCTTTGTAAATGGTACACAGAAACCGATCGATGGTATCTTCTCTTCTCGATTTGGTTCTGATACTACACAGGATCGTCCATATTATTCTTGTGAGTGTCAATCTCTCGTGGGTGGTGCTCATCTTGGTGAGGTCTGCCCCGTATGTGGTAAGAAAGTTGTCGCTGTGACCGATGGAGATCTTCGGACTACTGGTTATATTGACATCGCCCCTTATCACATTCTTACGTATCATGGGTGGAATGCATTATATCGTGTCCTGAAGAAGGATGTGATGAATGATCTTGTCAACTCTGTGAAACGTATCAATACTTCTGGTAAAATTATCGATGATGGTAAACCCACTATCGAAACAGTATATGAGGAGTATGAGGAGAAGTATGAGCCTCTGACTGGATTACCAAAGAAGTATGCATTTATGTCTAAGATTCCTGTCTATTCTGCCAGGCTTCGTCCATTGATGACCTTTGGTATGAATATGACAATCCTGGATGTAAATAAGAAGTATCTTTCAATCGTAAACAATCGTAATGCATTGATCACTGGACCGATCTTTGCCAAGAAAAGAATCACGGAAGTACAACGTACGTTAAACCAGATTCAGAAAGACTGGAATGATATCACTGCTTTTGTCGAAGAACAAGTGAATGGTAAAGGTGGTGTATATCGTAAGAGTTTGGCATCTGGTCGAATCGATTATACTTCTCGAATGGTTATTTCTCTTGGCACGAATTTAATGCCGCATGAGGTTGATATTCCATATCAAACGATGATGGTATTATATGAAGAGAAGATTGCAAAGCGGTTGTCGATGTTAGATAATATTCCTATTTCTAAAGCAATCTCTCTTGTACAGGAGAATGCAGTTCAACGAAATGAGAAATTTGCCAAGATCATTAACCAAATTTTAAAAGACGGACATGGTGTCTGGGCACTGATCAATCGAAATCCTACCATTAGTGAATCTTCTATCTTGTATGTGCGAGTCAGAAAGATTCATGATGATGGATATGATATGACCATGCATTTACCACCAGATATCCTTCCTCTTCTCGGTGCTGACTTTGATGGAGATTAACAATATGGTCTCAGCGTACAGGAATGTGCGTGTATGAACTGGTTGAATTGCTGGGAAATACTAAAGCCTATCAGCCTATATGGTTACGAAAGTAGAAATAAGTGATAGGATGAATATATGGTTAAATCCTAAGTATTCGTTAACAATGTATAATCTTAGCAGCCAAGCCTTAGTTTCTAAGGAAGGTCCAACGACTATCGAAAACTATAAATCCATAAGAGCTAATAGTTTAGCGGGGTTGAAGATAAGGTATAGAAATATACACGAAGTGAGTAGAGTAGGAGCTCGAAATCCATGAGTTCCGAAGTGGCCAGCACCCCAACTGAAATAAGTGGGTGAAGATATAGTCTCAACATCTGGATAACAACCAGAGAACTCATATGAGTTGCTTTATGTAATGGCATAAGGTTAAGAATTTGCAACTTAGTTTCATCGCGGTTAATGATCCAGCATTCCATCCGATGTTCATGACAATGTGCCCAACATATACTTTCATTGATAGAGCTAATGGGAAATTCAATTCAAACATGAGCTTTAAGCGCGAGTATTCGGCACTCATCTCTGCAGCTTGGGAGATTGATAAGATCTATGATCAATATCTTTCTAATCCGGAAGCAGAGACATCTCCTGAAGTACTCCTTGGTATCGATAGTGCAAACTACAAAGAGAATGCTATCGACACCTTTATCAATGCTTATCAAAAAGTATTGAAAGATCGAGTCGATCTCTTTAATGAGAAGGATTTTACAGGATTTGAAAACACTGTTGAAAAACTGTGGAAAATCTTTAACCTTCCCAAAGAGTCTATAGCTAAGTATATGGATTGGCTTGAACAGAACTTCCCGGGGTACCCTCGAGATGATGAACCGGATGAGGAAAAGAAATCTAAAAAGAAGAAAAAGAAAGATGACTGATATCAATAGGGAGAGGATTCCTCTCCCTATTTCTTTTTCTTGAGTGAGAACGGAGGTTTAACTATGAACATCAAAGATGTTATTAGAAAGTATAAACTCCCTCGGGCAACCAAAGGAGTTCAAGTAAGTCCGACTCTTGGTATTGTAGAGTTTACCAAGAATGTTGTACATAAAGTATATCCAGATGCTAATGTTATGTACATCAACAATAAGATTAAGATATACATTGGATCTGACACAGATATAATAGTCAATGATGGATATTGGATTCTTGCTATTCCAGTAAAGCATCCTGGTGGGATTGCATATACTCTCATCGTTACAGATGAACCTGGTATGGAATCTGGAGTTCTGGATTCATTTAAGACAAGGAGTTTTATATGATCAGAGAAGATAGTGTTATATTTGATAATACATATTGGATGATTGTTGCAACCAATACCTTGGATCATTGTAAATACTACGTTGGTGGAGATATTGACGAACCTAAATGGGTTCCTTACAGAGCGCAAGGTTATTGCTATGTGGATCTTGACTCTGCACGGTATAATTGGGAATCGGTTAAACCTTTTCTTACGTGTCAAGAAGAGTATACTGATTTCGCTATCATTAAAGTCCGAACAACCGAAACAGTAAAACGTTTGATTCATTAAATATCTGAAGGGAGAGGATTTATATGGCAAGCAATTCTCAGGAATTTTATGTCATCGATGCCGTTAATAACAGCACTGATGTTGTCAACTATTTGGCATTTGATGAATACAATACTGAATTGGTCATGACCACTGATGTGGATAAGTGTCAGCAGTTTGATACGTATGATAAATTGGCTGCTTGGCTGAATACGTATAAGGAAACTATCAAAAAGCAGTTTTCTGGAGAGTACAGCAATTTCCATGTAGCTAAGATTATCCGTACGAAACTTCTGCTGGAGCGTCTGGAAGATCTTGGTTAATATATGGAGTATTATATTCGATTCGGAGAAATTCCAAAAGATGGATTTAGTAAAATTCATCGAGGAGATATGATCATGGGTAATGAGCCTGGTGTTTCTGTGTATGATTGCTGTCAGAAACGTAATAAACTAATGATCTGTATCCCTAATCCTGTACATCCGTTTACAATGGATACAATAAAGGATTTTGAAACCGATATTCTTATGTCTCGTAACAAAAAGATATATTTGGTCACTGGAGAAGTTGTTGGTTTTGGGTCAGATGGCGAGCCATGTCTGAAAAATGTAGAAATTATTAAAGACATCACATCTGAATTCAAAACAGATCATCGTGAATATAGTTTCATGCCTGAAAATTGGGTTACTAAAAAATATTTACCGAATCAAGATCAAATAATACGTGGTCTTACTTCAGATGAAGTAGATAGAGAATATGCCCAGGGAAATTAATCCCTGGGTCTTTTCTTTTTCTCCATTTTTGTCGACAACACTATATAGACATTGTTTAGAAAGGAGGAATATCTTATTATATGGATACTGTATTTTCAATGATTCATTATTTGATTGGAAGATCTCGTATTAAGTATACAATCCTGGATGAGATATTCCATTCTATTTATATCCCAAGAGAAAATCATTTGGTATTCCATGTAGATGCAAGTTCTATTTTATATAGATTATATCGAGAGAAGGATCTTGATACAATTCAAAGCATTTCCTATGATGTGGCAGTAAAAGATTTGGTAATATCTTTTATGAATACGATTGGACATTATCGAAGATATTTTGTTACTCGTCTTGGTATGGGTAATAGTATTATGATTTATTTCAATCATTCACAACCTGCATACCAGACTATGATCTTTACTGATTATCGAAAAAGTTGGTATAACTTATTAAAAGGTAAGAATCCAGCGTTTGATGGAGTAAATCATTTGATTACTGATGCAATGAATTTTATTGCAAGTCTGGTGCCATATTTCGATGGGATTTATTTAATCTCAAGTGATGGTGTAGATGATTATACTGCTATGGCACATGTTATGAAGAGTAATAGATACAGAGATTGTTATCATTTAATCTTCAGTAGGAATATGCTTACCACGCAGTTAATAAATCCAAACTGTTCCGTATTATATAATAAAAGAGATGATTCATTTTTAATCTCAAATGGAACAGTTTTCAAAAATGGTATTCTGAAAGGCCGTAAAACGGGGGCTAGTAAAAATCTTCATGCACAGAATCTTCCATTTATATGGTGTGTGGGTGGATGCTCGGATATTGATTTAAAAGCTTCTAAATTTGCAAATGGCATAGCAGATGCAGTTAAATTAATCAACCCGATGGCAGATAGTGGTTTCTTTTCTGGACAAGTCAGTATTCAATCCTTCTTGAAAGAATTTGGCAAATATACAAAGAAAGGTAGTAATGCTGAATTAAAAATGATCCCAGAAGGAATGGTTAATAGATATCGTATTTTAAATTTAGATTTATGTGAAGCTGCTATGACAGATGCACAAAAGATTAATCTATGGAAAAGTCACATAGATCTATATGATCAAAATGGTCTTGAAGAAATCAATGATCGTTTATCAGATATTAATGCCAGTGAACAGTTACTAGAGATCACTAATCTGAATATGGCTGAACCATATGGTCTTGATAGTTGGGATTCTGGATTCTGGGATACTACTGACTATACCAATGGGTTCGGTGGATTCTTTAACTATTCATTCTGATTGAAAGGAGTGAACATTTTGATTCAACTATATAAATATCATTATAGCATCAAAAATGTAGTTATGACATTAGATGCTAACTACAATTTCAGAAATGGATGTATCACATATTTGCAGATGGAAAATGATTATATGAATCGATTCCATCCTATTATTTCTATTCGAATGGAAATGCCCTCAAAGATGATACAGAAGTTTTATGAGTATCAAGAAACAGCTATGATCAAATTTGATATTTATGAATATCAATATGATATGAAGAACAGAGTTGTTGGTACAAGCTTATGGTTTCAGCATTCGTTTAGAGCAATTCCTGCAAAGGATAAAACAAACTTTATTACCAGCCAAGATACAATTACGCAGAGTAATACTGATCCTATGAAGAATCTGCAGGAAGTAGAGTTGTATCTGGTTGATATGGAAGTGATCAAACGATTTACACAAAAGAATACAGCAATCTATAGCAATGTATCGAAGGCTGCAGTTCTTCATGCATTATTCCAAATGAGAAATTTCCCAAGTCAAAATATCATTGCTACTCCTCCTGCGCAAGATTATATTATGCGTAGTTGTGTATTGAGTTTCGGTACTCTTTCGGATAATATCAAAGAATTGAATAAGAGATATGGATTATATAGTAGTGATCCATTATTGTTCTATGACTTTGATAAAGTATATTTAATAGACCGGATTAAACCTGATGTTACGTTACAACGAGCAAAGGACTTTGGTAATATCACGTTCTTATATCAGAACTTAAATATACCTGATAGAGATCTGACTGGTAGCTGTAATGATCCAAATACAAAGACGCATTATATCAATTTTGATCAGCAACCTGTTATCAGTGATCTGCGTCCGGAAAGTGGTAGCCAACAGTTTGGTACTGTAACTACCGTAAATAAAGATGGTTCTGTTAGTAAGGAGACATTTGATCCAAACTCTACAAGTTCAATTTATGTATATAATGAGAATGAACAGACCAGTTCTCAGTATATCAATGATACTAAATACAACAGATGTGTGAGTCTAAGTGTCAATGATACAGCTTTAAGTTTCATTAAGCCTTTTAAGACTATTACATTCCAATGTGGATCTATGTTTACTGATCTTGGTTTGGATAGTGGTGATACGTATCGTTTAATGAGATGGACTACTGAAATCTATCGACAAGGTGTTGGTGTTGATACTTCGTATATACACAGCACATCATTCCAATTACTGCAGATTGGATAAAATATACCCCAGGGAATTCCCTGGGGTATATTCTTTTTTGTTAAATTTTTGGTTCAAACTTTTGTGGAGCTCTATATGCTCTCGGTTTGGTTGGATTAGCTGCAGCGAATACTGATGTTTTAACTAACAAATCATTGATCACTTGTCTGTTCTCATCAATCTTCTCAGCTAAAACTTTTAACTTAGTTGTATATGCTACATTATAGATTGTAATAAATGAATTATACATTTGTGTTAATGACATATTGATAGCAGCAAAACGTGTATACTCAGCATTTACTAAATCTGCTGCATCTGGATTAGTGATATTATTAATACCAACCTTCTCTGCAGTCTTCTGACGCATCTCATTCAACATTGCAGATTTAAGAGATTTATATTCTGCTGTCATCGATTTCTTCGTAGCAAGAATTGCATCTTTCATAGGTTTATATTTAGCAATCTCATTGATCATAGTATCAAGATCAGATGCAGATAAACTCTTAACTACTTCCATACCTTGGCACTTCTTACGAACAACTTTTTCAACTTGAACCTTCAAGTCAAAAGGATCAATCCTAGCACCAATTGTATCTACTGCAAACTTAGAAACATACATTTCAGTTTTCTCAGCTACAGTATCAGATGTAACAAACTCATCTGTAATCTGATTTTGAAATGCTTCAAGTGACTCCTGGATATCAGAAGCACTTACTATATGAGGATAGTTCTTATCATATAAACCAGGATAAGTATGCGTTTTATAGATAAGATTTGTCTTATCTTTTGCATACCGAGTCATAATAATATTTCTATACTTATCTAATAAACGAGCACTATTCATGAAATAATTATTCATATAGTTAAGTACTTGTACATATAGATCAGTTAGAAATTTAAAGATTCGATCAAGAAGTTCATCTAAGAACTTATATGTGGAAGATTTAGTTGTATTGATTACAAAACTATCATTTACACCCTCAGAGAGGGCAGTATAGCAAGAATCAATGAGCTGTAATGTATTTAAATCCTCTGGTGAGGATACCTGTTCGATCAAAAATTCAGAAGGGGATTTAATCATAGATATCCCACCTTTCTTCAGATTATTAATATGTTCTGGAAATAGAAAAAGTCCCCTCCAATAAAGGAGGGGGACTTATTAAACTTCAGAACTTAAAACCTTACAATAAATATTAGATAATTTTGCCGCCAAAGTAGTCATATTCATATAGTATGCCAACTCACCACAAAATATACTATATACCGCATTAGAAATTAATTGATAACATTCCGGTATAACAACATAAAAACGCATTGCTTTTGCTTGATACTTATTAGTATCTCTGTCAAGATTAATAATTTCATACAGTCGACGTTCAGTATCTTGTAACTGTTTAATATATTTACTATTAAAAGTTTCCTTATCTTTATCATATTTTTCAGAATATTTAGCAAATGTTATGCCATATTCATAATGCCATCCATCACCATACACACTATCCATTTTATCAATTATATCGTTAAAGTTAGTTCTTCCGGCAGTAAGGGCAACTGAACAAAAGGCCGATTTACTGTCATAATCATCAAGTTCATAGCGCTTTATTGAATCACATATTGATTTTAAATCAACGTGTTCATTTGATTTTACATTAAATGCATCAGCAAGACGACCAATGATCATATTTTCACAACTTTTAATTATTTCCTGTTCATCGGAATATTGTTTTATTAACTTATCTAAATTCATGAAATTATCTAACATCTCATAGAGTGACTTAGAGATATGGTCTAGGTGATCGGCTGATACATACATATACTTAGATTCTTTGAGATATACTCTAATAGAATTATCATCAATTTCAACATCTTTGATTAATGGATGACTATCAACTAAGTCCTTTGCATCAATATCAAAATTTTCATTAATCATAGATTCTCCAAGAAGAGCTTTCAGTCGATCGTTAGTATCTTTTTGCTTCTTATCAGAATCTTCTTTGGTCTTTTTAGTATGATCTTCAAGATCAGATATCTTCTTATTGAAGTCTTTCATACGTTCTTCATGATTCTTATGATAATCATCAGCCGCTGACTCATTCTGAGATTTCTTATCCTTACTATTAAATCTCTTATTAACATCATCCATAGCTTTAGCAGCTTTTTCATTGACTCCCTTCCCTTTTGCAAATAATTCTTTAAACTTCTTTGCAATATTGGAAAAGAATTTAGCAATAGCTTTTGCAATTCGTTTAATTGCTTCCCAAACTCGTTGAGCAATCTGCTTTGCTCTATCAATAAGGGTTGCTTCATTTACAATACCATTCTGCCGATCCAGCATATCCTGAATCATAGTATTTACAGATTCATCCATGATATCTCTATACTCAAGTTCACACTTAAGCATCTGATTCTCAAAATACAGAGAAGATTCACTCATAGATAAATTCTTATATTCATCTGGACATTCAATAACAGGTTCCTGTATCTGAACAGCTGCACCAGCAGATTCACTGATCGAAATCAGTTTACTAATGTCGAGCATAATATCATACTCCTTTTCCTGAAATATATTATCACAAAATTGTATCAAATAGGGTATCTTATTATATGGGTAAAATTACAGCAAAAAATATATGAAAAATAAAAGGGAGGAGGGCATTTTTGCCCCCCCCCTATTTTATTTAGTGCGGTTATCTTGAGAATTACTCAGCCTTCTCTTCAGCAGGCTTCTCTTCCTTCTTAGCACTACCACTCTTACCAGCGCGAACATAAGCATTCAGAATGCCCATATCGGCGGCAATCTTCTCATTGGTAATAGCACGGATCGTACCCTGAGCAGTATTAACAATGCTATTCATGGTATTAATAATACTCATGAAACGAGCATAGACTACATTGAACAGAGTAGCGCACTTAGAGCTGACAATAGCACGAGCCTTTGTCTTCTCTGCAGCAACCTTGATCTTACCAGCATCTTCACCAGCATCAGCCTTAGCCTTCTCAGCGGCCTTAGCGCCAATAGCAGCAGCATTGTCACCAGCAATACCAGTGCTCTCGATCTTGATCTTCTTCAACTGTTTAGAAACTTCATTCAGCTGACTACGATACTTAGTCATGCTTTCCTTGAAAGATTCCATAGCAGCAGTGGACTTGGCCATACCAGCAATGATAGCATCGACACCGCCAAGATCCTTAATGGATACATCCTTCTTCTCGCCACGAATGAAATCAGCATAAGCAGAAAATACATTCTTTACGCTAATATCTTTCTCTTCACCCTCAGGAGTAACCTTCAGACGATTTGCCAGATCCTTAAGAATCATCTTATCGCTATCCTTGATGATATCACGATAGTATTCAATACGCTCATCCAGCGTGCTTGCAATCTTATCCTTATACTCAGCATCAGCAATGTCAGCATTGTTAAAGCTTGCACGCATCTGATGCAGGATATCACTACTGCGATCAATATCATCAACAGCTTTATCCAGATTACCAACATAATCATCACGTAACATGTCGATAGCGGCAATAATCTGGTTGTTAGATCCGACATTCAGATTAGGATAAGCATATCGATTCAGAGAAACGCTAGCAGGATCAACATCTTTAACCTTAGCAGTCAGAGCCTTGATCTGCTTCTGATAGGCACTGGTCTTAGAAACACAAGCCTGGATCCACTCACCGATCTTAGTAAGAAGACCTCCGAGGAATGCAATAGCTTTCTGAACGCCTTCACCAATCTTCTTAATGAAGCTAAAATTAACAGCCTCACACAGAGTGTCAAAATTCTCACTATGGCCAATAGCACACTCGACCATAATCTCATCAACACCAACACAGAACTGCTTGGCTTCCAGAGACTCCATCATGATAGCAAAGTTCAGATTCTGAGTAGCCTCATCGATATTGCCAGCAAACTCATACGTAGGCAGAGCCTCTTCAACGATAGGCTCCTTAGTCTTGGGAGCAGTATTGATAGACTCATTGATAGAGGCGGAAAGAGTAAATACGTTAAGCATGATTACTTCTCCTCCTTCTTCTCTTCAGGCTTTTCCTCAGCGGGCTTCTCTTCCTTAACCTTAGTGCCGCTAGCCTTAGCCATGGCGATCAGCATCTGAGTAGCCTGCTTCCAACGATCATCATAATACTTCTTAGCCAAGGTGCTCACCTGGCTAATAGCAGTACTCACTTCGCTATAAGCCTTGAGATAATTATGCAAATAAGTATAACGATCAGTACCTTCCTCATTCTTCTCTTCACGTTCAAAAGTACCAACCTGATTCATACGACTCTGAACATCAGTCAGCATCTTATCATATACCTTCTTCAGGCTTTCGTATGGATTCTTATCGGTAAGGAACTTCTTAACAGTTTCAAGCTTAAAGCACTTCTCACCGTACTTCATCTCAGAAGTCTTATTATCATCCTTCAGCTTATTGATCAGTTCATTATACCAACCATTATCACTCAGCTGAATACCAGTAATAATAGTTGCAACCTGACCCATACGCTGAGGAGACTGGTCACCGATAGACTTAATATCACTAGGAGTCTTAGAACCATCAAACGTGGCATAAGCTTTTCCGTATACCTCAGAAAGGATGGAGTCAATATCAACCTTACCTTCAATATTGATATCCTTATCAAAGGAGTAACCAGTAAAGGTCAGATCCTTACACTTGGCAGGATCGACATTCTTACCATACTTATTATAGAACTCTTCAGACTTAGTAATATGACGAGCGATGAAAGCCTTAAACTTAACGATGACACCAGCCAGGAACTTGCGAATCTTCTCAAAAGTATTTCTAGCCTTTTCAATAAGACCGCTTAAAGCAGCCTCGTTGATAGACTCGAAAGCAGAGTTATCACCGCTATGAGCACTGGACACAACAGCCTCAACAATCAGCTCATTCTGAGCAGCAACCATATCGTATTGCTCAATCTGAGACTCCATGATCATCACAGGCAGATAGTTAACGGCTTCATCCAAAGTATAGTTGGGAATTTCATCCACGTAAGAACCGCCATTGAAACCATTGGTGGCCTCAGACAGTGCCATGATCTTAGAAAAATCAACCATCTTGGAAGTACCTCCTTACATAGAAAGTTTTCATGAAAACAGTTATTTCAATTTTACAGGATATTTAGGGTATTATCCAGCATAAAGGGTATTATATCTTTGTTTATTTATATCACGATTCACATCGGATATTACTTAAGATTTGTCATTACTTCATTCACATAAGCCTCAAGAGACTTACGATTATCCATAATAGACTTAATGGTATATGCATCGGCGAATAATGTAATCGCACCGATGTAGAAAATGTTGAGTACTCCAACAACCAGGGGACGAACGTGACTCATGAAAGAACCATCAAGGTTATTATCCATAATATCACACTGGAAGTCATAGCAACCACATTTAACCATACGTAAAGTTTTACTGATCCATCTTACCAGATCTGCATGATACATATTTCCATCGTCTTCACGACAAATTGGGCAAATGTTAGCAGTGGAATTAATAATACCTTCCAGATCATACGAATCAGTAGTAGTGCGAGTTAATCTATCCATACGCTCAGGATCATTGAACAAAGCGTTGAACATATCTTCGGTAGACTCAAAAACCTGATCATTCTTATTATAGTTCGTGATCTTATATAGCGTTTTGATATCAAACGTAGTAGACTGCAAAGAGTCACAACTCGCAATATACATGGAACATGCTTTGTTAACTTCATATGGACCCAGACCAGGGACATAGATCATACTGCGTGTATATGTTCCATATCCTGCACCAAGGATCCTGCTGTAGTTCTTAATGAACCACCCTAAGTGGTTGTACAGAGGTTCAAACCTCCATGTACAATTTCTATCAGTGAAATTAACAAATGAACTCTGCTTAATTAAAATACATCTCATTAAATCTGCAATTTCAGTAGCAGCATTAGAGATCTTATTCAATAAAGCAATCTGTTCCTCAGATGTATCAGGATCAAGATATTCTCTGCGAATATTCGTGATCATCTGATATGTAGGACGAAGCTTTTCTACTAAAGCCCCAACTGGACAATAATCCTGAGGAGCTTTGGCAAGCTCAGTCTTTATATTCTCAACATCCTGGGTACCATCAGGCGTATTCTCCACAGGTGCTTGAGCCATATTACTATCGAACTCTGCTACGGATTCATGGAGCATGAATGCACCGCCGGGGCAGAGAGTGAAGTTATCAAACATCTTTCATTACCCCTTTCTTATAGCAGAATTCCAGAGGTGGACTCATCCGGATTCATAAGCGGACTATTCTTATCAATCCGAAGAGCAGCATTCTCTTTCTTCATCTGTGCTCGCTTTAAATTATCAACAGTATCAGCCTTCATAGCAAAGCGATTTTTCCACTTCTCCAACCACTCTGCCCATCTACGCTGACGTGCAATAACTTTCTTATCACCACGACCTGCTTCCAAAGACTCAATATTCGTCTTGATCAGATCCTGTTGAACTGCAAGCATATCAGAAATCTTGGTACGAGTACAGTAAACTGAATAGATGATCTCACGGATCAGTACAATTACCTTAGGTAACATGTACAAACCAATACCAATACCAACAAGGGTTGCACCAAGAGTAATACTCTCAGATATAGAAGATCTCTTCTCTAAACGAGTCATACAATCTTCTAAGTATCGTCTGAAATCAACAACAGACTTAGCTGCAAACTGAATATTCTTGATATGACAATTGCGAATTGTGCCGGGAATCTCATCATAAAGAACCTCACAATCCGAATCTTTTTCAGTAGTCACAAAACGAATTGTATTACTGACAAGAATACCGATACAATAGATCAAGCCAGCAACTAAAGAAGTATAGAATAACTGCACAATACCATTACCAGATTTATATAAAGTGGTAAAGTATGTACGATATCCATACAATAAATCAATAACAGCAAAGCAATTATTAACAACTTCCAGATACTTATCTGCACCCTTATCGGTTTCAGCAGCGACTTCATAGATATCTTTCAGAGTTCTGAGATTGGCTTCAAGCATCTTACCATACTTAAAACGACCATAGTCACCAGCACTCTTTTCGATCTCACTAAAGTCGATACTATTATACTTATCAGTAATGAACTTCATCATACCGGTAAGTGCTTCATCAGTAACTTGAACCTGATTAGCTTCATCTAAGAAGATGAAGTCAGATTTATTTACTTCGAAGCCACATTCTGTAAGAAAATTTGCATACGTAGAATTAGCCATAATGGGTTTCACCCCACTTTCTATTATGAATTTTCATATCCAGGTAATCTTGGCTCATCTGGATATTTTTCATATACAAGACTTTGATCGATTCTCCAAATCATAATATTTTTTAATTCAGATTTTTTAAGGAGTTTATTATCAGTCTTAACATGCTTAAGCATTGCTAAAATCTGATTAACAGACCATCCACGATCTAGTTTTGTAGTAAATACATTTCCAGGAGCTTTTTGATATGCTTCAGAAAGAAGATTCATAGGTATATATTTTCGGACACATTCAGAAAAAGTAAGTATTTCTTCCCCATCAAAAACATGCCGATTTGTAGATAAATTATTATTCTGAATGATAGATGTTGCCCATCTACAATTTTCTTTAGAATATCCTAATTTACCATTAATTCTATCTAATGATGTATTATGAAAACCATACTTACTAGTATGCTCTTCATAACTCGGATACATATCTTCAATAAAATTAATTATACCATTAGAATCAATATAGCGTGGATTATGCTTTTTTCGTTGATCATACCAACGAGGATCGATGCCAATATCTTTATAATATTCATATGAATCATTATTTGGATTATAGCATCGATCAACCATTCGTTTATATGTTTTAATTATCGGAGATCGTGTTGTAAAACGGCCATATTTAGTGTATATTCCATATTGCAATTTTGGGTTTTTATTAATTATACTTCTTAAGCATCCGCAAGATTTTACATATCCGTGTTTTAATCTATCTGATGAAGTAATGGTATAATTACCACAATCGCATTTGCATAACCAATAAACATGACCACTATTGTCTGTATGATCATATTGTTTCACTGTTAACATATTGAAAGTTTTTCCTGTTAAATCTTCATATGGATGAGTATCTTTTACTAAACAACCACAAGATCTAACATGTTTAGATGTTAAATTGGAAGTACTTACGATTTTAGTATTTCCACATTTACATTCACATAACCAGTGCTTAACACCTTTAATTGATTTATAAAAACTGATTACTTTTAACTTCCCAAATGTTTGTCCAGTTAAATCAATCTTATTATTTCCCATAATTTATTACCCCTTATTATGATAATATGATAAAAGTTATGTAATTACTCTATCATATTATCATGTTAGGGTATTCAATCATTATGATTTAAAAGCACGATACAACTGCATTACCTCGCGTTGAGACATTTCAGAAGCCCTTTCCAGCATATTGTATGTATACTGCTGGAATCCATATCCGTGCCCATCATAGGTAACATGGACCATCTCATTGGCTTGATCAATAACAACAAACCCCAGAAGGAAATCAGCATCCATTAACATTCTGACATGATCAGGACGCATAACATCAATACCATAATGATCCTTCAGATAGTTCACTTCATTCATAGTGATAACTAAAGTACCATTAGGTGTGTACTCCTTCATCAGTTTGGGTACAGAGATCTTAGCCCAACGACGACGAGAACGGAATGCACTTCTCCATTTACCAGATTCGGTTCTATTGGATAAGGCATCCGTCTTCAGTTCACGAATACCAAATAGCAGATCAGTCAGAGATCTCTCTTCACCCGTAATAAACTTTACGAAGCGAAGGAACTTTCTCTTATTAATGATACAGTTATAGATATCATTAATCAAATCAGCGGCAGGAGCCAAGTGAATATATGCTTTGATACCAATCAGCAGATCTCTCTGCAAGGTTTCACCAGTATCATCAATCACGAAATTGATAGAAGCCTTGGCAAACATTGGCATAGCATCATTGGCTTTCTTGACATCCATATCCGTGAAAGGAGATTTATCAGAGAAAGGAGACTTTGCAAGAGGAGACTGATTCTGTGCTTTCTTACGCTTATCCAGCTCTTTAGAATCGTCTTTCCACTTCTTGATCTGATCCTCTTCAGCCTTACGCTTATCAGCATCAGCATCATACTGTGCAAGTCTCTTTTTATCACGAACCGTCATAATCACTGCGTCGTCATCATCGTCTTCTTCCTTATTCTTAGCTTCCGTAAGAACAAAGATCTCACTGTCGGGAGCATTCAGGCACTCATCGATAGAACGAATACAATAATCGACAGCATCGAAATCCATCTTAGTGATATCAGTCAGAGGATTGACATCACCAGCAGCTTCGGTCATACCCTTACGCTTACGAAGTTCAGCACGACGCTTTTCGATCATCTTCAGTCGACGATTGATGATCTTGATATACTCACCATACTGCTGCATAAAGGCTTTGGGATTAGAGATCATCGTGTTGTTAAAACGAATAGCAAGGGACTTCTTGGTCCCATTATCTTTATTCTCTTTTACTTTAGCCTTATACCGATTCAGATACTTAGCATACTTGCCCTTCAGCTTCTTGAGTCTTCCCTCTAAGCCATTTAACTTAGTGAGAGACTGGCAAGAAAGAATCTTGTTCTCAGAAACAGACTCCAAAGAGAACTTAATCGAGTTAATTGCCTGGTGTACATTCCCTTCATTCATAGAAGCATTTTCACCGAGCATCTTATCGATCATCTTGGACAGCTCAGGATCTTCATCTTCATCATCAGGATCTTCTTCATCCAGATCAGCAATATCTTCATCGGTAAGATCCATGTCGTCATCAAACATGTCTTCTGTAGCTTCACCAAGAAAACCCCACTCTTCTAACTCTTCCATCTGACGGTTAAATTGTTCCTGAAGAATCCTTGTACGAGGATCCAATGGATCTTTGTTATACATGTCATTAATGGAAATAGTTTCAGAAATAATCTTGATAAAGTCAGTATTTGTAGCTTTTGATTTCTGCCAACATTCATACAGGAAATTCTGGAACTCTTCAAAATCCTGTTCCGTTACATTTGCAGATTCACCAAGGGTTTTATTGAACTCAACATTCAGCTTGGTTACGAACGATGGATCCACATATTTCATTCCCATATTCTGGTGGAATTTACGGAAATATTCAGTGATAGCTGCAGCATCATCAGCCTTAACATGATGTACTGGCATCAGATTAATACAAGCAATCACAAATGATGCATAATTCTTTTCAATCATGCGAATAATCATCTGTTGCTCACTTGGCATCATCTGATCAGAAACAATCGTAGGGAAATAAAAAATAGAGTTGGAGCTATACGCACTGATAGAACCAATTCTACTATTACTACCCTTTAATATGGTCTTTGCAAGCTTCTTACTATTTCCACCGCTACTCTTAGCTACATCGAGGCCAGATAAGAGAGCGGTCAGTTCACTAAACACATGTAACAACTCCTTTCTTTAAAGGATTTTACAGTTATTCTGCATTATTACAATGTTGAAATGGTAAAAAAATGATTAAACAATAAAAAAGAAATAGAGGGCGAAAAACCCTCTATTTCCTTTCTTTTATTTAATATCAAGAATGCATCAATCTTTAGGAATCTCTTTTGTATTCAATGCGACATTAAGAGTTTTATTATAAGGATCTATTTTCAGAGAAATACCGTCAAATACTTGTTTGAATTGTTCCCTACGACTCTGAAATGCACTAAGCAAATCAGAACCATCGGGACCGAGAAGCTGCAGACTTTTTAGAATGCTCTTCTTCTCAGCTTTTTCTCTTTTAATAGAACTTACGACAGAACTCTCAGGGTCGGGATTGAATCCATAAGCTTTGTTAAAATTACGCAGCTCTTTGGCATATCGATTCCGTCGATTGACTTGATCTACCAGATCAACATCGGCCTTCTTGACTTTCTTCATTAGTTTCTCTCGCTGTTCTTCAACAGTAAGAACAGGCTTCTTCCGATAGATCAATTCTGTCGGAAACTCATCATAGTGTACATTAGCCATAATGTATACCTCCTTAATAAAATTCATTCCTACGGTAATTATCATTTGTTGAGTAGGCGAATTTTACAAGGTGATGAACCCTGCTTTCACTTATATAGTATATATCTCAATTTATTTTCATTAAAAGTCCTCTGCGATTTTAGAACATTGAGCTTCAGATGAATTCTGGTACTTTCCATGATATTTCATGCTAGTATCACCAGATGGAACTACCATATACATCTGTGCCATTTTCATATTGGGGTAAATCTTAGTCGGAATAGTAACAGTAACCTGAAGTGTCCATTTACCATGATACCCAATATCACCAAATCCAGCTTCTTGATGAACAGATACACCAACTCTACCAAGGGAAGATCTGCCTGTAATCATCGGAATATAATAATCAGATCCGATAGTTTCTTTAGTAGCAATCAAATACAATTTACCAGGCTTAAGAATAATTCCGTCTTCTGGAATCTTTATCTCTGAAATATTACTAATAGAGTTCTTCAGATCAACCATATATTGAAGCTCATTCTCATTATATTTATTATGAAGATAATCATTTCCTTTATATTCTAACATTGTATCTCCAATAGATAAATTATAAGAATTCGGATTCAGGTTAGCAGGATCATATGGTTCAATTGAAATAAGTCCTTCTCTAACATCTTCATCAATTGCCGCACCTGTTAAAAATCCACCCATAAAACTATGCATTGGTAGTTGTTTAACTGGTTGCGTGTTACTAATATAAGGCATTTGGTCAATCGGGTCAGATGGAACAAAAACTCCTGGACCTGGATTGATATAGGGCATTATAGTTACCTCCTCAAACTTATTATATAGCTGTCTATATACATATTAAAATATAAATAGCAGTAAAATACATGGGAAACATCACTATAATGTAATATAAACAACAGGCTACTCCCTTATGGAAAGTAGGTGAAAATATTGAGTACCAAGAAATCCGAAGATGCTACTTCTACCTTTACGTATCCGACGATTATGTCGGATTTAAAAGCTCGCAGAGAACGTATTGGTTATAGCTATGCTGATATCAGTAAGAATCTCCAATATTTCAATATTAGTAGATTGCCTGATGTTGATAATGCTACAGAACCATATATTGCATATATTCTGATGTCTCGCCCTGATCTAAATCTATCAAGTGCTGCTGGAGGTATTTGGGGAAGAAATGTTGGAACCGCTACGTCACAGCAAAATTTAATAACTATAAAGAATATGGCAATGACAGCTGCATATGCAAATGATAAATATGGTGAAATGATGTTGTATCAGCTCAGTCGTTCTAATTCTAGTATTTGGTTACCTTTGGTTACTACACGTGCTAAAAACTATAACGTCAATGATGCTGAATTAAAACAGGTTGAAAAAGGTCTTACTTTCTTTGGCCATAAGATCATTTATGGTAAACATAGTGAAGATCATAAGATTGGTGGATCTTTTACACTTGAGTTCAGAAATGATCGTCAGCTATCTATTTTGAAAATGATGCAGTTGTGGGTGTCTTATATCTATAATGTATCAAAGAATGATTGGCTTGTACCAGATGAGAATTACCAGCGTAACGGTATTCTTGATTATTGTGGATCATTATACTATCTCGTTACACGCAGAGATGGTAGAGAGCTTGTTTATTGGGAAAAGCTAACAGGCGTATTTCCAACACGTGTACCCTGGTCTATGTTTAGTACAACTGATCAGATGATCGTGGAGGATAATGTATCTATTGACTTCACATATTCTATTCGATCTGATCCTTGTGATCCATCTGTATTAAATGATATTAACTTCTTATCTGGTGATAATTATGCATCCATTCAAAAGAAGATGGCTGCTGGTTGGAAATATCCATCTTTACTAGATAATGAAGTTTGGCAAAACAATAAAGAACTCCCATTTGTTAAAGGCGATGTGTGGGCAACGAATCCTTATATTGTCATGCAGACAGATAATACTGGATGTTTAAAGTATTATCTTACTTGGGAAAATAAAACAGATCCAAATATCAATAAATCTGAAACGTATATGTCTGAATATATCTCTCTTAAGAAAGCTGGATTATCTGATAGTGAAATCAATAAAATAGTTTTAGCTAATATTAAGAGCGTAACCAGTGCTGTAAATAAAATAGCACATGGTGGTGTTGGACAAAATATTGCTACGGTGAGGTGAGAAACAGTTGGCCAGAAAATTAATCAACCGCAAAGACATCCTCAATGATCTGGTGGGTGTTATTCTCCCTAAATATTTCCCAGAAGAAACATTGGATACAAACCGTGTATCAATTCTGGGTTATCTTACGGAGACAATGGCTGTATCGATTGAAGATACAGTCACGCTGGAACAGCGACGTGCAGCAGATTACTGTCCAGAACTCTCTACCTCTGAAGTTCATGTAAGACAGACTGCTAAAATTCGTTCTATTGGTGTAGACTATGCTACACCTGGTAGAGCATTTGCTATTATCGGCGTATTAAAATCCGATATTTTAAATAAGGGTGAACGTAATGGTAAGAATGAGATCAGATTTACAATTGATCGTCGTTCTATCATTATGCATAATGGTATTCCTTTCTCATTAGAAGATGATATCATTATCCGTGCTACACAGCGATCTGTTGGCATTGTATACTCTGCTGCATATAGCGGAGAATATGCTTCCTATGATTCATATATTCAAATGTATGAACAGGAAAATGATCGTGGTCAGGAGATGGTTACCCTTGTAGTACAGATCTATCAGTTTTCTTATAATATTCAGGAGAAGATTGTCACAGATGAAATCCAATTCTTGTATGATGGAATTGAGTTTGATTATGATAATAAACTTGCTGGATTTGATGTGTATTATAAGAAAACGACAAGTGATGCATACACCAGAGTTGGTACAACGCATTATTTAAGTGATACTACTACAAATGATATTTATTACAACGATGATAACTCCAATATTCTGTTCGTATTAAATAATCCAAAATTGAATATTGGTGCAAACACGATGATCAAATGTGAGATTCGTGAAACTCTTGGTACAGATGGTATGATTACCATTGGAAATGATAATACTACTTTTAGCCTATATCGAGATGGTACTTATAACTATTCTGGAGTTAATGTTATCATTACGATGCTAAGTGATACGATCGATGCTTCTGATGGAGATTCTATCGAAGACATTAAAGCACGATTGATTGATGCGAAAACTCGCAGAGACAATATTACAACGGAGCATGATATTATTACATATATTAATGATATCGATGCAAATGTACAGATCATTAAGAAGCGTAATGATATCGAAGATCGCAGATACTATCTCTACACATTACTGCGATATAATAGTGAGATAGTTCCTGCTAATACGATTCGTGCTAAAATTACTGGTATTCGTAATATTGGTAATATCGGAGATTTTGATTACTATGATCAAACTCTTGATAGAAAAGTTATCAATGCATACAATAAATGGAAGTTAATTCCTGGAACAAAAGGTGCAGAAGATATTATTGTAAAGGTTCCTCATGATGAAAAAGAAAAGGATGCCTTCTACTTTACTTCTCCGTTTATGATATTACTGAATAAATATAATATTGCTTCATATTATTATACTTCAGTAAATGATTATATTCTTTTAAGTGGTAGACCTACGAATACGATTTTCCCATTCCAGATTATCACTCGAGAAGTAGGTATCTTCCGCAATGCACATTCTGCTACTGAGTCTGATATCTACAAGTTTAGTATCGAGGGCAATATGAATACCGCGAATGATGATGAACTTGTAGAGAAAGATGGCACAATCAAAGACAAAGAAGCTATTATGTGCTATATTGTCTTTCGTAAGGGTAATGCTCCTGCAGCATATATGAAGATGCCTATCGATTCTTATAATAAAGAATCTCGCACCTTTACCTTTACTGGACAGATGAAAACAAATGATTTTGTTACAGAAGATGATTATCTTCAGATTGTTTCTGGTCTATATCAGAATGGTACTGAGAAGAACTATGGTAGTGTCATTGATTTTAAAGATGCAACGTTAGATGTATTCTTTATGTATAAGTATGACCTTTGGGAAGAATATGATCGGACGGATCAAGTATATTCTTATTTACCCAAATCAGCTACTGAAGGTTATACGCTTATGTGCGGTTTTTATAATAAGCCTCAATATCCATATGACTTATTATTGGAGTATAATAAATTCTCCAGCTCTTCTGTAACAGCCAGAAAAGAATCTGGTGTGGTAAATTTCTATATTTCTGAAATACCATTGATTGAATACGAATATGGTATCAAGAATATCAGTAATATGTATGATACTTTTGAGAACTTCCGAGAAGTATATGGATCCTTGTTAAAACTGACAACGGACTTTGATGTTTCTCTGAAGTTTACTGCTACATATGGTAGATCAAAATATATTACGATTACTGGTGGTCGTAGTATTGATGGTGAAGAAATCACGGCTGATCTGAATGATCTGAATCCTACATTCTACTTTAAGATTTATGGCAAGAACGTTGATGTTGATGAGATCAGAAACTTTATCTATGTATATCTCAGAGATACATATATTACTGATACAAGCATCTATATGTCCAATATTTGTACACTGATCGAAGAGAAATATAATTCTGTGAAATCTATCAAGTATATGGGCGTGAATAAATTTGATGCTTCGTATCAGGAGTTTACATATACTGTACCTGAGTTTACAAATAAAGATATTATTTATCGGTTTGTCCCTGAGCAATTAAACGTTACTGATATCCAAATTGATTTGGAAGAAGTATAAAGGAGGAATTAGTTTATGAATGCTATTCAGAAGATGAATTATAAGCATGCTGCATTTAATGCTGCACTGCTGGAATGCCTTGGTCGTGTGCAACTGTGTTGCTGTGAAATCGATCCGTCTAAAGAGCCTGTAAATGCTGCTCGTGCAACCAAGATGGCTGAAGCTTTCTATACTGATATGCTGAAGCTGAATGATCGTACGATCAATGAAGTAAAGAAGTCTCTGGAGGAATCTTGCACGTTCATTAAGGATTGTCTGGAAGTCGCTGAGGTAATCTCTGAGAATAAGTGCTGTGATGCTGAGAATGCTGACCTGGAAACTTCTGGTCGTGATAAGGTTGAGCTGTCTGAGGAGGATCAGGCTATCATTGACAGACTGTTTGATGCTAAGGCTCCTGCTGTTCAGATTCAGACGATCCGTGATAGTGCCGTTGCCTCTCTGCTGGCAGAGGATAAGAAGGCTCGTGCAATTAAGGATGCGCTGAATATGGCTAATTCTAAGGTTGCTGCTGGTGAAGATCCTAAGACTGTTAATGAGACGATTGAGCGTCTGAATGCAGTTGGTCCTACTTCTCTGATGAATGCTATCATGAATGCAACTGCTGGTCTGGCTGTAAAGGATGTCAATGAGAATGCATCTGGTACGGTCAGTGTGGATAAGATTCTGTCTGAGAATGCAGAGAAGATTCGTGAGCGTGCAGTGATGTTGTATTGCCTGTATGAGACTTCTAATGTGATGGCCATGAAGACTTGGTCTGCTAAGGAAGTACAGGAAGAGGCTAAACGTATCTATTACGGTAAGTAAAAGAAAAGAAATATGGGGAGGCAATTACGCCTCCCCATATCTATTTTTAAAAATCAATTTCAATAGAAATCAATCTACCAGACAGTTTTACATTTACATCTTCCGCCAGAAGATCATCATTGATAGCTGTTTTATCATATTCAAAATCATAGGTATCCTGAATAATCTCCTGAAGCTCATCATCATCAGATACAATCGTACGGAAAGTTTTTACCATTCCATTAATGACAGTATCTGGACTAATGATTCCATCCGTATTACGTCTGAGAACAAAACCATCCTCATTTACTTCATATACAGAAACAGAACCAGACTTCTTCAACTGATTACAAAGCTCTTCAGCAATTGTGCGCATATTATACTGTTTCATAATCTCATTGATAATACTGGTCTGCATATACTTATCACTTTTCTTCATCTGTATTCTCACTCCCTTCCATGGAGTCATTAAATGTTTTCATATCATCTAAAATTTCCTGTAGACAAGCAATTTTATCTTCAACGCTTACAACGCTAAAATACAAATATGCTTCAGAATCAGGAAGTATAGCATATGTTTTACCAACTGATCCATGTTCGAATGGATCATTTGTCATATCGATATCATCAATTCTTTTCAGATCAAAAATAATATCTCTCAGATTATTACGAACTTCTTTGCTGCCATCTAAAAGCTTAATACAAGAAAATTCTTTTACTAAGTAATCCTGTGACGGCATAAAATCATGAATATCTTCAGATACTTGTATTTGTCCAGCCTGTACCATCATCATAAACTTTGCGTGTAAAAGCTTTCTGATATGTTGTTTGGCTTCTTTTTCTATATTAAAAACAAATCCATCTACTTCATATGTCTTATGGGTTGCTTCCTTTATACTATACATAGTTAAATCCTCATCAATTCGAGCTGTCCGGATTCGATAGCAGCTTTCACCGATTTTCTAGATTTAATCTTTTTAAAGACATAATCTGAATCATGTGATTTCTGATATCGAATTATAATTTCTACTCTTGGTACTACTGAATAAAATTTATTGATCTCACCACGATGAAAAATATCATCATCTATGATTAATACATTCTTAAGCATATCTGTGTATGCTTTTCCTATATTATCATAGTCTGGCATATCGATGATATCTAATACTTTTCCCTCAAAAAGTATTACTTCATCAGGTGGAACTCGTGAAGGCATTTCAATATATGCATTGATAATAATCTCTGCAGGTGTATTAATTAATTTAATATCCTTACAGATACCTTTAACAGCTTTTTCAAAATATGAATGATTCGCTGCAGCATTGGGAGAATATATATGGGAATTGAATGCTCTGGGTCGATCTGTTTTTACTGGCTGTTCATACATCACAACCCGAATATATTCATATTTTCTATTTATCTCAATGTTATCTGCTTTCTTCTTTGCTTTCTTTAAAGCTTTATCAAAATTCCATCTTCTGGATAGAAAGTAATTTCGCAGTGAAATTTCCGGATCGTAATAACGATTCGGATATTTTATATTATATTCATCAATTTTTTGTTTACGTGATTTTATCTTCACATTGCATCAAACTCCTTTTAATGCACTCCATTATTATTTCGTTGTTAGAAATGTAGAAAAATATTATATAAAAATCCCCTCCCAATATAAGGAGGGGATTTCTGTTAATTTATACACCTTTCGTAATCCATCTTTCATATGTGTTACGAATACGATCTGTGATATTACGTTTAAAGTTACCAGGAAGACCAGCAACACCGATGGAGAATACAGCATTCCAATAAAGTGCAATACGCTCACCGATATTCATACGGTTCATATTAACACCAGACATGGTACCAAGCATATCCATTAAGCCAGTATTATTAAAGAATAATCCAGCTTCTTTTCCAATACCTTTACCACTCAAGTTAAGTGGATCCCAAGCACCATCAATCTTGCTCATACCAATTGATTGATACATATCCTGGAAATCCATGGTTACATCGATTTGTGTTGGGATACCATCATCTGATACCATATCTCCACCGTCGCCAAAACGTCTCCAAGACAAGTTTGTAATCATACCCATTTCCACGTTAAAATATCCTTTGGAATATGCACGAATCAAAAATGGGGTAGAATACATCGTAAGTGTAGATCTGATTCTTGGTGCTGCTAAAGCAAAGCAGTGGAAGAAAGGAACTAATACATATCTCCATTTACAGAAGTTTGTAGCATATGGTGCAATAAAATGCATTTCAATGCTGTAGTCTTTACTAGAGGAAGAATCCTGCCAGATTTGGGGGAATCTGATATTCATGCCTTTACCAGAGTTCTTAATCCAGGTAGAGGCTCGACCGATGATACCCTGACCGCTAAAGATTCTGCCCAGAGCACTACCGGTGATATCATTGACTGCAGAATCATAGTCTGTTCCATCCACAGCACTTAAATAGTCAACAGCATCATCACCCCATCTGCCAAATAAGAATCCAGCTTCTCTGGCTTTCTGGGAAATGCCTTTAATTAATCCAGTAAAAGCTGAATCACCAAGAGTATTACCAATACTATCTGTAACAGAAGATCCTGGATCATAGGCGAATGATACACCACCATCTACACCAATGACCTCTTCAAGCATATTATAATCCTGCCCACCAGATTGTGTGGAGTTATAATTGCCCCAGTCAACTAGAGTACATTTAGTCCCTAAGTATTCAAAATCACTAAGACCCATCAGAATTGCACTCATCTTACATAATGTATTTACATATGCAAAATACTCATCTGTATTAACGGTCATAGTATAATACTGATAGAGATCCTTATTGCTTACTCCAGCATCTACAGTAGCAATAGCAGAACGCAACTCTGAGTCTGATAAGTTATTGAAGAACTTAGCAAAATCTCTACCAGTAGATTTCTTCGCCTTCTTATATGAAGGGAATACAAAGCTACCTGTCAGCAAAGACATATATTGAGGCTCACCAGGTACGACTGACATAATAGGAATATTACAAGCAATCTCCTGTTCATAGGAACGTCCATAGAAGTCTGCACCAGCCGCATTGCTACTACCACTTTTAATAGAAGTTCCTTTTCGAGTTAAATCATAATATTCACTTGCATTACCGTACTGTTTTGTGCTACCAGGACGACGATCAGCATAATGAGTAAACTGGAATGGCATACCATGTACAAACAGCATACGTCCAATTGGTGTACCCATAATAGACTGACCAGTAGCAAAATAGCCTTGCTGATATCCAGCTATCGCTCTATTTACATCACCATAATCAACATCTACATCATTAAATATTGTCTGGTTTTGATAAACTGCAGGTGGTGTAGTAGCATTGTTATTACGATTTTGAGTCTGTCTTGCAGCAGCAACAGCACTTAATACTGCTGCACTAGTAAAGTTTGCTTCCATAGCAGCTTGTTCATTTTTAGCCATTTGTTCTTTGGCTCTCTTTTGTGCTGCTAATCGCGCTTGTCTCTGTCGCTCTCTTTCATTTTTTGGTTCTTTATTATTTTTATTATTTTTACCTCTGGCATTATTACGATCTCTGTTAGCAGATCGAAGGATAGGTCTGTTCGGAATATTGATAATATCAGATTCATCCAAGTTATGAACTTCTGATCCATACCGAACCCACATATCATTCACAAGAAACAGGGGCATACCATCGGGATCTTCACAATCAATGATATGATACCTGGTTTGTGTAAATCCATTGATTGTAACATTTACCTTCTTATCAACAGTTAGCACAGAACCTACTGGTAACTCCATAGGGAGGCCAGTTCCTGACGTGCTCTTTTCGTAGAATACTACTTCTGGTACATTCGTGACTAACTGTTCATTAACATCCTCAGAATCATCAGGACGTGTTTCTTTGGGAGTTTCCTCCTCTTGTAAAATCTTAGAAAATTCAATCTCTTGACTGGAGATCCACATTCCAATATAATGATTATCTTCACCTTTAACAATATCAGAAATTTTAAAAAATCTGATATTATTAATATGACATTCTTCATTTGTAGTCAGTGTAATATCTTCAGGAATAATTACATTAGACGGTTTAATATCATTCGGACGAGCATATAGCTTAGTCGATCTGACAGTACGACAAAGATATGCATTATTTAAAATCTCGTAAGCCATTTCGTTCGCCTCACTTTCTTACAAGATAATTAGGAGTGGATGCCAGTATGAACCGGCATCCACTCTTGTGATTCATACATTATTGTATTGTCAAGGACAACACTTTAAATTATCTGCGAGTTAGATTATCTACAATAATTCTACCATAGTCAGTAGAGTTACTTTCGGTATCCATATTCGCACTATAATTATCACCACGAACAGTCTTCATAGACTTACCTCTGGTACTGGACGATGTATCAGAAGAATGGTTTGTATTATCCTTGATATCACTCAGTAACGAAATCATCTGACCAAAAGCTTTGGTCATGAGCTGGAGCATCTGCTGCGTGGTTGCATCGCTCGGACCCTTACCAAATTCATTACTCTTAATTGCATCAGTAATCTGCTTCGTAGCCATAACTGCAGTAGATTCACCCTTACCAAACTCATTAAGTTTAGTAATAGTAGAATTCATACCACGGATACGGTTATTCATAGAAGTCAGATTCGTTAAATCGCCTCTACCAGTACCAAACTGAGAAAGAACAGTTTTAGCAGCATTGATACGCTCCTGTTTCTTAGCTTCAGTTTTATACCCAGCAGGTTTCTCATATGTCTGCATGAACCTGACAGCAATGTCTTCCAGAGAATCGCTCTGACGAATAGGATCCATTAAAGCATCCTTATACTTCGTATTCAGATCATTCCACAAGAAGTCAAGCTGCAATCCAAGGTCACCAACAGACTTACCACTCTTCTTAGCAGACTCAAGTAATGGGCCCTTATTATCAGATACTGTCCACATGGGTAGACCATATCCCTCACCATCCGTAGCGAATGTCTTATAAGTACCGTTATTTACCATATTAGTATAACCATCGTCAGTAATACCGGTTTTCTTATTAAAGTAATCGCTAACATTCTCAGGACGAAGTAAGGACTCTTGATAAAGGTTACCAACGATACCTGCAATCTGATTATTAGACAATCCCTTATCTTTAAAGAACTTCCAGATCTTCCTTCCGTTTTCTCTAGTATTCGTAGAAAGTCCAATATTTGAAGTAGAGGTAATTACACCAGATGCACCACCGCTAACACCAGAAGAGTTATCATCATCACTACCAGTCTTAGCACCGAACAATCCACCGAAGAAATTATCAAACTTCTCACCAGCAGACTGGAACAGATTTGAGATCTGACCAAAGAACGTACCATCACTAGTAGTATCCGTATCACTACCATTAGTTGCAGATCCAGTATAGTTCACTTCAGAATCATCATATGTCCTTACACTACCATTAATAAATGGTTTATAACGACGTACCTTCATCAGATGCTTAATACGATACTCAGTCATAGCTTTCTTTGTGGGACCCATAATAGGTTCACCGCCATGATACCATACCATATTATTACCAGCATACATATCAACATGTGACATCTTACCATTCATGATACGTGTTGTTCTCCAATCGAAGTACAACAAGTCACCAGGCTGGAGCATGTTCATATTGAAAGATTGAGTACCATCATTAACATAGATTGTTTCAAAGCGACTATCTACTGAACTGTAGTAAGCATTGGATGACATAGGAGCATTGGTAAATACATCCGGGAAGACCTTCTTATATGCCCATCCGCACATAGATGCACAGGATGCGGTACCCTGATCAGGATCTTGTGTGCCACTGGTTGTATATCTGATCTTACCATTAACAGCTGCCATCTTATTGCAAAGTGCCTGCTGTGCTCCACGAACATTTCCACCAAATCCATTACCTCTGCCACCACTGCCAGGGCCCTTACCATAAGAATAGATGGTAGAAGAAGTGTTCTTCATAACAGATCCAAGATTACCAGATTTAGTTCCTCCAGTATAAGGATCAATCATGCTAACTCTATTTCTACCCATCATCTTATCTGCAACCATATAGTGCATTCCAGAACCAAATGCTCCACCCTTACCCATCATTACAACAGGTTGACCCTTGGCCAGATTAGAAGCAACCATAGTGCTGGAGTTTGGTCCCTGTGCCATACCATAGTTGGAAGATGCAGCATACTGACTAAAGAATCGAGGATCAGTACCACCATCAGCAGATCTCATACCAAGTCCATAGGACATTGCATTTGCTGCTAACGGATTTCTCTTATCACCATAAGCACTCCCTACGATTGCAGCAGCTGTAGGACCACAGCCAACGTCAGCCATATTCGTACCATGATTCCAACGAGAATCTCTTTGTGAATAGTGTGCAGGACCATGACCCCAATGTCCGGTTCCATTGATCCCTCTAATACCATCCTTCGGAGCATACTTACCATAATTCGGATCGTCAGTATTCTTATTTACATCTCCATACCAGTTACCAGTAGATGCCCAGTTCCATATACCCTTAAATAAACCGGGACTACGTCTGGATCCATCTTCCTTAAACTTATCCTGGAACTCTTCAACTGTATAGTTTGTATTATTCTCGGAGTTATAAGCAGCAACCTTAGTTTTCAGCTTATTCTGATTATCAGCAAGATTCTGCTTATCTTCAGCATTCGCGAGAATACTATACAGTGTTTGAGTTAACCATTCTTCTGGAATTAAACCAAATGCCAGACCGGATAATGCATTGCATAAACCAGCTGTCAATTTCATTCCAAGAGTAAGATCAGAGTGATCGACATCGAAGTATCTATCAGCACGTCTATAACCCTTTGTAAAGTCAACAACTGCGCCAGCAATCATTAAGTAAATATTAGCCTTCTTAAGAAGTTGTGATGCAGACATCTTACCAGCCTTCTCGACCCATTTGTCAAGATTCTTAGAAACTGCTGCAAGCAACTTCTCTTTCATATTACCCTTGCCTTCACCGACATTAGCAATTGCATTCTTAATAGTCTTTTCACTAAAGAGTTTAGTAAAAGCATTCTTAATCCAGGTTGTTAATTTACTGACGGCATTCTTTGTTGTATCAGCAATGGTATTACCGATTCCCTTAGCAACATTGGACTTCTTCAGTAACTTGGTTTCTTCTACACTCAGAGGCATCGTTTTTCCAGCTTTTTCAAGATAACGTCCACCTAATCTGAAGGCATTCATACCTGTTTGTGTAAAGGTTCGTGCGCCTCGAATAGCAGCATTACCAAGATCACCTTCCTCGACTTGCTTAAAAGTACCAATCATGCCAGGAAGTACAGTGCTTAAACCAAGTGTTGCAATAGGTGCAATAGCTGGAATAACTTTAGCAGCTAGTTTACCAAGCTTACTTCCAGCAAATAGTCCACCAATAGTTTTCAGAAGTCCTCCAGCTCCACCGCCACCAGTAAGAGTATTGATGATTGTGGAGAGCAATCCTCCAGACTTCTCCTCTTCATCAGATCCCTCATGTGCAGGTAATGCAAGCTGTTGCTTAGCTACATTCAGTTGAGCAGCGTGCAGAATAGCATCTCGCTCTTCTTTCGTTTTAGCATTCGCAATAGCTTTATCATATACCTCTGCCGGATTAGCATTGCTTTCTGCCTGTCTATCAATTGATTTATAGGTGTTCGTATAATCTCTATTGAGATTATCATCCTTGTCACCCTTCATCATATTCTTGATAACAGTAGGAACAGAATCATTTGCTACATAAACAGGGATTGCATAAGGAATCGTGCCATGAGGTTTACCCTTAAACATACTGACCAGAGGTACCGGTTGAGGTGCTAATTTATCGCCAATCATCGGGAAGGTTGTACCAGCATCATCGATATAACCACCAGCAATTTGGAATGTACCAATTCGCTCAATTTTGGTCTTTGTGGTAATACCCTTCTTCTTATCATGACGAGCTTTGATTTTAGATCCAATACCCTTGATACCAGAACCAATCCATTTAGCACCCTTGATTACACCCTTACCAATACCCTTAGCTAAACCAATGCCAGCGTGAATAACATCAGCAGCTAATGAGGGTATCGTATCGGATAAGAACTGTATTGTACCTCGAATCATAGCAGTTACGCTTAATCCAAGATCTTTCAGTGTACCAATGAACAATGCAGCAGCATCACCAATAGCAGAGCCAATACCCTTTGCAGCACCAACAATCATCTGTGCACCAGTATGTAGTGCGTCACCGAGTAATTGGACACCACTCTTAATGGCTACACCGATTACATCGAATAGATCACTGATACGATCTGTAATAAACCCTGCAGCTTTACCGAGAATTCTGAATGGAGTAAAGACTAAACGAAGAATAGCTTTAATACCACCTCCACCACCTTTACCCTTACCACCAGACTTATCTCGATCACCAAAAATAGCATCTTTCATATCACCGAGCTTATCACCAATGCCATGGAAGATGTCAGAAGCTTTATCCCTCATCTTACCAAAGAAGCCGCGCTTCTTACGTACAGACTTAGTAGAACCTTCCATCTCCTCAGGCAATTGATCATTACTCAAAGGACCATACTGATTTTCAAGAAGCGTCTTAATATAAGCAACATTCCATCCAAGACCACCGAGTTGACCTCTGATCTCGTCATAGATCTTAGCCGTATTTTTAGACATCTTCTTGATGTTATCATGGTTATCCTTAGCCCAGGAGGCTGACTTCTTCTTAGCTTTTCGCTCTTCCTTGGCTTCAGCCTTAGCAGCTCTGCGATCAGCTCTTGACATCTTAGCATCTTCATCAGTTTCAGTTTCAGGTTCTCTGGTTTCTATAGAACCCTTAATTGTCTGATTGATACTACGATTCTGTGTAACATTACCAGCAGTATTCTTTACTCGTCTCCAGTTAGCAGCCATAAAAGATTGCTCAGCAGGAGTAAGAGGAATACCCTGAGACTGTTTCTTCTGAATGTTCTGGATAGCATCAGCAACTGGCATAGCTTGTAACTGAGCCATTGTGAATCCAGTAGCCGCAGCTGAACTTGTAGTAGCTGCTGCAACAGTGCTCTTTCCACCAAAAATACGAGAAAGAACTCCACCGACCTTGTTGACACTCTTTGCAGCACCAGTAGCTGCAGTATCTGCAAAGTCAGCAAATTGATATCCAATATTCCCTAAGTGAGAACCAGATTCTCTGAAAGCATTACCAAGATTTTCACCAGCTCTCTGGAATCGTCTATTCTTTCTCTTATCTCTCCACTTATTAATATTATCATTAAATCTTGCGAAGAGACCTTTCTTCTTAGGAGCTCCGGTACCATCACCTAATCCATCATCTTCTTCGCCAGATTGTGCGGTGCCGCGAACAATAGATTCAAGAGCTTTAAAAGGAGCAGAAAGAATCTTACCAATCAGTTTACCAAGACCGCTAAAGAGATTATTAAAAGTTTGCTTTAACTTACCCTTAACATTCTTCTCCCAGAAGGTTTTCATATCCTGATCTTCAGGAACAATACCAAGAGCTCTGGTGATACCAGTAGCAATACTATTACCGATATTAGATAAAGATTCCTTGATAGATGCACCAGCCTCTTTCAGCTTATCCTTTAGGGGTTCAATAGATCTACCAAGTGGACCAAGGACATCTTCCTTAAACCAATTACCAATACTCTTGACAACATTGTTCATTCCCTTGGCAATCGGTTCCATAACCTTATCCTTCATGTAATCGTAAGCTTTACCAAAGATACCGCCTTCACGTTTCTTCACTTTCTTCTTACCGATTACATTACCATCTTTATCCTTTTCATCAACTTCAGATTCAGTCTCTTCACCGAATAAGAACTTGTTGATCTTATCTGCTTGACTACCCATAGTAATAGCACCAAGAGTAGCCATGATAGGACCACCAGGACCAAGCATCAAACCAGGGAAGATACCAAGGTTACCCATAACTGCAGCCATGCCACCACCAATAGCAGCACCACCAAGAGCGGAGGGAGCAACCTTCTTGATAGACTTCATCGCTTTCTCTCTAAACTCTTTAGAGATCAAACCTGACTTTGGATCTTCAGAATCACCAAAGATCATTTTCTTGAAGTTATCAGAAGAAGCAACCATTCCACCAAAAGCGCCAATTACACCAGTAAGACCAGCTGACATAAATCCAGGCAGGATACCTAAACCACTGGCAAGAATACCTGCCATAGCACCCTTACCTGCACCAGGTAATACTTTCTTTAAAGCATCCTGTGTATCCTGACTAATAATACCAGCCTTGATCTGCTTTTTACGAGTCTTCTTATTACCCTTCCAGTCAGTAGCAACCTTTCCAGTTTCAGGATCAATAATATCTTCGTCTTCGTCACTGAATTCACCAAAGAGATACTTCTTCAGATCAGAAGAACCAGATACCAATCCAGTAACAGAACCAAGGATAGCACCAAGGACAGGACCTCCAGGAAGGAAGAGACCAGTAATAGCACCGATACCAGCACCTGCAGTCATCTTGGGAGCAGCCTCTTTAAAAGCTCCTTTGACTTTCTTCCACTTAGCTTTAGATCGATCCTTATCATCGGCAGTGCCTTCACCAAAGAGGAAATCATTTAGACCATCGAAAGACTTACGAATCTTTCCGATAACTCCACCATAATCCTTCTTCGGGGTAGCATTGCCTTGTTCATCAACAACAAATCCTTCAAACTTACCCTTACTGGCAGCATAGTCACCATAGAGCATCTTGTTGATAGCGCCCTTAATGGTACCTTCCAGATCGCCCTTGCCTTCCTTGTAATTATTCACAAGGTTAGAAGCCCAACCGCCAGAATACTTACCATCCTCACCCTTGGTACCAACAACCTTACTCTTAATCTTATCACGAATATTCTTAGCCTTACCCATAGCCTTATCTTTCAGCTCACCAAATCCCAGCATTTCACCAAGGGATTTCATAGCTTTAGCGAAAAGACCATGCTCTGGAGCAAACAGGTAATCATCAATTCTCTTAAATGTGCTATTAACAAAACCAGAGAGTTGATTGAACTGTTTCGCAATAATATTCATAGTAGTCTTAAGAATAGAAGGAGAATCTCTGCGATCGATAGGACCATCCTCTTCTCCATCCTTAAGAGCATCAGTACCAAATAAGGTTTTGTACATCATGTCATCTACCATCTGGAGAGCACTATTAAATAACTTAAATGGGTTATTTGCAATCTCTCTAGTGGTAGCTACGAGTTTACCGAAGTTGGATTCCTCAAAAGCTTTCTTATAATACTTCGTCTTATCTCGAAGAGTATCGTTATAACGGTTAGTAGGATCTTTACCTTCTTTACGAAGACGTTCAATTTCTCTCTGGCGTTCATCCTCTTCTTTGTTATAAGAAAGATTACCTTGCTGCGCCATTAGCTCATCGAGAGACATTGTATTCGCATACAATTCATCAACAGCTTGTGTTGCTGGATCATTGATAGATGTAGTACGTCCACCAACAGTACCAGGAGTAATTGTACGAGATCTCTTAACCTTAATTTTCTCCTTGACATAATCAGGAAGAGATTCAGGAGAACCCTTAAGTCCTACATTATATGTAATAATACCAGATCGAAGAGTTTTAAGAATATCAGTAAGAAGAACATTAGAAGCATTGACTCCACCATTCTTCAACAAAGCTTTTCTTCTCTGTTCACTAATCTTCTCAATATCCTCATCAGAGAGTTCATTATAATGACTTAATCCACTATTAATGAAGGCATTCTTACTATCTTCATCCATAAAGGACCATGCACCAATTAAACCACTCTCTGCTAAATCTCGATTAACTCTGAAATTGGCATCATTACGTCTTTTTCGAGCACCAGCGATGCTACCAGCCATCTGTACGGCTGCAGCTTTATTAAATCCCTTAATCTTACTTTGATCAGGATTCATATTACGAAGAATAGCCATAAGCATATTATCATAATTGGATCCTTCGGGAACATCCATACCCCGCATCAAAGTACTCATATCTGACCAAGGATTAATAAACTTATTCTCTTCACCAGCATTCTGGAAAAATCTGAAGACAAAGTCTAAGAATGCTTTCTGATCAGCTTCATTCTTAAACTTATAATTCTTGGCACGACTAGATACCTCATAGTAACCTTCTATGTTCTTAGCAAGATTACGTGTGCTTCGCTCAGTTTCGGCAACAACCTTACCAGCATTACGTAATCTTCCGTATTCATAGTCATACACCATCATCGGGCCACCAGTAAGATGAGAGTCAATACGAGAAAGCCACATGGGAATAACTTCTTCGATTGCTCTTACTGTCTTATTGGTAATCTGTGCAGCTTTCAGATAGTCACTATTTCGTGTACTAATACCAGTCTTAGACTCTTGACCAGGAGCAAGTATACCCATGAGCATATCAAAGGCTTTATTACTCTTACCAGTTTCATACAGTCTACCACGTTCAGTCATCTTCTGCATCAATGCAGGAAGGAATCCTTGCATATTCTTACTGGTACGTTCCATTTGTTTCTTCGTACCCTTAGGAGTAGCTAAGTTAAGTGCTAACTGAACCAGACTATCAACTGGGTTATCACCAAAGCTTTGTTCGATAATATCTTTGAATGACATGCCCATAACACCACCGATACCAATCGGTAGGCTGAACATTTTATCATTGATATTCTTCTTAACAGCTTTGACATACGCCTTCATATTAAGCTCGCCATTAAGCCCGAAGATATCGTCCTCTTCTTTTCTCTTCCGTTCTGTCTTAACAGGTTTTTGTGTATTGGCTTCAATCTTCTTAAGTAAGTCAATCGTAGTATCAAACTTACTCATTACTTGATTGTGCGCTTCCCGGAAAAGATTAGCATGAGCCTCAGAAGATTTAGAAATCAATTCGAATGTAGCTTGCTGACCCTGAATCAAACTCTCTTGAGTCTGCATCAGTTCAGAGTGCTGCTTGAGCATCATCCGAATATTAACCTGAGCATTGGCATTATCATTCTGGATTTGAGCTTGTGTTCCCCCGACAATTGCATTAACAGTTGCTGTTGTACGAGCATCATCTTTAGCATTCTGCAAATATGCAACCTTAAGTTGTGTATTCACATCAGCTTTAGCTGCATCATCAGAACTGTCTACCCAATTACCATCTTCATCAAAGTCACTAAGGTCAAATCCACCAAAATCAAAATCGAAATTATCGAGCTCAGCCATAGCGGCGTCCAACTGTTCTGATGCAGCGTCACGATGACGGTCTGGATCATAGTAGTTGCCGCTCTTAAGGTCTGCTAATGTATTCTTAGCCAGTTTAGATAAGGCTTTGAAATCATCAGTAGCTAACGCCCGGTTGATTTGTCTGTTTACACTATCTACAGGATTACGTAAGAATTTTGCAGTAGAATCCAATACATCTTTATTAGTTTCTACAAAAGCAAAAGGAGTAGGAAAGTTCGACTTTAAGAACTCTCCTCCTACATGTAAAAACATTTTGCTAGCATTGCCAGCTCTCTTAGAAGTTGTACCTACTGCACGTTTTACTCGTTGATTAATCTCACGAGTACTTCTATCCACTTTAGCCATTTTCTCACCGCCTTTCCGGGTGTTAGATTATATGGATGTTGACCTTACCTATTTAAATAGGTGTGAGAAAAAGAAAGGGAAGAAAAGGTACCCCGAAGGGTACCTAATCTTCTCAATTGGAGGGTTCGATATGAACAGCAACAAATCCACCAAAATGGGAAGCGCAACCATTTTGGTTTCCTGAATAGCAAATTTACTTGTCTTTTCTCTTCTTCAGAGCAACGGCTCTGTCGACAACAGACTTCTTGTATGTAATCTTACCAGCAGACTTACCAGAGCGGACCATCTTCTTTACAGAGAGCTGCAGCATCTTATCACGGAACATACGCATATTCTTACCACACTCACTGTACTGATACATAGCCTCATCAACAGCATCCGTGATCCATTCAACATCACGAGGACCAAACTCAAAGCTATCGATAACAGCTGCACGCTCAGCAGAGTCAGTCATCTGTGCATGCTTCAGAAGCTTATCCATAAACTTCTTCATAGCATCATTCAGAGAAGTATGCTGCTCAATGATTTCATCATTCTTAATCACATACTTCTTCGTGTCGAAATCCTTATCAGCCAGGACCGCATACACCAGAGCCTGGAAGTCGGACTTACTGAAACGAGCAGAGGGATTCTTCTTCAACTCCTCTACCATCTTGGCGACATTCGCCTCAACCTTATTAGCCATTACGTACACACTCCTTTAAAGTAATATAAATTTATGCCCGGGGAACGAGCACCAGGAAGCCTTCATTGTCTCGGTATTCACCTTTAACTTTCTTAACTTCCTGTTTGTCCAATCTCTTACTGAAATCAGAACGAATTTTGTCCATACGAGGAGGCTCAATACCACCATTAATAATAATCGTCAGAATCTCCTCATCACGCACTTCTTTACCATATACAGGTAATGCAATTAATGCTGTAATCAATTCACGATTGATATCCTTCATAACGAGCTTTGAAGATTTCAGTTTATCATTCTGCTTCTTCATAATCATTGCCTTAATATCGACACTCATATCAAAAACTCCTTTTATCTGCATGATAAATTATTGTAATGTCTGTAAAAGTGTAGAAAATAAATAGTCTCTTTTCATGATCTGAACACTGATATAATATACAGACATAGCTGTTTAACCCTAGTATAATATGGGTTCTCTTATTATTTAGTTGATAAATATGTAGAATTTAAATAGAAAGGAACGGTGATCACGATGATTAAGCTCCAGGCACTTGAGCCTTTCATCACTTATAAGACCAGACCACCGGTCATCATGCCCGAAAACCCCAAATCCCGAAAGAAGAACATGGCCTTTATGGTTCTTGCTCCTTCTATTGAAACTGAATTAAAATGGTTGGATAAGAATCCAATCCTTCTTTTCCGTAATCTGTGGAAATACTTTATTGATAAGAAGTGGAGCCATAGTTTCAGAGGACTTGGTTTACAGATTATTCGTCCTGATGAAGATGGTAGTATAACGAATTTGCTAAATGAAAATAAGACTAAAAATTTAAAGAATATTGATGGTGTAACATCTTATCTTCCTAATGTAAAGATGAGACCCCTTAAAAACTTCAATGTATTAGTTGAAACAAACTATGCATCAGAAGCTATCTTGAATAATACTAAAGATACAAGATTAATGTCGGTGAAAACTCGAGAAGTAATTTCTGAATATACTCGAGTATATAAATCTATGGCTCCTGGTCCTGAAAATTATCTTGGCGATTATAGTTGTCATGTGATAGTTCCTATGGATCTATATTTTACGACAGATGATTATAACCATATCGATTTAATTTTCAGACCTAACAATAGAGAGTTTAAAGCACAGCTCATTCGACAACTTACTGATCCTGCTGTATACACCCGTTTTAATTTGATTTACTTCATTCATGGCAACTATATCTTATTGGTAGATACTACGAAATTACCAGAAGATTTTGATATGATGAAAAAGATCAAAGAGTTTATGATGCGGGCAAAGAGGACAAAAGAAACCTCTACGCCTGAAGAACTCAAAGCGGATGCAATTGCAGATCAGAAGCTTAAGATTGCTGAAGAGAAATCCAAGGAAGAGTTGGTTACTGATAAGATTCTGTCTGATATGAATACGGATCCTGATACTGTTGCTCCTGAGAAGAAAGCTGAAGTAAAGAAGGTTGTATGTAAGAATATCACAAAAACAGAAAAGCCGAAGAAGGTAGAACCTGAACCTACTCTGCTTGGACAGAAGAAACAGAAAATTGATGACTATGAAGAAGAGATTGAAGAACCATCTGGTGAAGATATCGTAGATGATGAGTTCGAGATGGATGTCGATATGGGTGAATTTGAAATGCCCGATGTTGTCATCGAAGATCCAGAGGATGTGGATATTATACTCGGTGCTAAAGCTACTGGTAAAACGGTAGCTTCCTATAAACGTGATCAAATCATGAAGGAGAAGTATAAAGAGTCTAATATCGGTAATGTTCCTCTTCGAACTATCCTGGAAGCAGAAAAGAAGACTGCTATTCCTGAAACGAGGCCTCCTATTCATACGATCAATGATGATATGAAACGGATAAAGTCCCAAGAATTTGAGGCATCCTATAATAAGAATCTGATGATGAATGACTTGGTGAATATTCTGATGCACTTCAGTCATGTACACCCAGCTATGTATATCAATAAAGATATTATTGTAGAGGATGTTTCCACAGCGACTGATCGTATGATTCGCTATACTGTTTCATTTGAAGATGAGACGAGAAAACGTCATAAGTTCTCTTTCCTGCTTCCTAAGATGTATGAGGATAGATATTTATATCTGAATGATCAGAAGATGAATATCTCTCATCAGAAGCTCCCTTATCCTGTTACTAAAATCTCTCCGGATTCTTGTCAGGCTGTTACTTCATATAAAAAGATTATTTCTTCTCGATATGGATCTAATCTGTCTCCCAGAATTACTCGTATTAAGAAACTCCTTGGTGGACCAAGTTGTCCTTCTGGTATTATTGTAGTTAAGGGAGATAGTACGATTCCTAATAAGAATTATCTGACGACGATGGAGTATGATGAGATTGGTACTGTTGTAACGAAAGCTACAATCGGTACAGGTAAGGATCATACAAAGATCTTTTTCATTGTTGATGATGCTTCTATGGTCATTGATATGAAAGAGTTTAAACCTGTATACACAAAGCATAAAGAAGATCCTGACTCTTTGATTCCATTAGCAACCAGAAGTGGAAATAAGGGTCCTGCAAATGGTGGATCGAAATTCTGTTTATCTGGTCGTACAAATAAAGTATATGATGAAAAGGGTAATGATTATGGAGAGTTATCCGAATTCATTACTGATGTTATTGGCTGGTATGATTCTGGTTTAAAGAAAGAACTTGATTCTCTTTCCAGTGGTTCAAAGTTCATCTATTCACGTTCTCGTGTTATGAAGATGGATGTTCCTCTGGTATTGGTTTGTGCAGCTGCTGATCCTGGTGGATTAACTGCAGTATTACAGAAAGCTAAGATCAAGTTTACTTTCTTACAGAAGAAACCTGCTGACTATGATCCTAATAATCAGGGATTGGTTCAGTTTGATGATGGATATTTGATCTATGATCGTTATCCATTTGAAAACTCACTTCTGCTCAATGGTTTGAATACTTTCCCAACAAAGAACTATTCCTTCTATGATATGGATACATATGATGCATATATCCAGATATTTGATTCAATGTTTAGTAGTAAAACTCTTGCAGATGCATTAAGAAACTTCTACTACTGCTTCATTGATCCTATTACAATGGAAGTTTTAGTTCGATTGAAGATGCCCACTGATTTCACTCGTCTGATGCTGTACTGTAATGGTGTCTTAGCTGATAATCATTATCAGATCGACTCTGACTATCATAATGCACGTATTCGTAGTAATGAAATCATCCTGGCACAATTGTATTGTGAGTTAGCTGAAGCTTGGGGTAGATACAGATTAGGTAAAGTTGACACATTCTCTATTCCCGAGAATGCTGTTATTAAATATTTGCTGACTTCTGATATCGTCGATCCTCACTCTGAATTAAATATTGTATTGGAGACTGAAAATGACAGACTGATCAAGTTAAAGGGTCCTTCTGGCATGAATGAAGAACACTCTTTCACAATCGAGAAACGTGCATATCATCCTTCCATGAAGGGTGTTGTTGGTATGAACTCTACACCTTCTGGTAAGGTTGGTATCGGTCGGCACATGTCTACCAATGCAAATATTGATGATGCTCGTGGTTTTATTACCGTTGATAAAGAAGATTATACAGCAACTGAGCTTGCTACCCCTGGTGAATTGATGCAAGCTTTCGGTCCTGAATCTGCAGATATCGAACGTGTTGCTATGTCTCTTTCTCAATCAAAACATGTAGTACCTGTTAAATCCAGTTGTTCTTGTCCGGTCTCTTATGATGCAGAGCGTCTTATGCCTTACTTATCTTCTGACTATGCACGTAGTGCTAAACAGGATGGTAAAGTTATCGATATTAAGAATGACGTTATGATTGTACAGTACAAAGATGGTACATATGATGATGTCGACTTATCTCAGAGACCTGCAAAGAATACGGATGGTGGTTTCTATGTAATGAACCAGATGGTAATTGCTAATAATCTCCAGATTGGTTCTGAGTTTAAAGCTTCCTCTCTGTTGGCTTATGATCCTAAATATATCAATACAAACGATATGTTTGGTGATTATTTGGCTTCTATGGGAACAATGGCTCGTATTGCTGTAGAAACCAATGGTGGTGTATTTGAAGACTCTTGTTATATCACTGATGATTTAGCTCATAGAATGGCAACTAAGATCACTATGCAAAAACGAGTGATTCTGTCTAAGTATGCCAATATTAAATCTATGGTTAAAGCTGGTGATATGGTTAAAACAAACAGTGTTTTAATCAGTTTCGATGATACACAAGATGAATTTACTTCTATGATGCTTCAAACTATGGCCGCTGAGGCAGGGGATGAAGATGAAGTAATTGCGGGTACTGCTCCTGTGGTCAGTAAGTATAGTGGACGAATCGCTGATATTCGTATCTATTATACTGCTGATCCAAATGAAATGACTCCCACTCTTCGCAAGATTATTGAAAGTTATTCAGCTACCAATAAGAAACGTGAGAAGGTAATTGAAAAGTATGAGAATCTGTATGATGCTACTACGATTACCAAGCCAGCTGAACGACTTGTACCCGATGGACAGGGTAAAGTGAAGGGTGTTAAATTACCCGATGGTGTAATGATTGACTTCTATATTGAATATGAAGATGTTATTGCACCCGGTGATAAGATTAGCTACTAGGAGATAAATTAACGAAGCGATAAACTATTAACATTTATATAATAGTTATCTATTCGTTATTAGTGGAATGGTAGCTTTATACCTGATTAACTGACGGGGACGGGAACTGCCACAATAAATAAAGAGTTCCTCCTGGTGTCCATACTGGGAACCTAAAGCCTAATACACCAAGCTAGCATGGTGACATAGCTAGTGGATCCAGAGAAAGACTGGATGTATGGTAAAAGAGATTAGGATATATGGTCAATCCGCAGCCAATCCTCTTTTAAATGAATAGTATAACTGAATATCTTATAATAAGGAGTATTCAATTATGCTAGTACCGATTCATTATCGTGATGTACATCCTGATTTGTATATGATTTCAGATGATGCTGAAGTTTTTGTAAAAACAGAAAATGGAAAACTTATAAATATAACTGATCGTGCACGAAAGTATAAATCTAATGGATATTGGCATATTACACTAATGGACACATTTGGAAAAAATAAAAAATATCCATTATATCGATTAGTTTTGGGATCATTCAAAGGTGATCAACCAGATAAGGTTGTAGATCATCTTGATATGAATAAGGACCATAATTATCTCAGTAATTTAGAGTATGTTACTTTTGATGAAAATCTTAGACGTGCAGCATTTGCATATAATAAACGGTATAGAGGATTACTTAGTAATAAAACTGTACGTGATATATGTAAATTACTTGAACAGGGCATGAATACTAGAGAAATTGAACGTAAATTAAATCTTCCAAGGGATCTTTCTATGGATAATACAATTATCAGAATTATTTATAGAAAATCATATAAATCAATTTCTAAGAATTATGTTTGGAATCCTGAAGATATTCGTCTTAAGAAATACTCTAAAGAAGATCTTGCTGCTATCGCGTATCTTGTAACCCATAGCGGATACGGTCCTAAAGAAATTGCAGAAAGTTTTCCTAAATATGATCTGAAACAAATGAACCAGGTTGTAAAGAAAATGAATCAAGGTAAACTATATAAAAAATATTTAAAAGAGGCAGGTTCAACGACTATCTTGGAAGGACCACGAGATGAAGAAGGATTCATTAGAATGGTTCCAACCGAGTTAGGGGTCAAGCGACTCCGAAAGATCAGGCGAGTTAGTTAATCTAACTTGAAAATATAGTCTCTACATTACGGGAAAACCGTAAGCTGCAGGTAATGCTGCGGGATAGGATTAGCGATCCTATCTGAAGATATTAGTTAGCGCATTGAAGGGCATTGTCTCTAATATAATCCCTTCAGACCTTGCTCCTTATACAAAGGATGCTGATCACGTAGATAAGATCGATGCTTGTCTATCAGCTATTGGTATCTATAAGCGTATGTGCTTGGATATCATTAAAGTTGGTGGTATGAACAAGATTGTCATTGAAAAGAAACGACAGCTTGCAAATAAATACTTACCACTGATTGAAAAGGAACTCGATGAATACAAAATAAACACAAAAAATAAATAATGAGAGAGAATGGGAGGGTCATTACGACCCTCCCATATCTTTTGTCCGTCTGTCTCTCCCAATCAGGCGGACTTCTTCGCAGCCTCCATCGCGGCCTTGCGGGCCTTCTTACCGTTCTTACGGTAATTCTTCTTGGGCTTTAAAACCCGTTCCATTTCGGTCTCAGGTTCGACGAGATAATCGATCTCATCTTCCTTCACCTCAACAATTTTGGGTTCCTCCTTGTCCTTCTTCTCTTCCTTGGCGGGCTGCTTAGTCTTAACAGAATCCTGCTGAGTAGATTCTGTCTTCTTGGTGGTTTCATCCTTCTTGGTGTCCTTCTTAACCACCTCAGTGGTGGTGGGCACCGTATTCAGGATCGGGGAGGCCTTTTCCTCTTCCTTGGTTTCAGTGGCACTCTTGTCATTGAACCAGGGTTTGCCATTGGGCATCACCTCTCCATTGACCTTGGAGGACAACTTCTTGTTCACGATACCCATACCCTTCAGGAAGATATAGGTACGGGCGTTGAGCGTAGCCAGTTTGGTCATACGCTCAGCGGGAGTCGTCTTGAACTTCAGGAACGGCTTCTTTTCCTTCTTGGTGTTCTCCTCGACCTTAACCTCGGGCTCCTTGGTAGTGGTCTCGAATTTGGCATCAACTGCCTTTGCTCTCTTCTTATTTGCTTCGCTTCTGCTCATAGTAGATATCTCCTTTTGTTTTAAAATGTTTTGTGAGTTAAGATGACCTCAGCATATCATCTAACTCTTTATCACTTATATAATATATACTTGAAAGATGAACCAAAATCGGAAGCTAATCTACTTCCGATTTCTTTGTTTTGTCTTCTTGGCTAATTTAGATTTCTTTTTCTTCTTAGCCTTATGATTTTGCTCAATCTTATCTGGACCACGATATCTCATAGTACCATTCCATCTCTCATTGGGAGAATTCTGATAAGATTGCATTTTGCTAATAGCTATTACATCATCAAATGTATAAGGCTGATCCATTGTAGATACAGCATCCCTTCGATCCATCAACGCTTCAATCTTATCAGAGAACGATGTGACATCTAATGCTCTATAGTATCCATGCTCATCCGGTTCTGGATTTTTTGTAGAAGTTACTACTATATGTTTTTCTATACTCATATTAAATTAACTCCTTGATTCCATACTTCTCCAGAAACTCATTGAAATCTCCTTTAAAGTATTCCGCCTTACCATTGGCTTTCTGGATCATCGTATTTACTTTGAATTTTACTCTTGTATACCACAGAAGACCACAAGAGAGTTCATCAATATAATCTACCATAGATCGAAGATATAGATAGAATCTGAACATTTCTCCAATACTATCAATATAGTATTCATGAGCATATGCCTCACAGCCATACTCTTCATCATCACCATCTTCAATGGCAATAACTCGCAGAGTAATAGACATCTTCTCAATCTTCTTCAATTTCCTGTAGACATTATAGGGGATCTTTTGATATGTCCCATATCCAGTATTGATCAATACAGATAATCCATTAGATTGCTGGATTCCATCTTTTTCCAGATCTTTCTTTCCTACCGGTTTGCTTGTAACAATTACCTTCGGTTTATCCTTCTTATCCATGCCTAAAATGATGTTTTCTGCTTTTTCGTGATGGAATCCGAATACCCACTTAGGGGTATGATGTTTTTGAAGAGATTTGAACAACCGATACTTGTAAGACCCCTTCTTAAAGGGGTTCCCATCACTCTTTTTGACCGGTTTAACTTTTTCTGTTTTATTTTCAACCTTGGGTATCAGCTGAATGAACCCTTCTTCATCGCGCTTACCACGAAGCTTAGTCGATACGTTCTTTTTTCCAGACATCATTTTTACTTCCTTTCTTTTTCTTTCGTAAGTTAATAAATCCATCAATATCAAAGTAAGGATTCTCTTTAGTACCAAATCCAAGATTTAACCATGCTTTCATGAGACCATGTTTATCAGGTTTAGTGATATTGATGAAATATTGTTTAATGGTATCATCTCCAAGAATAGGTTTAAACGTTCCTTTCAGAGGAATATGTTTACGTATTCCCGGTATAGAAATGCGTTGTTTATTATTTATCTTAGTAAGAGTATTATGGTGGAATTCTTTTATAACTAGAAGTCTATCAGACGAATTTCTACGTATTGATAGAGCATATACTTTTTTACAGTATAAAAACATAAGTTCTGTGAATTTACCACCTCCGAGTTTTTCTCCTAGTACGTATTCATATATAACGCGTTCAAAGTTTCTATCAATTTCATATAAATATGGCATAATCATATATTGTTTTATATGGAAGAAGTCTGGATTTGTTGCAATATGATTTTTATAAAAACTATGCCACTTAGGATAAGTTGATAATTTGGAAGAGTCAACTGTACCAGCTGTTGTTATGTATTTAAATGCCTGATTATATAGATACCTAATATAGTATTCACATACTTCAAATATATCATTACATATAGCATGCAGCTTACGCATTTCTTCTTGAGATAAATCTATTCTGATTTTATCTTTCGTTGAAAAATATATATTATTTTTACTCATAATATCCTCCTTTCTATATTCTTAATATAATATATATTTCAAATATTTTTATACATTTTTTCTATATTTTACTAAAATTTTTGTACTATTACTCTTTTTATTATATAATAAGGTGTTCGCCTGGGTAAGTGCTTACAACCAACAGGCTCAGTAAGCTTTTTACACTGAAGTGCAAAAACCTTACATTTAAATGAGAATTCTCAAATAAAATTTTCGAATTCTTTGAATTTTTCTTAGAAAATTAAACTTTATACTACTATTTTATCTTGTATTTTTCTACTATATCATTAGACAGATTTATACTTAATTAGAAAGGATATTTACTAATATGATTTGGATTATTACATCTAATTGTAAGAAATTATCTGATCCAACACCAGAATTAGTATTGACTTATAAAGAGATTAAAATTCCTATGTTGGATCAAGATCAATATATTTTTAATATATTCTCTAATGTAAGAAAATCAGAACTAACAAATTCAGGAAATAATATATTCAGATTTCAGTGTAATAATAGTTCTGATTTAAATACACAGATAAAATTATTATCTCAATTTCTTAGACTAAAAATCGATGGATCTGATATACTGGATGATCTTACTATTCTGGTAGCTTGTGATCCATCGATCAATAAAACTATCACTAAGAAAATTAATGAGGAACTGGTTAAACTTCAAAAAGAAAAATCTTCCATTGTGGTAAATGATATTTTCCAGTTCCTCAGAATTGTAAATATGGATCGTCTGAGAGAAACCATAAAAACTATGCTCAACATCTCTGAAGTATCTACAGACGATCCTGTTATATTGGGTTACCTTATCGTTGAATGCTTAAGTCATTAAATAGCCTCAATGGGTTTTGGCACGAAGTGCCGTCATCCTAAAGTGCTTTAGCCTTCGCCATCGGAAACCCCGCCCCCGCCAAGAAGTGTATCACCTAACCGTAGTTTTATTATTTTTATATGATAGTGGAGGATCATATTATGGGTTTATATAGTTTTATCGAAGATATTATTTTTAATCCGTTAGTGGATAATTCTATTCCCAAGGCTAAGAAATATAGCAAAGTAGCAGAAAAAGTAAAAGGTAAAATTAGTACCAGGTATTTCAATAAAGATGAAGATACCAAATATCCTGGTGGTGGAGCTAGAGATATCCCTTGGAAGTCCAAGAATCCTGATCTTATGATGAAGGCTATTCAAAGTCGTATAATGGACATCAGAATTGATCTGAGAGAGCATGGATTCACAAGAGATGCAGATGATCTGGATCAAATCTTGGATTGGTTATATGATTATGAAAAGACTGTTCTTGATAAGATGAGTGAGAAAGAACAAGAGAAGTATTACAAGATCTCTGGATACTATGCAGATTACGATCTGTCTGATTATTAATATATGAAAGGAGGTAGATCTCTATATGAGAATGCCATCTGTTCATAAGAAAGGTAAGTCTCTACCTCCTAATACAATAGATATAGGACAGCCGAAAGAGACGTATAAAGAGAAGAAAGAGTACGAAACTGCTCAAGTATCATTATCTCCCTCTGAGTATGTAGATGACTTGAGTATGTTTGAGGATGATCCTAAAGAACTTCACAAGTTTGTAGTCAGAACGAAATTTATGATACGGAATAGTTATGAGTATAAACAACTTATGACTTTTCTGAAAGATAAATGTCAGATGTATCATTGTGGAGTTCATCCTAACATCAAAAAGTTTGATGGGTTTTCTATTGAGATTCATCATACACCTCTTACGATAGAAGATATTATCTATATCATTATCAATAAGAGATTGAAACGAGGAGAATCATTAAAACAATCTGCTATTGCCAAAGAAGTAATGTATGATCATTATCTTGGTTTAGTTGGATTGTATCCATTATGTGAAGTATGCCACAGTTATATTCACTCAGAAGAGAATGACTTATTTATACCATTGAATGTATTATATGGAGACCCTGAAGCATTCTTTGATATATACGGTGAATATATCAGTGATACGCTTAAGATTAAATTCAGGAATCTGCAGGAGATGACAAAAGGGTACACAATCATTAAGAATGAGATTCCTGATAATCTTAGAAGACATCTTGTGTATATCGACCAAGAGGAGGGTGGAAAACACGGAGATGGTATTTCACAAACAAAGCTCTATGACCTTATAATGTCACTCAATGAGGGAAAATGATATGAAAATTATTACAAAAAGAAGGCAAGATGAATTACGGGATAAGATTTATGAATGTAAATCCAAAACGCATAAACTGATGGCAAGTATTGAAGTTATACAACTTGCAATACAGGGCGGTGATTTTCAATATCTTCAGGATAGGATGCGACAGAATGTATCAATTCTTGCACATGAGCTGGAAGATTTATTCCAGGACTTTAGTGAAAAATAAAAAGAGTGGAGGATCCGTAATGGATTCTCCACATTCTTTTTTGAGATATATATTATATATACGAATGAAAGGAGGAACTTCAAATGGTTCCAGATTATATTATAGCAACTGATGCTGGTGTACTTCGGAACCAAAATGGTGAGGTTCCTGGAGCGTACGCATTCGTAATCTTAAATTGTAAGACAATGAAATATACCATTCATGGAAAAGCATTGAATGGCAAAGGAATTAACTATTGTGAAGGATATGCTATCTATAAAGCATTCCAAATGTTAGGTAAGTATACCAAAGGTGACCCTGTCAATGCGTTGGTAGTATCTGATTCTAAGCTTACTATACAAGCTTTGACTATTTGGTCAAAACAATCATGGAATACTTCTAATCCATTTAATTGGAAGAAGTCTCAGGGAGGAAGAGTTAAAAACCAAGAAATATATCGGAAAATACAAAACTTGGAATCAACTCTTAATCTTACCGTTAAATATGTACACATCAATTCACATAAAGATGTGAATAGTACAACTGATGTAACCAAAATGAAATACAAGATCGTAAACGCAGGAGTAAATCTATCAAATGCGCAAGCTAAGCTTATTATGCAAATGAATGCTTGGGCAGATGATAAAGCAACAGATGTGCGTCATAAATGGACAAATCGAAAAGGGTTTATAACTATGATTCCAAAGCAAGGAGGTGAAGATGAATGAGTGAAGAACCTAAGAAGCGTAAAAGTGCCCATGAAAAAATCATGGAGCTCCGTAAAGAGTTTGGTATCCCTGAAGAGGAGACCACAGAAGCTGAAGATAAGTTCTATGAAGCAAAACGTCAAGCTGCTCGTAAAAGAGCAGAACTGGCAGGTACTGAAGAAAACTATGTCAAGATGTTTAATCGGGATCCATGGACAGATCGCTGGTTAGGTCCAGGTCCTGAACCACCTGATGAATTCTTAGACTATTCCGATAAGGATATTAAGAAGATGTCTAAGAAGATTACAGATGAAACCGAGTGGAAGAAGAAATATGTACCGGAGGTTACAACAATTCATCTTCCCAAAGAAGCTAAGGAATCTAAGAAGGTTAAAAAGCTTCGAAAGAAAAGACAGAAAGCTGAAAATAAACAGCAGAAGCAAGTCAAATATGATATAGCTTATTGGTATTTGGAATCTTTCTTGAAAAGATCTGAAGCAGATAAGTTATATTATGAATACGCAGGTAAATTGGATGAATTAGTAGAAGTGTGTTATAATGCGGCTATATATTGGTCTACGTATATGACACATAATACCAATGAGACGATCTCTTCTAAAGAGATGTATGAGCGACTGAGAGCGAAATATGAAGATGAAGCTACCACTGTGGAGGATGTTGGTGGTTTAAAGTTTAAACGCATTGAAGTTGCAGAACGTCATAGAAGAGAGTATGATGTTAATCCATATACTGTAAAATGCCCCGATATTCCAGATGAATATTGGAAAGAGTTTGAAGATTGGTGTGATAAAAACCCAATCAAGAAATTTAAAAAGAAAGCCAAGAAATATCCGAATATGTCTGCAATGGGTATGAGGAGGATTTGTTTCCTGAAGCAGATCAATAAACGGAATAAAGGCTGGCGTAAAAATATGATGCTTCATGATCCTTTAACTGGTGCATCTTTCGTAAGTGAGAAGAAGATGAAAGCTGCATTGCAGAAGCAGTTAAAGAAATATGATGAGAAGCGTAAGGATTTTGTGAAACTGCTGGACGGTCTTGTAAAAGATGGACAAATCTCTGAGGAGATGGCCAATGGTTGGATGGGTGATACCAAACTTGTACGAGACCGAGTTCGTAAGCAGTGGTATGCTGAGTATGAACGAGCCAAAGTTCGAGAAAAGCATGCTAAAAAGCAATATGCTCATCAGAAGAAGACTTATGAAGCACGTAAAAAATGGTTTGAAAAACATGGAGGAGATATAACAGATAAAGGTTTTGTAGTAATCAATGAAGAGGAGGGTATAACAGCTAGTATTATAAATCCTGGGGCTAAGAAACCTATCTACAAATGTGAGACTGGCACTGGTACTACAGTATATTCTGAACGATCTCTGGAAGATGCACTGTTCTTAAATGAACCATCTGAACCTCGGCATGTCTCTAAGCCGAAGTTTACAAAAGAGTATTGGGATGAATATAATGAGTTACCTGATTACTAACTTTGCCTATTTTGAACAAATCTTTTTGAGATATATATTATATGTATAGAAATCGATAAGGAGTGAAGTTCTTATGGGTAATAAAAAGAAATCAAAAAAGAAAGGAGGCAGATATAGTAAGATTTTAACACCTGACCAGATTAAGAATTTTGAACGATTTGGTCAACCTGATTTGAGTCAAGATTGGCTTGAGATATTTACACCAGATATGTATGATGATATTCGGACAATTATGACCAGTTGTTCGGATAATCAGCTGAAAGCAGAGTATATCGAAAAAGAATGGTCTGAATTGGGTTTTGAGACAGTTGGTCTTGGAACTAATATTCTTACGATGGCTCATCCATATTATCCTGGTGTGGTATTCAAAGTCGCCCTTGATGAGAATGGAATCGCTGATAATTTCAACGATTTCCAATTGTCGAAATGCATTGGTAAATTTAACCAAGTTTATTCGAGAGATCCTGCTGCATTGATTTCCGTGCAGGAGCGTCTGGTACTTCCGACTCCGTATCAGATGGATATGTTCATGCCAGAGATACTTAGTATCTTGTCAGATCTTTCGAAATACTTCCTGATCGCAGATCTGTCTCCTGATATGAGACTAAATTATGGATTAACTCGTGATGGCGAGTTGAAGATAATTGATGGATCTGATTTGTATCCACTTAGTCAGATGAAAGAAGCTCCTCGTTGTAAAAGAATAGTCGGGGAACATAAGCATACTGGAGAACCTAAGTATTGTGGAAACAAACTTAAGTATTCCAAAGACTTTAAGTATTTCGTCTGTCCCGAATGTGGTGCAAAATATATGACGCTGGAAATGCGTCCGAAAAAGGAGGTAACCAAAGTGCTAGATTTGTATCGTGATGGTTATAACGCTGAAGAGCGTGAAGCCATGGCAAATGCCGAATTGGCAGCAATTTGCCATACAAACCAGTATGAGTCAAAGGCCCGTAGTCTCAACGGGCATCAGGATGAGAACTGTGAACCTCGTACAGTCTTTGTCAATGTAGATGAGGACGACGATGATATTGAATCTGATCTGAATGATCAGAAAGAAAGCATGAACTCCCAGGTCACTGATGACGATCGTGATGCTGAAGGGTTCACAGTTTTGAAACCGAAAACCGATGGTCTAATCGGGGATCAGGATACATCAGCGAGTGAAGTCGGGGAAGATGACAAACCTGTCGACGTTGAGCTTCCCACATTCGATGACCCTGAACCTGGCGAGATGGATAACGATGACACACAAATGGCCGGTACTGATCCTGTGGGGGATCTTGCTGATTGTAGTGTGGTTCCTGCTGGCACTCCTAGCACAGACTCGACCGTGGAGTCTGATAAGCCTAATGTAAGTGAGACCCAGAGTTTAGAAGCTACTCAGGGTAGCCAGTCCAATACCGACAGCACTCTTTTCAAGCTGGAGATTGACAAGGAAGATGAGAACGTTAAAAACTTCCTTGCATTGTGTGATCATTTGAAGCATTCTAGCGATCCTTTGGAAGCTTCTATGTACCAGGGGTTCGTTACTTTTGTATCTAGCTCTATTGAGAAGGTACTGAATGACTCAGTGGGTGATATTCAGACTCAGGATACTGAGGATAGTCCCACCGTTCTCGATGAAAATCCTAGCGTCATTGACCTGGGTGAAAGAGCATATGATATGCTTGCTGAAATCAAGGACTCTGCTGATCCCAGAGGTTCCGAGATTCTTGCAAATATTTGCAAGGCTTTCTATATCGAGCCTGATCAGCTTGATGTAGAAAAAGAAATCACTAACAATGATAATACAGGGGAGTCTGATGGAGTCATTAGACCGACCGAACCTCATTGCTGGTATCGTGTTGTAAACGATACTTGTGATGAGAATGATACCCAGCTGTTCCCGGGTATTTTCATGGAGATTTCCGGGGACTTCAGAGAGGCTTTTGATAACAATGGTCTCTCGCTCTATATTTCGTTCGCTGATGACCCGAGTACATCTTATAAGGCAATCTCTGCATCCACTATGGAAAAGCTTATGGAGACTGTCGTGTTAGATGCTCAGGCTGAGCGAATTGAAAATCATCTGCAAAACAACACTCAAGAAGAAGAGGACAACAACCCCGCGGAATAATTTGTAGAAAAAGAAATTTCTACAGACTATATTATAATCAAAGAAAAGGAGAAACTATTATGATTATCGTAACCACTGCCACCAAGGCAAAGGGTATCTTCGCCAAGTATGATACCAATATTGCGGCATTTACCGCAGGTAAGACCAAGGCCATCGATGATGCCGATCTGCAGGTCAGCCTGACCAAGCTGAATATCCTGCCCGATGAGGATGAGATCAATGGTGTCGTCAATGGCGACCTGAAGGCTAAGAAGGTTATCAAGCGTGCTAAGAAGGCACTGCTGGTTCCCTCTATGGAGAACAATGGTCTGTGCATCGAGATGGCACAGCTGGTGAATATCATCAGCTCCGATCGTAAGCTGACCAAGCGCGAGGTCAAGAACATCAAGAAGCATGGCCCCAACATCATCGTGATCGTCCTGGATGATCCCACCGATGAGGCTACCAAGCAGAAGAATAAGTTCCTGACCAAATATCTGGCTGAGATGTTCGGTACCTTTGGTATTGACGTTATCACCGATACCAAGGTCCTGAAGAAGCTGTTCAAGGGCAAGAGCAAGAAGGTCGTTAATCGTGTGGCGAACTTCATCCGCGCCAATGATAAGGTGCGTGTTTCCGGTAAGGGTCTGAAGCTGAAGAAGCGTCTGTTCGGTTTCTTTGCGATCGAGCTTCGCCAGGCTGCCCTGTTCAATCTGGCACAGAACGATGGTGAGCTCCATATCCGTAAGGATGAGCGTCGCGTCATGCTGAAGAACCTGCTGGATGCATACACCAATGACAACTTCATCATTGCTGATGGTCTGGACAAGAAGCAGACCAAGAAGATCTGCGGTTCTCTGAAGCAGAAGAACAAGGTTGCTGTTGCTGCCTATGAGAGCTTCTGCGACATCCTGAACACCGCCATGGGCACTGACATGAAGCTGCCCAAGGTCAAGAACGGCTATGACAAGAAGGGCAAGGCTCCCAAGATGAAGGTGAAGAAGTTCGTGAAGTACTTCGAGAAGAAGAAGAACTTCGACTTCATCCCCATGATCTATGCTCACACTAGCGCCGTGCTGTGTGACGTGGCTATTGGGTCCAAGGAGTACAACAAGATCATGTCTACCATGATCGGCTATATGAACTATGAGGATACCTTCTCCAAGGCATTCATTGCTGCGGCGAAGGCTCTGAAGACCACTGAGGAGACCAAGTAAGTTCATATCATTCCTGGCAACATGAGAACGAGGCGAGTGAGTTCGCTCAATCCTGATAAACAGGTAGTTACTAGCGCGCCCAATTCGTGGGACCCGCTCCGTTCCCTGTTGTGACCTTGGTCGAGATCGGCTCGCCTAAGGTCTTATATTAGATCCGCTTAATCGATAACTATTCGGTAAAGGCTAGCTGTGTTTACCGGGTAACTCCTATTGCCCTGTAACATGGTTCAATTGGGTTATAAAGCGGAAGTGTCCATAGGAGTGGACGCCAAACCTATATAACCCTAAAGGTGTGACGGTCGGATGTGTATGAGGACCCTCTTCGCTTCGAGAGCGAACATTTGGGCCCCTGTCTGATTAGCCGATACCGAGATATGATTAGGCCGATCGGGAGAGTAGAAAGGGAGGGGAGAGAATCCCCTCCCCTCTCTTTTCATAACTGATTTTTCATAGTAAGGAGGTGTATTAGCATTTATGGAAGATATGATTCGAAATTCTGAAGGTTTTATAGAGCTCAAAAGAACTTATTCTGAGTTGTATAAGAAAGTCAATTATACTGCAGATGTGCAATATGTAGTAGATCATATCTATGAGTATGATATTCGATCGGCTAATACATCTGCTTTACGTGCATCTAAACTTATCGACCCAAAGATTTTGACGATGTTGGAGGGGTTGAATAAACAGGCACGAGAAGAGACAATTGGTAAAATGATTCGTCGAGAAAAGCAATCTAAGAAGAATACGATATACAAAGCAATCGCTGATGGTATTCAATCTGCTAAAGAGAAGTTGTTCCGATTGAATCATATTCAAGATAGAGATGTACTTGCTATCAAGAATGATGCTGTATTTATGATTGGTAGGAAGTTAAAATATACAAAGTTTGGTCCATTCGAATTCAGACCTAAGCATACGTATATGGGATATATGAATATCGATAAGATCGAGCTTTATTATGACAAACGAAATAAGTCTATTACAATAAAGGGTATTCGTGATGAAGTTGTAGAAGATCCAGATCATCAGAAAGGTATGATACAATTCTTCTTGCAAGTATTTAAATATCTTGCTATGGATCAAAGATCTGAACTTCGTCAGTTTCTTGTTCAATTTGTACGAGATTATAAATCTAAGAAATTACCTCATTATTACTATAAGGAGTTAAATGGTGAGAATATATATCGTACCATATACGAGATTGCTGGATTTGAATATAACCTATTAGAGATCGGTGAAAAAGATCTTGATATTATTAATCCAGTCTATAACTATACACGGTATATACTACCAATCATCCGAATGTTTATGTAGAAGGAGGATTAACGTATGGATTGGACAGCTATTGCCCAGGTATTTACCGTAGGTGCAACTATTCAATTTTGGATAGCCAGCATCTTTATTGGTTTTATCGGATACTATTTAATTCGACTTATTGTAATAAATAAGAAGAAATATAATGAAATCGATAATTATAGGAAATCTGTTATGAATTCTGTACAGATGGAATATAATAAGATTGGTATAATGAAACCAGAAGAATTAGATAAATGGTTGGATGAGATCTTTACAAGTTGCTTGAAGTTGTCCATTGCTGGACATTACACTCCGAAAGATCCGATTAATGGTGAGACTGTATATGCTTATGCTATCAAGAGTCTTATCACATATATCGGAAAAACCACAGAAGAATCTATTAACTTCTTCTATGGAAAAGATTATATCTATCGGTGGTGTGAATTAAGGTATAACCTTATGTCCCAGACTGGAGCACTGAGCAAACTGATTGATTCTATCCACCCAAAAGAATATAATGAGGAAGAATAAATGATTATTTCTATGATACTTTACATTCTTGCTATTGCATTATTAGTATTTGCAATTATACATGCAGGATGGTGTATGAGTAAAGATATTACAAATACCAATATTGATAAAGAGCTTAAGGTATTGTATATCTTTGGTGAGTTATTTATTATGATATTTAGTACTGCAATGAGTTTTGTATTTATCATGAAAATAATTACGATAGTTTCATGAAAAAGAAGAATCCCCGGGAGTTAACTCCCGGGGATCTTTTATTTTTTATATTCTGTTAATTTTTCAACCGTATCAAACAGACCTTTATCCAAGGTTCCTCCATATTTCTTACACCTATCTAAGTATCTACTGATCTTATCCCAATGATCATCTTCCATCCCATCACAGAATTTATCGATGAATTTATCAAGTCTACCAACACTCGCTCTTGTATCAATAAACATATTAGACTTATGTGCTGCTTTATGTGCAGTCTGTGTAAGCATGACAACCTGGATATGATCTTTCTCATGTTCGGTAAGTACAATATCAGCTACATCAAATGTAGTTAGGTTATCGATATTACCTTTATTTAAACAATGCTTTAAAACAATATCACAGATATCAAATAAATTAAAAATTGGACCATGATGCATTTCAAGTTCAACTTTATCCATATTATCAGCAGCATGACCAAGAACAGCACAATGATTAAATCCGGACAATCGTATTTTTCCAACATACTTTGTATATCGATCATCTTTTCTGACAGCATGCTCGATACCTTTTACGAATTTGGTATATAGATCATAATCATGAAGAATAGCTTCTGGATCTGCTCCAAAAGCTAATTTATCATCTTCATATCGTCCTCGTCCCCATACATATAGAGGTTCTTTCTTTTTGCTCATAGTATTTACCTCCCTGAAACTTATTTCTATAAATAAGTCATATAACAATATTATAGGTACGTTGTGCGCTTAAAACGATACCTACTCGAAACTCTTGCTCCTCTTTTGTTCATTTTTCCTACACCTCCTTTTTTAGTATGGATGCTATCCTCTGCGGGGTGGATAGTGTCAACGCAGTAAACATGCTGGTGGGTTGGGCATGGTTTACTTAAGTTACTCCTTTCTTTGAGATCAGGTCTGGGTGGGTCCCCAGGCCTGATTCTCATCTTTTATTCAATAAAACCCGGAACAACAGTATAAAGTAAGACATTGTGATAAATCTCTTATAGAAAGGTGGTGGAAACATCACATGACATATGAGTTTCTTAAGTCACTCTATAAGGACACTCTGACAATCTTGGACAACCTGGTTGTTAAACGTCAGGACTTAGCACAAGCTGCTGAGAATATTGATAGTATCAGAGCCTTTGAGTTATACTATGCCTGCTTAACCGGAAGCAGGTATTTTTATGACTTTAGAGAATTTGATATTGATATTCTTGAAAAGTATATGAGTCCGCAAGAAGTGACGGATTGTTACCGAGATCCAAATAATATTCCACAAGCTTTGCGATCTGCTATTGTAGATGAACAATCTAAAAGAGTCGTAAAGAATTATGTAGAAAAGAATGAATATTATCGTATGTTAAATGGTCAGCCTCCTATGAATGACCATTTCTGGATTTATATCACAGATGATACTCGTATTCCAAAAGATGTTCCCATTCATGAGCTTTCCATTGAGCAAATTGCATATCTTCATACAAGAGGTACAATTGATAAATTGATCGAAGAAAATCCTGATAAAGAATATCTTCAGTATTTAGGTATTAATAAGATCGATATTGTCGATGCTCGATTGGCTAAGCCATTTGAAATCCTTCGAACTGGAATTCCTTCTAATAGTATGGTGCAATCTATGTTTGAGAAGGAGTATTATGGTGCCAGAAGATATCTGATGGCAACTGTATACAATCGAGATATGTTTACCAATAAGACATTATATGATCCGATTATTGGTATACTAATGATTACACTGGCAGTAAGAAACTTATTGGTTCCTGATGAAGCTGCCTATTTGAACTTTGAAGAAGTATTAGATGCTATTCTTGAATCTTATGGGTTGAAGAGATATTTTGAGAATTTCCCATTCACTTTTAAGAGACGATTAGTATTAGCTCTTGATAATATTCTTATGGTAAAAGGTACGGATGGTGTATTAGTTGATCTTTGTAAGATCTTCTCTATGGAGAACTTCGATGCCAAGAGATATTTCTTGATGAAGACACAACCAAAGGATAATGACAGTAATATTATTTTTACTGGAGATCCAGAACAGGATAACGATCTTCATTTTGTCAAAGCGCCAATTGAAGACCATGAGATCAGTTATCAGCCAGAAGATATTACACCATATGAGACAGTTGTTAATAATGATTATCTGTGGCAACTAACAGAAGAAGAAAAGAAAGAGTTGTTACAAGAAGACTTCAATATCATGATGACAAAATACATCGATGTAGAAGCTACGTATGATTTAACTGCTCTTACATTTGAGGTATGTTATTTCTTAAATTTACTTCTTCATTCCAGAGAAAATATGTTTAAGATCTATTGTACCAATATGTATGCAGCTGCTGGTAAATCGGAAGCTTATACGATGATTGTATTTCTTTTAGCGGCATTAGCTAAAAGATCAGGTTTTGATGGGAATATTGTTTATGAACCAGATCATATTGAAGAGATCTTACGATTTAATAGCTCTGATATCATGGATGAAATTCGATCTATTGTGAATTCTTATGAGAAACAGGTAGATGTTCCTGATGGAACCACATTAATTCCTGATTATGATTCTCCTCCTGCATTGCAGTTCCCTATTGGTCAGTTAAAAGATCAACAAATGATCGATGTATATGTATACAATCGTAATATGTATGATGCTATCTGTAAGGAGATGGAAGTTACTACAGATATTCGTCGATATATTGCTCTTTCTAATGCAAAGAAATGTATGTATACATCCTGGATGGAGAAACAAGATTTCATGAAGATGGATGGGACTTCAGCTCATACATATTATGAGATGTTGGAAGATTTGGATCCCGTTATTTGTGCAAAATTAGACGGGATTGATATGAAGGAACATTCTAACGACTTAGATAAGATGATCATCTATATTCTGGAGAAGTTAGAAGACCTGTTTAGTAGCGATGAATTAAAATATCTATTTTTAAATACTCCCAGTGCATATGGTGCATTGATTGAGAAGTATTTAAAGATGGCTATCAATGTATTTAAAGCTTCTTCTGTTCAATTGGATACGATCAATGTATTCTTCCGACTGGGTGATCATGACCCAATTCGAGTAATTGATCAAAAAGAGAAGCATGTAAAATCCTATATCAATGATACTATTTATGTAACAGATGAAGTAGCTGTACATAAAACCATTGGTATAGATGATACAATTCGTGTCTTAGATAAGGCTTACTATAATACTTAAAGGAGGTAACTGAGCGATGTTATTAAAAGGTAATGACTGCGCAAACGTGAGAGAATCTCTCGCTATTAATAATGTAGAGTATGATGGTCAAGCCGGTTCTAAGATTATCGGTGATGTCCAGGTTATCTTTGAGTCCAAGAAAAATGGAAAAGTTGTTTTTACTCGTACCTTACATGATCATAACGATCTGCTGGTAACAGGAGCAGTATTCCTGTCAGAGAAATCTAATAACATGAGATCTACTTTCAAGACAACTCCTCTGGATATCAGTCTTGGTGTGCATACTGCTGATCAGGTAGAAGTTTCCAATAAGACGATTGGGTATGAGAAGATTGGTGGTATCATGGTTGGAGATGGTGGTGCTGGTGATACGTATAATACCGTGTATAAAGTAAACCGTGCTGCATTATCTGTTCCAGGTCCTGTTCCTTTCCGTGTGGTTCCTGTAGAGAATGATTTAAAGGATACCGATCGGGAGAAGTATTTCTTACGTGTAGTAAAGGGTGACTATGCCTATTACTATGGTAAGAAGTTTGATATCGAGCCCGAAATCGGTGTTATGTTTGAAGATGGTACGGTAGTTCCCATCGATGTAAATACACAGAATCCTGATAAGTTTATTAAGGTATTTACTAAGTATCGTGCTGTTATTGATCAGCGTGATATCCGTGAGTATTTCAAGTATACAGAAGGATCTACACTCCGTTCACTGATCAACAGTGTTGGTTTGATTACTGGATATCCACTGCCTGGTAAAGATGGCACAGAAGAGTATTTTAACGTACGTGGTATGACTACATTTAATATGGAGAACCAGGAACTGAAGGATTCTGAATCTACGATTACTTTTATCTATCGTCTGTTTATTCAGTAAGGTAGGTGAAATAGTATGCCGCGTGATATTCGTAATACTCCAGCACAGACTGCATACTTTGAGGCACTAGGTGATTTACATAATCCCACTGCACAATTATTTGCAGATCTGTTTGCTGCACATAAAGATAGTCCACCGAAATATCATGTAGATGATATGATTATCATTGGTTCAGAACAGTCTCCATTCGTGAAAGAGAATTCAAGTACAACTTGTGGTATCTATCTGTTCAATAAGTTTATTTTGGAGCCATTAAAGATCTTTGGTTATGTGAATAAACCTTTTGGTAGTAAAGAATTAGGCGCATTAGAAGATGGTATCTCTGATGGTTTAATGCAGAAAGATCTTACCACTGAACAAGTTGCTGAATTTATTGATCGGTTACAGTTTTTACTTGGTGGACCTCTAGCACATCTGATTAACCCATCTATCAATCCGGATATTATGACCCTTCCTCCTCAAGCTGCTGCATTAAAGAAGAAGTTACTTGCTGAGAATAAAGCTGGTATTGAAGCCAACGATCCGCAAACATCTTCTAAGATTGAGAAGGAAGTTACTAAGGTTGCTATGGATTGGATGAATGAAAGAAATGATCCATCTCTGTCATTCTTTAAATCTGGTGCAATTGATCCTTATAATAACTATCGTACGATGTTTGTTATGAAGGGCGCAGTAAAAGATAATACGGGAGAATCTCCCACTGGGTATAAGATTGTAACTTCTGAATATGACAATGGTATTACAAAAGAGGATATGCCTAAGATTGCAGATACTGTTGTTACGTCCTCTTATAACTCTGGTGTTGCTACGCAGGACTCGGGTTATATGGGTAAGAAGTATAATACGATCTTACAGAGAGTTAAGCTCTTAGAAAGAGGTTCTGATTGTAAAACTCCAGATACGTTCCAGACAGTAATTACAAATCGTCATCTTTACCGTTATATTATGGAGAATGGTAAACCCGTCTGTCTGACACCTGAAGTGATCGATAAATATAAAGGTAAAGTTTGTAAACTTCGGTCACCTCTTCATTGTCATGCGAAAGATCCGTACTATTGTAATATTTGTATGGGTGATCGGTTATATGACATTGGTGTTCATAATGTTGGTTTGACTGTTTCTATTTTATCTGGTGCTACATTGAATGCTGCATTGAAAACAAAGCATAATGTAACCGTTGGGACGTATACAATTAAGGAAGAAGACATCCTTAAATATGTAAACTAAAACTGACCAGGAGATTAATTTCTCCTGGTCTCTTTTTATTTATTGATTTGACTCTAAACAAAATTATAGGGCCCTATAGCATAGTTGAAGGCTCAAAAATTTTGATAGAAGGGTGAAAACAAAGATGATCATTACCAACCTTGCCGAAAAGAAGTCGAACAATATTTCTGCTCCAGCAACGAGGCAGAGCAAGATCATTCCTCAGATGAATGATACTGCTGAACGCGCTCCTCGAAAACCCTACGTCAAAGAATCCTATTCTCACCATAGCTGTTTTGAGTTATGTGGTCGTCAATCACCGTGTGGGAACAAAGCCTGCTCTAACTATAGAGGTAAGAAGTAAGTACGTTTCCGGAGGTGATCTCTCATGTCTTTGTTATTCAAGGTGCATGCTCCAGAAAAACCCGCACCCTATTGTGAGAGTTTATCGATTGCAGATATACAATATCTTTCAGATAAACTAATACATACTCGTGCAGCTCAGGGTCTATCTAGCGGAGTGAGCGTCTCAAGTGACTATTCAAAACTTTTTGAGGCTGGGAAGACAATCCTCCATTCCATTAAATATTTGCTGCATACACTATCCGTTTCTAAAGTATCATTATGTGTAAATCGTGTCAATTATTATACTGAATGCGTCTGTTGTGTCCAGAATACACATGATAATATTATTGACAAATTTACATTAACATTTCGTTATGATCCAAAACATCCTCCTAAACCATATAAAGAGGGGTGTTATGAGATCACTATGTGCACAGAAGATCGAGTTGGTGTATATAGCCGAGTCATTACTCTTAACCCCAATGGCATCATGTCATATGATATGAATTTCCCCTCCCCCAGCGAATTTGTATCAGAGATATATAGTGCTATCAAACATAAATGACCATTTATTTCAATGGTTGGTAATACGACATTTTGAGAATTTTATGGATCGGGTATGTTAGTCATGCCCGGTCCTATTCTTCTCTTTCAAGATAATTAAAATGATTATACACATTATGATTTTTCTCAGAAAGGAAGGTTTACTGACATGAATGTTATAAAAAGGAACGGCTCTGAAGCTATCTTTGATATTTCCAAAATTGAGATTGCTATCGGTAAAGCAAATGATACTGTCCCGCAAACAGATAGAATGACCGATGAGCAAATCAAAGATATTGCTTCTAATGTCCAAACTAAATGTGAGGAGCTTGGACATGCTGCTGGTGTAGAAGATATTCAAGATATGGTTGAAATGTCAATCATGAAACTTGATTTTTATCAGATTGCTAAAAACTATATCACATATAGATATGAGAGAAGCAAGGTTCGTCAGAAGAATACAACGGATGATAAGATCTTAGCAATTATCGATCAGGATAGCGAAGAAGCTAAACAGGAAAACTCTAACAAGAATCCTGTAATTAATTCTACCCAGCGTGATTACATGGCTGGTGAGATTTCTAAGGATATCTGTGAAAGATATATCTTCCCTAAAGATATTATGGATGCGCATAAAGACGGAGTAATTCATATCCATAAGTAATATTGTGGCCTTAGTGAGTGATCATTAAGTGAAAACCAGGTGAACCTAGAATTCTAGGGTGTCTATAGAACGATTAGTAGCTATAGGAAATGATAGTTAATCTATAGGCTAACAGGGGATCTTCAAAATCGGAAATCCTGTGCTAAGCATGTATTATTAATACATGAAAGTTAATCGACTATCGAAAGCTAGATATCAGTATTGATAGAAATATCTAAATAGAGTAATTCATTCTCTAGGCTGGTTGAAAATAAGGTATAGAAATATACACGAAGCGAGTAGAGTACCCTGTATATGAAATGATACAGAGGGAAGTGCCTGGTATCTGATAATATGGTAACAGTGTTATCAGATAATGATATAGTCAGCATGGTGTTATATAACATCTGTGGATACCGATTATATTAGTATGCGCATGCATAATTGTGAATTAATCAATCTAGAAGATATGTTACAGAATGGTACTGTTATTTCTGGTACCATGATCGAGAAACCTCATTCTTTCTCTACTGCTTGTAATATCACCACACAGATTATTGCACAGGTAGCCTCTAATCAATATGGTGGTCAGACATTCTCTTTAGCTCATCTTGCGCCCTTTGTTGATATCTCCCGTCAGAAGATTCGCAAGAAGGTTATTGAAGAACTGAAAGATACTCATAATGCAAATGATACGTATCTGATTGATAAGATTACTGAATCCAGACTTCGTGACGAAGTTACTCGGGGTGTTCAGATGATCCAGTATCAGATTTTGACATTGCTCACGACTAACGGTTTATATAAGGAGATTGGCCGTTGTAAAATTGCGTGAACCTGTGATTCGCAGGGTGTTAACTTTTAAAGTTAGCTAACGGTAGAAGCAAATAAGACTTAGGGCTAGAGTTAGTCGACTAGTTACCGATGATAGTACGAAAACGCTTCATAAGAGACTCTGAGCCAGAGATGGTAAGATGACAATACCGTGCCTAGAAATGGGTGTAGAGACTATGGGTGATGAATGTAGCCCAGTAGGGTGGAGATGAATACCACTCCAAGTACGCAACACTCACTAAGAGTGAAGAGATAGTCCACTATTTGTTCGAATAGAGCAAACTCCTTTCGTAACTTCATTTATGTATCTTGGTGAAGTTTCTGATCCTCAGACCAAAGCTGATCTTGCTATGATTATAGAGGAAACGTTGAAACAAAGAATTCAGGGTGTTAAGAATGAGGTTGGTGCATGGATTACTCCCTCCTTCCCGAAGCTGATTTATGTTCTGGAAGAAGATAACATTACTGAAGACTCTAAGTACTGGTATTTAACCAAACTTGCAGCTGAGTGTACAGCTCGTAGAATGGTACCAGATTATATTTCTGAAAAAGTTATGAAGCAGTTAAAGGTTGACGAGAATGGTAATGGTCAGTGTTATGCTGCTATGGGTTGTCGGTCTTTCTTGACGCCATATATAGATCCTGATACAAATAAACCTAAATACTATGGCCGTTATAATTGTGGCGTGGTAACTATTAATCTGGTTGATGTAGGCTTGTCTGCTAATAAGGATATGGATGCCTTCTGGAGAATTTTCGATGAGCGTCTTGATATGTGTCATCGTGCTCTTCAAATTCGTCATAAGAGATTAAGAGGTACTAAGTCTGATGTTGCTCCTATTCTTTGGCAGTATGGTGCTATTGCTCGTCTGAAGAAGGGTGAAACTATTGATAAGTTATTGTATAATAACTATTGTACAATCTCTCTCGGTTATGCCGGTCTTCATGAGTGTGTAGTTGCTATGACAGGCAAGTCTCATATGGATCCGTCTAATATTGAGTTTTCTAAAGCAATTATGCAGCATATGAATGATAAGTGTGCAGAATGGAGAGCTGCTGAGAATATTTCGTATTCTCTGTATGGTACTCCGATGGAATCTGGTACATACAAGTTTGCAAAGGCATTAAAAGCCCGCTTCGGTGTTATTCCTGGAGTAACTGATCATAACTATATCACAAATAGTTTTCATCATTCAGTGACAGAAAAAGTTGATGCATTTACTAAGCTCAGAGATGAAGCTCAGTTCCAGAAGCTTTCTCCTGGTGGTTGCATTAGTTATGTGGAAGTTCCTGATATGAAGGGTAATATTCCTGCTGTACTTAATGTAATGAAATTTATTTATGATAATATTATGTATGCTGAACTCAACACTAAGTCTGATTATTGTCAGAAATGTGGTTGGGATGGAGAAATTAATATTGTCAAAGATGAGAATGGTAAACTTATTTGGAAATGTCCTAAGTGCGGTAATACTAATCAGGATACTATGAACATCGCGCGTAGGAGCTGCGGGTTGGCTAAGTGTGCAAATATGCCCGCATTAAATCGATTAAACTGCGGGGAATCCCTTAGAGCCTTAATAACCAAGCTATCATAGTGATATAGGTAGTGGCGAAGAGTAACGGCTTCGGTATGGTAAAATCATTAAGGATTGGGTAATCAAACGCAGCGAAACCTCTTTATATCAAAGAGGGACGTTCAACGACTATAATATCGAAGTATGATGTTTGATTCATCCTCTGCTATGGTATAGTCTAATCCCCTAATAAATATCGGGAAACCGAGGGTATTGATATCAAATGATATCGGCACACAGTATTGGAATCAGGGAAGAACAGAAGAGATTCGTGATCGAGTTCTTCATCTGTAATTAAGGAGGTCTTTAACGTGGTACATTATAGTACAATTAAAGACTGTGATATTGCAAATGGTTTAGGTGTCAGGATTTCTCTTTTTGTATCTGGTTGTCGGAATCATTGTAAGAATTGTTTTAATGAATGTACTTGGGATTTTAATTATGGAAAACCTGTAACTACAGAGTTGGCATATGATCTCAGTGCAGCATTAAGTCGTCCTTACATTGATGGTATGACAGTTCTTGGTGGAGAACCAATGGAACCAGAAAACCAAATGTATGTATGTGAGTTAGTTAAGTTCTTAAAAGCAAATAATCCCGATAAGAATTTCTGGTTATATACAGGATTCACGTATGAAGAACTTCATAATCCAACATGCCGTGCATATAATCCAAACATTGACGAGATGCTTAAACCTTTTGATGTGTTAGTAGATGGTCGTTTTGTTGAAGAGTTAAAAGATATATCCCTTCGTTTTAGAGGAAGTAGTAATCAACGTATTATTGATCTACAAAAGACTCGTGAGAATGGATATCCAACTCTTTATAAGTTACCATAAGAATTATCCCGGGAGAGTAGATCATCTCCCGGGATATTTTTCTTTTTATACACATACTAACAATTTTATGAGGGCTTAGTATTTCACCACCGAATCATGATGTAACCCTCCACAAATACTTATGATTTCACCATATTAGACCCTCTCTAGTAATCAGTTGATCCTAACCATCTGTTGAGTACTGACAGGGATACTGGATTACTCCCCCATATCAGATACCCCCATCTCAGGCTCCTTTCACGGGAGAGTATAAGAGTTCTCCACCACTTCCCATCAACTCTTATATTTAAAACTGCCAAGTATCTGATACCTCTCTTATTGGACACCTCCAATAGGATATTACTGAAGTGATGGTTCTTCAGATAATATCCATTTTTATATCATCCAAACTAGAGATACGCTAGAATGGATGTGGGTTTTCACGCGAATATTCTCATTGAGGACATCCTCAGTACGATTACGGAAACTTAACCAGCCTTCAAAACATCTACATCGCTCATAGTAGATATCTCCTTTCACTGCATAAGGTACCATGACAAGCTACTGTCATTCACTTCACTTCGATAATCAAAGGTTAAGTTATGCTCCAGGGCGACCTGGAGCAATCGTACTATAAAAATAAGAAGGGAGTATTAATATGATTAAATTGTTGATTAAATGGTTCAGAAAGTTTTTAGAACATCATGGTTTTGTGGTTATTAATGCAGAAGAGCATTTTGCCAGAATCACGGATTATGAAGACTTAATCAAGAAATTACAGACTTGTACGGATCAGCTGTCAGAAGAATTAAATATCTGTAGAGATCGAATTAACATTATGAGTTTGACTACTATGGAAGAGCTCAAAGATGAGAATGATCGGTTACAAGCTGAGCAAGACAGAATTACAGCAGAGATGCAAAAGTCTGAAGAGTACTATAAAGAGGTTCAGAAAGGCCTTAGGAGGGCACTTCGTGACGACCATATGTTCTCATTTGCTCGAAATATGTGCTTCCCTGGGTCATCATCCGTATCATGTGAAACTATTCAAGAAACGCATAAAAAGCCATTAAATTTCATTGTTGTATGTGGTAGAACTACAATGGACGATGAGGCAACAGCAAAGCTTAAAACCATTCCTGGGATTAATCAAAAATATTCATATTGTTTGAATTATTTGATGAGACTTGGTCTTGTTGATAAGATTGCTAAGAATATTATCAATGGTGGTTTAGCACTAACACTTACATATAATGAGGATTGTACTACAAATGAGATTTATTATGAAACTAAGTGTATGGTTCCTGAATCTGGATATTTGATTCAATATGATAAATAAAAAGAATGGGAGGGCTTAATTGCCCTCCCATTTTTATTCATCCAGATCTTCCATGATATCCTTATGGGTACCACCATCAGGATCAACTTTTGGCTCCTTCTTATCCATCAGGGCACCGATAATATCTGCAATTTCCTGCAGAATTGCAGCACCAGTCTTCACAGCCTTGGCATCAACAACACCTTCAGCAATGATATAACCAGCCAGGGACAATACTTCGATAGCAATGAAAGCAATCACCGCAGTCGTATTATCACTGAAACCAATCATACCACAGATACCGGTGATTACACCAATCAAGGCCATGATAAACTTACGGGAGGTAAACTTCTTATACCAAGGAGCCGGGGTCGACTTGGTCTCCTCCACTGCAGTATTGGTCTGCTTCTGTTCCATCTTTAACTTCCTCACTTTCTGTAAAAGTATTATTTACTTCGACATTTTGGTTGTCGTAAGTATACAAAGATTTTCCTCCGAAATTATTATAACGGAAGACGTTCTCGACAGTCTTAGTAATTAAATACATACCAAGCTGTCCGAGTACAACAGTACACACATTACTGGAAAGACTCTCAGCAATCTGTACCTTATCCATGAATGCTAGTACATAAGAGCACCAGATCCACAGAATACCATTAATTGAAAATAACCAAACAAGCTGTTTAGTAGTACTCATTAAATTTGCAGCAAGACTATCTCTGATACGCTCATTACGCAGCATTCTCTTTTTCTTAGCCAATATCTCTTGAGCCATATCAATTTCATTATTTTTCTTAGCCATAGGTTTTTCCTCCTTTCAATGAGAACTCCTAGTATAGTAATGTTCAAAAGAATACTCCTCCCAGTTAAGGGAGGAGTATAATTTTTTACACATTCTGTTTAATAACCATGAACTGTAAGATATCACCAGTTTTAAGATTGAATGATTTCATTGTAATACCATTGATATCCTTATTGATATCATAGTCAATACCTTCACGCAATACTGTCTGGTTATAGTTAACGATGAGCTTGTCAGCTTGTGCATTGAAATCTTTAATCGTAATACTATATGCACCATCTGTCGTAGCAGTAAAGGTAGAAAGCTTAGTTTCAATCTTACCAGGATTATTCTTGATATTCTGAATCTCTTGGTCGATATACGAACGAAGATCATTCGTAGCATCTTCACAACTGATAGACCAGTCAAATTTAGATGTAGAAGTACCACTATTGCCCACATAGAGATAGTTCTCATCTGCATAGGACCAAATATCACCAATGGTCGAGATAGTACCGTCAGGATTAACTGTGGGAGGCTCTGAAGGTACAATATCAATTCTTTGCGGTTTCATTCCAAGATTATGTTTAATAACAGTCTCTTTAAATCCGACATCTCCCTCATCAGGATGATAACCAGAGAACTTAGCAGTACCATTAGCATGTTTATGAGTAGGGATCATCTGAGAGATATCTACTTGGCTATGAGATAAAGAGTACCAAAGATGTTCGCCTTCATCATATACAAGCCATAAGTAAGATCCAGCTTTATACCCACCTGTAATTGGTGTATGGAAACAGTCACAGATCATCTCTGCCGGACCATCAATACACTTAACAGTAGGAGCAGTCTTCAGATCATGTTTCAACTTTACCAGCAAGCAATAGAAATTAGATAATACACTATAAGACATATCCAGTAAGATATGCTGACCATCCTGACCACTTGCTCGAATACCATTGAAATTCGGAACGTCCATCATTGCTCCCTGAAGAATGGTAAAGAAGATTTCATCACCAGTATTCAGAGCTTTCTTAAGTAATACAACATTACCAATTTCATCAACTGTATAGTCGATATCCATAATCAGTAATTGATTGTTATCAATTAAAGAAATATCATCGGCTTTATAGTTAAATTCGGGTACAACAAAGACTTGTACATTATCTTCTGTTGCTACATAAGATCCATGAATAACATTCAGCTTATATCGATAGTTACCAGTAGCACCCCAGTTGTTAGGAACAATTTCACCATTCGCTTCCACAAACTGAGTAATGGTAAATACCATTTCTTCGCCTTTATCTAGAGCAATATTTTTAAGCTTGATCGTATGCTCAATATTATCAATATCATAATCAATATTATTTCGAAGAATAGTCTGATTATAATTGATAATCATACTATGAGCACCATCAGCTTCTACAGGAATATTAAAAACAGTCGTACCATCTTTTTCGGCGAGTACGATGAAATCACTAGTCTTTAGTTCATAGCGGAAGTGACCACGCTTTGCAGCAGTGATATAGGAGGTGACAATACAATGTAAAATATCACCCTTACTAAGTCCAAACCCAATCAGATGAATGGCGTCATTAGCGCTTTTCAGAAACTCATAGTCAATACCATTACGAAGAATTGTTTGACCATAGTTTACGGACAGCTTATCAGACTTCTTATTAAATCCTGGAATTACGATCGTCTCTTCATTATCAGCAACTGCGGTATAATTATACTCAGTTTCTACAGGAAGTACAACTTTCGTAATATCACTGAAGTTATCAGCGCTCATTAGAATCCATTTATCGAGATTGGCATTCCATACCAGGAAGATCATAGTCCCTTCAGCCTGCCCGCCAGGAATTCTATCACCACTAGCGGAAATAATTTCCTTAAACTCACCATCATTAAACTTCAGGTAAGGCTCACATTCCAGTGAGGTATGGAGAGTCAGGATTAAAGGATAGTTATCAACAAGAACCTCATTCTTCATTCTGACCTCAAGATATCGATTTGTACCTTTACTGGTAGCAGAATTGATATGAATAGAATGATCGCCAAGATGGCGGTCGTACTGAAGTAACGAAGACTCCAGTACGCCGCCATTCTCAGCTCGAATGACGTTACTTGTTATTCCTTGTGGAAATAGAACGTCATAACTTGATGGTTTGGACTTGGTATTTGCACGTCTCATTCGAAACAAACGATTCATTTAAACACCAAGCCTTTCGTTTATTTAATGGGCTACTTAAATTAAGAGCTAGTGTTAACTAACCTTACTTAATGGCCTCCAGGACCAGCTGACCAGCAGTAGCTTCAGCAGGAGCAGTCTCAACGACCTGCAGAGCACCCAGGGATACCTTAGACAGCTCCTCGGCAGTAGCGACCTTCTTGCCATTGTAGGCCAGAACACCATCAACCTCAGACAGCTTATCCAGAACAGCACGATTGCTATGAGTAGCAGCCTCAACAGCAGCATCGATAGCATCAACAGTGCTCTTGGGAGCATCAGTGATCTTAGCCCAGGCAACGGAGCCAGTGACATCAACATCCAGCTTACCGGCATCGTTCAGAACCAGGATCTTACCCTTGTTAGCAGCGGAAGCAACAGTAACCTTCTCGGCAGCAGCAACAGCATCCTCGATGCCATAGCCAGCCAGAGTCGTGGGCTTATTGGTAATACCAGACCAGTCAACAGCAGAGGCGGTACCAGCGGTGTAAACCTCATAACCAGCATCCTCAGCCAGCTTGGTATCATCAACGACAAAATACATCAGACCAGTACCAGTGACCTTAACAGTATCACCATTCTGGGCATCATCCTTAGTCAGGGCTTTACGAGCAGCATCGTCCTTAACGACAACACAACGCTCCAGAGCACCATGAGGCAGACGGTCGATGCTAATCTTACCAGTGGTGATCCAACCGGCATCGATAGCCTTGATCTGACCCTGCAGCTCAGTAACCTTAGCAGCCTCACCGGTAACGGTGGTATTCAGAGCATCATGCTCAGCCTTGGTAGCAAAGTAAGCAGCACCATTACCCTCCAGAGTCATGGCATCACCAGTGATGGAAGCCTTCAGCTTGCCATTAGCACCGATCTTCAGCAGCTTACCAACATTAGCCTTGGAGGCCTCATCAACCAGCATAGCAGTGGTAACAGCATCAGCCCAGTTCATAGAAGCCAGAGTCGTGGGAACACCCTTGATCTGAGCCCACTGGATGTCAGAACCGCCGATATCGACCAGCAGAGTATAACCCTCGTCAGCATCCAGGGAGTTAGCATTGGTGATCACATAGACCTTACCATCGGCACACTTAACAATATCACCAACAGCAGCAGTCTCCTTGGTCAGAGAAGCCTTGGCTTCAGCCAGGTCAGCCTTGCTGAACAGACGACCAGAGATATCAGCGGGCAGCTGAGCACGAGTCAGAGCACCAGTGATCTTGGAAGCAGCCAGAGCAGTGATAGCAGTACCAGCCTTCAGGTTGGTGATGTCAGTCTTAGCAGTGGCCATATCACCCTGCAGAGCAGTAACATCATCACGCAGGGAAGTACCAGCAGCACCGCCACCGATACCAACGGCATCCTGCAGATCCTTAATGTCAGTAATGTTCTTCTCAATCTTGGTACCGGCATCGGTAACGGACTGAGCAGTGGCGTAGTAAGTGGGCAGCTGACCACCCAGCTTAGCGGCAGAACCGGTAACGTCAGCATCAAGCTTAGCCTCACCATTCAGCTTCAGCAGCTTACCAGCGGTAGCAGTAGCAGCAACCTCGTCAGCCTTAACCAGCTCATCAGTGATACCATAACCTGCCAGAGTGGTGGGCTTATTGGTAACACCGGACCAATCGACGGAACCAGCAACACCAGCAGAATACTCCATGAAAGCATCAGCCCACTCAGCAGTACCCAGCTTAGTATCGTCGACAACGAAGTACATCTTGCCAGTAGCGGTAACCTTAACAGTATCACCGTTCTGAACCTGCTCAGTAGTCAGATTCTGACGGGCAGTCTCATCCGGGGCAACATACATACGCTCAACAGCGGTAGCAGGCAGACGATCAATGCTGATAACACCGGAAGTAATCCAGGCAGCATCAATGGCCTTCATCTCACCCTTCAGAGTAGTGATATCACCTTCATTGGTGGTAACACGACCAGCCAGAGTATCATGAGCAGCCTTAGTATTATAGTACTCGGGCAGCTGACCGCCAAACTTAGCAGCAGAGCCAGTGACATCAACATCCAGCTTGCCCTGATCATTCAGGACCAGAATCTTGCCAGCGTTGGCAGCAGAAGCGGTCGTGACCTTCTCGGACTTAGCAACCAGCTCATCCTTGATACCATAACCAGCCAGCGTAGTGGGATGATCAGTAATGCGAGCCCAAGCGATCTCGGAAGCGGAGTCAGACAGCTCCATAAAAGTCATGGGCTCAACAGCGGTAACCAGATAGACCTTACCACCAGTGACCTTAACGATATCACCGATGTTCACGTCATCCTTGGTCAGAGCATTCTTAGCATCCTCAGAAGCAACTTCCTTACCCTTACCACCAACATCAGCGGGCAGCTGAGCACGATCGATAACACCCTTCAGCAGCTTGACATCAACGCTAGTCAGAGAAGTACCAGCTTCCAGAGCAGGAATCTTGTCCTTCATAACAGCGGTCAGGCCCTCAACAGTGCGCTTCAGAATTTCATAGGTAGAAGCAGAGGCAGAGATAGCCTCACCCTTCTCAAAGCCAGCACCGGAAGCAACCTCAAAACCAGTACCGATATAGCTGATATCAGCAGAGTTAGCCAGATATACGGGATCCCAATCAGTACCGTTGAAACGCTTCAGTGTGGTTTTCTGGATAGTAGCCATAATAAAATTCCACCTTTCATATAATAGAATTTTTAAATTTGCCTACGTTCATTTTACTCGGTAGGTCGAGCCTGCTTAAGTACGATAAACTGCAGAACATCACCACTATTAAATCTGATATCCTTAAAGTAAAGGTTACCAGTTTCTTCATCAATCGTATAGTCAAGACCTTGTCGAAGAATAGTCTGCTGGAAGTTAACCAACAGCTTATCATATCTATGGTCAAATCCGGTAACTCCAGTGATCATATTGAGATTGTCTTGTGTTACGGTAAGGTCACTAGTTACATTACTGATTACACCTGGACGAGCTTTCAGTGCGGCAATATCATCATTTACCGACTTGGTAAGCTGATCCAGCCGCTCTCTGTAGTCTTTAACAGCCTTATCAATATCAGCAGTAGCAGTCTCGACACGTTCACGGAGTACGGTGATCACACTATTGATTGTGGACTCATTTGAGTTGGATAAAATCCATGATTTTCGCATATCATCATAGATAAGCATTATAATATTGTTTGCAGTTATAGTGGACCCCAGAGGTTCTCCAGAGGCCGTAATAATAGGCTGAAAAGCCTGATTATTCACAGAAATTGTTGCTCCAGGATTAACTCCAAAAGGAACACGGAGCGTAATTGGTTCCATGTCTTCAGGGAGATTTTCCATGCGGATTTTAATTCGATTAGCATCTCCTTCAGCAGTGATAAAACCACTAGGAGCATCTTGACAAATCCACCCCTCAAAGAATTGTTTGAATGGATTATATCTACCTTGATATGTAATACGAGTCAAGTTATCGTAATATGTAGCAATTACAAATTCAGGAGCAGCCTTAAATACAAGAATCATACCAGAATTACTAGGCATGCCTAAGACTTCATAATTTTCATATTCAACTGGACTCATAAGAATACCAGGGTACTCCATCTGACGGATAATACTATCAGCTGTAAGAGAAATACCCAACTGTGTAAGCTGAGAAATATTAGAATAGAATCGAATACCACCAGCTCTATCAGCATTTAAAAGATTCGTATCATCTTCATACTTAGATAAGATCTGATTTAAATGACTCAAACTATTTGGTGTAAATAATTCGCCAGTATGTGGATTACGAATATAGAAAGATCCCTCTTTATAGTTGATACCCATTTCACCGGGAGCCAACTTTTCTTTATCTTCATCTGTTACAATCTCTTTAATCATAACTCGGAAAATATTAGAGAGAAGTTCCATCTGAAACGGAGTCAGCATGGGCTGATTGTCCATAGAAAATCACTCCTTTATGTCTAGAATATTATATGGTTGTTCTTCCAAGAAAAGATAGGGAGAGCCCACTGGACCCTCCCTATTTTAGTTAGTCTTGATCAACACCGATTTGATACGGAGGTATATCAATATCCGTATTGGTAGGGATAACAATTCGAGCATCATCTTCATCCATTCCAGATAAACTGGTATCAGCAATATCACGGAATTTACGAATCATATCTTTTCGATAATCATCTGCCTCATCAGGATGCTCTTCCAGATAATTCAGAATTCGAATAAGTTTTCCATTTAGGATATACTCATCAAGTAAGATATCATAATAACCCTTCATTGTTTGATCATATTCCTCAATAGGTATCATTTCCTCAAACTTAGAAGGTTTTTCAATCATCTTACTCATATCGATTGCTTTACTATGTGCCATAGCAAGCTTTTTCATATCCATTAAATGTTGGTCCTTTTTCGAATACAGAATATCAACGGTAGTAATGATTTCATTCCAATCCAGTAACTGAATCTTACCAGGGAAGTTTTCTTTATAGTTATTCCTTGGCACATATTTACCATTGACAAATAATAACATACGATTCTTTAAGAAAGCAAAGTCTCTATCTCTGTAGTCAATACAGAGTTGATAAATCCCTGCTCTCTCAGTATTAGTCGTAGTATCATCTGCATAGTTCATTCTGAATCTTCCGATATTACTGGAGTATAAGATAGCAAAATCATTCATATCTACTTTGGTAGTAGACAATACATGAGAAGTACCTGTATACAATCTCTTCAGATTCGGATCAAACTCATCATGGAATGTAATCAATCTTTTATAGAAAATATCAATATCATCTTTTGTGATAACTCTACTATTGATCAAGTCAGAAATAATAGACAGATAACGGATACCCTGTTTACCACGGAAGTTAATCAAGATATCATCGAAAGCATATCCAATAATTCCTTCTCGATTAAAATTGATCAGAATCAATCTCTCATCAACTCGAACAACCATAGAGTTTTCATCACTATAAACAACTCGATTATCAATATCGTCTAAGAATTCAAACCAAATATCGTTATCTTCAATATCTGCAGATTCGATCTCGTTATCAAAGATAATTTTATTTAGTTTATCTGAAGAAGATTCCTGGAACTCTTCACCAAGTCCAAGTGTACCTTTATCATGAGCAAAGTAATCAAAGCCCATAGTAGCTGTAGCTTCATATCCATCATCATAGAAATAACCTTCTGGTAACTCTTCACCGAATTCTTCCAGAGTATGAGAGATTACATCAATGATGATTTCAACCTTAAAGGAAGCAGGCATAGATAACCAGATATCATTCTTCTTAGGATTATCAGGTTCTTTGACAGATAAGATATAGGTAAGAGCTTCTTTCTTAACGATCTCATAGTCAGGAATCTCTTCACCCATAGCATTGAAATCAGTATGAATCAATAACTGATTTGGTGCAGTATGACGTGTGCTATCACCAATGGCAACACTATCTTCCTCTTCAGGTAAAGTATCCCCTTCGATAACCAGAGTTCCAGTCTTTGGTCTATCCATACCAAGCACATAAGCACTAAGTAAGATCTTATATACGACGGTATTTAAAACCTCTTCAGAAGAAGTATTCAGATAAGAAACCCATAGATCTCCAATATTAGCATTGGTAGGTGTATCATCATCTGTGATAAACTTCTTGGCTACTCCAACCTTTTCATCATGGGACATCTTAGCGATATCCTCCATGCTAATCGTCTTACCTGTTTCTTCATTGTAGTAAGAGATATCATCCAGAGCCAACATACCAAATGTTGGATTACTGACATCAGATGCCTGTCGATTCTCTGCAATAGCTGCACTGATTCCAGACATCATATTGGGATCATCTGGTTCATCGCCAGTCTCTACTTCATCATCGTCATCAAAATTAGTATCGTCACCAAACAGATCATCAATACTAATTTCAGTATCTTCATCTAATGTATCATTGATAGAATCCAAAGCATAATCAGATTTCTTAGGATCTTTAATTGTATTTGGATCATTTACTACATCAATAATTTCAGTAGTGCTATCAAGCTCATTAGGTGCAGCGGTGATTCCATTAATAGAGCTGGAGGGTGCATCTATCCAGAGTGTATGCTCATCTGGTGTAGGAGTATTAGGACCAAGTTCAATACGATCAATTTGGGTATTCGTATCATCACCAATATACTGAGCTTGTACATATAAATTACCAGCTCGATGTTCGCCAGATACAGGATGATCTTTAAAACCAGTCTCATATTCAGTTTCAACTGTTTCTTCAGTATCCGTTTCAATCGTCATGGTATTCATTTCTGGATTTTTAATTTTTCCAGTATGAATCTTATGGAAGATCTGAATACGAGGATCGTCTACTCCATCACCCATTTGCAGTACAAGATACTTACGATAACTTTTGGTTAAGTTAAAGTAAGTCATCATTAATTCGGTATATGTCTTAGGACCAGTCATTGGGTCCATATCAATTTTATAAGCACCCTCTTTAATATCATCAGGTATATCAGCCTCATCCAATCCAAAAATATGAATTGCATCGATCAGATGATTCTTAAACATTTCTGGATTTGCATTGATCAATAATTCATACCAAAGATATTCATCCACCATTGTCGGTCTCTTAGTACCGATATGAACCTTATCTTGCTGATTGACATCAAGAAGCTCACTTCTGATCAATAATAAGTTTCGATAGAATCGATTTACTTTCCGATGAAGCTGCGCAATATTGTTTGGATCAATATAATCACCAATATTCATAATTGTAGTATCTTCACCAGTATTAAATTTAATCAGTGTAAACTTATCTTCATTGTATTCTTTTCCAATGATATATCGAGGTGTTCCATCTTTACTATCTTCAACAAAGTTACCTTGTGCATCAATTCGTATATTGCGAATAATGTAATCATTAAACATCATTCCATCATACAGCAACACATCACGGAATTCTTCGACTGGAATAGTTGAGACGATTCTCTCATCTTTACTATCTAAAAGACTTACATTCTTACGTAAGAAATGTTCATCTCCCAGTCGTCCATTATCACAGATAATAAAATCAGATTGTTCAGTTGTATCTACAGGGAGCTTCTCCCACATACGATAAAAATATTGGGCAATGTGAGAAAACTTTGTCTCTATAACCTCATCTGAATCTGAACTTTTAATACAGTCATCGATTTTAGGTAAATCAGCCATACCAGATCTATCTGTATTATAAGGATCATCTACATCCAAAAATTCAGGATATAATATCAATCTGCATACATCAGGATAAAGGATAGTATGACTATTATAAGAGAATACACGAATAGTGCAATCTTTATCTACTGCAATACAGGGATAAAAACGCGCATCAATCGGATAACTTCTCTCATGATCAATAAATATCTCATGATAGCATTTATTAGAATGTGGCTGATCTAAATATACGCCAGTATTGGCTGTCGCTTCTACAATGTTTACTATATTACTACATAAAAAGAAATCAATATCTTCTTTATATGGAGCATGAAAACGCAGAATCTTTGCATCCAACCATTCAATTGTAGGTACTCGAACTTTATTCTGTGAAATATAGTATGCACAATGTTCGATATTAATAATATTTGAATAGATCAAATCAGATGTATCAATATCTACCACATGCTCCAAATCTTGTTCAGGGTTATCAGATATATTGGTATACCTAATAATAATACTCGGATTTATGAAGCATGTAACAGGTTTTTGATCATCGTATGCTTTATCAGTAATACAATATGTACCATTATTGGTATCTATCCAAGTACATCTCTTTGGATTGATATACTTATCCCCATACCATAACTCACATACATCTTTATATTCTGATTTAAGTTTGACATGAGGATACAGATATCCAACTCGTTCGATATCTGTATTTTCTAAATCAAGATCGATATAATACTTACTTGGAGAATTACGGACTTCTCTGATACGATATTCTTCCGTATTTAAAAGTCCCATCCAACTTAAAGTATTATATAATTCAGATCGACGAACTTCAGTGATATCCAAGGAGTAACCCTCCTTTCATTGATTTATGGGAGGAGCAGCAGTAGCTCCTCCCATATGATTTATTTACGCACCAATAATAGCCTGAATGCGGCGGAACATATCAGCACCCTTACATTTCTCCATCATCGGCTCAAGAGTCGTACGGGTAGTCAAAGGACTTTCCATCAAGATCATACAGATAGTATAAATATGATATCCAAGGTAATCAATAGACATAGCCGTAGCCGGACCATATCTCTTGATCCATCTATCATAAATAGCATACGTAGTTAATCCTCGCAGAGAAGGATACAGACGAGTTAACTCACCAACCCAGAGAGTAAACTTATCAAAAGCATCTTCATCAAACTGATTATCGATCGCATCCATCATCAGCTTAGAGAGCTTTGGGAAATATGCATTACGAAGACGTACAAAGTTACTCAGACCCATCTGTGTACCATACATCTGTACCATACAGAACTCGGCAGACAGATAACGGATCTTCTCTCTGGTTAAAGGATCCATATGAACCATAGAGTTGATAACAGCTTCCATCATACTTGCATATAACAGAACCATACCATCAGCTAAATCGGAGGGGAGAGATGAGTTTAATGTAACGATTCGATATGTCAAGCAACCAGCAAGAATCAATGCCATCAACGCATTATAATTGCGGACTACCTTTACAGAGAACTGACCATACTGGTCCATCTCAACGAAATCAGATACGTTAATATAGATAGTAGCATCAGACTTACTTTTAGTCTGAGCGATATAAGGAATAGATACAGGAAGACGATACTTATCACTGTATACCATTACAACCTGTCCCTTATCCAACATCTCACGAAGAGTCTTTTTACAAGACATCTTGAATCGACCAGATTCAAACAGTTCAAAAATCGTTTGACGATCCAACATCTGAAGATTGACATGAATAAATCCCTGATCTTTTAAGACCATACGGGGGATTACATCAATCATCTTAATACCGCCAACAAGAGCATGTGTATTTGCATATTCAAAAAACTCTGACTCGCCTAAACGGTAATAAATACCGCGAGAGCCAATAGATTCATCCAGAGTTTCTATACCAGAACAATTCGGGATGAATTCATTTGCCATAGTTTCAACCATGTCAGGATTCCTCCTTCGATATAATTTAAATAAGGTATTAGTAGATATTATACTAATGTCAAGTTGTTGTTTTTGAATACTTGTCCAACAGCATATTAAACACCATTTCGAAAAAGAAAGGTTGGTTGATCGAATGCATGATGATTATCGTACTATCAATGATGTGAGATCAAATGGCAATTCATCCAGTGGTGGGTATGCTCCCGGTACTTATACTGATTCAGCAATGGCTGATATACGACATGAACAGAAAGCAATCGAGCATCGAGCAAAACATACTACATGTTTCCGGTGCGGTAAAATGCGCAAGCGCAGATATATTAACCAGGAGTTGATTCCTGGTCTTATGATACACGATTTCAAATTTATGCAATGCTCAGAATATCTGGGTACTGATCCGGAAAAGGATATATATCCTAAATTAAATTGTGGTAAAGGTAAAGCTCTACCAAAAGAGAATCAAAAGAGTTGTGATACTTGTATACATGCTATAAAAGCAGAAGAGTTTGAAGTTTCTCAAGAGAAGAGAATGAAGACAATTATTCAGTTATATAAGTGTAAATATGATCGAGAAGATACATGGTGTAGGAATTACTATAACTGTGTACGTTATAAGAGGAAGGGTACATAATGAAGAAGACAGATAATAACTATAAAGCATATATTAATAAATATGGAGAACGTGTTATGCGTGTCTCCGAAATTATTAAACTGATCGCAAAAGAGCAGATTACGATCTGGGCTAACATGCTTGGGTTTAAAGGTATCAAATATAAAGATGAGCTAGAGAGAACTGCTAATATCGGTTCTCTCTGCCATTCTGTTATCGAGAAATATTTCAATAAAAGATATCTTGCTGATATCGATTATGACGATTTCGATATTACGGAATATGGTGATAAGTTAGAAGTTCGGTATGCATTGGATAGCTTCTTTAACTGGCTTCCAGAATTTCTGAAACATCATACATATAATGTAAAGTTTACAGAGAAGGTTGTTGTAGCCGAAAACTTTGGTGGAACAATTGACTGTGGAATTGATGGATGGAAAGATCCAGATAAAGTCATCTTTGTAGATTATAAGACTTCTTCTTCTTTTTATTTAACACAGTTTCTTCAGTTGGCTGGATATGTTATTGCATATGAAGAAAATTATGGTGAAGATACGGTTGAAGGTATCATGGTTGTTCGATTGAATAAGAAGGGTGGCAAAGCTGAAGCTCGATTTATTAATCGTAAGAATTTGGAACCTTTTATTCTGTGCTTCCAGTGTCTATTCGATACAGCATCCGGAGTAAAGATGCTTCAATCTAATCTGACAGAGCTTACTGAAAAACTATAAGAGGAGGAGAACTCAGTGTTTGTTATAACCCCGCAAGTTACAAAGGTAATCAGAAGAGATCCATTTTTGATTGTACATTTCAATGTCCCGAAATCCAATAGAGAACTCATCAATGATGTATTTACTGATGAGTATGAAATTATTAATTTCGGCACTGTGAAATATAAGCGTGTACATCCTGTAACTGATATTTCTATTTGCGCTAATAACCCCGAGGATAGAGCTCTGTATACACATTTTACAGATGAAGAGTATAATCAGTTCACGCAATATCCAGCAATCTTTCTGTATATGAAGAAAGATATCTATGAAGAGATTGATTCAATGTCCACTAGTGAAAAGATCCAGTATTGTTCCTACTTGAATCGTATGACCGGTTCTATTGTGGAAATGTGTACTAGTGGTGAATATAAGTTGTATAGAAACCTTTCTTCAGAATTTATGCACTGGATGAATGTAACACCAGAAGATATTGGTGATTTGGAGGGCTGGAGATGAATATTGTTGGTCATTTTATTGTAGATCAATCTTCTGTAACAGAAGGAACTGGTCTTAAGCGTACCATTTATTTGAACAATAGAAAACCCGAAGATATCTTTTATTCCCGCAAGCTACAGTCTATTACCACCGGTGATATGTTTCTAATGCAGGAGAAGGATGGTTCTGAAATTAAACCATATGTAACTCCTGTTCGTGTAGCAGCAGTAAGAGAGTACACAGTTGATGATAATAAGAATCTGATCAATACTCTTATTCTCGATGTAACTCTTGATCAATCATATTTTAACCGTACTGTTACAAGAGCAAATGTTCGAATTTCTCCATTTGGAGAATATGCTATTTATCACGGTGCAGTTGCTATTATTGCAAATGGAAGCTTTGAAAACCCCGAAGATGTAGATACTTTTAAGGATGAACACCCTTTCATTGCAATTGACAATAAATCTTATATGTACATTAGAACTAACGCAATTCTTAGCAATAAGGTTACTATTGCTGGAGCAGATGGTAATCCCGAAACGGTTTGGATTCATAATCGTGCTATTATGATCTATTCTAATAAAGCAGCATATAATGTAAGAGATTGTGATATTGCTGAGAGAGCTTTAATAAATTATTTAGCAAAATAAAAAGGAGGAAACAAAAATGGCCATTACCTTAACAGAAGTCAATGGACTAGCCGCTGCAGATGCATCTTTGAAACAGTCAAAGAGATCATTTAAAATGGAACAGTATCAGGAGGTTATGAAGCTAATTTATAATCATTCTGATTATAGGGGATTTATTCTTCCTCCTTCTAATGATCCTGGTAGAAATACGCAGGGATACCAGGATGAGCATAATAAGATTGTAGAAATGCTGAATAAGCTTGCTAAGTGGGGTGCAGGTGTCGGTCAAGAAGATAATGGCACATGGATTGATGCAGGGCATGAGACTTTGTTACGTTATATTGATCTGACATTTGTTGTTGAATCTTTACATCGAGGCGGGATGGATGACCTTGACAGTCATGCTATGCGGTTTAATAATCGCATTGTCAGATCATCTACTCGACTTGCAACATATGATCAATCTGAGAGAACACCTTGGTATAAAGGTAAGATTCTTTCAGTAGAAGAAGTTGCTAATGAGTTAGGCATTGATCTTCCTAATGAGTTTACAGATCTTGAGGGCACTACCTGGGTTAAGAGTGCTAATGGTTATGTAAATAAACATTTTGAAGGAAATCACGATGTGATGAGAGGTAACTATCCTCTTAGTATTCCAATGAGCGCTATTATGAAAATCAATTTGTTTGATTTACGTCATGTTTATAAACGTAGAAATGCTTACACACATGCAGCACCTGAACTTCGTATGTATATTGAAGAATTAGCTGATCAGGTAGAAGCTGCTATTCCTGGTGATCTTGGCAAGCTTGTCAGGTATGACTATGCATACAATCCGAATACTGGTAAGAATGAACTGGCTCATATTATGAGTATTCGGAAGACTGTAGATACCTCCCGTGTAGATGTTCCCATCTTATACGATTAATGGAGGTATATCACTATGGAACAAAATGATTTCATTACTGCAGCACAATGGGCTACTGCACAGATCCAAGAAGTTCTTAGTGATACCGAAAAATGTATCGAAGGAGATCCCTCTGTAGAATTGGCATATCGATGCTATGAGCATGGTATGGAATTAGCAGTCAAGCAAGACTCAACTATCACTTTAGTTCCAGAAGAATTCTTAACCAAAGCCCTCACTATTGGGGAAGAATACTGGGAGACGATATGCGATCTATTAACACATTCTAAACTTCAGTTTAAAGTAGAACGATTGGGTTTTATTTATACGATGTCACTTGTATATGAAAACCTACAGCCAGAGAGTGCAGATGAAATAACAGTAACCAATACTGATGCATTTGCATTAGCAGTAAAGAAAGCTGTTGAAAAGTTGATAGTTGATCGAATGGAATATTTAACTTCGGATGATACTGGCAAGCTTCCGGAGTTTGAAATTCCAAGCGATGAAGAAATTGATAAGATTTTAGAAGGTACTGATCAGAATCTTATTTCTCGTTTCTTCTATCTCTTCAAAGAATTAAAGACGTTTCATGTTGATCCCTCTAAATATGAAACACAGGAAGAGATGGATAAACAGAAAGAAATGCTGGCTATCTTCTATAAGATCTTCAAAATGGGATCATAATTCGAGATATATATTATATGAATAGATAGATGGGTAGGCTTTTGCCTACCCATTTCTATTAAGAAAAATTGACATTATTATAATAAACCCATATTAAAAAGGAGGGATCAGATTATGAGACTCTTTATTTCACATCGGGCCAGTGATCTGCTCCATGCACCGATGTACAGGCTCTATCGCAACAAACCTGATACTGCAGCATATATTATTCGTGAATGTCACGTAACTGACGATATTTTTAAGTACCAAGTTGTAGCATCTGTATCTACTAAAGCTTTAACGATTCCCGAAGAAAGAGAAGTTTTGAAACAGCTAAAGAATAACGAGCTGTCATTTATCAAGGAAAGTATTCTATTCGAATCACTGTTTAACTATATTGTCAAACGTGTAAAAGAGATCCATATGGTAACCGGGATTCCATATAAAACTGAATATTATTGGCATCCTTATGTATCAATTAAGGATAATTATGTACATTTACAAAATGAAATGAGAGGCTAAATGCCTCTCTTTCTTTTCCACATTTTTACCGACATCTCTATACTATAAGTGGAGGTAAATTCACTATGAAGAATAGTTGGGGAGTTATGATATCTACATGCTTTCTATTATTATCCCAAGTCGGATTACTTATTGTAATGATTATAAAGCTAATAGAATATCTAGGAGCGTAACATGAAAAGGAACTTTAAAATCTTTGCTGCATTAGCCGATCTTCATATTGGTTTAAACCGTATTACTGCAGCAAGTATGAAAAAACAATTAAAAGAACATTGCATCAAGGTATTGGAGAAGCTTCCATACCTTGATGGGATCTTTATTCTTGGTGATATGTTACATACTGTTGTATCATTGAACTCTGAGTATTCTCAATTATATCTTTGGTTTGTAGATCAGATATATAAGATTGCAAAGAAAAAGGGTTCAACTGTTATTATCATCAAAGGTACTCCTGCGCATGATAATGATCAGTTATCCAATATTAAATCATATACAAATAATGATGATGGTGTTGACTTCAGAATCTATGAGACAATTGAAGAGACCACCATCTGGGGTGATTATCATATTTTAATCTTACCTGATGTAAAAGTTAAGAAAGATTCTGAATATGAGAAGTATCTTACAAAAGATAAAAAGTATGATATGATTTTAGGGCATGGTATGATTGATTCTATGAAATTCTTTACGCAAGAATCTGAAACTATGCCCACAAAGTCTTATACGTTTGATACAAAAGATCTAATTGCTACATCTAAAGGTCCTGTGATGTTTGGACATATTCATCAATATCAGCATATTAAGAACCATTTCTATTATGCAGGACCATTTACTCTTTTGGAAAGAGGAGGAACAGATGCTGGTTATATCATTGGCGGTATCTATGATAAAGATCGATCTAAGTTTAAGATAGAACACTATATCAATACAGATGCTGCTGATTATTATGATCTGCATATTTCCCGCACTATTCTATCTACTTTTAGCATAGATGAAATCTTCAAAGCAATTGATGAATTAATTTCTGATTGTAAAGAGAATGATTTGATTACACTTCGAATTACCAGATCAGATACTCTTGAAGATGCTGATAAAGTGTATATGCTGGAAAGTAGATATCGCAAGGATAAAAGAATATCCATTGTGAAGAAGGTAAAATCAAAGAAAGAAGAAGAACATGAAAAGGAAAACCAGGAGCGCAAAGAGAAGTATTCTTATGTAATGGATACAAATCTATCTATGGCAGAAATCCTTTTTAAATATTATGAAACTGAAGTCATCCCTACCCTTCCTGATAAGTTTAGTCCAGCTGCTAAAATTACTGAAGCAGATTTCAGACGAATTTTAAATGAAGTAAAGGATGAGATTAAAGCTTCCGAATCATAACTTCTTTTCTGACGATTGGAGGAACTTCTTTATATAAAGCAACTCAAAGTAAAGGAGAATTGGCATGTCTGTAGATTATGTCAAGATGCTGAAGCGCAAAGATAAACTCATTATACATGCAGATTTAGATACGCTTGATCTGTATTGTGAGTATCTTCTCAATTATGAGAATCGTACGATTAATTATAGTAATCTTTCTAATGTGAAGGATTATTTTGCTCGAGTGAGTGAAGATAGTTTTAAACAGAATGAAGCCAAGATGGCCAGATATCTGTTTATTACATATTTCCTGGAAGCACGATTGGATAAAGGTGTTGTTTCTCCGAAGTTATGTATACAATATGTATATGATCATGCATCAAAGAAGTATGCAGCAATTATTAAGCGCGATATCATTGAAGGTATTGAGCATAATCATATGGGTAAGAAAGATATTGAGTTTATGAACTCAATGGTCTATAGTCAACTCAATATGATTTTCATGCATGAGTATAATGATGCGATGATGAAGCTTCTGGGTGACTTAAAGAATAATGAGTTTGGTAGAGAAGCTGAAGATTGTGATAATGCAATCAGACTGTTCCAGGGGTTGTTAAATGAACTAACAAAAGCACAGAGAAAATCTAAGCAGGAGAATAGATTTAATCTGACTGATGAAGATCATTTTAATGCCATCATGTTGGAAGGTGCAGAAAGAGCATTGTCTACATCTCATTATCTTCAGACTGGTTGGCAGGGAATGAACAAGATGTTGAATGGTGGATTTGAAGATGCACGTTTGTACAACTTTATTGGTGCAACAGGTGGTTTTAAATCTGGTTTGTTATTAAACTTGATGAAGCAGATCAAGTTATATAATAAAGGACGTTCGCATAAAGATCCGACTAAAAGACCCACTATTCTCTTCCTGTCTCAGGAAAACAATATCTGGGAAACATTTCTTCGTATCTATGGCATCTTTGGTGGTACTGATATCAAATCTCATAAACCGAAAGAGATCATTCAGATTATGAAGAAGGGCGGATTCTCTGTTGTGCAAGATGATCAGGATATTGATATCGAATTTAGATATTATGGCAATATGGATATCAGTGTCCCAGATATCAAGGGTATAGTTGAAGAGTTGGATAATTCTGGTAAAGAGGTTATCTGTGTAATTCAGGACTATATCGAAAGACTTCGTCCACCTATGATGTCTGCAGAAAAGAGGAATGCATTAGCAGATATTTCTAACCAAATGCATGACTTAGCAATCGAGTTAGATATACCTATTATCACAGCATCTCAGTTCAACCGTGAGGGTGTTGCAATTATCGAAGAACAGAGAGAAAAGGGTAATACTGATATCGGTAGAAAAGTTGGCACTGGTAATATCTCAGAATCCTTTGGTATGCTTAAGAACTTTGACGTGAATATTGCAATCGTTGTAGAATATGATTCCAGTGAAGAGAGATATTATCTGTCTTTCAGACGTTTGAAGTTCCGTGGTGATACAACAACTTCAATTGATTATTTCCTTCAGCCATTTGCTGGTAAGAATACTCAGATCCAATTAATGGATGATATTAGTACTGGACCACTGTATCGTTTAAGTCTGATGGATGAGATTGGTGCACAGATTAAAGATGATTCAGAGTCTATTGCTACTATTACGCAGAGGAATGTTGGATTCTTGGCACCTATGAGTGATGATCCTGATGAAAATATGGCACAGGAATTTATTGGTGTTATGTTTGATGATATTGACAGATCTGGTGTTCCTCAGGAAGTATATCAACGTGATGAAGATGGTTTTATTATGTTGATTCCCAGAAATCATGGTACGAAGGAATTGAACTTAGAAGCTTTGGGTAATGTACACATGATGAGTATATAACTAGAGGAGAGGTAGATAATGCTTGGTAAATGGCTCATGTCAATTGGCATGCTGGTTGCATTTATATACATACTATATACAGGAAAGATTTTGATTGATATGTCTTTAAATGAAGAAGACCCGAGAACTAGGATATTTACTTTAGTATTCTTTGTATTGACAGTATCAGCTATTCTGTATAGTATGATATATCATATGAATCTTGGTCTTAAAATAATCTTTAATGGAGGGCTATAAGAATGGAAGCAATCAAGAACTTTGAAGACAATGTGATCGTATATGAAATTGACAAGTATGAGGACTCTCATACTATGTCTGAGGAGCAGATTCAGGAGATGAATGCACATAACAGTAATCTTTTGAATACTGTTATTCAGGAAAAGATTCTGAGTGACTACTATCCTTGTCCTTCTTGTGCTGCTAAGAATCAGAAGCGCCGTGATAGTGGTATCACTCTTCTGAACGAGCAGCCTATCACTGATGATCCGTCTCAGTATAACTATGCTGTTATTGTTATCTCTGAGCATGGTTATTATGTAGGTGTTGGCGCTATTATCCGTGAATGCCGTAGATGTAATAAGATCGAGTACTGGGGTGATCTGGAAACATATGCACAGGTTATGGCTGGTACTATGACACAGATTACTACTATGCGTACTCAGATGGAAGAGGGTGCTATCAATATTGATAGCCCTGATATAATGAATGGTCTGTTTGGCGGTGGTTGTGTTTTGACTGATGTTGATAGTTCTGATCCTATCAGTACTGATCAGCTTGAAACTACTACTATTCCTGAATCTGAGCCCTGTTGTGATACAGGTACTCCCGAATAAAAAAGAAAAAGAAATTTGGGGAGGCATAATTGCCTCCCCTTATTTTTTATTCATGAATATCAGCTAAGTCTTCCTTTGTTGGGAAAGACTCAGGAATATATTGGTTCCAATTTTTTGTAATGCGATCATTACTACGAGTAATGACTGTATCATATAACTCATTCAGATCATCTGGAGCGATTGCTTTAATCGTAGATTTCAGATAGAATTTAGAAGCGCATTCCATGTCATTAAGACGTATAAGTAACCAAGCAAGCTCAGGAGAACCATAAATATCTTGACTTAACCATTCAGGTTTACGAGCATATTTTTCTCGCTGTTCTTTAGTTACAGTATATGTGCTAATAAATGGAGCAATATATTTAGCATAGATGGTAAATAAGTCAGTATCAGCAATGATTAAACTTTTATCTTCGGTCATTGTGAACATTGTTACATTATTTACATCAAAGCGTGTTTGTGTTTCAATTAAGTCATCAAGGGTTTTAAAATCAATTGCCATAATACTCAGCCCCTTCTTATAGATAAATCAAATACCCTTCTTCTACCTTATTTGTCGGCATAAAGAGAAGAAATGGTGTTCCATATGTAATAGTAGGTGGAATACGAGATCCTCTTGCAATGGGAAGCGTAAGGTAGTGGCTCATCTGAATTGTTCCAGTTGTAGTCGGAAAATTCTTGTTCTCAAAGAAAGAGCCAGATAAACCTAACTGCTCATACGAATCATCTGTAGGAACAGTTGGAGTAAATTCTGGAATATTTACTGTGATATAAACGGTTGAGGGAAGTTCCCCAGTCTCTTCATCTTGTTTCCAAGGTAAGTTTTTATATGTTTTTGCGGCATATACTCGCATTACCTGTTTATTTGTGGATTTTAAAGCATTATCAGCAGTGCTCATGTTCCTTCACCTCAAAATAGTTTTATTATAGTGATGTTTCAGGAGGTATTAACTGATGGAAAATATAAATTCATTTGAATTTTGGATATATAACCTATCAACATTTCAAACGATATTACTACTTATTGGATTATTATATGTAGTGATACTACTTGCATCTAATTGCTATTTTTTAATAACATATTCTAATAGTATTCCATGGACATCTTATTGGAGTTGTAATATTGAAGAATCAAAAGAATTTATAATATATAATAATATGACAATTATCGGGAAGATTTTATGTATGATCATATTTATCATTCCTCGTTTAATTATACTAACTCCAGCAATATTAATATACATGGTATTAATGTTTATATGGAATTTATTTGAGTTCATAATATATAAACGCGGATAAGGTGGTCGAGATGGCTGTACTGAAAAAACCAAAAAAGAAGAAAAGTAGTTATAAAGATATACCAGGAGAACCTCTCCTGTTAAAAAGTAATAATAAAGAAATAGAATACGACGATCTTACAAGATCTCAAAAAGAAGCATGGTCTATCTTTGAAGATTGGTATCATGGTTCAAAGAAACATAAACCCATCCTGCGTATTGGTGGTTGTGCAGGTGTCGGTAAAACATTCTTGATCAAATTTATACTTCAGCAGTTAAATCTGATGGATGATGAGTGTTATGTTGTTGCATACACTGGACAAGCTGTGAATGTACTTCGTCAGGGAGGTATTATTGCAAAAACGATTCACTCTACATTTTTTAAATCAAAGGATGTACCATTATTGAATGATAAGGGAGAGCCTATGTATCGTTCTGGTATACCTCTGATGAAGACTAAGTTTACGCCTATCAAAAAATTACCCGGTTCAGTTAAATTGATTATTGTCGATGAGGCGTCTTTCTTGTCTGAATCTCTGCAGGATATGATTGCTGATTATAATGTACCAATCTTGGAAACTGGAGATCCTATTCAGCTTCCTCCTGTGACTGGTAAACAGTGCTTTATGTTAGATAACTTGGATTATTTTATGACCGATGTTATGAGGCAAGCTCTGGATTCAGAAATTATTGATCTGGCAACTCGTATTCGTACATACACACCGGTCGATATCCATAGTTATCGAAATGAAGTACATTTCTTATGGCAACAAGATGTACCAGAGGCAACTTTCCATCGGTTTAAACCCTTCTTTAAGGGGTCTGACATCATTTTGTCTACGACAAATAAACAAAGACAAGTATACACGGATATGTATCGGAAATATATCGTAAAAACAGATTCACCATATCCACGTAAAGGTGAACGTATGATTTGCCGTAAAAACGATTGGAATACTAAACTTGGTCCATATCCTCTTACAAATGGTACCCAGGGAATTTGTGCTTATAATGTAGCTAAGAGTGATATAGATCCAGTTACCAAAGTATATACAATGGATTTTATTCCAGATCATACACCAGATATGGCTTTTGAAGGTTTATTGTGTGATGCAAAGTTTCTTGGGGCTCCATTTGGAGACAAGGATATGTCATACTATGAACGACTCAATCCAGGTAAGAAGTTTGAGTATGCACATGTGATTACAGTTCATGCTTCACAGGGCGTTACTGCAAATATAGTGATGTTCCTTGATAGCTTTATGGGACATAATACACAAGAGTATCACATGCGACTTCGTTATACTGCTGTAACTCGAGCTAAGAGTAAGTTATACTATGTGCTCCCCAGATCTTCGAAGAATCCCACTTGGACTGATCTGACATATGGAGGGTATTAATATGGATTTTACACCTTTTGTTTCTCAGATATTTGACTGGAAACTATTAGTCTATGTGATTCTTTCATATGGTGTAGCTGCTTTGGTTAGCTATTACCATAAGCCAAAAACTGTTGTTCCATATATAGTTGCCACAGCTTTTATCTGGGTTATTGTTATATTTAAATCTTTATAAAAGGAGAATAGAAATATGAACTTTATTGTTATTAATGTAATTGCTACCTCTACCCACCACAGTACTAATTCTGTATATACCTCTGAGAAAGAGCGCAAGGAAGCAATTAATATGGATAAGATCGTAAAGATCTTTCCTGCTGCTATTAAGGATAATCCCAATTGTACTGGTATTTTGTTAGATAACTATAGTGTTATTTTCGTTGATGATACTTTTGATGGTTTCATGCGGTATATTAGTAATATGAGGAGAGATGATTATGACACAGACTAATTGGTATCAGTCTATTATGAATGATTTTGGTTTACAGGATTGTATACCTGTTACTAAAATCGGAGTGATAAATAAAGATCTCGTTGTATTATCTCGTGATAATAGTAACGTAAATGTATATATCAAAGATGTTTGTCAGATCGAAGATAAGACAGAATATCGAGTTATACATTACTTTAATAAAACTATGCTAAAACTGATCGTTTCTGACTCAATGGATAGTCTTATGAATAAAATTACATCTTTGCGTGCTAAAAATAAAGTAGAGGAGAGTACTCCTATGAATAGTGAAAATAGTCGAATCCCGTTTCCTTTCTATTATCTCGGTATTGCCGAGGCTGTATCTAAGAGAAGTACTTGTCTTTCTAAAAGATATGGAGCAGTTATCGTAAAAGATAACTCTATAAAAAGTACCGGATATAATGGTGCACCCAAGGGTCGTAAAAATTGTACTGAAATTGGTTATTGTCCTCGTATTACCAATAACACACAGCGCGGAACTAATTATGCGCAAGAGTGCCGATCATGTTTAAGTAAGGATACTGTTATTAAACTTTTAAATGGTGAATACAAAACAATTGAAGAGTTATATAATAGTAAAGAGGGTTCATTTTGGGTATATGCGGTTGATACTAAAACAGGTCAAATAGTCCCAGCCAAAGCTAAAAATGTTCATCCTGTAAAACGCGTTGACAGTCTTGTTAGGATTACATTAGATAATGGCGAGGCATTCGAGTGTACTGATGATCATTTAATCATGCTTAGGGATGGTACATATATTGAAGCTGGTAAATTATCTATTGGTGATTCACTGATGGCTATGTACTATAGTTTCGAAAATGCTGACCATGAATATATACGAAACTATAATAAAAAGGGTGGCAATGGAATTTGTAGCACTAAGAAAATACCTACTCATAAATTAGTTTATGAATTTTTTAATTCTCCAGTTCCAAAGGGACATGTAATTCATCATTCTGATCTCGATTCTCATAATAATGAACCCGATAATTTAGTTGATGTATCAGCTGGTGAACATGTTTCAATTCACAACAATACACCATATCGAAGAGCTATTGCTTTTGGTGGTGAAGAAGGTCGAAAAAGATCAATAGAATCTCTAAGGAAACACATTAAAGAAGATGAATATCTTAGGGTTCGATTAGCTTCAAGATCTAGAGAAACTATGAGGAATAATTGGAATGATCCAGTATGGAGAGAAAAATTAAAAATAGTTCAAGCTAATAATACAAAATATATTAGAAATATCTATAATCAAGATCCTGATATTATCCGTAAACGACGCAGAACAATGGTGGCAAAAACCATTTCTAATTTAATGTGGCTAATGTTTTGCAATCATGATAATCGAAAATTAACTGAAGAGAATTTTAATAAGATAAGAAAACAGTATCAGCAGCACAATGGCAGAGGTAATGATTTAATTCCGAAATTAAAAACTATTTATAAATATTATGATAGTTTTGATGAGGCTATTGAAGCTGGAAGATGGTACAATCATAAAGTAGCTGATATTGAAATTGTTGATTACGATGATTATGTGTATGACATGACAGTTCCCAAATATCATAATTTTGCAATCGACTTAGGTGACAACAGTTGCGTATTCGTGCATAACTGCCACTCTGAATGGAACGCCATTATTAATGCATCTCCTGAAGAGATGAAAGATGCTACCTTATATTTGTATGGGTACGATAGAGTAGCTAAGAGAATTGTCAAAGATGCGAATTGTTGTCCTATCTGTAAGCGAATGATCATCAATGCAGGTATCAAAGATGTAGTGATTGCTGATCTGGATAATGGGATTGGTCATCCTGAAGTACCATATCGTTATCGCACTATTAAAGTAGCAGATTGGATTGAAAATGATGAATCTCTCCAGGCTAATGAAGGGTATTAAGAAACAATAATATAATGAAACCAATAATACTCTTTAAATTATAGCTCGTTAGGAGGATGTACAAATGGACAATCCCGTTTTTGATTTCTTCTATGAATCCCTGCAGAAGCTCGATTGGCTTGGGATTTCTACTTTATATTTCGATAACTCATATGTAATTAATATTCCCACATGTGAAGGTTATGTAGCATATTCTCCTTCTAAGGAATGTTTCTTTGCAATGAAGCATTTAGACTCCTCTTTGTCCAGTGTGGTTGAAGGTAAGTATATCGTAATGCCTCAGTATACGATTGCACCTCAGACAAATATCACGGTATGTTCTACGAATCATCTGCAGCATTTTGATTTGGCTCAGTATACTCGTAAGACATTTTATAGTGATGGTCAGAAGAAGATGCCTGCACCGAAGATTCCTACACGTGCTGAGATTATGGGACTGGTGTTTGACCCGGATACGGGTTTAGCTGCTGGTACGAACACAGCTACCAGATATTTCCAGCAAATGGAGCAGTCTACTAAGACTATCTTCTTGGGCAATGACGATACTGCTACCACTGATAAGCCTGAATCTTATCTTTATCCATATTCTGAAGCAGTATGCATCGAGTGGCAGAAGTTCTATAAGAACCAAGAAAAGTTCAAAGTGCTTCTTGCTGAAGCATACGGTGTAACGGATGCTATCTAATTAATACAAAAAGTTTTGAGATATATATTATATAGGTGAAGCAGTTTAATAGCTGCTTCACCTTTTCTCATTCATTTAAACTAATAATAAATAAGGAGGATAACAAAATGTGTGAGGCGCAATACACTAAGACCAAGCAGGAACTGGAGGCTATTAAGGTAGCTAAGAGTGTGATTGCTAAGGTCTTTCAGACTTATGCAAACCCGACATCTCCTGCACAGAAAAATGCTGTATCCAGCACAATCGATGAGCTCATCGCAAAGTGCTCTACAGAGGTCACCGAGGAAGTATCCAATGGTCATCTGTCATACGATCTGGCAATTCACACGATGACCGCCATTAAGATGGTTCTGACTGGACGAACCACTGAGTTCGTTATTCCCAGAGATCCCGTAGTATCTGTTAATGAGGAAGAGAAATGAAAAACCAAACAAAACAATTTAAAATCAATGTACTCATTGGGTTGATAGCATTTTCTATGTTTATCATCACCATGATGTACTACAGAATGGTGCTTAAGACAACTTTGTTGTACTATGCATCTGTCTTTGGTATACTTGCTACCGTTGCTGGATTTCTGGCTGGTATGCAATATGTACCAGTGAAAAAAGAGAAAGATAATGGGAAAACTGTAGTAATGATCGCCAGATCATATCAGTTCCGCAATCTTCTTAGCTTACGCGTACCAGCTGTATTAAGTATGGTAAGCAGTATTGTGAATCATATGATCAGTTACTGTGCTACTGAGACAGAAACTGGTCAGTATGAATTCGACTGGGATAATATTTCACGTATTATGGGTAAAGATCATCCTAGTAATGAATTTTGGGTTCATTATTTCCCATTGGTTATCAGTGAACTATTATCTCGTACGGAAATTCAATCAGTAGATGTAGTCAATCATAAAACGGTAAATGTACTCATTTACACAAAATATGTTGAACATCCACAAGAAGTTATGTTCCCACCAGACCTTGGTAAAGTACTATTGCTAGGTGATAACACTTATGCAAACTACAGTACACTTATCAAAAGAACTGGAAAAACGCTTGAGGATTTAAATATCACACAAGATGAAGCTAACTATTGTGATAAAAATCCTCTCGCAAAACAAGGTACAATCAGAGGATACACTTTGGTATGCGATAAGCATATCAGCTATAGAGACTATGGAGATGATGAAAATGACTAAAATTGAACTGACAAACATGGTAGAGGTAACTTATTCTGATGATGTGGATAAGAATAAGATTCCTAAGTTTCCACTGACTGCATTGGTTCATGTACCAGAAGAGTCTTTACCTCCTATGAGTGAGGATGATAAGAAGCTCGGTGGTCGTATGCTTGACGTATACTTCAAGAAGGCAGCCGAGATTCTGGCAAACGAAATGGGACCTATTTATATCTATCAGAATGGTTTTCGTTTCATGGGAACGATGAATGTGTTGTATTAAAAGATTAGTATAACACTTCAATAATCCCATCCAAGTAGAATATATGTATCAGTTTTGACGAAACAAAATTGAAATATATATTATACATGTGATACAAGGGATCAAGTAATTGCTCGTTACTTGGTCTCTTTTATCGTTAAATGTTGGGCCCAACATTTAAACAATATTCTTTAAAAATACAAGGAGGAAACTAAAATGAGCAAGAAGTCTAAGAAGAAGAATAAGTGTTTCTACACATCCAAGGATATCAAGAAGAAGAATAAGAAGGGTAAGAAGATCAAGGGTTATGAGGCTCCCAAGCTGAAGAGCGTGAAGCCCACTCTGGACAAGAGTGACGCCAAGAAGAACAAGAAGATCCTGCTGGCACCGGTCGAGATTCCCAAGGAGTTCATCAAGAATCGTGCCAAGTGCAACCATGCCGGTCAGGTGATCAGCGTGGCTGAATTCAAGGCCATGACTCCTACCTATGCGGCCTATACCCCGATGCTGGATACGATCGTCGAGCTGTTCGGCGAGGAGAACTGCAGCATCTGCAAGTCCTGCTTCGATGTTCTGGTTGATAAGAAGCAGATCTCTGTGTCTGATGTCCTGGGTTCCATCAACACGCTGTATGCGGCTGCCAATATGGTCGTTGCCAATAAGCGTATGAAGGACGACGAGGTCAAGGATATCGCCAAGATCAAGAACGATCTGGAGGATTGGCTGAAGGTGGCTGATCTCCTGGCCGAGATCAAGGAGAATGAGTCTCCCGTTGTCGATGCCGCTACTGGTTCTGCTGATGTCGACATCAGCCAGCTGAACAACTTCACTCTGTAAGAAGTAAAGGGCCTGCTTCTAACAGTCTAACACAAACTTAAATGGGGAGGCGGAGTATAGCATTATACTTCGTCTCCCCATATTTTAACTAAATAGATTTTTCTTTTGAGAGGAGGAGTTTCGATATGGATCTCCCTAAGCCTTCTGAATGGATCGATTCTATGTTTCAGTGCTATGTATTCAGAGATCCATCGAAGCCGAACCCATTATCTGGAATCAATATGCTAGTGTGTCATAGCTGGTTCCAAAACTCAAAGCGAATGCGGTTTGTATCTGATGGCACTATTATGGATTATCAGAGTCATTTTACTGCTACTATGCTGTATCAGTTACATAATAAATATTATATCACAAAAAATCCTTATAATACATTGGAGCTATATACAAATGGATTTGAATTAATTGGTGCAATATTTATGCCAGTTGATTGTGTATATAATGTAAAATGGAAACCTCTTAGCAGTATTGCTCCAGGTATTGTTGCAAATAAAGCTAAGTTAGTGGACTGTAAGATCTTTGAAATGAAACCTATCTGGTTCGGACATGATCCAGTTCCATATACACAAACTTCTGAGGATATCCAGAAGTTGTATAAACCTATCTTCGATCGAGCTCGAGGATTTATGTTGACAATGAAATTACAAGACATGAGAAAAGACCCGACTACCTAGTCGGGTCCTCTCTTTTATTTTGAAGATTTCATTAACGATGTTATACAGCTATCATATAATGATAGTTCATGTATAGAAAATTATAATAAGAAAGGATTTGAATTCCAAATGGCAGTATGTTTCAGATGTGGTCACCAGATTCCGGAGGGCAGAAAAAGCTTCCAAATTATCTATGAGTCCAAGAATCATCCTGGAACCATGAGTAATATCAGTCTTTGTCTGTTCTGTAGAGAAGCCTTCGATCGGTTTCTGATCAATGAACCTACCACTAAGGTAAAAACTTTGACTCGAGCAAAGAAGAAAGAAAATCGTGCAATCAAATATGGTGAACCCATTACTCCCAAGAAACAGCAATATTTCTCTATGGATAAAGGTGGTATGAAATCTCCTGATAATTATGCTACTACATATCCAACACCAAATGATGTACTGAATGCAACTAAAGATACTGCATATTCAGTACAGAAAACTGAGCATATCTTGAAGGATGGGAGTGTTTAAATTCATGAAGGATTTCGTGTTAGGTTCAGAAGCTGTTGCATTGAATGTAAAGTTATCTGAAATCTTTGATGATAATATCTGCAAGGATATGTGGAATAATGCACTGAAGACAATGCGAGATGATGATCCCAATCGATATATCAATATGATCCACCGTGAGCAGACATTGATCAATGGACAGATCATGATCTTGAATAGTCATATCAATAAGATTCCAGCAGAAATGACGAACAGATACCCTCATCAGGTTTCTGATATGGTAGTACAACTTCGCCGAGCGCAGAAGTATCTTAATTTTCTGAATACTAAAGAAACAGAATATTACAAATCTGATACTAGGGAGTGATATAATGGCAACAGCATATAATGCTGATTCAATTGTAGTTATTGAAAATGACCGAAAACGTGTGCAGCAATCTCCGAATATGTATATACCTAATAGAGGTAAACTGGGTATACTTCATGTCTGTTTCGAACTATTTGACAATGGCCTAGATGAGGTGTCTATTCCCAATTCAGTCGGTCATAAGCTCATAGCTACATTTAATGAAGATACTAAAGAATTTACAATTGAAGATGATGGTCGTGGAATACCACAAGAAAAATTGTATGATGTGGTAACAGTATTAGCCGCTTCTGGTAAGTTTAATAATGGCGAGAATTCTGCATATCTTGCTTCAGGCGGTGCTTTTGGTCACGGTCTAACAGTAACTTGGGCACTATCTTCACATTTTGAAGCATATTCTACGCGTAATGGAAAGACTCTTGGATATATCTTCGATGAAGATAAAGATGGACTTAAGGAAAAGAAAGTTGAAAAGAAAGCTGATTCTAAAGCCCACGGTACTCTCATGAAGATGATCATAAACCCAAAGTTTATCGATACGAGTGAAGTAACTGGCAAAGATATCGCAGAGCGCATTGAAGAGAAGTCTTATATCTTTCCAAATATCGATATTGAACTCAAGGTTACTAGTAAGAAAGGTGAGAAAGTTTATAAGTATGGTAAGAAAACCATTGCTGATAAACTGAGTAAATGGAAACTTTCTACAAGTATGTTTGAGATTCATGATGTTCGAAATTGGACACACTTGAAAGATATAACTGATGATAAGCTTACCACAGAAAAAGTTAAGCTTGATTGTGTGTTTGGATTTTCTGAAGATGTCTTAGATTCTGAGCATCCTGAAGATTATACGATTAGCTATGTAAATACCATTAAGACGTATGCAGGTGGTGTTCATGTAGAAGGCGTAAAATTAGGAATTCAGAAATACTTCAAAGAACAGGTCATTCCTAAGTTTAAAGGTAAGGATAAGGAGTTAAATATTCTTCCTTCTGATATGTATGCTGGACTTACAATGTTTGTTGTAGCTTCAGTATCTTCTCCAGAATTCAGAGGACAAGAAAAGACTGAATTATCCAATCCTGAAGTCAAGGGTGCTGTTCGAGATGCTGTATATGATTATCTTTGTAGCTGTAAGTCTGGACAAATTAACCAGATGATTGAATTTGTCAAACGAGTTACAAAAGGTCGTATGGCATCTAAGAAGGTTCGAAAGAAAGATGTATCTAATACTTTCTCAAAGGATCGTCTTGATAAGTTTAAGGATATCGTTGAAAATCTTGATACAGTGAGTAGAGAAATTTTACTAGTGGAGGGTAAATAAAATTGCCCTTATCTATTTTACGTGTTCACCACACGGGTATATCAACTTGATATGCTAACGAGGGTAAAGCTAGTACTTTGCCAAGGAGTATTAGCCTAGTCTCGTGGGAAGCTTTAATAACTTATATTAAAGAACCTGTACAGGCCATCCCCATGCCTTCTGGGAGGGGAGTAGGGACACTATTGGTACGTGTCAGAGTTTTAGGGAACGAATCTCTTGAGAACCGAAACGGTAGACTAGTTGACTGTCGGGAGATAGACACTAGAAGAAATGGTCGAATGAAAAATCATTGGATTCAGCTGCAGATAATGCAGCTCTTGGTAGAGATCCATATAATCAGGCAATTTATGGCATCAAGCGACCAAAAAATTTATTTGATGCTGAAAGTGAGGCTGTCAATAGAGTTAAATCCACTTTCAACGATTTGCTTGATATTTGTGGAATATCGGCAGGAGCTAAGTGTGATCCTGAGAAGTCTATTATGGATCATATTTTAGTACTAACAGATAGTGATGTGGATGGTGATGATATTGCTATTTCTGTGATTTGTCTGTTAGCCAAACATTGTAGACCTCTTATTGATGCAGGTATGGTTGGTCGTATCTTACCTCCTGCATATCGTATCCCTAAGGGTAATGGCAAGTCTATCTTTGTGAGATCTCAGAAGGATTTCTACGATAAGATTACGAAAGCATTCATCGACAAAGAGACCATTTCGTATAATGGAAAGGTACTCGGTAAGAAGGAGCTTCGAGAATTTATCGAAAGAAACTTCGAGTATGATAGTCGTTTGGAGAAACTTGCCAATCGATATTGTGTCGATCCTAAATTCATGGAATATATTGCATGGCATTATCATGGTGAACTGAAAGATCAGAAGAAGTCTTATTGGTCTAATGTGCTGAAAAGATATCCTGGTATCAGTGTATTGATTGAAGATAAGGTACTTGTTATAGATGGTGATTTAAATGGTGGCGATTATATCAACATCGCAATGGATGATCATTTCCATAAACATATCACCAAATTCAAGACGTATCAGAAAGTCAATAGTACTCTTGCTGGATATACAATCAGCGATAAGAAAGATAAGACGTTGTATGATGTCATGCATGCTGTTCGTAAATATATTCCGAACGGTGTGATCAGATATAAGGGACTCGGTGAGATGGATCCTGAGGATTTGCGCGAGCAGTGCCTTGATGTGAATAATCGAACTGTTGTCATTTTCAAGTTTAAAGACTTTGAAAAGGATATGGATAAGATTAGTGTTATCATGTCAACCAAAAAGGAATATGCAGAGGCTCGCAAAAAGACTATGTTCCAGTTGAGTATCGACCCCATAGATCTTGACACATAATCGGATACCATCAAGTAACGGATATCTCTCAAATATATACTATAGTAGTGATATGGTACAAGGAGACTGTATCACTATTATAGTATAAAAAGAAGATTAGTAAAACAGTTTTACAAAAGGAGGGTTAGTATGGCAACAACCAAGTATAAAGCTACCCATAAAGTAAACGGTCATGTTACTTTGACTACGCTTTATGATAACCTGAATGATGCATCTGAAGATATCTGCAACATGATGTCGGGGTGGTTGGCTCGTGATGGCTATAACATGAGCACTATCGTTGATCAGATTGATCGTTTCTGGTCTGATGAAAATACGTTAAATGTCGATATTTTCAATGGCCGCGAATTTTATATGAAGCGTGATAAACAAGGTCGTATCATTGAGTGCCGTCGTGAGCTGGAAGATGGTATGATCGTTGAAGGCAAGGTAACTCGTACAAATATTAAATAATTTTGAGGAGGACAAAAGACATGGCAAGAAACAATGGTATTTTGGTAAATGACTTCCGTAAGATGGTACTGGATGGTCATATCAATGAGGTGATTAAGGCTCTTCGGTATGATGAACATGATCTGGTAGCTCAGATCAACAAAACCTTGAAGATTCCCAGTGGTAAATCTAATAGCCGTGAGGAAACCTTCAGTTCAGTATTCACAAATAACGTACTGTCCTGCCCGATTGATTTTGTCAGTATCGATGTAACCACTCGGCAGTATCCTTTGAATACTACCATCTATACTTTTGATGTCATGTATTATAATGATGCTATCAGACATATGGGTATCCCTATGCCTGATTATTGTCATCATAAGATCACGATCAGCTCTGTTGGGCTGTATACCAGGAAGTTCTCTAAGTGGATTGTGGATGTGGCTAATGACATTCATGAATCTATGATTTCTGCATGGAAGTTTGCTGGTAATCATGCGCCTGATTTTATTGCAGCTTTCGATGAAGTGCTGGATGAACGTAAGGCTGAGGGTATCGACATCAATGTACTGTATGGTGCAGATATTCCTGCCAATGATACCGAGGGCGATACGTCAGATACTGCTACTAAGGATAGTGATGACATTGGTATGAAGATCATTACTGTCAAGAATCCTAAGGATGCAAATAAGATCATTAAGACGGTTACTGATTTCGTCAAGGACTTCCGCAAGGACCCCACCTCCACTGCTGATGATCTGATGGATAAGATCAATTCTTTCCTGGATGCAGAAGCTATCGAGCATACTATCAGAGATATCGAGCAGGAAACTGCTGATGATGATGGTATTCAGGATGAGCAGTCTGATCCTAATCGTGAGCCGGAACCTGATGATGATATTCATGAGCCGGTAGAAGAGGAATCCGATGAGGAAGAGTGCAATGAGTACGGTGGCTGCTGTGATCAGGATTGTTGTAACTGTGATGACGGCTATTGTGACCAGGATTTGTGCAAATGTGATGACTATGATAATGGTCGTATCTTTGCAGATATGCTCAAATATCTGATTTCAACATCTATCGATTCTAAGCTTATGAATAATATGAATAATCGTATGATTCGCAATAAGCTGAATTTCTGTGATATCAATCTGATTCCTGGTCTTACTACACTGCTGACTACCTGTAACATTATGCTTTCCATGAGTCCGTTTAAGGTAACTCCCGGTAAGATGATGAATATTCCTCTCGGTGGGAGAGTTACCATTGGTGTATATAATCGGGAAAATGGTAAGAGTTACTATAATCAGGTATTTGATTTTAGTGTGTTGACAATGGAGGATATTGATGCCGTTAAAGGTATTAACATGAGTGAGTCCTCCAAAGCAGTACGTGAGCAGCAGCTCTTTGATGCAGTGACTGATCGTATCTTGAGTGAACTCGATCTGGACGCAATGTTCTTTGCTATTGGGTTTGCTGAGGGTTGGTCTATCTCTGATCCTCACTTTATGCCAAATGAGGCAATCATCGGTAAGCTCGCTGAGCTGACTTCCAGTTATGTTAACGGTGCTATTCTTACTGATGATGGTGATGATAAATGTGACACCGATTGCTACTTAGATCCGGCATTTGCTGAGTGGTATAATAATATGCCTGAGGAAGTTATTGAGCGATTCGGTGATGATTGGGACGATTACGATGATGACGACGAGGATGCTGATTATGATGATATCATGCCAGAGACGAATGGGTACTTTATGACTGATATCGACTCCAAGGAGGACTAAACAATGGTTGATGTTGGCATTAAAGCTCGTAATGTGATCGATGGCAGATTGATCTCAGTTACAGTTGAGCTTCGGGATCCCAATGAGGTCAAGATCTATAAGAAGTTCCTGGAAGATGAAGAGGCATTTAAAAAATGCCCGCACTGTGGACAAAGTAATACGGTAGGCAAAGATGATCTTCGGTTGAGGATTGATTCACCGCTGTCTAACAATCAACTTTTATCTGCAGCGACTCCATTGATTCATTGTGATCATTGTGGAGAAGAGATCACATTGTCAATGATTGATTACTCATGCTTCCCTTCAGTCACTGCATTCCTCGCCAAACTTCGTAATGCTTACAATCTGAAAAAGAAAGAGAAGAAGTCCAATGGCTAAAAAGAAACCTGAATTCATTACCTTAAAACCTATTCCTGGTGGACGGTATGATCAGTGGCTTCAAAAGAAAAAAGCTAAGAAAGCAAAGTTACCAAAGAATTCAGATGATCTGCTGGATAAGTTTACTGATAAGTTTGGTACAGATAATGTCGTTAATATGACAGAAGTCGACCTTGGTGATTATACCTATGCAAAAGGTATTAATCATTCTTTGAATGTAAACGTAGGTAGAAATATTCCGAATTCTATCGATGCATTGAAACCGGTTGAGCGTCGTATTCTGTATAGCATGTATACGACAGGAGTCTATAAGAATAAGTTTGAAAAGGTTGCATCCATATCTGGTACAGTTGTTGCACGGTTTCATCCACATGGTGATATGTCTGTATCAGATACTCTGTATCGACTTGGACGATCTCGTTCTATGATGATTCCATATATCAAGCCCGGCGGTAACTTTGGTAACTTAGATACAATGCGCCCGGCATCTCCTCGTTATGCTTCGGCTAGTTTATCTGATTATGCAGTGGATTGTTTCTTCTCAGAGATGGGTGCCAAGTATCCTATCTTTGATACAAAGGATAATTATAAGTACAGTGAACCGGAACCGATCTTTCTGACTACTCGATATCCGAATGCATTGATGCAGTGGAATTTGGGTATTGGTAAAGGTGCATCTTCCTGGATCTGTGCTTTCAATCCTACTGATATCTTTAATATTGCATTGAAGATGTTAGATAACCCGAATTGTAAAGTGGAGATTTATCCTGATACTCCAGTTCCTGTTGATATTATCAATAAGAAAGATCTGAAGCATTGTTTTGACAAGAAGACGTTTGGTGTAAAGATGCGTGGACAGTATAAGATCGTAGCTGATAAGAAACGTGATGAACGTGGTAAGATCATTGATAAGTATACTGTTGTGTTCACATCTTTGCCGATCAATGTGACTGGTGAAGTCGTCAAGAATGAGATCATTAAGATTAAAGAAGATGATATGAAGAAACCAAAGGCACAACAACGTCTTCCTGAAGTCATCAATACAGAGACAGCTGTGAGTAATCGCACTCCTGGTGGTATTGAATTCATTGTGGAGTACGAAAAGGGATATGATCCGAACGCATTGGCTGAGAAGCTATTCAGATCCACCAGTCTTGGTATTACGGTTGGTGTTCGGTATACAATGATTACTGATTATCAACCATTTGAGTATACGCCAAGAGAAGCATTGAATATTTGGATCACTCAGAGATATGATCAGAAACGTCGATATTATCATCAGCAGGCACTGAAAGCCGCACGTGATCGAGCTGAGTATGAGGCATGTTGTATTCTGCTGGAATCTGGAAATATTGATAAAGCAATTGCTATTATCAAGAAGTCTAAAGATGATGCAGAGACTATCAAGGCACTAATGAAGGAGTTTAGTTTTACTGAATTCCAAGCAGCTATCGTTATTCGTCTTCAGCTTCGTACTCTGAATCATGTGAATATTGATGATATGAAAGCTAAGCGTGAGAAGGCCATTGCTGAATATAAGCATTATCGGAAGGTACTATCTGATGAAAATGCTATTAAAGAAGCAATCAGAGATGATCTGAAAGATGGCCTTAAGAAATATGGCAAACCTCGCTTAGCCAGATTGTTAGATCTATCTGCTGATACACCCGCTGGTGATCCTACAGTATCCAAGAAGATCTACTGGAATGCAGATGGATATATGACTGCTACGTCTGATGATGATCAGAAAGCACTCAGAGGTAGGTTGGATAAGACTACCAGAATGATTGAGGTAAAGAATACTGATAAGATTCTTCTGATCAGTAATACTGGACTGATTAAACTTCTGGATGGTTTTGCATTTAATGCTACAACTGCTACGATCTCTTTTGAGCAGATTGCTTTCCCGCAAGTGGTAGGCTTTGTTCCCATTAGTAAGGAGCTGACACATTTAGCACTGATTACATCTGCTGGATATGGTAAGATGATTGAACTGGATGATGTGTTGAAGTCCACTAAATCTAAGATTATCAATCTTCCTGCAGATGATAAACTTGCTGGTGTTGTTCCTATCTATGGGAAGAAGGATGGCTTGATTGTTATGGCTGCCAATGATCGTATGTATTATACGAAGTTGGAGGAGTTCCCCATTCTTAAACGTCAAGCTCTCGGTAATCGGATTATCAAAGTAGATCCTGGTACGATTCAGCATGCCTTCTTGATGTCAGGTCCTGCTGATTATATTATGATCTATGGTGAATTCGGTTATGTAAAGGTTGTGGATGCTCGACTGCTTAAGTTTAATAAGCGCAAAGCTGCATATATTGATCTGAGTGGTAAAGAGATCATGGGTGCTATTCCAATTGATCCTCAGCATATGCCGTATATCTATCGAGATGAACTAGGCTCTGAACCTTTTAATATCGAGATTGGTAATATGGTTAAGTTCATTCAATCTGATGGCACTTGTACAACCAAGTTCCGTATTGGTACTTCTATCAGTACTCCTGTAAAAGCTATCAAGAGAGGTCGTAATGAGTATTATCAGATCGATATCTCAAAGTAACTTGAAAGATGGGAGGAGCCTTCGGGTTCCTCCTTTCTTTCCGGAAATAAGAATATGTCCGAGTATATATTATACATATAGAAAGGAGTTGAAATCAATTTGGCGTTATATGACATAAAAATTCTATGTCATAGTGTGGAACCACGACCTCAGTTAAAATCATTTATAAACCTGGATGGTAAAAGTCTGGGTGTACAGATTAACGAGGATTTAAGAGGTGTTAGATTCTTTATTTATGAAGGTAAAAGAAAGAATCAGGTCAAAACATCCAAATGGTTCCCTTTTAATGCTACTTTCAGTAAAATGTGCAAGCGTATGCTTGATATGCTGAAAGAGTATTATAAAGAACATGATAGGTTGGTAGATGGAGAGCTACCAACTTATACAGTGATTGAGGCCAAGAAATTGGTTTCACACTTAAACTATCATATTCTAGCCAAAACTCTCCATGGACTTCTTGAGAAGGAGGTGATATATTACTAATGCTCCCGAATTCTCAAAGAAGAACCTCTAATCCGTCTACTGACCAGACGGAAAATGTAGCACAAAATAATGAAAAGTATGAACCTAGGTATATTTACCTTCCTCATCCTATTCAGGAATTCAAGGAGATCAAGCCTTTCTTGAAGAAGTATAACCTTCCGAAAGTAAAGGAATCACAGTATTCTATTGTGATCACTAGGTTAGGATTTCCGAATGGTGGAAAGATCAATGCAGATCGTCTACCTGTGCTACATAACGCACTTAGAGGGATATAATCGAAAGGTCAGATTATAATGTTAAATGACATTAATGTAGATACTTTTGGTGATATCGATCATGAGATCATTTGTATCTAACAAAAGGAGAAAAAGAGCGAGGCCTTTCGGTCTCGTTCTTTTTTTTTATTTTTAATTGAGTTTTCCGTGAACAAACCTATAATATTAAGGTAATATGGGAAACGAGGTGATTTTTAGATGCTTCGTGAACGTTTAGGATCTACGATCGATACGAATCTTACACCAAAAGCTTTATCTAATATCACGAAAGGTATTGGTTTATTTATCGATAAGAATTCTGGTATTTTAATGACTTTGAACTTATCTGATAGATATTCATTCAATGATATAGATCGTAGACTTCTTTATGATAATATCGGTGTATCAGAAGAACAAATGATTGCAGAAATTCAGAATGCAAAAGATATTCCTAAGGTTAACCAAATTAAATCAAACCCTTTCTATTGTGCATGTATCTTAACTATGTGTACATTGTTGAAACAGAAGAAAGAAGCAGATGCTAAAAAGATTATGGTATATATGTCTTTAAATATGTATACCTCTTTACATCGTGGATTCTATAAGTATAAGAATAATCCGAAGATTATGAATTATACGATTGCACACTTGGATAATTCTTTTTTGATTCGTCAAATGTCTTCTCTTCTCCAGTGGTTAGATAACAATGCTTCCACTACATTTGATACATATAAAGATCGTATTGTCAAATGTCAAGATAATGATATCACATGGGTTATTAATGCATTGTGGGATCGCTTGAAAGGTAAACTTCGTAAAATCTCTAATGCATATTATAATAACTGGAAATCCGGTAACTATTTGAATGAGGATGATGATTCTTATTCTGAAACTGATTATCATGAGATGGATAATAATTCATATGCAATCAATCGATTGGTAACTAAGACATATATTAAGTTAATCAATCACCAGTATGATAAAGTCTTTCTTAAATATTCAGTTACCAGATCAGATACTTCTCTTCAGAAATTAACGAATCTGGTAAATGATATTATTGATTCCGATGAGGGGACATTGAAAACATATCTTAGCTCTTGTATTGAGTATTTCTTGATGTTATCAGGTAAAACCTTTGATTATATTGGTCGAGGTGAATTTATTAGCTATATGAAAGCAGCATATGCTTCTAATAGTGATAATAAACAGATGGTGGCTATTAAGAAATGCTTAGATAATTGGCTGGATGAGAATATCGTAGTTGTTGGTAGACAGAACTATGGTAAGACTGCTCGATTGGGATATAAGAAGTCAGTCTATATGTTCTTTAACTTCATCTTGAATAAAGAAGCCAAATTCCAATAAGGGAGGAACAGTGAATGTCTGTCCGTAAAGATCTGGAAGCTGAACTGTTCAGTTTCCTTGATGATTGTGATCCTTCAGGTAAAAATACTGAGAGATTACGTTCATATCTTCAACCTATGAATGATAAAGAATTCTATCAATATTTTGATGAGTTCTTTAAAAATCCTGATAAGTATATTCAGGTTGGATATGAAGCATATAATAATCCGGTAACTGTATCTTTTGTAGAACGACTTGCTAAGAAGCATGGTGTAAAGCTTAGAGAGATTGTTTATAAACCATATGTAACTGGTGATGTAAATAATCCTCCTGCATCAGTTTATCCTGTATTGGTTATGGATGTTCCTATTAAACGACTGAAGCAAATGGTTGCAATGAAGTCTCATACATCTTTGACCAACACAAAACGTGATGCTAAGACTGGTCAGGTTACTGGTCATGATAAAACTGCTCGTGTAACAGAACCAGAAGCTTATTCATTAATGGTACAAGAATGCTATGCATGTGCACAAGAAGCTTTCGGTCCTATGGCTGACGATGAAGCCGCATATTTTGAAATGCAGAAACGTATTCTGCGAGATGGTGAGGTTTCTTTAGAAGAGCTTCCCAATGATCCATTAAATAAAGTTACAATGAATACCTTGAATGCATTTATTCTTGGTAGTGGTATTGTATCCAACTTGATTGATGAATCTGGATATTTATTGCCTATTACATTAAAATCCAGAGAAGATAAATCTTCCACAATTAAACGTTAAAGAAAGGAGTCAAAGAAATGGATAGAAATACTCTTGCAGCTCAGATGGCTGAACAGATGAAGGGACAAGGCATGACTTTTATGACAGAAGTCGCTATGCCTGGTTGTCGTCAGGATTCCGTACAGGACTCCGATATTGAGAATTATCAAGACGAATTAAAAGAAGAGCAGAAGTAAGTTCTTCACGTCCCATTATCTAGTTAATATAGAGTAGCATCAGCTTGGATTCCCACACCAGGCTGGTGCTACCTATTTTATATAAAGTAATTTCAAATATATACTATATAAGTGGTATAAACTAAGCGAAACTTAACGAAACGAGGTAACAGAACAATGTCAAGTATAAAATACATGGATGTAATCCGGACTCATAGAGTCAATCGTAAATCTATCATCCATGGATTGATTGCGGGCATTCTCGTCTGTGCTGTCGTCATAGGGACGTTAGCAATAGGTATTAACACTACAATTAGTAACAATTACCAAGATGAGATTGTAAATCTTTCCGACGAATTAGTCGAAAAGAATCAAGAACTTGCAGTATATGATGCAAAGCTTATGTCACAAATGCAGAGCTTTGATGAAGCTATCGATAAGATGGTTGATGTTAGTGAAGATCCTGCAAGTGTCTTTGCTGTACTAAATAAGTACACCTATGTATTCCCGCGTGTTCAATCTAACGGTGGATTTACGGTGGGTGTAATGGTGTACGGTGATAAACTTTGCCAAGAGCATGATATAAATCCTCATTGGCTGTGGGAAGTTATCACTTGTGAGTCGTACTTCGATAAGAATGCGATGCTCACATCAACAAATGCCAGAGGGCTCGGTGGATTCCTTGAGTCTTCTGGTAAATGGGTCTATGAAGACCTAATGGGTAATGGTAAAGGGACATATGATCATGACATGGCATATGATCCTTACGTTGCTATTGAGATGATGGTATTTCTACTGGATTGGATGAAAGATGAGTATAATGGTAATCTTGAAAAGATGATCAATCATTACTCTGGTGATCCATCTGGAGCATACTATCGTAATTTAGTGTCGATCGCCAGTTCTGATGGCGTTGACATATATCGATCTACTTATAAATAAAAATAAGTAGATAGACGAAAGCAGGAAGTAGTAAACATGGAGCGTAAACTAATAAGGAGGAAATTTATAATGAGCAACGAGGCGAGCAAGAACGTAACCAATCTGAGCGAGGATGAAATGAAGGAGCTTGTCAATCGAGCAAAGAATGACAAGGTAACTTCTATGTCCTTTGCTTCCGGTATTCATTCTACGGTATCCCGTAACTTTATCGTAGTTGGTACCGGTGATGGCGGTTGTAATATCGCCCAGGCTATCAAGAATGTATGCCCCGATACATTCTTTGTTGCCTATAATACCTCTACCCGTGGCATGACTCGTCTTAACCCGGACATGGTCATTGCTCCCAAGGAAGAGGATGGATCTGGTAAGGTCCGCAGCTATTCTAAGGAGGTTTTCTGTAATTCCAATGGATATGCAGAACAGCTTCTGAAGGGTATTGCTGTGCTGGCAGAGAAGGTGGAGAACCTGGAGTATATCCTGGTTACCACTACTGCCGATGGTGGTACTGGCGGTGGCGTTTCTCCGATGATCGCCAAGTTCCTGAGTGATAATATGGATATCCCTGTGATTATCATGGGTGTATATCCCGCTCTGTCTGAGGATGCCACTGCTCAGTTTAATGCACTGCAGTGGCAGTCTGAAATTGAGAAGACTGAGTGTCCATATATCATTTTGGATAACAATGATCTTTCCAATCCGGCAAAGTTGCTGGTACATAAGAAGATCAATGATGAAGCCGCACAGGCCATCAAGATCCTGTCTGGTGCTATGTTTGGTCCTACCAATATTAGCGCTATCGATAACCGAGACATGTATATGCTGCTGAAGCATATCGGTGGTCGTATTTGTGTCTATGGTAAACAGGGTCGTCCTGCAGTTGGTCAGACGCTCGATGATTTCATCGATGCTGTCATTAACCAGTCTTCTATGCCTGCTCCCATAGGTGTTGAGGGTATTGGTCTGTTCCTGAAGGGTCCCGAAGACTTTGTCCGGAATGCTGATACGACGCTGAGTCAGATCGCTGCCAAGTATGGCAATGCCGCAGTGCGGTACTTCCATCTGGAAATTGCCGAGGATCCCTATGTTGGGCTGGTGATGACTGGTGTTGATGAACCTGGTGATCGTCTCTGGCTGATGAAGCAGAGATATGATGAAATCATGAACAATGTCAAGAAAACCGGTTCTGCTATCGGTGATATCATGACCGATATGGGCAACCCGCTGGGCAAAGTATCTAAGAAGGTAGCTCCGAGCGACATGGATATGTCTGCTTTGAACTTCTTCAAGGATTAAAAGAAATAAACCCGGGGTGAAATATCCCCGGGTTTTCTTTTTCTATTTAATGAACTTTTATATAAACTTACTATATAAAGGAGATATCTATAATGGCTACAAAAGCAGTATCTTTTGATAAGAATAAAGTGAAGATGCTCGATCTGTCTTCTGATAAAACGGCAGCTTCTACCAAGAAGGTTGTCATGGAAGTCAATCGTATTTTCATGAATCAGTTTAAGTCTGCGAATATTCCTGTTCTGAAGATCCTGGAAAAGAATATGAATATTGAGACTTTCTTTATGCATCATATTGATCTGGAAGCGATTATGGGTGAGCACGTTGATCTGGTAGATCGTATGATGATGTCTGCTATTTGTCAGTATATCACGAATGATATTCTGGATAGCATTGAGAGTGCTAAGATGAAGTATGTTGGTATTTGGGATAATTATACGATTTATTCTATCGCATCGGCTGCAATTACTTTTATGAAGAATGATCAGGATTCTACTAAATATCTGACCAGTCTGCAGTATGCACAGATCTCTATTCCTGATCTGGCACAACTTCCAAAGAATTCTTATATGCAATTTGATATGTATACTCCTAATGCTTTTGTGGAGCAGATTATTCTGATTCGTAAGGTTGTTGTGGAGACGATGTCCAATATTATCCAGAATAAGATTCCTATGGCATTCCTGGGTTCTTCTGATCGTCCTGTTCCGTATCGCTTCTATGAGGCATTCCGTTCCATGGTGACGGATGATATCCGTGAGTATATGGACCGTGGTGGAATCACTCTGGATAATCTTCCCGATACCAAAGCGACTGAGAAGAAGATCTCTAAATTTGTTGAATATTTTGAAACGCCCTTCCTGTCCATGATGACCATGTATCTGGGACAGTCTGGTGTTTCTTCTAATATGATCAATCTGGTTCTTGGTGCATCCAAGATTCATATTCAGTATAGCGATGCTGTCGATACTGATATTAATCTGCGGGATGTTCAGATCACGTATATTATGTATCATGGTGCACTGAAGGATCCGAAGAATATCCACATTGCATGTACATTTACTATCGGTGATATCATTGATATGTGCATGCTGGAAGAGTCTTCTCTTTCTAAAACCCGTAAAGAGAACTTTGGTAAGACTTTAAGAACTTTCCTGTTGAACATGTTGGTGTATCTGTTCAACGTATATACTAAGACTGTCAACGGTGATCAGCCTGATTATACTAAGGATATCGCCACTTCAGGTTATATTCAGCCAGTGGAGGATGGGACCATTCCTACTGAAACAAACAAAGAGGTAGAGAATGTTCTTGATGGTCTCGAGTAAAACTTTTTGAGATATATACTATATAAACGAAGATAGGATCGGGGTTATGTATTAACTCCGGTCCTATTTTTAAATCTACTAAGGAGGAAATAATATTATGAGCAAAAAAGGCAACGATGGGTTTACCAATCGAGCTGCAATGAAGTTCAAGCAGCCTGATAAGGTAGACCTGATGGAGCAGTCGGAAATCTTTAAGATTTTCGATGACGAGATCGATGTGATCCTTGATCAGATCACAGCGAACCGTGAACATCGTGGTAAGTATCCCACGTATGTTTCCAATGCCTTCGCAAACCTGTCCACTGCCCTGTGGTTTAAGGAGTATGTGAAGAGTCATTGCAAGATCAGTAAGAAGGGCAAACTTAAGACCGATCTGAGCGAAGATCAGGTTGAGTCTCTGCGGAATATTCTGGCTGATGCCTATAAGAAGTCCGCAACGAATCAGTATGCTCAGCAGACTCAGGAATTCGAGGAGCGTAATCGGATGCTGAGTAAAACCTTTATCATCCTGTATTGGGATGTATATCAGCTTGCTAGGAAGCTGAAGGTTGAGGAGCATTATACGCGTGATCTGGCTATCCAGATTTATGGTGATCCTGTGAATAATATGCGGTTTATTCACAAGACCTTCAATCGGTCTGTTAAGTCCGATAAGAAGAAGATCAAGCTTCTGAAGGAGATGTATAATGCATATCCTCCTGTCAAGGATATGGATATCTCTCGGTTCAATCAGGCGGTTGGCGCAGCAATGACCGTGGATTCCAATAATTCCGATATGATTGCTGCGCTGTATACCTATATGATGAAGCTGAAGAAGAAGAAGAAGCGTGCTCCAATCATCATGGGTTATGCTCGGGCTTATAAGAAGAATAAGTCCAATAACTTCCGTCTGACTGGTGGCGACTTCTATAAGAAGAATAAGCCGATGATCAAGGAGCTGAAGGATATTGATATCGGTTTCAAGAAGGCCTTCAAGGATCTGAAGGCCAAGAAGGTTAAGGACAAGGATATCGCCAAGAAGTAAAAGGGGGTTTAGTTCTTTATGATCTTTAATGAACCGCATGAGATCAGGGAATTAAACTCTATGCTGGATGGTGTTCCTGTTCCCGTTATGTATTATATTCAGTTACAGAATGGAGTACGCATCGGGTTCATCAATATCGATACCAAAGAAGAAATTCACACAAAGAATTTCAGTCTTGCTACTATTGTGGGAGAGGATACCTATATCCTCTCCCCCGATGTAGTAAGCCCTGATCGTCCGAGTTATTTGCTCACATATCAGCTCAATAAAAATGAGGAGTATCTCGGACTCACCCAGAATGTCCTGGTAAACTTCTTCCGTTATTTTAAAGATAATGGAAATATCATTTTATGTCTTGCCAGAGCATTTCCAGAATTGTATTGGACACCTGGATGGGATCCGATGATCAAACTTTCCACTGCTACAGTTGATAATCTGTTGAGTCCTACGTATTCAATTAATATCAACTTGGAGAATGGTAAAGTGCATCGTTGTGCATACCCACCTTACTATGATAACACTCCTGGCCAAATTGCAAAACGCGAATCTTTCGTGATGCACTGCACAAGGGGTAGTTTGAATGGTGGTACTGTCCAATTCCTTCACCCCTCGACTCGCTTTGTCTTGAGTCGACCCAATGGAGCCATTGTAAATCCATCATGGAGCAGAAACGATGTACTCCAATACCTCAATAATCCGTCTTTGCCATATGAACTTCTGACCATCTATTGGTATCCATATGCAACATTTGAAGCTACAGTTGATAGAGAATTACTTCCTCGTGAATTATCTTCTCTGGACCTGTTTTCAAATTATGTGATATGTGGGTATACATATGAAGAAACTGTTGAGATCAGAAGGCGGTTGTATCGGAGAATGGTATCTAATCTTCCTAAACAGTGGGAGAGACAGATTGCCAATGAGGTAAAGTAATTGGAGAAAGGGAGGAGAAATCCTCCCTTTCTTTTTTTACACTTTCGCATACATTAGTATACAAGGATATTAATTTAGGAGGAAATCCGATATGATGGACTTTAAACAGTTCCTCGATGAAGCTGGTGGCAATAAGAAGGATAACCCGTTTATGTATTCAACCACGATGCCTCAACATCCCACTGGATTTATGTATTTGGATTATGGTTGTGGTAGTTATGTAAATGTATATAATGATGATGAAGAGCCTATCTATACCTATCATAATGCAGGTATTACTTCTGGTTCTGTTAATACAATTATTTCAAAGTCTCAAGGTGGTAAAACTTCTTTGGCTATTGCAATGGCTGCTGCTATCATTGAGCCATTCTTTTCACCGCTATATCAGCAGAAATATATTGATGCAAATACTCCTCCCAAAATGAAAGAGATTATCCAGCAGGCAAAACCTTTTATTCAGATTGTCGATACTGAGAAAACTTTGCCGATGGATTATGTTAAGAAATTGACTCATTATACAAACAAACAGGTTCAAGAGCGAGTTATGATTAATCAGATCACAACTGATAGTGAGTTTATGAACTTGATGGAGAAGCATATCAAATATAAGATTCAATACATGAATCCAACTATTTGTCCAATGCTTGATATCTTTGGTAAACCGATTCTTGAGTATCCTCCCACTGTAATGATCATTGACTCTATGACGCAGCTTTTGATTGAGTCGGTTGATGATCCTACTAAGATCGATGCTAAGAAAGGTGGACTCCAGGATATTTATGATTCTGCAACTAAGGGTCCTGCTGGTGCACAAAGAGCTAAGGTAATTTCTGCCCTGTATAGCCAGATGGTGAATTATGCTAAGAAGTATAATATCATTATCTTCTCGATTAACCACATCAATAAGATGCCTGCAATTATGGGTATACCTGTAAAAGGGGCAGTATTTTTGAAGGCTTCAGAAACTATTGCAGGCGGTGAGAGAGCACTTTATTTGTCGTCTTCTATTCTTCGTTTGGATGTTATCAAAGCAGTCAATCCAATATCTTCAAGCGCGGTTAACCTTGGTGAAGATGTTAAAGGACATATTGCAATTGCTTCGTGGATTAAGTGTAAATCTAATTCACGAAAGAATAGTTGTCAACTGGTATTTACTAATACCAATGGCTATGATCAATTACTTTCTAACCTATGGTATGCAAAAGAAATTGGTGAGTTGGCTAAGAAGGGCAACTATTATTATATTGATAAGCACCCTGATAAGCTGTTTACGTTCAAGAATTATTCTGAAGTATTTGCATCTAATCCGGAACTGTTCAGTGCTTTCTACGATCAACTTCGTGGCAATTGTGAGAAACTTCTCGATAATCCAGATATTGCGCAAAAGAAGAATGAAGAACTTACTAAAGAATTAAGAGATGATATTCATAATGATGATTCTTTGAGTAGGAATGATCAGATGGATATGGATGATATCTTTTCATCTCTTATGAACGATTAATTTACAATAGAGAATAAAGAAAGCCCAGGTATTTTCCTGGGCTTCTCTCTATCTATTCTGCATGGTCAGAGTTTGTCTATATATTATACATATAGTGAAAGGAGTAGAGTATATTATGAAGACATTCTCACTTGACCAAGCGGCAGATATGTGTCTGGAACTATTCGATAATTATGTAGAAACATATGCATATTCAATGATGTCAGGTGAACTTCCCGCAATCACCTATTTGGTTCATCGTACGGAATCCAAAGATCATGATTGGACAGCTTCAATTCGACTCAAGAATTCTCTTACGATTTCTGTTTTTCGATGTGAGATTTATATTGCTGATATTTTACTTTTGTGTCGTTGTTGTAAGATGTATTTACAGACGCCAGAAGTATTTCGTATCACATCGCTTTTTTATATGCTGCACGCATTACTCCAGACACAGCATATGGATTTCTCCACAAATACCGATAAAGATTTTGACTCTATGATGACTGGTGCTGGATATTCTACGTATCAGTTTATCAAAGCGAACTATACTTTTACCGATCCAATTGAACGTATAGTACTCGATATTTTGTGGTATCATTCTATGTTATTCACAAATAACTATAAACATGCTCCTCGTAATCAACGTGTTGGTGATTTGATTGAAGATTTGCAGCAGCAGTATGCTTCCTATATGAAACAGTATCATACCGATGCATTTCGGATGGCAAAACGATTTAAATCTATGACGAATCAAGTCAGTGAAGATGGATTTATTGTATTGGAACCGAAATCAACTGGACGTACTGAATATGTAGATAAGAATGGTGAAGTTTATGCATAACGATTTCATCTATATATTATATAAGTGAAGTATATGAAGGAGTGTATATCTACTAATATGAAATTATACCAAAACAACAATAATAAACTCCCGCTTATCTTCAGAAAAATCTATTATCAACAAAAGGAGTAAACTATGTAATGAGTAACAACGTTGGTAGAGGAAAAGACATGACCGGTACTAAAATCGGTCGACTCACTGTTGATCATATGGATCATCGTAAAATGAATAGTAGTGGTAGATGGGAAATCTACTGGTACTGTAACTGTGAGTGTGGAAATCATAAGGTTGTGAGTACCAGTACGTTAACGAGCGCAATCAAGAATAATCGTATGATTAGCTGTGGTTGCTATGTATCTGAACGTGCTGGTAACTTACAGAAGACACATGGATTAAGACGTACAAGGTTAAGTAGAATTCATAAAGGTATAATAGCTAGATGCTATAATCCATCTGATATGCATTATGCTAATTATGGTGGACGTGGTATTACTATTTGTGATGAATGGTATACTCCAGGCGTACCAGGAAATCCAGGGCTAGTAAACTTTTATAATTGGGCTATTAACGAAGCTGGCTATGTAGATCCAAAACCTGGAGAGGAGAGATCAACCACTCTTTCGTTAGAGAGGATTGATGTAAATGGTCCATATGCTCCATGGAATTGTAAGTGGATCCCTTATGGGCAGCAAGCTATGAATCGTCGAAACACCAAGAGAATCTATGATGGGTCAAGATGGTGGGTTCATGCAGAGCTTGAAGATCATGCTGGATGGGCACGAGCAACTATCAATGCTAAACAAAGTCATGGATGGTCTGATAGTGCAATAGTTTATGCAGCTCAACACCCAGAACTCAAACTATATAAATTACGTCCAGATGTTGCACGTAAACGTTGTGTTCCAAAGGATACGTATGTAGATAAAGATGGTTTTATTCATCTGATTCCAATCATACATATTCCTGAAGAATAATGGATATCAAGGGAGGGATCTCTTATGGTCCCTCCCAATATCTAAAAGGAGGAATGATATATGGCAAAGCATATGTCAGTAAAAGAACGGCAAGTTTTAAAGCGCTATGATGATTTAACTTATCCAACTGATAGACTTTCTGCAGGATCATTGATGACACAGGAGTCTCATGTTAATGCTTCAAGATTGATCATGTGCTGTCATCAAATTCCGGATATGATCAATATTAAAGACGCCGAGGCACCTCTTGTACCTACTGGGTTTGAGAATGTACTGGCATCTTATTCCAGTATGAATCATAAGTCGGATGGTAACTACAAAATCGTAGCAAAGTTTGTCAAGAATAAATATAACTACGTTTTAGTAGGATATGATGAGGAGAAGCATCATTATCATGCATGGAAGCGTAATGAAGTAGAAGAACATTCTGAAGGATTCTGTACCAAATATAATAACTCTCTGATGGATGCTTTGGAGATTGGAGACGAAGTTCCTGAAGGTGAATATATTATCAAATCTGCAAGTTTTGATAAGAATATGAACTATTGTTTTGGTAAGAATCTGAATGTAGTGTATATGGTGAGTGCACAGGATCTGGAAGATGGTATTATTGTGATGAATGGTGCAGATAATAAGATGGATGCTTATCGTGCCACCACACAGGTAGTAGCATTAAATCCGGATAATGAGGTACTGATCAATTGGTATGGGGATGATGATCATTATCAGGGTATTCCCAGAGTAGGAGAGAAAACAAAGAAAGGTATCTTAGCAGTTGTACGGAGAGTTGATAATAGCAAAGCTCCATATGCACTGAAGAGTAAACGCTTAAAGAATATTGAGCGTGGTGATGTTCGTCGGTATGGTGCTGGACGTGTGATCGATATTGATATTCTGTATAACAAAGAGTTAAAGGATATCAATGAGTCCGGTGCGAATAAGATGCTGAAAGAGATGTTTGTACAGCAGCAGAAGTACTATAAAGATCTGTATAAATATATGATCGATATCGTTGATCATGCATATGAAGGTGGATATACGTATAGTGATGAGTTTACAATTATCTGTGAAGAAGCTCATCAGTTTGTAGACTCCTCTGTATGTTTCTCTGATAGTAATGAAAATATCTATGGCAATATGCAAATCATCGTACGTCTGATGGATGAGGAGAAGCTGAGTGTTGGCTCTAAGCTCGTTGGACGGTATGGTGATAAAGGTGTTATCAGTGCGATCTATCCTCCTGAGAAGAGTTGGCATATGGAAGATGGTACACCGATTGATTTGGTAGTGGCAACATTGGGTATCGTTGGACGTTTGAATCAGGCACAGTTGAATGAGCACTCTATCAATGAGTTAAGTCATACGGCTGTGAATATGATGAAGCTGACTGATAATGTTGATCATAAAGGCCGGATTGTATATCGGCTGATGAAGTATCTTAATTCCGATGAGGCTGATTCGTTTAAATCTTATTTCAAATCATTGAGTGATGATAAGAAGGCCAAGATTTGTAAACAGATTGAACGTGAAGGAATCTTCATTGTCCAGGATCCGATTGATAATGCTGACATGTTCCAGATTGGAGAAGCCTATAAGGAATTCCCCGCAAACTATCAGCACATCATTTTCCCAGATGGAAGAAAGTCTATGCGTCGGGTATTGTGTGCTAAGAGATTCTATATGAGACTGAAGCAGGATCCGACTGATAAGTATTCAGCAAGATCCAGAGGTCCCGTGAATCCATTGACAACATTACCTGCAAAATCCAATCTGAAAAAGAAAGGATTTGAACCATTCTCTGATGTTCCTGTTCGTATTGGTGAGTATGAGATCGAGGTATTACTGGCAATGGTGAATCATCCTGCTGGTATTGCTGCCTTTATGACTGAGAACTCTACTTCATGGGAAGCGAAGATGCGTATGGCTGAAAGAGACTATCTGATGGATCTGGATGAAGAAGCTGAAATGCCTTCTATGGAAGAATTGGATATCGGTGGTAAAAAGAATATGGAAGCCATCTCCGCATATAATAACGTATTGGGTGCTAAGATTGAGATGGATATCGAAGAAGCACCCGATGGAGAATACTTTACCGATTGATCATAGATACAGGAGAACCTTGGAGTAATATCCAGGGTTCTCCTTTTATGATGATCCTATGAGCCTCTTTCGCACAAAAGAATTTCAGATATATACTATATACGTGATAGAAAGGAGGTATATAATGATTAAACCTATAACATTTGGTCCATCGGAATATGATCAGGATGGATTTATCGTACTAAAAAGAAGAGAAATTCCCCTGCCGAAAGGAGCACATCTGTTAGCTATGACAGATGGTAATTATTATGAGTATATCATGGGTCCTTGTACCAAGGTGCTTAACCATTACCGCGATAAAGTTCGGGATGGTAAGTATCCAAAGGTAGACAAGGTCGATGGTATACTCATACGGGAGCTTGTGGATATCTTTTTATCCATTTCGCCTCGACTTTGCCCATATGAGATCTATGATAACATCCGCAAGTTAATTATCATTGGCAAAAGTTATTATGAATATTCTGATCGTGAGTTCATTGATAATATTGCCTATGATGGGCTTCTGGCGAAGTATCTGAAAAGTGGGCGAATTGAACCAACTGGTATTATACCAAAAGGTTCTAAGTTCTTACAGAAGATAAAGATCACATATAACAAACTTCATAATAATATGGATAAGGCATATGCGATCAAATTATCTGATCCTATTCCTGAAGGAGTTAAGGAGACAGATACAGTAGAGGGATTTCTGATTCGGACTTTTAGTACGTTGGGTTTATCATCTGAATCTACACTGGACCTGATGATTGCACCAAAGATTGATGGGGTATCGATCAATGGTACAATTAATGGAAAACGATTGGTACGAGTACAAACTCGAGGAGATACAGAAGAGTCAGTATCTGTTCTTGGTTTGGATGGTATCAAGATTGGCCAAGAGAAAGCAAAGATCGACTTTGGTATCCAATATGAAGCTTTCGTAACGGAACCGAACCGAATCAAAGCATCTGAATATTTGGGTCTTGATCGACCATATGTAAGTTGTCGTCATGCAGCTGCTGGTATTACGCATCGTCTGTCTACTATGGAAGATCCGGAACTGATTAGTTATCTGAGTTTCTATCCAATAGAAACAGATGGTTTGGATATGCCATATAAAGATCGTATGAAGTATATTCAGACCTTTGGACGAGTACCAGATGATATGATCAAGAGACAAATCATTCATGGAAATCTGAAATCTCTGTTGAAACAAATCACAGAGAAGATGGAAGAGTTCTCCAAGAAACGTGAGTATATTTCCTATGCAATCGATGGAATGGTAATCACAGTCTTGGATGATGACTATCAGGATAGCTTAGGCCGAGAAGGTAGGACCAATAAATATCAACTCGGTCTTAAGTTTGATCCAGCTACCGCTATTGCCACAGTTCGTGGAATTACCCTCGATAGCGGTAAAAAGGGATATCGCACAATTCAGGTCGAAATGGAACATCCTGTATTCTTGGATGGAGTACGATATGATCATGTTCCGATCCTTAGTGTGAATCTCTACAAAGACCTTCCTTTACGAATTGGTTCACAGGTATCTGTGCACCGAGTTGGTGATGTCATCCCCGCAATAAGCCTTGTTAAGGAAGGTTCTGGTTCCAGGCTGCCTCTTCCGACTATTTGTCCGACATGTGGTAGGGAGCTGCAGATTCGGAATAAGAAACTATTCTGTGATAATCCAGAATGTCGAGATAATATCGCTGGTATCTTTACACACTTCTTTGAAGAGATGGGTCTAGTTGGATATAGTGATGCGTTCTCTGAACTTCTGGTAGATAAGTGCAAATGTAAATGTCTTGCAGATGTACTATATCTTACAAAGGATAGTTTCGATCGATTTGGGTGCCAAACTGCCGCTACAGCAAAGTTCCCAGATCTACTCCGTAAAGGAATCAGTGAGCATACAGATTATGAGATCCTTGGTGCTATGGGTCTTCCTGGTGTGGGAGTTCAAAAAGCCAAGATACTTCTTCAGAAGTGCGATCTTCGTAAATTTGTAGAACCTGATTCCTGGGATCTCTATGATCATAATCTATATGAAGCATGCGCAGCAGCTGTTGGTCGTGATCAGGCACCTTGGTTGCGGCATGCTATCTATGGTGAAGGATTTAAGAGATCCTGGATCCTCTTGAATAAGATGATTACAAAAGTGACAACTAGTTGGGAAAAGAAACCTCGTGTTGGGTACACCGGTGGCAAACTAACAGATGAAACTTTAGCGATCATCAAGAAGAGAGGATTCGAAGTTACTGAAGGAAAATCGTTCAATATCTTAATTACATCTAGCATGGATAGAACTTCATCTAAAATGGATGTAGCTAAGAAAAAGAATCTCCCCATTTTCCTTGAGTCTGATTTCATTCATCAGTACAAATGAGTCTCGTTTTAAAATGAAAAGTCAGTAACAATAAAATAAGGTTACGCCATTTGGCGAGTTTGTTGCGTTTACTAGGCCCCGCTGATGGCCATGTCCCTTGGGAGAGGGGACATGGTTCCAGCGTGTAGCTGGATGTGGGCCAAGTGATGAACCCGTTGGGTGGTATGGAAGGTGATCTCAGTTGAATGGAGCTTTTGAGAAGAGCCTATGCCTATAAGTAGTTGGGTATTATGGGTAGTGCTGTAGTACTGATGACGAAAGAGGTAGGTTAGGTGCGAAACTGATGCCAAACTTCGTGGGTTGGTTCAGTGGAAAGACGCTTAGGGCGAGCCAGGAGATTGAGATTACTGGATTTTGAATTCTCGATAGAGAATCAAGTATGAGATATGAAATGATAATGGTGGGGATGCAGAAAAGCATCTCCATATTACTTTTCTAACATCTCAAAAACAAAACTATACCAGTGTATAACATCTAGGGTAAGATGTGTACAAAATATGAACAGTAAAAATTTTAAGGAGGATTTTAAAATGGAAATTTCTATCAAGGCTTTCGTGGCGCAGGAGCACAACAACTTCGAGAACTTCACTCCCCCTCTGGCTGCTCGTTTTGAGGAAGGCATTACCCGTTCTATCGCAGAGGTTATGCGTCGTCAGCTGAAGCGCAATGGTTCTGCCGAGCTGGCTCTGCCTTGGGGTATCTTCCGCGCAGAGTTTGTGACCAAGGGTGAGGCTGGCAATGTCACTCCTACTTGGGAGCCCTCTAAGGCATTCCTGAAGTGCCTGAACACTCCCAATATGGATCCTGCTGAGCGTTCCGAGACGATCAATCAGGATAGCTTCGATGAGGAGTACATGAAGCTGTTTAAGGATTGGGTTGGCTATGGTATGTTCGATCCTGAGGCTCCTGAGAATAAGGCGAAGGCTGATCAGAATAAGGGTGTCAAGCTGACTGATAATGAGGCTGAGTATTTCCTGAACGAGTATGCTCTGGTTCTGATCGGTATTGGCCGCGAGAAGCAGATGGATGGTAAGATCTTCTCTCTGGAGATCAACAATGGTTTCCCTCACGGTAAGTATAACTTTGAGTATGACGATGATGATATCAAGGTTACCTTCACTCCGGATAAGGTCTTCAAGCAGATCCTGAAGGATGATGATGCTGCAGCCACTGCTGCGGAGGCTGACTAGTAGGGCTTTACGCCGATAAGTATTGAGGAAGGTAAGCGTCGTAAAGTAACAAAAGTTGGTTAATAAATAACTTAACGAAGTTATAAGGATGCGAGCCGTAAACCCACCGGGTCTTGACTTGGTTATAATACCAGGTTGGGATCCGGTGGGGTCCCTTCTATGTAAACTATTTTTGAGTATATACTATATACTTGAAATAAAAGAAAGGAGGATATTGATATGACCAAATTGGATTTTGTTTTCAATCCTTTTAGCATTGGAAATACATTCGGTACTCGGAGACGTATCAGATTCGATGTTGCAACGGGACCTGATATTACGAGTATTGGATATTTAGATCGGAATTACAATTATACGGTGATCGATTTTATCCCTGATGGAAATCCCCGCAAGGTTAAGACCGAAGATGCTGAGATCAAGTTTGTTCTGGCCAATGGTATTGATAAATTCAAAATTCGGCACATTGTAACAGATGACGAGTATCTGGTCTGGAATGAGATTGAAAAAGCATTGTCGGTAAGTGATGTTGCGTCAATCCATGATATAGATGGGTTTACGAAGCTAATTCCGATCAATAACTATTTTCCTGGTAAAAAGAGTAGATATCATGATCGCATGAATAATTGTGATACAGAAGCAAATGTTTATATTGAACATAATAAAAACCAATCAGTAAGTTCCAGTGATTTTGCAGATGCAATTGCTCTTCAATGCCAAATTATAACAGATCGTGTTTCAGTGATACATTCTTCTGAACCATTCATGTTCAGAATGAATATACCTACTGAAATAATTCCAATGATGGTAGATATATATGAAATATTCCAAAAAAACCATCCCTTTATCAATAAGATTGCTATCACGTATGATAATATAGCGATCTTGACAGATCCTGATGATCAAATGGATTATGAATTCTGAGCAAAGGAGGAAACTCCATGAAAGAGTTTCTTGCAGAATATTGTGAGAAAAATCGAAAGAAAATCAACCCCGGATTGTTCGAGCGAAGTTTCGATAAGCCTTTGGTTGATTATTTTATCGATACTTTTAAGAATCTTGAGGTTCTTCCTGGGGTAACCTTTGACTCATATGAATATATCACTGATCAAACAAAGATTCACACAAGTATCAATAAAAAGAATAAGCGCGACCCGAAGATTAAAAACAACAAGAGACTGGAGCGGCTTGTCAGTTCTGGTGAATCGATTTATGATTTGTTGATCCTGCATTTTACATTGAATGTGAAAGGTCAAACGAATCATGTAACCCGTCGTATTAAGATTCCTAAATTGATAGATGGTAGATGGTTTATCCGTGGTGGTAAAAAGGTTCTTCCTTTGATCCAGGTTGTTGATAACTCTACTTTCGTTAAGGCAGGAAAGAAGAAGCAGGAGAATATTCTGAACTTCAAGACGACACTGTATCCCATTAAGCTCTTTACGAAACCGTTGAAGGTCAAGTTCGTCGATGATGATGAACAGTACCATATTCCTATCTTCCAATTGGATTTGTTTACCAAGGTAACCAATCCGCTGCTATATTTCCTGGCACGGTATGGATTGGAGAGTACTTTGGAACTGTTCTGTTTGGATAAAGTTATGGCTGTTGTTCCGGAAGTGATCGATCCGGATAACTATCTGTATCTGAAAGTGAACAACAAGTTGTATCTTGAAGTTCATGAAAAAGCGATGCGGATGCATGACTTTGTAGGAAAGTTCATTGGTACAATCTTTGAATGTATGTATTCTGATAAGAATAAGATCACAATCAAGGATGCATATAATCGGGATTATTGGCTGGAGCGGTTATCAGAAGTATTCTCTAAGAAACGTTCTGTAGATAAAGGTGAACGGGTATTGATCTCCTTTAAGAAGATTATGGATCCGTATACCAAGAAGCGTCTTTGTCTGAAGAAGTATCAGAAGAAGAATACGTTCACAATCATGCGGTGGATGTTAACCAACTACGAAGAGCTTCTGAAGAAGGATTCCAATGATCTGCGGACAAAACGTTTAAGAGCCAATGAGACCCAGGCATTCTTCCTGGATACGTATATTACCAAGAATGTGAATAGTCTGTTGAATACAGATAATCCTTCTATGGAACGGTATATGCGGCTCTTTAACTCGATTTCTGAAGATATTGTCTTCCGGTCTTCGCATTCTGTAGCTGGTAAATCCAGTCAGTCTTCAATGTTCCGTTTTGAGCGGTATAATGATTTTGATGCAATCGAACTCTCTCGTTATACGTTGAAGGGTCCGACTGGATTGAATGGTGGTAAGAAGAAGACTTCTATGCGGTATCGTGATATCTATCCTTCTCATTTGGGTAGATATGATCCGAACGTGTGTTCTTCTTCCGATCCTGGATTGACTGGATATCTGTGTGCTAATGTGCAGTTTGATAACAATGGGTATTTTGATGCAGATAAATCTGAACCGAATGTATATGATAAGATGATCCTGGGTGCAGTTGATAAGATTGCAGAGGATAATTATGTACAGTCTCGTAAGGATATCGTTGAGACTGAATGTTCTCGTGGGGATGATGGATTTATCCAGCTTCGTAAGAAGTTGACTTCTCAGGAACTTCAGGTTGAATTCAATAAATATCCGTGGCAGTATGGTTTATATGCTATGGATGATGGTCTGCATCTGATACCTAAGCAGGTTGGTACACAGAGAGATCCAAAGGGTTTTATGATCTTGAAACCCCGCACACCCGAACAGCGTAAAGATGTGGAAGAGCTTCCGCGTGATGAAGATGGATTTATTATCCTTCGCAGGACTGTTATTAAACCTCCTGCTACTAAGAAAAAGAAGGATAAATAATTATGAAGAAGAATTGACCCGGGTAACTCCCGGGTCTTTTCTTTTTTTTTCTTCCTATAAGCAAATGTAATTGGAATATATACTATATATAGAATATAATGTAGAGGAGGATAGTTTTAAATTTATATTATTTTGATGAGTTGATTAGAAGTATTTAATGACTTCTACTATAAATAAACTTGGTTAAAGTTTAAGTGAGAGGAGCTGTGATACTATTTAAAATTTTAAACCTCATATGTGCTATGCATATGATAAGATTTTCTATATTAAAAATAATTGATGTTATAAAACCAAAGGGGTGAATCGCCCCTTTGAGAATGAGAATTTGAAAAACTTTTATGAATAAACCATTACCCTCAATGAGGGTAATGGTTTAAAGATTTCTAATACTAGAATTAAATATCTGACATAGAAACCGAGCACACCAATGGTAAACTCGGTTTTATTTTAAGTCTAAAAACCGACTAATCATATCGAGATGTCGGTTTTAAAAATTTATTATATTCTAATAATTTATGGAGGTATTAAAATATGTTACGTTTAAATAATTCAGATTTTGAAAACTTTGATTATTATGAGATCAGCAAAACTATAAGATGTACCAAAATTAATAATGATATTTGGTTTCCTGCTATTGATGTATGCAAAGCACTTGAATATAAGAATCCTAAGAGTAGCATTGCGAAGCTTGTCGATAAGACGAAATCATTATTAGTTATAGGACCGACCAAACCCAATTCTAATTATGTGGGCAGAATGACTCTTATTACATATGGTGCACTTAATAAACTGGTTATAAACTCTCGTATGCCAAAGGCGAAAGAATTCAGTGATTGGATTCTTGAAGTTGTTATGCCCTCTATTCACTATAATAAATCTTTCGCTCCAGAGTTGGATAGAGATCGCATTCAGGAGGATCCTGACCAGTTTATCAAGCTTGTATCTAAGAAGATCATGACAGATGAGAATATGATCAAAGGTCTTCAAATTGAAAATAGTGATCTTCGTAAGAAATCTATCCTGTCTAAGTTCATTGCCAGCAGTGATACTAACTTCAGCTTCGGTGAGTTCTCTAATATTCTGAGCTCTAATGGATATAATATTGGGCTTAATCGTCTATATAATATCCTTAGAGATGCTGGATATCTTATCTCATCTGGTCCTCGCAAGAATATGCCTACGCAGAAATCACTGAATCAGAATCTGATAAATGTAAACATCTCTGTTACTAGTTATGGTTCTACTAAAGTTGTCAAATCTATTACACCTAAAGGTGCAGAGAAGTTTGTATCTTTCATTGACGATCAATTAAGTAAGAAAGATCTTAAGAAAGATGAAGACGGACAATACAGAAATGAAGATGGGTTTATTGTACTGAAACCCACTGCAGAATTTATGACTAGTATAAATAGAATAGCACGAAAACAATAATACAAAGGAGGAGTATTTCTAATGAACATCAAAATTAGGATCAAGTTTAATGCTATCGGAGTAAGCATCATTGTATCATTGCTGGTAACACAGATCGTATTCCTTATTCTCCGTGTTAGTGGAGCAATTGATTGGAATATAGTCTTTGTCATTCTTCCAATTATTGTATTGGTGTCATATATGTTGATACTAGTACTTATCTGCTACATCCAATATCTTATCGTAACAAAAGATGAAAGACGATATATTAAAGATATGAACAAAGTTGAGAAAATACTCCGCACGCCATCTAGAAATAATGTAATTACTCCTGAAATCTTGGCATATCAGGCCAGTCAAATTACTAATGAGGAGGATGTATTCAATGAGTATCAATGAATATGAGATCTATCATAAAGGTGTATTCACCTGGTTAATCCAGAGCAAAGTAGCATTTAATACTGCTATTTTGTTTATCTTCTGCAAGCTACTCGATGTACTGCTGTTGAGTTGGTGGTGGATACTTCTGCCTATTGGATGGTTTCTTCTCAGCTTTGCTGGAATGAATCACTACTATAAGAAGTCACCAAAATTTAACATTCGGTACAAAGATGATTCTCCCACGATAGATATTATCTATCCAGGTACTGGAGAAATTACAAAAGAGTGAACATTTATATATTGTAGGTCAAGCAATTACAATATGTAAATGAAAGGAAATCCTATGGTTGAAATAATATATACAGTATTAATACTTGGTATTATCATGCTGTTATATCATTACAACGAGGATAAATGGTAAGCATAAAAAATCCCCGGGGTAATTCCCGGGGATTTCTTTTTTATACAACTTGGAAGAAACGAGGACCAACACGATCATAGAAAGATTTAGTTCTCAGTTCACGAATATAATCTTCTCGATCAGATTCAGCAGAAGACCAATCAAATTTTAGATCTAAGTTACCAGAGGGAGTCACAATATTCTCCATATACCGTAACCAGTTCCAAAGATAGATTCGAATATCAAATACGGCAAGTTTAATAAAGATCTCTCTGTATTCTTCTGGAATAGAAGTCAAATTTGGATACTGTGTTTTTACAGTAACTTCCACATCAGATTCATATGCATAGTTCTTCAGATATAGAATATTACCACCACGATATTCATGATACTTCTTCCAAGGCATAGCGAAGTCTGTCAGTGTTCTATTATAGGTATATTCACTACCCATTAATACAGCATCTAATGTCAAGTTATTTCGAGAAGCAATAACGGAGGAATAATATGAGGTAGAATTTGGATCATAAGGGTCTACTTTACCATCTCCATTATATTGCACTTTTTCTACACCAAGAATAGGAAGATGAAATTTTTCCAGTACGGGATCATCCATATAGAATTCTACACCATATGTACCAACTTCATCAGGGACAACATTCATTGGATTAGAGATATCCAATTTGAATTTATATAATGCAGGAATATACTGACTAAAAGTAATCAGTGTTTTACTTTCTACTAAACGAACAAGTTCTTGATATGTATTTTCAAGACCAAGTACATCAAGTCCGAGAGTACGCTCGAAAACTTCTTTATAGAAGTTATTTACATCCATATGATAAACCTCCTTTTAAATCAGAGAATATGTTTATTATAGTGATGTTTCGATAATCCGATTATAGTAGGATCTTCAAGTATATACTATAATAGTGATACAAACGCAATGATTATCAGTTTCATATAAGACGTTTGTATACATAAAGGGGAGTTCCACCCAAGAATAAAACGGAACATTGGAAAGGATAAACAAATGATGACAACAGCGAACGTGAAAGGAGCACGTCCCATCAATGAACAGAATCTGGATTGGTTATCCAATTTTGCTCACCTTTGTCACAGCCAAGCGATCCTGGCACAAGAACCCATCTATGTCAGATATGACTCTGATATGGAATACGTCATGAACAAATACGGTCACCAGATCAAGGCGACTCGTATTGGTTAATATTTAAGGAGGAAATCAAATATGTTTACGCAGTTCATTACCCTGACCACAAAGGAAGACGGTAAGATCTGGACGGTTGCGCTTCCTGTCAGCAATATCGCTCTCATGGAAGAGCGCGGTACCTTCACCATTATCACTCTGGTAAATGGCGGAAAGCTCATTGTTAATGAGCTGATCGAAGAGATCATCGCCAAGATCGAGGATGATGATGATGATGAGGAAGACTATGACGATGAAAGCGATGACAATGAATGGGATGATGGTTTCGGAGGATGAAAACTAATCCCATTATCTGAATCAAAAGAAAGATTGACCCCGGGAAATCCCGGGGTCTTTTCTTTTTTATTTGAAGAGGTTATAATAAGATGCATTGACAAGCTTCTGCAGAGGCATAATCAATGTCTCCATAGAACCGTCTTCATTCATTCTGCTGATCTTAACGGCATTCTCTTCAATAACCATAGAATCAGCATTGAGACCCAAGGCCTCACATACAGTACAGATCTGAGCACGAGTAGCAGATTCATCCAGTAAGAACTGTTTCAGAGCTTCACTATGTTCAGGATTAATCATAATCACAGATTCACTCATAGTATTCTTAGTGGGCGTGGTAATCGGGAACTCATTCATAACTTCAGATCCCTTGACTTGATATGCAACCTTGTGTGAGGGACGAATCACACAGTCGAAAGTAATAGGAGTATATCCAGGAAGAACGTTACCATTCTTATCAGTACCACCAATAGCACGAGAGGAAGCCATAGCTGGATATTTGGTTAAAATACGATCACGGACCATATCACCATAACCACCAGCAAGTGTGGTACATTCACCCATCAACAGATTACCTTCCTGCCAATACTTATTGATAGTCCAGCAAGCATTGGGAGGGAAGATCGTCATCTGACGAGCAAGCTCATTCATACCCTTATCAATCAAAGGATGGCCATATTCACCAGTCCAAGTACCCATCTTCAAATCATGCTGAATTAATGGATTGGAATTTAAAGCATTCATAACGATCTTATCAGAATAGTTACGACCATTCCAGTTACGAACACCAAAATCCTGTAAAACTTGTTTAAAGGTTACAGTGAATAATCTGCAACCATTAGGAGAATCAATAGCGGATTCAGAAATGATTTCCCGATGCTTCATAGCGACATCGGGATCTACCAGAGTCTGATTCAGAATATAATAATCAGGTCTAATTGCCATGTATTATCACTCCTTTATAAGAGTATAAGAGAATAGATTCATTATACTAATGTTGTCAATAATCCGATTATACTAAAGTTTCAGAATATATATTATATAAGTGATAAGCAATATAAAATAAGACTTATCAAATCAAATTTTGCTAGGTTGGTAGAAAGATAAAACCAACCGGAAAGGATTTATCATGAACGAAGTAATCAAAGCAATGTATCAGAGCTCTTTGAATGCTGCTAAGAGGCTGAATGCACAATACAAGAAAGAGCTTACCGATGCTATTCATGGCACCGGTTTGTGCAAAGGCATATCCAGCACTGAAAGAAACAATATCTGCATTTCTCTCAGAAGTGCTATCATGAATACACAGAGCGAAATCGATATGCTTACTGCTGACCTGGCAGTAATGTAAAGAGAGGAGAACTGAAATGACTTATACAAACTTCATGAGCGAGCAGCGCAGAGAGTATGCTGATCTGTATAGCAGATATAGCATCATCAGGGATAATCTTCCTGCTCGGAAAGACTATCAGACAAAAGCTGATTATGTCGGTGCATATTATACCGCTGCAGTAAATATGCTCAATGTGTTTGGTTATATTGGTTTCATCAAGAGAATCAGTATGATCTCTGAATTTACTCCGATCGACTACGCATACATGCGTTTGTTCAATCAGATCAATAACATTCCCGAAATGAAGGAATATGTATTCTTTCCGGATAAGGGAGTGATGGCAGAAGCCGAAATCAAATACCGGATTGTCGGGTTTAAGCTTACTACGAGCAAAATCCGGAATAAAATCGGTAATGTGTACTTCCGATATTCTGATACTATTCAGAAAAGAAGTATGTACATTGCACTTGGAGAATTCACTCCAAGTGAAAATGAAAATACAGGATTGAGGATTGTTCCCAATCCTAAGGATTATAAGCTCAAGACTCGGGAGGAACTTCTCGAAGATCCTGAGTATTTTGAGCTTAGGGAGGAAGATAAATGAAAAACACAAAAACTCTGAGCGTTCAGGTCACAAATACTGACCTGTTTAAGATTGCATATAAAACTGCAATCAATAATACCGCAGCTTGGTATTATACTACGGGAAGCCGTAGTACTGATTTCTATCAGAAGAAAATTTCTCCTGCTATGGAGAAACTTATCAATGGTGAGAAGTTTATCAGTAATGTGAATATCACTGAATTTCTTGCTGCACTTTACTATTTATCCACTGCAAGTGGTAAGTGCAGATATCTCACTGAAACTGAACGGATTTGGTACCAGATCCGTAACCACGATCGAGTTGTGGTTAACTGGAGAACTGGTGATATGATTCATCAATTCACGTATCGGATTATCTTTGAGAGGATGGATGATCCTTTCTTTGAGAATCTTAATATCTCGGACATTGCTGTTCCGAGTAAGGAGTTTGTTAATGCTCTGATTGAGCGCTGCAGACTACAGCTTCTATCGGAAAGGAAAACAAATGAAAAACATAGAAAAACTTGAAAATGTCAACTTCGAAAAGGAATTCAAGGCTGAATGTGCTGAGAAGAAGCGCATTGCCAGATCGTGTGACGGTACGGTCGGGTACTGACTTGTGCGGTATATGCATTGCACAGTCTTGTCGAGGTGAAGTCCAGATCTGATGCGACGAGCAACGGTGACCATTATCACCATGGGAGGGGTTCTTCGGAGCCCCTCCCAATCCCACTATTATTTTCATTTTTCCTTTTCTTATATTACTCAATTATAAGTTTGACAAAACTATAAAGAGTATCTAATAGGAGGTGAATAGCCTTGTTGAATAAGAATAATTATTTCTTGCAAGAGGCTGTTGCAAAGACTGTTGTATTTGATCCAGCACCTCTGGTTGCTGATTATAAGAAAGCCTTAAATGCCTGCGCCCTGACAAAGTTTAAATCAGAGGACGCATGTTTTCTTTTCTTTTCTGGATTCTTTATGAATCAAGTACAGGTTGAAGATATTAAAGTAGAAAACTTTATCCAGGTATATAATTTGCTTTGGAATGATGTCAAGTTTGTAAATAACTTAACTCTCTATATGGGCATTTATAAACCTGGTGTTTATGAAGGTATGTTTAAGACCATTATGAATATGGTGGATGCTGAATTATTTGGCATGAAGGCTAATCGTCTTCAGTATATGACTAATGTGAAAGCATTTTTGGATAATTTAATAGTTCGATTCAGTGCTATTAAATATAGTATTGAAGCACAGACATCTCAGGTAGATTCTACCAAATTCGTAATGACTGTATTATCTACATTGCAGAGTTATTATTTCTATATGAATACTCTGATTAAACGTGAGATTCAAGCTACCCATAATGCAGATGATATTGAGTATATCTATGAAGTCAGATCTCTTCCTGAAGATGCTCAATCTATCATCGACGATATGATTCATGCAGAAGAGCAGATTAATGAGAAAGCACAAGAGTACTTAACAGAATCTGCAACTAATACTGATCTGCTTGATGAAGGCATTGTGAATAAAGCCGTTGAGAAAGCCAAGGAAGCAAACTATGCACGTAAGAAAGCCGAAACATGGTTTGAGCAGAAGATTACTAAGAAGGTAAATGAGCTTCGTAATCAGCGTCGAAACCGCAAGCATGCTGAGATGGTTGGTGAAGCTCTTCGTATCAACCATGAGCTTAAACGTTTACTGCGTTCTGGTATTCTGTACATTATTCCTAATATCGGTCCTGCTGCAGCTGTTATCACATATATTGTCTCTATTGTTATTGATCGAGAGACCGATAAGAAAGATAGAGATATTCTGGTTGGACAGTTAAAGGATGAGTTAGAAATCATTGAAGAAAAGATTTCTATTGCTGAACGTAATGGAGATGATAAGGCAAAGATTGAACTGATTCGTCTTCGTCAAAAGATTCAGCGTGAGTACAGACGTATTACGAAACTTCCCTATGAAGGTTCCAGAAGTCAAAATAGATTGGGGGTCGAATGATCCATGTTGAATAACTATCAATTAATGGCTCTGTTGGAAGCCACTAAAGATAAAGAGACTGGTATGGAAGATCCATTTGCCGATGATAACGCTACTGATGTAACCGAATCTGAAGCAGAAGATACGAATGCCCCGGAGGATAGTAACGATGAAGCTCCGAAGGATGATGACCAGAACATTGATGACTCCAACAAGGACGACAAGAATAAGCAGGAAGAAAAGAAAGAAGACACTGAACCGGATAAAGATGATACCGATGATTCTGGTGATGATGATTTTAATATGGATCCTGATGGCGGTTCTGAAGATTCTGGAGATAATCCCGATGGATTACCAGATCCTGATGATGACGGGATGGATGACACTGATGGTGTTGAGCAAAACATCCACCTCAATATACTGGAACTCTCTAAGCTTGATAGATTAATGGCGAAACGTAAGATCTATAATGATTATAAAGATCTGAGAGCATCTATTACATCTGCTAAGAATCTGATTGATCAGAATGAAGCTGTAATTGATGCCGATGTACGTGACTACGTTGTTAATAAGCTGGATTATCTTCTTAGTGTTGTGACAGATCATCTTACGTATAAATTCTCCTTTACTAACTATGAAGAAAACCTGCAGGCATATCTGATCTTCACAAAACAATTGAATGATCTACTGAATTTTACAAGAGATAATAAAGATGGATTTAAAGAGCCACCGACTAAATCAACTTCTTCCAAAAAGTCTTCTAAGAAACCTAAAGAAGAAGATGATGACAAGATCGATGTCGATAAATCTATTGAAGAGCAGGAAGATGAGAGTGAGGATACGGAGGAAGAACTTTCTGACGAAGATTTAGAGCCAGATTTCTCCTAAACCCCTATTTTTAAAAAAGAAATACCAACATCTTTATAATGAGGTTTTTGTTAGTAGGATGCGTGTAACTATTAACAAGTTCTCATAGCTACCTGGACGAGTAGCATATATAACATTCGTATTTCAAAACAAAAATTTTTATATTTGAAAGGAGGCACACAATATGTCCAAGCTGTTTGGTGGCAAGTTTGATAAGAGCCACGACATTAGAGATATTGTTGCTAGTCTGCAGAGTGGCACCGATGCCATTTGCAATGAGAGTGTTAGCGGTGCTCAGATGAGTACCATGGAGATCAAGAATACTGCAGATATGATTGCTCGTACCATGAATGAGCATTATTCCAAGCTGTTCGGTAGCGAGCAGTTTGATACCATGCTGCAGGAGGACGCTGAGGCTGCTGCTCAGATGTTCATGAACAACATGACCGAGTGGAACACTGGTTCCATGAACGAGTCTGCTGTTATGCCCAGCCTGGTTACCCTGACCGCTTCTATTGCTACTACCATGCGTACTCCTTACGAGGCTGTCCTGCATCGTCTGTATGATACTCGTACGCTGGAGAAGCAGTTCGTTGAGATCGAAGAGGTTATCCCCACTGTCAAGGCTCCTGCCGATGAGCATGAGGAAGACCTGATTGATGCTCTGTCCCCCAATGCCAAGACCCCCTTCGTCGACAAGACTGAGATCGAGGTTGAGACCCTGACCAATGGTCTGGTTCCTGGTGCTGGTTGCCAGAATCTGGCTGTCTTTGGTGCTGGTACGAACCCCCTGTTCCGTGTGAACCGCGATGTCCGTATTGCCAAGATCGAGGCCACTGTTGATGGTGAGGCTATTGATCAGAAGAACATCACCATGTCCAAGGGTGCTACTCCTTACTTCGATGGTAAGACCAACACTCTGGCTTGCTCCTTCGAGTGCAAGAAGGCTGATGGTACCGTTAAGACCGTGAACCTGGATGCTAAGTTCGATTTCGATCGCTCCGTTCTGGCTTATCTGCACGCTGATGCTGAGATCACTAAGGTGTACTTCTATGCTACCGTGTCTCATGCTGAGCATACTCACCCCATCTACACGGCTTTCAAGAACAACTTCCAGCAGTTCCTGGTCCCGACTCGTCCTCATATCGAGGTGAGCCTGCCTCAGGAAACCCGTACCGATATCAGCAACAGCATTCAGCACTTTGCTAACACTGATATCATTGCTGCCATGACCGAGAACATCACTGTGATCAGCTCTCGCATGGAGGATCAGCGTCTGAAGAAGGGTCTGGATGCCGGTCACAAGTTCGATGCTGAGTTCAGCTTCGAGGCTCCTGCCAACTTCGCTTATGGTAACCTGGAGTGGCTGAAGCGTGAATTCGTTCCCTTCCTGGATCAGTGCGCCATGAAGATGAAGAACGACTGGAACATCACTGATTGTCATTTCCGCGTGGGTGTTTCTCCCTACATCATGCGCATCCTGGATACCGACTATTCCATGGATAAGGCTCTGACTGAGGAGTCCAAGGGCTCTGGTGTGATCAACTACAGCATCGGCTGCAAGACCTCTACTGCTACCTTCTACTTCATCAGCTCTCAGTTCATGCCCGATGACAAGCTGCAGATCCTGCTGATTCCCAACAACTTCAAGAACAGCCAGGTCAAGACCTATAACTACTTCAAGTATAGTTCCTTCCTGACCGATCAGCTGCGCCGTGCGGATAACACCCGTATGCCCGCTATCGTGTACAGTGAGCGTAACCTGCCCGTCGTGTTCGAGCCGGTCAGCACTGTCTGCACGATCACTGAGCTGCCCATCATGAAGGACTCTGGTGCTCGCTTCATTAAGCGCGTCTAATTCCAACTGTTAAGTACTTCATCTCTCGTGCTTGACTTGGAAATAATCATTACCTAACTCAAGATCCCCACCCTCTTTTGGGTGGGGATTTTTCACGTATATATTATATTTATAGTATATCAGGAAACAAAAATACAAATGAACAAAAAAGGAGTATTATACATATGGGTATTCAGAGTAGAACCTTTCGTGCAAATCGTCAGGAAAAAACTTCTTTTAATGATGTGATTAAGAACATCAATACCCGCTGCAGCACAGCTAAGAGTGCTGATGAGTTGGATGCCAAGGAATTGGCTAAGAAGAAAGCAAAGGAGCATCATGATAAGATTATGAGCAGGGGCGTAAAGAACAGTATCACGTTTAAGGACCGTGATTATGATGAAAAAACACATCTGTACAGAGTAGCTAATTTCAGAAAAGAAAGCTATCCTATCTATAAGCGTACGTTGGATGAACTGAAAAGAGCTGGTCATCCTTTGGGATCTTCTTTACATATTGAAAAGAAAGCACATATGCATGGCAAGCCTCTTCCTGGATACTATGCTCTTCTTGGTAGAGCTGAAGTTGGTGGAGGCATGCTCAATGTTGCTCCTTTCTGGAGAACGATGTTCTTACTGAAAGAGAGGATTTCAGAAGGATTAATGCTTCCTCCTGTTGAGGAAGAGAAATCGATTTCTGATAAATGGGAGTTTTAAATGAAACTCAGAAGATTTGAAGTAGGTAATATACCTTTTGATGATGGATATGTAACTGAAGGAATTCTCTCTTATCCTGAATCTTTTATAGATATGGACATGGATGAGCATATCTATTTGAAATGGGTAGCTATCTTTGAGGATAAATTGCCTGCACCACCCACTGATATATTCCTGGTTAATAAAGGGAACACAATATCATTCTTTACGGAGTCAGGATATAGAAAGTTCAGGGCACATTTACGCTGGATGAAATCATATATCGAAGATCAGACTGAATACACATGGATCCGCAAAGAATATGAAATTCCAGCAGAAGATGTCTGTAAACCCATCTATAAGGATAGTTTACAGATGCTTTTCAACTTAGATGATTGGAATAAATATATAAAAGGAGAAAATAAAAATGATTAAATATCGTGATTTTACCTATGTTGGAGAGGTGACATTTGAGGCGATCAAATCTATTACCATAAAAGATAAACAGTTCAATACGCTTGAGACCCGGTATTCCTTCATGCTTCATTTTGATGAGAGTGAAGATAATTCCGATCCCAAGAATGCCGCCATTATCTCTTGGGTAGAACGTCGCATCTGTGACATTTTACAATGTAAGAGTCGTCAGGATGGTGGCCCTGATGATATTATCTTCTTTGATTTTACATCACGTGCTGGAACTGTTTGGAATGAACTGGATACAATTGCTGGTCGGATCGAACTCATTAAAATTGGTATTAACAATATAAACGTTACTACCAAGGTTTACAATCTCACAACGATGGAGTAATATCATGTGTAAGAGAAATAATGACGGTATGGTTTTACATGAAGTAATTAGTTTACTTTGTGTAGATCATGAAAACCGCAGACGTGCACATAAAAGAATTCCTTTGGTTACACTGATTGATACAGCAGGGATGTATCTTGGCTATTACTGTGGACTTCGTCCACTCGATATGGCTGATATGCTTTCACAGTATACTACTCTTAATGAGTGGAATGCTCCTGTCATTGATATTATTCGTGATCCGGAGGATTGTGAACACTATATCGAAGACCGAGATATTATCATCCGGTGTAAGTGGCCAGCAAACTCTAAAGTTCATAAGTGGTCGAATGATCCTAAATATTCGACCAAGACACGGCAGGATATGTTTCTGGAGCAGTATCCGGAAACAATGCTTGATAGTAATGGGATTATACGTGTATGTCCGAGTGATGTTTCTATTGCTTACAGAGATGCACATGGAGGATGTACGAACCCTAATAAATTCTGCCTTAATTGTCGCCATGAATACTGGATGCAGAAGACGAACAATTTTAACTGATTCAGAAGAAAATAACAGGGGATTAACCTCCCCTGTTATTTTTTTATATGTATAATCAGAAAACATACATATAATGGAATACATGAAAGGAGAGTATACTCCCATGATTTTAAAAGATACGATTACTAAGCTCCTGTTGAAGATGGAGCCATTTATGACTAAGAAGGGTAATGACATTACGATTCGTCGTGAAGTTATTGAACTTATTAATCAGCTCTTTGATGAAAGCTCTCTCGATGCTATTTATATCAATCATACTGATAATTTCAATATTCCTGATGTAGTGGTTCTTCCTCTGTATCATAAGGATTTTGCTCAGTATCTGATGGATGGAGATTTGAGTAATATTTGCCCGTTTGGTTATACGGTAGAGATCCATGAGCGTTGTTTCCGTAACTACTCTGCTGAGGAATTAACGGCTCTGGTTATTCATGATATTCTGCAGAATGTTCAGTCCTGTACGGCTAAGGAACGTTTCCTGAGAGCATATAATAATGTGCTTTCTGAAATCGATAATGAGATCATTCTTGACTTGTTCAATGATATCTCTTTGAGTGAGATTTGTTTTATGGGTTTCCTGGATATTTGCTGCAGACCGTTTAAGGCACCTATTGAGGATTCTGACTTTATTGCTACTGATGAAGTTTTGAAGGGTATGGGTCTTGCTGATGCATATGATTCCTATCTGGATAAGACTATCCCTATGACTTTAGATACAGTTGAAGATCGTATTGAGAAAGATACGAAGTATGATTATCGTACAATGAGAACGATTATCCGTGCTTGTATGGATAAGACTGTTCGTAGATATTATACGATGATTCGTACTGGTATTCCTCTGGTTTCTCTTGAGAATGTATTTGCTGGAAAGGCTACGATCAGTTCTCTGGGATTTATCTCTCGTAAAAGAGATTTTAAGAGAAACTATGTTCCTCTGAATCCTAATGCCAATACAGCCGTTATGACTGAGTCTTGGCTGAATCCTAAATCTGAAGTAGAAGTTCGGTATCAGATCGATAAGATCATTGCTGATATTCGATATGCTTCTTCTGAAGGTGATCGTGAGATTATTCTGATGAAGATTAAGAATATGACGATTAAGCTTATTAAGACAAAAGGTGATATCGAGAAGAAGCTGCTGAAGCTTCCCAATGAGAAAACATATCAGCATCAGCTTGAGTTTGTGAATACAATGCTTGATATGCTTGAGACATATCGTATCAAGGTTCGTGATATGGAAATCAAGGAGAAGCGTTATGGTATCTTCTTGAACATGCCTGTTGGTTATGAAGGTTAAATAAAATATCTGATCCACACCTGGGATATTTTCCTGGGTGTGGATTTATTTTTATCGAAAGGATGCATGACTTTTATGCCAGTGAAATTTATGAATGGTGAAAAATCATCTAAATTTACAATTCCAGAAAATGAAATGGGTATTATTTGTGATAAAGTGACTCAACTTGATAATAGTTATCGACAGGATATTGAGAATATTAAAGTGCAGATGGATCTTGAAAGAACTGTACGTGAAAATGATGATAATAAGAACTTTGCAGAAATACAGAGAATCAATTCTGAGATTACAGATATATATCACAGATCCGAACCTATATTTAATCTACTAGCTATTATTGTAACTAGTAGATTATTTATATTCATCAACAAGTTTACTTGTTATGTAGGATATAAGCTTTTTGGTGAATCGGTTGTAGTATTAATTCCTCCAATAGGAGCTAAGAAAAATAAACTTAGAACTTTAAATAAAAAGTTTAAGAAGGAAGTTAAAGATAAAAAGCTCAATATTGATAAATTGAAAGTTCGGTTTGAATACATGGATGAATGGCTATCTAAATGGGCATCAGATGAACTTTAATAAATCTGATTTTGTGGCTATCCTCAAGTATATATTATAATAGTGATACAAAAGAAAAGTATCAAAATAAAACTATAAAAATTATACATAAGAGGAGAGAAAACAAAATGAAGAATACGAAGACGATCTATACCAAAGAGGATTGCTACAAATCCTTTACCAAGGACGGTAAGGTTCGTTACTGGAATCCCAAAATCATCAACTGCCTGGTTGGTATCATCCTGCTGGCTGGCGCAGTACTGACTTTCGTGCTTGCTGCGGGTGAGAGCAACACCATCGGATTCCTGATGTTCGTGTTTGCTGTCATCATGTTCGTAGTTCCCTGTGGTACTACTGTACCCAAGGAGCGTAAGAACAAGAACAAGAAGTAAAAAAGAATAGGACCTTCGGGTCCTTTCTTTTTTGTAGTTAAGTTGACATTTCTATAATAGATACCCTATATCGAAAGGAGTGTCCATATGTCAATACATGTAGGTCCTCCCAATAAAAATTGGCAGGATGACTATGGTGATTTACATCGCCTGTATCCAATTGTAGATGAACCAGATGATTCTACAATTTATTATGATAAGACTCCACAAAGAACGGCACTAACAATGGCAAACATTGTTGGTGTATTCAATGATTGGATTCTTTCTTTTTTCCCAGAGAATTATTTTAAGTTCGTTCGTATTAGAACGCAATCTGCATATTCAGATTTTAAATCTTTTATGAAGCAGATTTATAAGAAAGAAAAACCTTTCATGGTAATCGACCCAGAGTCAGTAGATAATGATGAAGAATCCATCTTCAACTGGAATATGCTTGGCCGATATAATATGTATGATCCAAAGAATGAGAATGTTGGAGCACAGTTGATCTATGCACTGGATGTAGCTGAATCAGAACGATTCAGATGGTGCTTCAGACGTAATCGATATAAGTTCAATATGAATGTATTGATTATGGAACAGACTATGGATCGTCAACTTAATACATATAATAAGATGCTGATGCATATTCGTCATAACTCTAAGTTTATGATCACCAGAACAATTCCAGTCTATCTCCCTGATAAACAGATTCAGCTGATTGCACAGATCCATGGATACGATTATCATACTGAAGAGTTTTTGAAGTTCTTAAATTCTATTTCTCGTTACCCAATCACAAAAGTAGTAAATATGCGAAATCAGTTAGTCTTCCAGATGTTATTGGAAATGAATATCCGATTTGATGTTCCTAATCTACCTTCTAAGGATAGTCCAGAAACATCAAATGCAATTGAATGGGGTGCACGTATTACAGATGAATTTATTCTGAATGTAGATATGCCTTCTGAATTTATTCTAACTGTACCTGAGCAATATTATACTCCATTGAAAGATTATATTCCAGAAACACCTGATGATATTTCTGTGATCTCTCCCGTTTATGCTGATATGGATTGGCCTCTTGAGATCAATGGATTTAAGGCTACAAATAAATTTGATGTTATGGTGCATGAGGGTGATGATCCTTCTCTTGATTTCTCTCATATGATATATAACTATGATACGAAATTCCAGAAAGAGTTGGATGATTTCATTTATCATGGTGGTAAATTATCAGATCTTATGATGGTGAAGGTATACCCAAATGGTTCAATGGAAGAAGCTGCATATACAGTAACCAATACAGGTATTTTAACTTTGACCAATCCTATCTATGATAAAATATATACAGTTTTACTCTATATAAATCATGAAGTCATGAATCTGATTCGTGAGGGCAAAGCTACTGAGTATCTCGGTACAATTAAGAGGGATCATACAATGACATAAAAGAAGTCCCCTCCCGGGTTTGGGAGGGGATAATTCTTTATAAATTGTTTTTACTTCTTGCCACCAAGCATAGCAGTCCAGGTGTCCTTACCGACAACACCATCAGCGGTCAGTTTCTTCGCAGCCTGGAACTTCTTAATACCGTTAGCGGTATTAGGACCATACTCACCATCAGCCGTACCACAATTGTAGCCCTTAGCATTCAGCAGCTGCTGGACAGCCAGAGTAGCATCATCACGAGAACCAGAGCGAACCATAGGCAGATTGACAGTCACATAGCTGGTAGAGGGCTTGGGATCAGGAGTAGGAGTCACAGGAGATACATAGGTAATACCAGCATAGTTGCAGATACCCTTGCAGATCGCCTCAGCAATCTTCTCCTTGTTAGCAATAATCCACTTGGCACCCTCAACGGCATCATGGAACTCGCACTCACAGTACACTGCAGGAGCATCACTATTCTTAATCTCATACAGTGTAGGATACGGCTTCATAGCATCAGCTCTACCGGGAGACAGAGGAGCCAGAACGCTATACACAGCCTGAGCAGCCTTGAAACCCTTGGACGTAGAGCTGTAATAGAAGACACGCGTACCCATCACATTACCATTGTAAGCATTGGTATGAATAGGAACATGCAGGTCAGCACCGAAGGTCTTGGAATTAGCAACACGGGTTGCCATATTCTGATTACGTTCAGATACCATAACCTGAATACCACAACGCTTCAGTGCAGTAGCACAGAATGCAGCGATCTGCTCACACTGAATAGCCTCGGAAGTATTGCCATATGCATACTTGTTTCCGATCTGATTGGAAGGGGACAGATAAACCTTAAAAGCCATTAGAAATTTCCTCCATTTCTTTGATTTGTATAGGTAAAATCCTATACCTATTTATATCAATGTTTCGGTCTTCTTTTTGGAGGAAATTATTAATTTTCTACGTTTTGAAAAACTTGAATATAAAGATATGCTTAAGAGAGGAGTATACTATAATTATGAGTATAGGTATGATTATCGTTGGTTTTCCTGGTATTGGAAAAACGAGTATTTCTTTTGGTAAAAATAATTTTGTAGATCTGGAGAGCTCTTGCTTTAATATTATAGATCCAGTAACTAATAAGAAAACTAAACCTGATAATTGGGAAAAGTTGTATGTATCAGTTGCATACGATTTAGCAAAACAGGGAAAGCATGTATGTGTATCCAATCACAATCTTGTAATAGGTGAGTTACTTGATCGTAGGCAAGAAGATTCAAGACTTGACGAATATCCAATTGTGTTTGTATATCCTAAGAAGAATCTGAAAGATGAATGGATTGAACGACTCACTGAACGATATGATAGTTCAGTGCAAATTGATAAAGATATCGCTGATAAAAATAAAGCTGCATTAGATGCCGTTGCTGCTAATTACGATAAATGGATTGATGTATTAGAATGTATTGATCCAAATAATATTACAGCATATGGTAATAATGTATATAAGATTCCGATCGTCAGTGTCAATTATGATTTAGCCAGTATTTTGAAACGTTTTATTGATGCATACGATCGTTATGAAAGTAAGCTTTCTGAATTATGTAAAATCAGAGAGCATTTTATGAATACTTATTGTGTAATGTAATATTATGAATATGGAGGATGAGTAATTATGGCTATGAGTCCGCAGGACATTATGAATACAATCAACAGAGAACTTCTGATGACAAATACAACGGTTGATGAACAGATTGAATTTATCAGTGAACAGATCAAGAATCCGTTCGATGGAGGTTCATCTAACTACTTTAAGAAATTAAAGAATTCTGTAAAGTCTCCTGAACTGAAAGAGATCTGTCTGGATCTGTTTGAACAAATTGAAAATATGTATCCAGCCATTGCTTTCGATTTTAGTGATGATGAAGACGCAGATATTATCAGTGCTTTTAATGCAGTTTATAAATTCTTTATCCGCAAGATTCAAGATCTGATTATTGTATTCCTGAAAGAATATATTCATAATGCAAAGAATCGAAAAGTTCTAACTGCTGAATATATGAATGCAAAGCTTCCTAATTACCCAAAGGAACAATATGGAAAGAAAGAGTATTATATCTTAATGACAAAGCTTCCTGCTATCATTGAAGATATTTTTGATGCAGAACTTCGTTTGGATAAGTTTATTGAATGCGTAGAGAGATCTGGTATGTCTCCTATGTATTTCAGTGTGATCAAAGATCTACTGGATCGTGGTATTATTATTGACCACGGTGTTGTAAATAATATTTATGATCTATTCAGAAAATCAGATCGATATGATCAAACCATTTGCAAACTTCAGATCGATATTACCAATACAATGATTATTCCCTATATGGAAGAGAATAATCTAATGGAGCTTCGCAATCCTCCCATTGAGCCAGATCCTGAAGAGGAGAATCTGGATGAAGATGATGATTAATACAATAAAGGAGAAATATTTAATATGTCTACAATGGAAGAGCTGACCAACCTGCAGAATAAAGTAGCTGAGCAAAAGATTGAAGATGCAGAGGCTAATGTTGATAACTTTGGCACTACTGAGAAAGAAGAGTTGACTGATGCTGAGAAGGAGACTCTAAAAGAGCTGGAAGCAAAGTATGGTGAGAAACCTATCTTGGTTGTGAATGATACAGATGCCAATGGTAATACAACTCAGATTCCTGCCAAGGATTATATCAAGTCTCTTGATAAAAAGACCACTCCTGTTACAACAGAAGAAGCTTCTGATCAGATGGATAAATTGATCAAGACTGTTAATAGTGGTGATATTAAGAAGAATATGGATAATCTTAAAGAGGAAGCTCGTGCTCGTACTCTCGAGGCTTTCCGTACTCTCGCTGTAGCAAATGATAAGAATAAGTCTTTAAGTGATGATGATATCATTGCTTTGAATACTAAAGCATTGAAGTCTCTGCAGGAATATTTCCAGATGGATAGGCTTAATGCTGATGAGCTTACTAAGAATCTCCGTAAGATGCCTCTGGATAAGATCTGCGAGATTTTACCTGAGGATTTCTGGAGTGTCTATATCACCAATAATGAAATGAAGCTTCGGAATCCTGGTGCAAAGGATCGACTGATTGCTACGATTGCATATCTGACTACCACTGGTCCTGAGTTTGATTATCTGAATGAGTATATTGAAGAAGAGAATAAACTCATGATGGTATCTAAGAGACTGATGGAGTGTCAGGTTCAGTTTTCTGAAATGCTGAAAGACGAGAAGATGATCTCTGAGCTTGTATCGGAAACATATCGGTATGTTCCAGAGGATACTTCTATTTGGGCAAAAGAAATCAAGATGCCCAATCGTGTTCATAATGAGTTTGCTCAGAGATATGTCATCTATGATCACTATAAGAAGGCATATGAAGAGTTGATGAATGAGTATCCCATCACTGAGGATGCAACTGAAGCAGATGCTCGTTTCATCAGTCGTGCTCGTGCAATCATTCAGCAGGAGATTGATGAATGTGATCAGAAGATGGAGGTATATCTATCTGTCTGTAACCTGGATCTCTTTAAAGAACTTCTTCAGATTCTGATTGATCGTTTTAAGGTAAATAAGAAAATCAATATGAAGTATCTGACGATGGAAGCTGAACGTGCAATCGAGTCGATCAAGCGTTGTAAGCAGAATCTTCCTTTCCCTGGTTTTAAGGGTACTGAGCGTCGAGTAGAACAGCTTCTTGCTAACTATCTGGTAGCATTTCCGATTGCTATTCGTAAGTACAATGAGGCAGTTGACAAGGTAAAGTCTCGTGAAGATGCTACGGATGAGAATACGAAGGATATCAGTAAGATCACAATTCCTGGGTATGAGGATAATGATACATTCATGATCTATGCATTACTCATGGTTATTATGATGGGCCGTATTCTAAAGAAGTGCACTCGAAATGATGCTACAAAGTATGATGCAATCATTCTGGATGCATACTTCTTTATCTTTAACCGTATGGGTACGGATCTATATCTGATGAATGATGTTTGGAAACTTATGTATAATCTGACTGGTTATACACTGCAAACCTGGTATATTCCTGAGAAGAATGCTCAGAAAAAGAAACCGGGTGGTGGTAATAAGTGATCCATGATATCCTAAGTATTGGTGGTATTATCATTCTGCTTTATATTCAGGTTTTCTTATCACTCTGTATATTGTGGGGATTGGTGGAATGGAGTGGGTACTTTCATGTATCCACTCCTTACATCGAATTAGTATATACTCGAAAGTGGTATATGCTCAGCCTGCTCAGCACGTTTATTATCTTTATGATAACTTGCATTGGATATATACTATGTGCATATGCTCTTTATGCTGATCAGCTCAGTATTTGGAACACCTATATAAATAGTGAGGTGATTATATGAAGAATATTATCATTAAAGATAATAATGCCTATGTTGGCTGTTATTGCATGGAAGTATATCTTCCTGTAGATTACGGTGAGAAAGCTTACCGTGGTCAGAACTACTATGAAGTAGCAGGTACCCGAGTCAGATATTTCGGTGTTGGTAATATGCGATTCTATCAATCTGAAAAAGAAATGACGAATCCTACCAGCATTAAAGTATATACACTTGGTCTTCCTGTTATTATTACATCTATACCTACTGAAATCGATGTACGAGATGTAGTATTCATTAAAGGTGGACGTTCTCGTAAATGCATTGTCTTGACATTCTATCAGGATGATATATTCATTGAGAACATGAATGTGATTCAATCCAATGCCAATGTTATGATTATGCTAAGTCGTATCGAAGGTGGTAAATTGGATCATGTAATACCTGATGAAGCTGCAGAGATGCTTCAGGATTGCCAGCGTATGAATAAGTTGAAATTAAAAATCCCTTCTGAGGAAGAAGAGATGATGATTGCTGAACGTTATCGTATTGCTGGTACTATGAAACGTGCTCGTATGGGCAATCCTGAAAATATGGATGACATCACTTCTTTGAATATGCGACAGGAAGGTATGGCTGGATCTACGTATCAGGCATTCTCTAACGAAGATATTAATACATCTTTGATTTCTTCGGTGAATCGTAAACGAGATGGTATTGTAGATGCTCCTACTGTTATGGAACGTATTGTTCGTGGTATGGATGTATCTGATCTGATTGCCGAACGTGATAAGAGAAATTAAAAGATAATATAGTGAGAAATATCCCCTCCTGAAAAGGAGGGGACGTTTCTTTTTTCTTTTTATTGGTTAAAGAAGAGTCTAAACAGTAATATAAGGGTATTATATTACAGCAAAATTGTATCAAAACCTTTAGCTAAAGGAGGTAAAGTTCTATGCTCGTATTAGATCAAGACAAGTCTTATTCATTTTCTAATATGACTGTCAAGATCACCGATAACACGGTCCTGCGAGATGATACTACCACCACGACGCAGGAAACCCCGGACTTTAATGTCCTGATTCCTATTCACGTTCCGGTTGGTACGACCAACTCCCTGGAGCTGTATTATCCTGGTGAGATCAATCGTTATCTGAATGCGCATGGGACCCCGAATTGCCTGAAGAATGGCTTTGGTGCCGATGCGATCTATGCCGCTCTGACGAGTGGGGCTGAGGTTGGTGTGTATACGATCAACCTCCGTGGTGCATCTGCTACCTTTGCTAACGCTGTGGTAGTTATGAAGTATAAGGTTGAGAAGGATGTTCCTTACACCGATACTACGGGTGCTCCCTATTACTATGATAAGAATGGTCAGCTGACTACTTCTCCCACCGACAATACTCCTGTTGTCCGTGATGTTCTGCATGCCAAGTTTGAGCTGCAGTATGTTGCTAACTGCAAGAAGTGGGTTGACCTGTATAAGAAGATGAACAGCCTGGTTTCTACGACTCCCGATGAGAGTGGCTACCAGAGCATGCCTATCTTTGCCGTTATGTACCGTGGTGCTTCTACCTTTGGTAATAACGTCTACATGAATCTGGTTCCCAAGACTGCTGAGTACGATGGTAATACGTATTATACTGCTACTGTGTTTGATGGTATCAACTCTATCGAGTCTTCTCGTTATATGAGTATGGATGTCAACTCCGGTAAGAAGTATAATGATTCTTACTTCATTGAGACCCAGTTCAATGCTGAGTATCCCACTCTGCGTATGATGACTGCTGAGTCTATTCAGGACCTCTATGATCTGGTTAATCCGTATCTGTATACTATTGATGAGTTCATTGCTGGTACCCAGGCCAATCCTGCTAAGTCTTTTGCTGCAGTTGATATCTTTGGTGCCAATGAGTTCGCCTTTGTTACTGATGAGGATTCTCTGGATATGCAGGCTGCCAATGCTGTGATCCTGCAGGGTGGTTCCGATGGTACTGAGACTCCTGATGAGCTGTTTAAGGATTTCTTTGGTGGTAAGATTCTGGAGGATATTTCTTCCGTTCTGCGCTATCGTGTCACTTATATCCCCGATCTTGGTTATGACGAAGATACGAAGAAGGAAATTGTCAAGCTTGTCAAGCTGCGCAACCGTATGACCACGGCTCGTCTGATGGTTGGTAATGAGACCTTTGAATCGGCTATTGTCGATCATCAGTCTAATTACTATGAGAATATGCCGAACGTTTCTCTGATCGCTAAGTGCCAGAGCCCGATGATGTTCAATGAGTTTATTCGTCGTACTGTCACTGTTCCTGCTGGTTACTTCGATCTGGTTGCTATTCTGAACCATATGTATAAGTGGGGCAATCCTTTCCAGCCCTTTGCTGGTGCTCTGTGCCGTTGGACTGGCTTTATCGAGGATACCATGAACTATCCTGCAAATGATGCACAGTTCCTGCAGTCTCTGTATGTGAGCCGTGTCAATGTTGTAATGAAGGATAGTGAGGCTGGTGCTTATCTGGCTGACCAGGAGATGAATACTGTTCTGACCTCTGATCAGACGGAGCTGAACAATGCTTTCCTGATCTCCTCTATGCTGTATGATCTGGTGGCTCTGGTTCATCGTCAGCACTTTAAGTTCAATGAGGCTGAGGAAGTCCGTATCTTCAACGAGAATGTCAATGACATCATCAACCAGAAGTATGCTCCCTATAGTGCTTCTCTGGATGTCGAGGTGTATCGTAGCGGTACGATTGGCTTTGCTAAGTCTAGAAATATCATCAAGGTCACGGTCGATCTGAAGGATATCAGTAAGTACACTGATGTTGAGATCGTCCTGACGGATGAGTAAGAAGGAGGTGTAAGAATATGGAAATGAATCCTAATCCGCTGTATGCGCTTGATAATAATGGCGCTCTGACTCTGGGTAGTCGTATCTCCCAGTCTATGCCTTATGATGCCGAGTCTCAGCTGATTCGTGGTACGATGTCTTTCTCCAAGGATCGTCTGCGTGAGCTTGATCCGTCTTACACCGGCTATTCGCACATCTTTGTGCTGCGTATGCCTGCCTTCATGACGGCTATTGCTAATGGTAATGTTATCTCTGGTTATGCTTCTGACTCTGTTGCTATTGCTCAGATGCATTGCAAGAATCTGAAGGCTCTGTTAGAGCTGGGTTCCACTTCTTATAGTGGTACGCCTGATCTGGAGCTGAATACGACCAATGTAAACACCGGTTTTGCTGAGCGTAACTATGCTGCTCCTCTGACCTCTGCTTACGAAGCTACAACGTTCCAGATTAACTGCCTGGAGACTCGTGGTGAGCCCCTGCGTCGTGCTCTGGAGTACTACATCAATGGTATCAGTGATGCCAATGTTAAGGCCACTATGCTGCATGGTGCCCTGAATGCTGATGGTACTCTGATGGATCCTTCCCTGCCGAACTATACGTTCGCTATCATGGTTGTCCAGACCGATCAGACGATGCTGCGTATCCAGGATATCTCTCTGTGGAACTCCTGCATTGCTACCACCGTTTCTCGTAGTGATCTGGATTGGACCAATGGTGATATCAATATTGCCGAGCCCAAGACTGTTCAGTTCTCTGGTGTCTACATGCCCGATTCCAATAATGCTTCTGTTGTCTATAAGGCTAAGCAGCTTCTGGGTCAGCGTATGCAGTATTACAAGAGATTCAAGGACATGACGGATAAGGAGATTGGTACTCCTACCTGGCAGGTTACTGGTAACGCATATTAATATTTGATAGATTTAACCTATCAAATAGGGGTGCACAGAAAAACATAGTGTCGTAGAATATCTTTAACATATAGAGACCCGGGTACTTACTCGGGTCTCTTTTTTATTTCATTTATTTTGTATAAAAAATGATAAGTTTGACATGGTTATAATACAGGAATTTTTTGTATTTGAAAGGAGATTATAACATATGGCTACTTTTGAAACTTATCATGCATTGTTAACACTGACAGAAAACAATATGAGAGTGATTCATTGGAAGCTGAAGGGTGGTGATTTCAATGTTACTCACCCTCGATATGGTATGTATTATGAGAAGTTGGGAGAGATGATGGATGAAACTGCTGAGCAGATGATTACTATGGGTCATACTCCTATGAATATCAGTAATACATTGCTGCATCTTGGTAAGGATATTGGTGTTGATGCTACTATTATGAATCCTGAATTAGATTATAATAGTCAAATTGCTGATGAGACTACCTATAAGATGTTTAAAGAACTGTATGATTTTGCTGCTCACCTTGCAGTAGATGCTGCACTTCCTGCAGATGTACAGGATATCTTTATGAGTCATGCAAAATGGTTCCGTATTGAGGGACTGTATAAGCTTGGACGTAGCATTGGTATTATTGATAAGGCGGCTGTGGAAGAAGCAAATGCAACTACTGCACAGACTGAAGATGTTGAGGTAATTCCTCCTGCAGAGAATCCAGTGATTGCTCAGGATCATAATGTAGAGAATAAACTTCTGAATGAAGAGCAGCCTACTGATGCTGATGTTCCATATGATACAGATGATTCTGATACTGAACCATTAGATGATGGTGGAGAGAAGCTTGATGATAATGAGGCTGAGCCTTCTATGATTGAGCCGATTGGTGATGATATGTGAGGTGTTCATATATGAACTTTATCATCGGAGTTATTGTTGGTGCTGCAATTGGTTTCTTTACAGCATCTCTACTAAGTGCTAATCGTGAAGATTAAAATAGTATCCCCCTCCCTTAATTGGGAGGGGATTTTTCTTCAGTTCTCTCTAGGCCGGTTTTTCTGAGTTCCGGCCATCCCATTCACTCCTGGAAAGGAGCTTACTATGGCCATTTTAAAACAAAGACTCAATCGTAAGAATGATAATGGTACATATGATACTGTATATCTGGAGAATATAGCTACCAATGTTAAAATGTCAGAAACTGATAGTACCACTGTAGCTACTGCTATTAATAACAGACTCCCATTAAGTGGTGGTACCTTAACTGGTAATCTTACAGGCCAGTTTATCACTGGTACATGGCTCAGGACAACTGATGCAACAAATAGAGCTGGTGATATAGCTACAATTAGTAGTGAAGGTTGGATCTATAAACGTACACCAGCTGAGATCAGATCTGATATTGGAGCACAACCTGCAGGTAGCTATGCTACCACTGCACAGTTAAACGAGGTAAAAACATCTGTCAGTAATGGAAAGAGTGCAGTCGCAAGTGCGATTACTGACAAGGGTGTTAGCACTAGCGCGACTGCATCTTTTAATACTATGGCAAGTAATATAAGAAAGATAGGCATGATTGTTCCAGCTGCGCTACCTGCTGGATATACTGCATGTAATTATATTCAAACTGATGGTAATGCTTGGATTAATACGGGTATCGATTTAACAAGTAATACACAATATTTGAATGAAATATTTGTTTCATCTAGTTTTCCTTCGACTGCAGAGGCAGGTGGGCCATTATTAAGTGCAATTAATGCTGATAGAGATAGTAGTATTTATATTAGTCAATCATGTCAGTTACGTTATAATAATTATTATAGCAATTTTAATTGTGGCGGTCGAGCTGGCTCTGTCGGTTCAGGTATACCTCTTTATCATATGGCAGAAGGAAAAATTAATTATTATATAGGTTTGACGCGAACTAGTGGTACAGTGGGTAAACCTTGCAGATGGGGTACAAAAGAACTATATGATTATAGTAATAATGAAAGTAGATATTCAATATATAAGGCAGTAATATATTTGTGGAAATATGGCTATAATCAAGCATCTGGAACTGCGGGCGGAGCAATTCCTGGTAGTAAAATTTATGAATTCTTATATTATTATAATAATGAATTAAAATCTCATATGATTCCTTGTAGAAGTTCTGGTGGTATGGTGGGATTATATGATGTGGTACGAAATGCTTTCTATGGTAACAATGGAACTGGATTATTGACTTATGGATAAAAGTAATTCCCTCTCCTTTTTCGGGAGAGGGATCTTTTATACTAAAGAATACAGAAAACATTACTATATAAGAGATATCCGAGAAAATCCGGTAAAATAGGAGGTGAAATAGTCTATGAAAATTATCAGTCAACAGGATATCATTCAACGGCAGTCAGATAATTATATTGCCAATGAATTATCCAATGCTGCAACTGTATTACAAACCCCACAACTTTTTGTAGACTACTTCTCGGTAGATGCAGATCTATCCACTACTATTGGTGGATTCCGTAATATTGAAGATTATATTGGACCGACTTCTAATCTCGTATATAATGAGATTGAGAATCTTCCTATGTCGGGTATCGATAATCTGGTAACACAGTCTGAGTTTGATGATGAGCTCGGTCATGAGGAAAACCTGCAGAGCCAGGGTATTATTTTCCCAAATACAATTGTACCTAAAGAAGGAGACATGTTTACTATTAATGGTTCACAGGTTCCTGCTTTATATATTGTAGATGGGGTAACTATGACAACTGCAAGGAGTAATCCATTTGTAGAGATCTCCTTCCGGTTATTCAGTCGTGATACGAATCTGATGAAACTCTTACAGAAGCAGGTTAAAGATAAGTATATAATGACGGTATCTGCTCTTGGTGCAGATAAGAACTTAGTGATCAAGAAAGAGTCTTATTTCAAGATTCAGGATCATGTTAAGAACTATGTGAATCTGGCAGATATGTATCGTATGCTTTTCTATGATCGTACTCGTTCTGCATTTATTTATGACGGTATTTACGATAAAGAGACAGATGCTACATATTGTTTCCTGGATATTACTTTATGGAAGATGATGTTTGATGAAGGTATTGTTATTTATGATAGCTTGATCTTTTATGCAATCAATAACTATAAGATGAATATCCAACCAATTTATATGAGTTGTCCTGATATCTATATTGATGATTATACATACCGCAGATCAATCCTATATCGACTGTACTCACAGGATCATAAGAATAAGATTGATGAGTTTAAATATCCTCAGTCTTATAGTATGGATCCTCGTATTGGTAAATGGAAAGGTAAACATTTGATTTACTTTGAAAATTACGGTACTACTTGTGATTGTAATCTGATGTGTACGACTTGTCCTGAATGGGATGATGAATTTATGCAACGGATTGTAAACAATGATAAGTATGAGACTGATTGGTTTGACGAGAAGATTAATTGTCAATGTACTGGTTGTGAATATATCAATGGAGAAGCAGTGAAAACTGACTTTAATCCACACTTAAGAAATGCGATTATTTCTTGGTGGAACCAAGAAAATATCGAATGGGAAAACCTGGTCGTTGAAGATAAGAAGACTTGTGAAAACTATTTCTTAATTCCTATTATTTTAGGTGCATATAAGAAATATATTCAGGGGCTTCAGAAATAAACATGAGAACAAACATATAATACGACACTATAGAAAGGTGGTATGACATAATGCTGCAAGGCTTAAATGAAGCTTTTAACAAGGCTAAGCGTGAGGAGCAGGAGAATGAAATGATCCTGGAATCTGTGCTGAATGCCGAAGAGGATTATCTGGATCCGGAAGATGAAGATGATCTGGATTCTGAGATCGATGTGGATTCCATTCCTCCCGAGGTCATGAACAAGGTTGACTCTGCTTTGGATAAGATCATTGGTGATGGCATCGATGATGAAACGATCGATGAAATGCTGGATGATGATTCCGAGGACAATGAGATCAATGTTGTAATTACTGAGGCTTGTAAGGGTCCTTGGTATGATGATGAGAAGATTGGTCATCCGAATAAGGATATTCGTGATGGCGTTAAGAGCCAGCCTCGTTTCATGAGTGATGAGGGTCTGGATCTGTCTTGTGAAATGATGGAAGATCTTGAAATAATCTAAAGAAATAGCGAGGTAGTTCAATATGGAATTATATGATTTAAAACTTATTTCTGAAGGTTGTGATGCAGAATATCTTGAGACCGTAAACGAAAGCTGTATGAATGAATCATTCGGTGAAGCTTACGTCAAATCTCTCAAAGCTAAGCATGGTCCTGAAATCAAATCAGCTAAGAAACTTTTCCGTGAAGGTAACAAACTTCGCAAAACTGAACCTGATAAAGCAGTTAAGAAATACGATAAAGCTATTAAAATCTTAGATGATCTTAAAGATGACCTTAATAAGATTGAAGATGATGATATGGCTACCGTTTATTCTCTTACTCTTATCAGAACATTGCTTAGTGGACTCCCTGGCCTTCTTTTCCCTGGTAAAATAATCGGCCTCTTAGGTATTATTATCGGTTGTTCTATCGCTGGTTATACTGGAATCGACTCTGTTATTAAAGCTTCAGATGATCCAGAATATGCAAAGAAAGTTTCTATCGATCTTAAATCCGGTAAAGCTAAGAAATTACCCTGGGAAGATAAAGATGGACTAAAAGGTTTTTCTCGTGCAGAAGCCTTTGCATGTGTCAATCGTTTGATTATATTATGTATTAGGGCTAAAAATAAGATTAAAGAAGATAAGTAATTTTCTAATACAAGAAACATGAATAACCATTAATATCCTGGGTCTTGTAATGAGATCCAGGATTTGGTTTATAAACTCCAATATGTATGAGGTGAAAACAATATGACCAAATATATTCTGATTCCGGAATATGCTCCCCTGTATGCTATGCATAGTTGTTTCGGTCCGGAACATGGTCCTCTGTCTCAGCCTACTCGTACACCAATTGATGTGATTGGTGGTCTGCTGCAGCAGACTGGTCGTGAGAAGGTTACTGTATATGAGGTTATTCCGACTGATAAACCTAAGGTCTTCAGTGATCCCGTTAAGCTGACCCTTGAAAACTATCGGCTGCCTTATGCGGAGATTGCTGGTATGGATCCTGCAGATGAAGGTAAAGCTATTGTTATGAAGGAGCCGACTACTATTACTCCTATTGTAACTGAGCCTGTTGTGGTTCCGAGTTCCCCGGTTATTGAAGAGCCTGAAAACTCGGTGGTGGAGACTACTGAAGATGATAAGATTGATGAGATCAAAGAAAAGGAAGTTACTCCTGTTGCTGATCCCATCGTTAATGATGTTCCAGAGACCGAGACTCCTGTGGCAGATACTCAAACTGTCGAAGTTAAAACTGAATCTACTCCCAACCCCTATGCTGGGATGACTAAGGCTGAGCGTCGTGCTGCTCGTAGAGCTGCAGCTGCAGAAGCTGCTGAAAAGGCTGCCCAGTCAGGTGCTACTACTTTCGAGGATGAAACCACTGTTACTACTGAAGAGTAATTTATAATCATTCTCGAGTATCATATCGTACAAGGAGATTTGTTGATATGAAAACGAAACCCCATAATCATAAACCTATGAATAAGCAGGGTTCAGATACTACTTTTGATCCACATAAACCTCGGATCATCGCAAACTGCTTATCATATTACACAGATGGCAATCGCTTGTAATACTTCAGAGGGTCGTATTATTGATAAATTAATGCGGAACTTCTTAGCTGCACAAGGTCCATCTAGTAAGTATGACTGATTAATATTGGACATACATATAAGGTAATGATTATTTCTTTCCAATACTTTCCTATAGGAATGGGGTGAATTATGTATGGAGTTTAAACTTATTCTTATTCCAGAAACACCTGATAAGTTTCTGATTAAGAGTGAGAAGCCTTTGGCTGGTCTGAAGTTTATCGAGGAAGCTAGTTCTTGCTTACGTCGTAGTCTGGACCTGAAGGTACAGATGCGTCATCAGACTCTTGGTACTGTTTCTCAGTATGAAATGCTGGTTCCGCAGGAGCTTGCTATCAAGAGTGGTAAGTATGATACTGTTAGTACCGTATATCTGCCTTGCTGTGAGAATATTCTGAAGTCGTTTATTTTCTATGGCGCTAGTATGGGTCATACCGGTACTCGTCGTGCCTGTTATCCATATTATCAGGATGAGGTTGTACTGACATCTTATATCGATGAGCTTAAGTTCCTTGATGTTTGGGCTTCTCGCGGATTCCCTGGACAGATGGGTACCAACGAAATGGGGAATATTCCTCTGGTAGATGATGCCGATGACGTACAGGGTCCTGATGAAGGAGATCTTGTTCTGGACGATATTACCAAAGGTTTGACCTAAACCAATTTGGTAAATATTTGAAGTATATATTATAATAGTAGACAGGAGATTGTTTCTCCTGTCTACTTTCTTTTTCCACAAAATAAAAGACATATTATAAAAGGAGGATATAACTATGAGTATTGTCAATTCTGTTAACTTTATGAATTCCCTGCGAGAAATGAAGAAAGGTGTTGAGAAGGAGTATTACCGTAATTTCATCCATATCACACATACTGATCTGGATGGAGTATCTTGTAGTCTGGTGGATCATCTTGGACCTCAGCGTATTATCAGAAACCAGTATGTTGAAACTGTATATACGCCCAAGATGGTTCCTGAACTGTATACTGTCATCGAAAAAGTTATCCAGAAATGGATTCATGTACAGAAAGTATATAAGACTAAAATCGAAGATCTCTGGGTTTTGATTACTGATTTTGGCTCTATCGAAATTGAGAAGCTGAATGAAGTTGCAACAAACTCTATCCGAGATGAAGATGAGTATCATGACGCTAATCCGAAGAGTATTCATTTTATCGTCATTGATCATCATCAGTCTAAGTATACGAAGATTGATACTTCTGCACCTGAACCTGTTGAATCTTCTGCAGACTATTTTAATAGATTTAGTCTTGGTGATGATCCTTACAAACTCAGCTGTGGAAGTTTCTACTTTAAAGCCAATTCTTATATAACTGATGTATCAGGTATGGCAACTGCAGCTCATCAGGAATTCACAAATAAATATGATTCACATATTTCTGTCGATATGTTCATCTGCAACAATTACTGCGCCAGTATGCTGTGGTTCATTCTGGCAAATAAGATCAATTGGACAGATGAACATGTATGCAACAGACTGCCGGATAAACCTATCGTAAAAGAGTATTTCTATTACGTAAATGAATATGATCTTGGACGACAGGGTAATTTCCTTATTAATCTGGATGAATTGGTGAATAGGCCTAAGATAGATTATATCAAGGCTATTATCGAAAATGTAAGTCCTCAGATTATTCTGAATGCCGAGCTGTATCGATATGTTAAAGAGTTAGCACCCACTGTTGCATATCGCTATTTCGTTGAGAATGTTTTCGAAACTATTATCCTTCAAGTATATTTGACTGATTCAGATCTTGAGGATCACAATACACATACATGTATTACCTGTGGACAAATTGTTCCCCAGAAGATATATGATTATGCTACAGACTCGGAATATATCAGATGCCCCATCTGTGGATCTAGGAAACTGATAGATAATAGCTTAGAAAAAGAAATTAGGCAGTTTGTTAAGGAACCCAATATCGCATATTCTTTTGTCAACAATGTCGTGAAGATGATCTATGACATGAATATCGAGTATAGCGGTTTTACACGGCATTATGCTGAAGAGAATATCGATGACAGCAAATCTCATACAAATCATATCTTCATGGGATATGATAAGAGTGGTGAACCCGCCACTATGTCAGTAGATTTCCCTGAAGATAAGAACTATCGTATCTTCTATCAAGTTCACCGGAAAAAGCTTCCTGAAGAAGTAAATATTCATACTTTTGCTAAGTTGGCAATGGAGGACATGGATAAACGTGGAATTCATTATGATATGAGTATGATTTTCCAGCCAAATGATGATGGCAACATGATTTGCCAGTTGACTGCTAACCCCAACAATACAAATAACATCAACTGTTATGAAGTTGCTGTACTGAATGGTGGTGGCGGTCATCCCGGTGCTGCAGGATTTCCTGTAACCAGAATCAGTACTGTCTGTGAGGTAAAAGACTCTGACTTGGAGGATTCGTCTTGGAGGAGTTGTGATTAATGATTAGTTGTGAGTTATGTGGTTGTATGTACAACGATGATGGCAGATGCAGTTATGATACATCAAGTATCAAAATAGAATGTGCATGCGCATGCTATAATGATGACTATCCTGAAGAATAAGTAATCACCTAAAAAAGAATAAAATGGGAGGGGCTTCGGCTCCTCCCAATTTTCTTTTTTTTTTCATTATTTAGCCTAGGCCGTGATTTCTGAAATCCGGCCAGCTTATTACTGGTAAAACTGGATTAATATATAAAGGATATGATGGTACTGGCCGGATCATTAAGCCAGATGAATACGCTCTTAAATCTGAAGTGGAAGGAGTAGTAGGTGATATGAATAATGAACTTGTAAAGTATGGTAAAGAAAAGATCTCTGAAGCTATCACTGAAAAGGGTGTACCTACTGCTTCTACCGAGATGTTCGATCAGATGGCAACTAACATACGTTCTATTAACTCATATAGTGGTAATAGTGCTCTTAATATATACTGTCAAACAAATAAACCTACTGCACAAAATGGGTTATGGGTTAAACGACCTTCTTCTGAGATAAAAGATATTCAGATTAAAAATGGTATATATACAGCAGATGGAACTGCTGATAATATTAAATCAGATATGGAATATTGTAAATCTGGTGGATGGTCTGGATTAATTGGTAGCGTTTTATATTGTTTGAGCGGTTATAGCACTACTGGTACTACCGGTAATAATGGACCTGGTACTGCAGTAACAGATAGTAATAGCAGTACTAAATTTAGTATTTCCTATGATATTGATACTGATATTTTTACTAATATACCATTTATGCCAAGCAAACCAACATATTCAGTTGAAAATATGATTAGATGTACTATTCATCAATCTAATTTAGTATACAATAATTCTATTTATATATTAGGATGTATTGGTGGAAATAATAATGCTAATATGATTATATATATTTGGAGATATGATACAAAAACTTCAGTAACTACTAGATATGATATAATGTTCCCAATATCAGTGAATATTAGATATGGCGTATATGGTGCAAAAATTATAGGGAATAAAATGTATATTACTGTAGATGGTGGTAGTAGTAGTTATAGTGGTGTATGTGAATATGATTTAGATACTAATACTATAACATTGATTACATCTGATTTAAAGATGTTTAATGCACCTATTATAGTTAATGGTGATATTTTAGAAATATGTGGAATATTATCTGGTGGTTATGGTACATATTATAAGATTGATCCAGTATCTAAAACATGTACTACATATTCAGAGGCCAAACCTATTTATCACTATAAGAATACCTCTACTAATTATTATACTACTGGTGGTCAATCTATTCAAATAGGAGATCTATTATATACTTTTGGTGGTATGGGAGCTGTATCATCTGATGCTAATGATGGATTAGCATGCAAATCTGTTAGTATATATAATATTAAAACAAGAGAAACTACTGGATTAGATAATATTCTTCCACAAGTTTATGGTCCGCAATATACTTATTATTATGCGTATTATAAAGGTAGTGTATATCTTATTGGTGGATTTTATCATGGTGGTGGCTCAAACTATAGTGATCGTATGTGGTATCATACTATTGCTAAGTTTGCTATCAATAGTAAAGATTTAGAACCTGGAACTATAGTCTGTGATCCTTCTTCTTATTTTAATTCTACTGAGATGTATAATGATGGAAAGACAAAACTTGACTTTGGTATTAATCAAGTTTATTATCAGTCTGCCGATGGGTTTTCGATCCAACCAGCAGCTGTTATTAAGAATGGCGTGGTTACCAATATTAACTAACTTTTAAGGAGGAATTAAATTATGTATACTGGTTATGTTGTTAAAGCTGGGGAGACTGCTCCTGATGCACGTATAGCTCTTGGTATCAAGAATTTTAACTATGAGAATGAGGATGTTATCTGTACTGGTCGTCGTGGATATATCACCAATATTGATAGGGTGATGGTTATTGAAGAGACACTGAATAAAGAGTTCAATACTCCTGAAGAAGCACTTGCTGCATACCTGGATTACCTGAACACTCCTGCTGAGTAAAATAAAATTCCCCTCCCATTATAGGGAGGGGATTTCTATTAGTTGAATTAAATCCAAAAAGGGAAATTTTTTTTCGGATGCTTCAGTTCATAATCGGGTTCACATACATGATTGCTGTTACTACCACCAGAACCTTCGCCACTTCCGCCTCCATCTCCTGTTCCAGGATCTTCAGGCCAGAGTCCATTATCTTTCATCCACTGAATTGCATCAGCACTTAATGTACCACGTGCACTTGGTGGACAAGTTTTAATATCTACTAATTCAGCATTATTAGCCATGTATATTAACACTCCTTTCAATAACCAGGGTATTATATTTATGTAGAACAATTATATAGAGTTAAGTGATACCTTATTATGGATGAAAGGAGAGATCTAAGATATGTTTTTATTTCCAGTAAAGAAAATGCAGGCAATGTTGAAAGATGCAGAACCTGGATTTGTTTTTACCAGAGTAGATGGTAAGAAACGCTATAAGGCAGAAGTTGAAAAAGATGGAACTAAAAAGTATTCTATTCATATTTTAAAAACTGCAGTAAATAATAAACAATATTGGTTCTATGATACATATGTATTGGATCCTGATACGAACGATTATGTTAAAGATTATTCAGGAAGATATCCTTATAGTTTTACTAACCGATAAACAATATTAATCTCCTCCCTTTAGTGGGAGGAGATATATTCTTCTAGGTCCGGATTTCTGAAATCCGGCCAGCTTGTGACAGGTAGTACTGGTCTTATATATAAAGGTAGCGATGGAACAGGTAGAGTTATTACACCCGATAGTTATATAACTCGAAGTGAGATAGGAGATATTGGAGTAATGAATGATGAACTTGTATTATATGGTAAGAATATGATATCAACTGCACTTACAGATAGAGATATTACAACCAGTTCTACTGCTACTTTTGAACAGATGGCAAATAATATTAGACGTGTTGGAACTGTTAAACTTAGTGATTATGGTGGATATCTTGCAAGTACAGAAGTACATGCTCCTATGTTTAGTGCAGTTCACTACAGAAACATATCTAGTACAACTAATAGTGCTACAATATTTTGGGAACAAGGCAAAGGGTTAACATCGATATGGGATGGATTTGGAAATACTGCATATATGCCAAATCTATTTTATAATGTCGAACTTTTAGGATATACTAAAATATGCAGTAAAAATGTAAAAGATAATGTTGGTAATGCATTATATGTTGTGATTTATGAACCTGATTATTATAATAATATATACAATGTATACCCTTTAAGTATATCTGGTGGCACAACTGAACATAGAACTAATTTACCATTTACTCCTAAAAATGTTCCATATATAATAATGGAGGGGCAGACAAATGGGTGTCAACATGTAATCTGGTTTGAATAAAAATATATTACCCCTCCCTTGATTGGGAGGGGTTCTACTTTTGCCCAACTTTCTGAAATCCGGCCTGTGGAGTAGCATTCATCTCCTTAGAAAGGAGATATATAAATGGCTACTTTTATGTACAAAAACGTAGTACCTAAGAAGATCTACTATAATAATACTGAAGTTAAGAAAGTGTCCTACAATAATGTACAAGTTTGGGCTACACCACCAATTAGTGGTACACTTACTGTAGGTAATACTGTTACATTTGATAGTAAAAAATGGATAGTAGTTCATAATAATGGTAACCTCTGGTATTTAGCTTATTTAACTATAGTTAAAAATACAGCATTTGGTTCTAATACAACATACAAAGGATCTACTATTGCTGAATTATGTACTACATGGATGAATGAAAATATTTCAGATAATGCTAAATTATTTATGCAAAATGTCACTGTTGAAAATGTTACTAATAAAGTATTCATTCCATCTTATATACAAGCTACTAGTAATTCTAGTGGATTTAGCTGGTATACTAGTGGGGATAGTCAAACTGATTATTCTCACAGAATAGCTAAATATAAAGATAGTCCTATGGCAGATCCTGGATCCTGGTGGTTATCTACAGGAAAAGATTCTTCACATGTTTATTGTGTTACTACTCAAGGAGTTATAGGTTTATATGTACCGACAACTCTTACAGATGCTGGAATTAGACCGCATATATGTATACAATTATAACATATATCTACTTTAAGAAAGGAGAGATACTACTATGGCTGTGTTAAAACAACGATTATATCGTAAGAATGATTCTGGTACTTACGATATTGTCTATTTGGAGAATATCGCTACGAATATAAAGATGTCTGATACAGATTCTACTACAGTAGCTACAGCTATTGCTGGTAAAGCGGCATCTTCTCATACTCACTCTGCAGCTTCTACGTCTGCGAATGGATTTATGACATCGGCAATGGTTACAAAATTGAATGGTATTGCTACTGGAGCTACTAAAGTTACTGTAGATACTAAAATGAGTTCTACCAGTACGAACCCTGTACAGAATAAAGTAGTCAATACTGCACTTGCAGGGAAATCTTCTACTTCACATACACATACAAATATGCTAAAGTTATCTAGCTGGGATGCATCTACTGCCATCTTAAAGATTACTACATGAATACTTACTCCTCCCTTAATTGGGAGGAGTTTCTATTCTTTACTTGCCCACTTTTCTGAAATCCGGCCAGTTGATCACTGGCTCTACTAGCCTATTATATAAGGGGTCTGACGGAACTTCTCGTATCATAAACCCTGATAAATATCAACCTAAAGGTAGTTACGCAGCTGCTAATCATTCTCATAATGGAGCTAATCTATCATTCGATAGCACAAGAAGTATTAATGATGTTATTAACAATAACTATAGTATGATAGTTAATGCTAATAGTGAGATATCAAGTTTAAAATCCTCTGTCAGTAATGGAAAGAGTGCAGTCGCAAGTGCGATTACTGACAAGGGTGTTA